GGCGATCGTGATTTGCGCTGTGTTCACGTCAGTGAACGAGGCAAACCCTGGGGTGTTCATGGCTTGTTCAGCCTCTGCATCAGCACCAGCTTTCGCTTGGTCTTTCGCTTGGTCTTTTGCCTGGTCTTTCGCGGCAATCGCTTGATCGCGCTGAAGACCGTACTTCGCGCCAGCTGCTGCACCCGCGAACTTATTCACGACGTGCTTTGCAAGGGCACCGATCTTGTCGATCCCTGCAGCGGTGCGGCCCGAATAATCGAACCCACCGTCGGTTTCATTCAGCTGGCGGAAGTTCATTACTTACCGTCGGAAACGAGCATCAGCTCAATTTCAAGCAGGACGTCGGAAACTTCCTTCTTGTACTGTTCCGTGCGAACAGCCAGGCGGTGCAGCATCGTAGCGCCATCACCGTCAGCCTTTTTATCCAGGTCGGTCAGACCTTGCTTGTCGAGAAGCGTCTCAAGCGAACCACCTTCGCCGAGCTTGTCTTCGAGATCACCAAGTGCGTCCTCAACGATCGACTTGATACCGTCGAATGCATCAGTAGCGGATTGAGTACGCGTGTCTTCGACGACTTGTTCCTTAGGACGGAGCAGAGCAGCGAGTTCACGAAGGCGGGTCAAATCAGACATCTAAAGTCTCCTGGGCAGATGATTCGTTATTTAGCGTGTTCCGGAAACAAAACAGCCTCCCGAAGGAGGCTGAACGCTATCTGTCACCTAATGCCTGTATAACTCTCACCTTGCCAAGAACAAGTCTGTCTTGATTCTGTCATACCGAGCGAGGAACTCCGTCTGGACAGTTCTCCACTTCTTGGGTTGCTCGAACAGAGCATGATCGTCGAACGTGATCTGTGGCAGATCATTGCCCCAGCCTCGGCCACGGGACGGCATCAGGTGAACTGCTTCGACTTGCAGGGCAACCAGGTCCGCCCATTCAATCGAGCACAGCTCAGCCTCGTTCAGCTCAGGCAGCTCCAGCGCTTCCGCGATCACGGCTTGCACTCGATTCTCGAGCTCCTTGTACGGTGCACGAAGATCAGGATGACGCTTGATTGGCGATGGCAGATCGATCAGGTACGCTTCGCTTGCGTCATGCATCAGTGCGCCCATTGCCACGTGATTGATCCGAACATCGCTGACATTATGTCCACGATCTTCCAACCACCAACGGTGCGATTTCCGCGCAGCTCCAGTCGAGTCGTCCGAGCCCACGTAATCAACGATCGTATCGACGAGCAGGCAATGCTGAGCAACGTAGTACGGTTCACCGATCGTGTGCCCAGCGAATCGAGCTTGACGGGACAGAGCCCATGCAATGTCATTGATGTCGATCTGAGCCGGATCTGGTTTCACCGGGTCGAAGTACCGGCCAGAGACGGTCTCGATTGCGTTGTACGTCGGGGTACCGACATGGAGCGGAGCAAAGTTCATCTTTTTCTTTCTGCGACGAATCTAACGTCGTATTTTGCGGACAACAAATAGATCGGCAGAGCACACTGAATCTCGCCGTCCTCTACCTCGACTGTACTCGTCGATCTCGTGTTCTTGAAGTCATGCGCCCAGATGTTGAACTGCTTCTTGGCGATGAACTTCTTCCAGAGCGCTGCGGAATACTTCGTGTGCGTTTCACCGCTTGCAAGAAGAATTCCGTCAGTGTTTATCGCGGCTTTGTACAACCTCTGAGCGAGCCCTTGACCTCGGTACTTCTTCAGCGTGAACGCTTGATGGACCTCATGAGCCCTCCAACCGGGTCGAGCACGAAGGTACAACCAAGCGACTGGGAAACCATGATCGTGAATCGCGAACGTCACAGTCTGTTTCCCACCGATAATTTTCACGACGCCGGTTTTTCCAACGTCAGCGTACTTTCCATTCCTGATCCTGCGCCAGATGTACTCTTGCGTTGGCTCCCAGTAAGGTTTCGTGATTGACTGCTCGAGGAAAAACATTACCACTTCTTCGCAGGACAGGTTGCAGAGAGCATCTTCGATTTCAGATCCATGAAGCACCAGCAGAGTCTGCATTGGCGACTGATCGACGTGAAGTGCACGCACGACTCGCAAACCTTTACTCGCTCTTTCGCAATGTCCTTCGCTGCTGACGCTGGCAGATCACCATTCAAGACTCCATCTGCCAGCGATCGCAAGGTCTTCAGGACGGAAGGCCCTCCGACATCGCCTTCCGGTGGATGAACGACGGAGTCACACCCTTCGGGGCAGGTGGGAACGCTTCCTCCCACAGGGCTTGCGCTTTTTTCGGATCGATTTTCCATAGCTCGTACACCGCTTGTTCAGCAGCCAGAACCTCGGGTGAGTTGTCCGCCAAGAAGTCCGCCGCGGCCAGCAGCTTCTGGGAGTTTTGCACAGCTTTCTGCACAGCTTCCAGCGTTTGGACATTCACCAGTTCGTTCAGCTTCATGATTTACCTCGTTGAAAGTCTTGTCTTCGAATGCATCGAGCTCGGCGTCAGTCTCGAACTCGTATGGCTGAACATCGTCGTGCGTCGTCGGAACACCGCATCGGTTCGCGACGTACAGCACGAACTCGCTGATCTCGATGTAGTCGCCCGACCACCCGTAAACACGAGCGATCTCGATCAGGCGCTTTGCGAATTCTTGATTTGTCATCTGCGTCGTAACTTTCCTGCCATCATGTCGGCCATCATGTCGTCTGTCATCAGGACGTCACCGCCCTTGTTGTAAGCTGGAGCTGCATTGAACTTTCGTTCTCGTGCTGCCAGTTCACGCTGGAGCATCTCCGGACTTTCCTTGTATAGCACCTCAGGCGCGACGTACCGTGTGCCTGTAGACCCTCCTGGTGTCGCCAGGGACCGTCCGACTGGAGCAGCCCCACGTGCATTCGCGACCGGTACAACGACCGGATCGATCTTCTTTCCACGAAGTCCGCGGCCCTTCGACTGGATACCACTCAGGAAACCGCTCGACATCGAGTTCACGCTCTTCAACCAGGCCTGGTGTTCAGCTTCCGCTTCTTTCCAGCCTGGTTTCTTCTTTGCGGGCTTTGATTTGCCCGCGTAAATCTTAATCATGCCCATATCCGTATTGTACTCGGAACTGAACGCCCCCTCGTCCCACGAATGGGACAAACTAAAAAGGCCTGCACGAGGCAGGCCTTCAGGGAGCGATCAGGTCAGATCAGAACGAGTGCTCGACTCCGACTGCAACGCCAGTACCTTGCGACGTGGTAGACACACCGCCCGAGACCGACCAGTCACCGTCCTTGTTGCCGCGACGGAAGCTGATACCAACGGCGGACTGACCCTTGTACGAGCCAACACCAAGGCGAACGGTCGTGGCATCGGGCTTGTTCGGATTCAGAGCAGGCATTTGGAGCGCGAGAGCAGCGGCGGTACCAGCGTAAGCGGCCTTCGCGTTCGACTCGACCTGTTCACGCAAGCTGTTGATCTGCGCTTGGTTCACCTTCTGCGATGCAACGATCGAGCTGTCGAGTTGCTGTGCAGTGACTGCATCCGGAGCATTCGCACCAGCCTTGCCTTCGGCGCCGGCCGCACCCGGAGTGCCGACACCAGCAGCACCCGTTGCACCAGTGGCTCCGGTCGCACCAGTGTCACCAGCGAGGCCGACACCAGGGGCGCCTTGCGCACCAGTGGCGCCCGTCGCTCCAGTCGCTCCTGTGTCACCCGGAGTACCGACACCAGGGATGCCTTGCGGCCCGGTCTGACCAGGGATCAGAATCGGCGGCTGCGGAACATGGGAGTGCGCGTGACCGCCGCCGCCATGGCCGTTGTGACCACCGTTGCCAACTGGAGGCACCACAACTGGAGGCACCACAACTGGAGGCACCACAACTGGAGGCACCACAACTGGCGGGACGGTGTTACCACAACCATTCGTCTGCTGGCCGACACCGCAACCACCGTTCCCGCCGCCGTTGTTCCCGATCGTCGGGGTCTTATCATTGCCATGGCCGTTGCCTGCGAATGCGAGGCCCATGCTCAGGGTCAGAGCGACTGCCAAAAGAATCTTTTTCACTTACAAAACCTTTTTCGTTGTTGAACTAATTTCACCACATCATTGTGCTGATAGGTGATTGTACAACAAGATACACGTGGATTGTGTAACGCGGGATGAGCAAGGTGCGAAAGTGTTAACTAATTCACATGTTTGGATTCGCTCGCTTGATCCTGCGAAGGCACTCGTACACGAGGAACGGTGGTGTTATGACAGCCACCGCACCAACGACAAAGCCTAGCCAAAATTCTGACATGCGGAATTTTCAGCGCCGATTTTCTTGCTGGAAAAATTCCCGCGAAGAATGCGCCGTTTCGATCCTGAACAGGGACCAAGGCCCGCATGCCAACCAGTGCTTGCCGTTCCGATCGATGTAGTAGTTCACAGTCGCGCCGGAAACGACATCCACGAAAGCATGTCGCACGAACCTCATCGGGCGGCCACCAAACAGGTCAACCATGTTCAACTCCACGTGCCTCTAGATCTTTGCAGATCAAGACAATGAAGTCTTCCCAGCAGGTGCGCGGCAGCATTGGATCGAAGTACACGAAGTTCCCCTTGAACTTATCGGCATTCGCCTTGTGCGGCCGATCATCAAGCAGGTAATCGCCAGGCCCGCCCATCAAGTGCTTGTCGTGCGTGATGATCACGCGATCTTCAAGCCATGGGAATTTCTTGCGGTACCACAGAACCTTTTCGGTGTACGCGTACGGCGAGTTGCTTGGGGTCTTCGTCAGAATCCAGACGCGAATCAGACCAGCATCATCGAGAGCTTTCAAAGTCTCGATCGCGGTCTCAGCGCCAGGAGTGATGTCAAGCCAGAGATAAATCCCTGGAAGCATCTTGAATTCTTCAGCGTGGAGGCCCGATTCCGCCAACGACTTGTCGAACTCAGCGACTGGACCGTCGCTGTCAAGAAAGACGTTGAAGAACCGAGCTGAGCTCGGCGTTCCCATTACGCGGCTGCGGAGCCGGCGCCTTCGAGAATCTTCTTGCCGCCTCGAGCTTGCGGCGCTGCAGCCTTTGCGGCTTCAGCATTTCGCTTCGCAACCTCTGGGTTCGAGCGATAGGTCCAACGCTTGCCATGCAGCGGCGTGGTACGCGACGGGCCCTTTTCACCCTTGAGGTGCATTGCCGTGTACATCTTCCGGCGGGCAATGTTCTTCGCGTTCTTCGATTGACGTGACATTTATTTCCTAATGTGTTTGAAGCAAAAGGTTATTGTAACGTCACGCCAATCGAGAATTACACGTTGATCGGGATGTTCAAGCCTTGTTGGAGGTTCTGGACTCGCTGGTTCTCGATCGCCTGACCGAGAGCTTTCCCGACGATACCAGGGAACTGGATCGCTTTCACGCCCTTCATGATGTGCGCGGCCAAGGCGAGCTGCTTCATCGAGAACGGCAGTCGAGTTCCAGCACTCTCGATCGCAACGACTGCCGACAAGAAGTCGCTGAACGCTGGACCTTCGCCAAGAGCACGAGAGCGCTTCAAGACCTCGGCCAGATCGTGGCACGTGAACTTCGCGTTCCTCAGGGCAGTCACGTTCTTCAGGCACTCACGGACACGTGCCGATGCGCCCGGGAGATCACTGTCTGGAAGAGCGATAGCTCCTACACAGGCCGCGAATCGTTTCTCCTGGGGCACCGCAGCCAAGGTGTTCAAGACCTTGAACGCCGAGTCTTCGAGACCAGGGCCGAACACGGCCGACAGAGTGTCGCAGAACAGGAGAGCACCAGTCCGCTCGAGAACTTCGAGCATGCGGCCTGGGTTCTTCGCGGCGAATCCCTTCTCCAACTCGGCCCAGATCCGTTCGATCGAGAGGTGATTCAGCTCACCTTCAGACGCGAGCTTCCAACAGAGCGCTTTCGTGCTTTCGTCGACGCGCCATGCAGGGAGTCGAGCAGCGAAGCGAGCAAGGCGAAGAACGCGAAGAGGATCTTCAGCGAATGCCTCGGTCGTGTGCCGCAGAACGCCATTTCGCAAATCCCGGAGACCCCCGAAAGGATCGATGATCTTGCCATCGTCGTCCATGGCCATCGAGTTCACGGTCAGATCGCGTCTGGCCAGGTCTTCTTCGATCGTCACGGATGCATCGGCTTGCACGGTGAAACCGTGGTACCCAACGCCGTTCTTGCGTTCAACGCGAGCAAGCGCGTACTCTTCATTCGTCTCTGGGTGGAGGAAGACCGGAAAGTCTGCCCCCACTTGCGTGTAACCATCCGCCAACATTTTCTGAACATCGGCTTCAGTGGCGCCAACCACAACCCAATCTCGGTCCTTCGGCTGAAGTCCCATCAACTTATCACGAACTGCGCCACCAACTAAGTAAACTTTCATGAGGCCTCAACTGCGGTGAAGATAGGGTATTCTAACCTGTAGTCTTAGGACTACAGGGCCAGGACCGAAATAAACCTGTAATAATTCCAGGTTCAGCGCCGCCGCGCCAGTTGCGCGATCCAGAGAAAGATCAGAATCGGGATCATCATGATCGCGTCGGTCGTTGCGTCCTTCTTGCCGCCTCGTCGAACCATCTTCGTGACCACCCAGTACACGCTTGCGCATGACCAGACCACGCAGATCACGGCCACTGCGATAACGATTTCGAACGTGGTCATTCCCAGACTTCGGCGCCGAGGGTCAGGGCCGACTCGATCTTGAGCTTCACGAACTTCGTACCAGGCTTCTTCGAAGCGAGACGGCGGAGTTCGTTCAGTACGCTGTCATCGGTCGTGTGCACCGTCGGCTTCGAGCCGAAGATGATCGCTTCGCCAACGACTTGGCCGATCAGCCAGCCCTTGGAGGCGATACCAGCATGCACATTGGCGGCGTGATTGCGAGCGGTCGGAATGATCATGACTTTCTTGTGCGGTTGAACGGAAGCGGTCGGCTCGGTCGGCCAGGCGGGAACCGAGGTTTCTTTCACGAAGTCCTTGTGCGCCTTTGCATCGGCGACCAGAAGCGTGGCATGGCGAGAGATCGACGGGCTGTACCGCGAACCGTTCACCCGCGTCAGCGAGAAGTATCGGCCGCTGTTCGTGTACGAACCGCTGAGCTGCTTCAGCGTGTTCCCGGTCCTGGTGCTGTACACATTTCCAGCGGCGTCCATGAAGTAGCCGATCTTGATGCCGTGAATGGCGCGTTCCAGAGGGAACAGGTTCTTACCGTGAATCAACATTTCTTATTCTCCAAAAGTTCTGTGATTGTACTGACTTAGGAGCGAGGACGGGACTCCGAATTCGGGATCTCGACCGTACTCACTTTCCGGCACCTTGAACAAACGTGAACGTGAAGTTCAGGCTTGTCCAAAGGTTCGTACGTCAGACCAATGAAGCACCAATCGTGCTTGCAAAAGAGCTTACCAGCCCAGGACTTTATAGACGTCGAAATTGATCGCGACGAATTCGTCACCTTGATCTTTCAGAGGAGCCCAAGACCAGTCTTTGGAGTCGATGATCTCGGCTGCGAACAGTTTGTTCAGGGAAATGCGGAGATTGTTGTCCGTCACGGCAGCACCGCACTGTGCTTCGTGATAACCATCCAGATGGAACTGCAGAATGCCGGTCAGGTTTTCATCGATGTCTTCGTTGATGATAACGCGGAGGCTATCGACCGTGAAGAACTTTGCACGGTCGTTCGTGCCATGAAGACCATTTCCGTCTTCTCCAAAGCAGGACACTTCCTTGTTCAGCAATGCACGCGTGAACAGGATCGTGGCGTCAGAGGTCAGGTCTTCGAGAGCGAGAATGGGAAGCATGTAAAGAATCAAAAAGTTAAAGTGTCGCCGTCAATGCGGCGATCTGGGGTTTGCTGAGCTTCACGTTTCTTGTCACGCATACGACCACCCTTGCAGCCAAGAAGATCTTGGTGCAGCTTTTGATTTCGCTCTTTAGGGAGCTTGATCTTGGTAGTACGCGGTTGTTTCGACATGATAAAGCTATTGTAAGATTTGAGTGGAAGTGGCCGTCCAGGGATCTTGGTTACGATTGAATCTGCACGACCCACTGACCATTCTCGATATCGAGATCGGCCGCTGTAACCTTGCCTTCTGGATACACTTTTCTGGCGTGACTCAGAATCCAGGCGCGTTCATCTGGTTGCATCCCAAGCTCAGTCCCTAAAAGGACGTGATCAGCAATCACGTCCTCTTGTTCAGGTGAGCAGGGGAACCGAAGTTCCTTGGTCATTATCCGCGCTGCGCCTTCAGCTTCTTTGCGAGCTTCGACAGATCTTCACCAGCAACTTCGACCATCAGAACTTGCGAGTTCAGCGGAACGAAATCTTCGCCAACGAAGCCCTCGAGCTTGATGATCGCTTGCTGGATTTTGTCCATCAGAGCAGTGAATTGCGTGTCAACAGTAGCTTCAGAGAGGAGCTTCATTTGGTTCTTTCAGAGAATTGATTACGTCGGTATTTACGACGAACGGCTCCACAGTTCTGAACGTGGTCGGGGTTGCCTGATAGAACGACCAGCTTCCAAGTTCCACGCATGTCAGGGCCGCGTACTTCGGCGGTTCCTTGTCACCAGTCGCGTACGCGCACGTGTCGATGTTCGTCTGTCCGAACAGGGTGAACGGAGCGCGCATGATCGTGTGCCCGCTGATAATGTGCGAGAGCTTATCATTGAACGGACCTGTCGAACCCTTGAATCGGAACTGCACAGTTCGAATGACCTTGTTACGCTGATCAATCAGATTCGCACCGTTGAACGGGCCGAAGATGAACCGACTCCACATGAACGCGTCACCGTCACCGGCTTGAATCGTTGCGAGCTCCTTCACTCGACCTGGCGAGCTCAGATCCGAGTCCGTCAGACCAATGTGACCTGGCGGCAGCTCAGCATGAAGCACGTGGAACTTCCGACCATCGGTCATATTGATCGTGATCAGGAATGGCATCTCCTCCACCAGGGGCAATAGATCAATGAGTTCATAGTCCTCATCAGTCATTGCAGGCAGGGGGTACTCGGGGTCCCTATCGCGCTTCTTGAGTGCATCGGCGAACAAGGCAGAGTTGTACCCCCACCCACCGCCGTTCTGGTACCAGTACGATCCCATCCAACCACCGTTGAACGCCTCGTACATCATCTGCTCGTGGTTCGCCAGAACAGCACAGAACCACGGCTCGCGAAGGAGACGAAGGCAGGCCAAGCTGTCTTCACCACGATCAACAAGGTCCCCAACTGAAAACATCCGATCGACCGCAGGGTCGAAGTTCAGATTCTTCATTAGATTGCGCAGGCAAGAGATTGCACCATGCAAATCACCGATCACGAAGTCTCTCCCCTTCGTGTTCGGCTCAAATGTCTTGATTATGTTTTTCATTCTACTAGGTAGCACTTTCCTCCACGAAAGAGAACGACGTCTGCCTTCATGATTGGTTCCCCATCGCACATGAACGTGCTGGCTCTGTATGGGTTGTATGAGATCTGCTTCATTCCAGATCCATTGAATTCGAAAGGCTCGTATTCTCGCGCCCGAACGAACGCGTGAACATTCTTCTGCCTTTCCCGTAGGACTCGAAGCCGACCAACCTCACTGACTTGGAATCGCACATTACGCGCGACGAAGTCAGTGAGGCGATCAACTACTCGTCCACGAAATCTTACGGAGAACGTATTCTCAATTCGCAGATTTCGATAGACGTAGTACTGAGCGGACATCAGAACTTGAACAGATTTCCGAACGAGAGCTTCACGATCCGTGCCGACAGCGAGTGGAACAGTTCAGCGATCAGGTTGAAGATCTCGACGAACAGATCACCAACGACCAGTGCGATCAGGTAGAACGGCCAGAACAGGGTCCATGCAGAGATGTGATCAGCGAGGACCTTCTTGTTCACGACTGGTTCGATCGTCAGACCATCGTTCGACGTGACTGCAACGATCTCGTGAGCACGACGATTGTCGCCCAGGAAGCGTGCAACGAATGCCTGCTTCCGACCAGTTGCTTCTGCGTCCGTCAACTCATCGACCTTCAGCTTCGATTCGGCGCTCTTCAGAGCCGAACTCCATGCATCACCGAGGAATGTACGAGCACGCTTCACGTTCAGCGCGAATTCGACCACGGAGTACAGAACACCAGCGATCAGGTACAGCGCGAATGGCTTCCAGAATGCGAACGTTTGAACGTCAGCCCAGAGGGTGGCGAGCGTGAAGTCCTTCCAGAAGTATGCAGCGATCACGACACCACCGATACCAGTGACCCACCACTTCGGTGAAGATTCACCGCGACGGTCCAGTGCTGCACCAATGATCAGGAGCAGAAAGAACACACCCAGAAACGCGAGCTCGAGGAGCCCCAAACCAAACAAAATCATTTCGATCCTTTGTTGAAATTAAAATGGCTAACACTTGCAATTCTAAGTGTTAGCCACCCTTTGGCCACTTCAACGAAGGATCAGGTCTCACCAATCGATGTTGATGTCGTACTCGCCGTCCGGAATCAGGCCCTTTGCGTGCAGATCATTCGCGACGACCTGGAGTTCTGGATAGAAGTTTCGACTCCAGAACAAGTCCAGGAATCGCTTCTCTTTAGGATCGCCGTTCCATTCTTTCGGATTGCGGGCCAGCCATGCCGCGAACGACACGCCCATTTCTTCGCCATTGATCACTTCAGGAATTGAGGTTTGATCATAATCTTCGCATTCTTCCGGAACACGAATGGTGTGAACACCTCGTGATTGGCACCCTTCCTGTTGTTGGAAGCTGTAGATTTTGCCGTACGTTTTCTCTACGAGATCATCCCAGTCGCTGACCTCGATCACGTTTCTACTCTTAAATTTAAGCATACTTAGGTCAACCAAACATAGCTGAGGTTCGTTTGGCACAGCATGTCATTCCAATCGGGCTTGTCGTCCGAGAATTCCATGTGCTGGTCGTATTCGTCTTCCTGAATTGCTCGCAGACCGTGCGTGCCAATATCGCAAGACGAATCATAGTTACCTTCCAGCAACCCTTCGTCGAAGAGTTCGATGGCAATGGTTTCGCGATACTCTTGTGCATCGATGCCTTTTGCCTTCAGTGCAGCAACTACCTCATCGGCTGCGTCAAGTGCTTCTTGGAGAATAGTAGACATATGTTTCCTTAGGTTAGTGCACCGAGCAAGATAGAGAGAACCTCTGAAAGCTTCTCAATCAGCGCTTGTTGCGTTTGAACTTCAGACTCGAGCGAGGCGATACGATCTTCCATCTCAGCATGCTCGAGTTGCTCTTGATCGCGCTCCATCTGCGCGACTGTCCCGTGTGCAGGACAGTCAGGGTCTTCAGCTATGAAGCGCCCGCCGATCTTGTAGCACTCACAGCTCATCGAGCGACTTCCCTGCTGACACTGCGTGTTCCCATTCCGCGAACGTTGGGAACGGCTTGGAACGCGGTTGGCTTTTCTCACAGAACGCCCACCATTGACGGGTCAGTGCGTCACGCTCGTTCTGCACTTCGACTTCCACGGTCGGTGCAGGCGTTTCGACCTTGATCACGGTTGCGGTCTTGGCCTTCTTGCCGAAGATTGCGTCCCAACCGTCGCGGTACGCTTCAGTGGAACTCTTGGTGGCGATCGAGTCGCCAGTGATGTCATTTCTTGCGGTCATATTGCATCCTTGAAAGTTTGAATCGGCGGGCGGCCTCCTTCTGACTCAGTGCAAGGCCCTCCCAGTATTTGCGTTCACGCTCGATCTCTTCGACCTTGCGCATGAGCTGCTTGTACGTTGCGCCACGCATGCTCAGAATCTTGGGCTCACCATCGTGAACGATCGGCATGTGGTACCGATCTTCGGCCTTCTCACAGAGCTCAGGCCGCAAGATCATCTCGTTAAAGTCCGGCTTGTGCGAGTGCACGTAGTAGAACTTCTTGAACGGGGTAGCGTCCAAGATCCGAATGGTCGCCTTCTCGCCAGGCTCAATGTGCCTGTTGAACGAGTAGTCCTTCATGAATTCGAATTCGTACATTTCAATACAACGTGTTCTTTTTGCCCTTGCGAGCGAGATAGGCCGAGCTTTTCGCTTGGAGCTGCTTCATCCGTTCTTCTTCAGACGGTTCGTTCATCAGTGGCGTGGCCTTCACCATCGGCACGGTCCAGCCGCTTGGCGTCTTCCGTGCAATGCTCGATTGCAGATGGCCGGTACGGGCTGCGCGCCGCTTCAGCGTCTTCAGCTCGCCAGTCAGGATGTTCCGCACGATGTGGCCAATGAATTCATCAGGCAGCTGAGCGGTCGCGATCTTGATCCGATCGTGCATCATCTCGAGGAGCTTGTTGAACGACGCGGTCTTCAGCTCTTCGGTCTGGTAGTGACACGCCACGATGTCGTTCAGCAGTTCACGGAAGCTCTCGATCACGCGAGCGACTTTGCGAGTCAGGGCTTGATTGTCTCGCTCTTGCAGCAGCACAACCAGGTACATTGCCGCTGGGGCTTTTCCGAAAGTGTTCTTATCGAGGTTCATCGTTGGGTTGTGCTTTGTTCTGATCATGTTAGAAAAGGATCACGCTTGGTTCTTGGAGGCCGAGTTGTTTGCACGCTTCGACGTAATTCGCGTAGCTGAATCCATACTCAGGGTCGCACCAGATCAGTGGCTGCCCTGGCAGGAAATCCTTCGAATCGTCGAGGATGATGTACCGATCGATGTCGATTCCGTTCTCGTACGCATGGCAAAGGAAGTCATCGACTTCGTATCCTCGTTCTTTATGCAAACGTGCAGTCGCGGAGAATGTCCGCGGAACGTTCACACCCATTGCTGTCAGATAATGGCGAAGAGCAGCCAAGTGCTCAGACGACCTGAATAAGTACCCGGTCTCCATCAGATATGCGCGATGCGACGAGCTGAGCACCAATGCGAGCTCAGGATCTGCATCGAAAAGCTTGTTCAGCAATGCGACGCAGACCGGATCGATCGTCTTCAGCGCGTACTGAACAACGAACGGCAGTGGTTCGATTCGGACACGCTTTGCTAGACCCTCAGATGAAGGGCCGATTTTGACGGCGACTGAACGCGAGTTGTTCAGCACACCGTCAATGTCCAGAAATACAGCTTTTAGTTCTTGATCCATTCAAGGATTGTAGCTCTGCAAGCTTAGAACAACGTGCACTCTTTCAGGATCTCCTGGTACGTCGAACCTGAGAACACATTAGCGAGTACCGAATCGAGCCACCAATGCGGGTAGTTCGGATCTGAGTACAGCTCATGCTTGAAGATCCAACCTCGTCTGAGGTCTTCACGCCAAGACGTGACCTGCAAATTCAGGTACTGCTTGCCATAACCGAAACCGTTGTTCGCACTGAGCGGACGGCCGTATGACTCGTGATTGTACAGGGAAAGTAAAGCCTCGTCGCTGAAGTCCAGAGTGCTGGACATATTGATAGCGAAGTGCTTGTAAAGCTCAGACATCCGTCTGAACTTCTTTGAGACTCCATTTACAGAGTGTTTTGGAACACCGTTGTGTTCTCCGCGTTTAGCTGTGACATAGCTTCCTCCTATATGTCAGATTGAAAATCACACTTCTCAAGAACCTTGGCGAACTGTTTCAGATTGTCCGCCCAAGGAATGTCGTGCACCGTCAAGGTGTACGTGTTTGGGGTGATGCTGTCGCCAACCTTCACCTCCCAACTGAATTCGAATTCACGCTCAATCAACCATGCGATCGCCTTCTCGAGCTGGCTCTTCCAGAGCACAGTGACCTCGAGTGATGAGTGCACGATCGAGGCGCGACCTCGAACAACAGGTTTCTTTGGATTGATTTCGCTCATTGGATGCTGCAGGTCTTTGAAGAGATTGCGCTCTTAAGTTTCACTGGCCAAAGAGTCTTCGACATCTTTGGGCGCTTTGGCAGCGGGAACACCAACCCGGTCTGACGCTGAATCTCAGCGATCGACGAGATGAACATCCCCAGATCAGCACGTGACGGTTCATGCTTGAACAGGAACGGCTGAACTTCCCTCGTCTCAGTGTCCACGATGATCTTGTAGAACGCGTGCGGCACAGTCACGAAACCTTTACCAATCGTCGGGTCTTGTGCACGATCGTACACGGGGCCGACATAAATCAGGAGCTCGTTGTCGCGGCTGATCGTCCAACCACGCGTGTAATCCTCAAGCTTCTTCCAAATACCACGATTGAAACCAGGCAGTTGTGGTGCCATGTTCGAGAGGATGAACGAGTCTTCCTCTGCTTGCAGGTCCCAGCGCATGTCGCCATCATTCGCTTGATGGCCCATGTCGTACCCGCTCTTAGCGTAATCCTTTGGCGTACTTGCGAACAGAACTGGCAGCGAGCGATCACGATCAAAATCGTCAGTGCGTGCGAAGCAACCAGTCGCCTTCTTTGGCGTCAACGTGTACGAGACCCATGCAGGAATCTTCGCGACGTTGTCGTGTTCGAGTGCGTACCCTACTCGGCAGACCTTGGTGGTGTTCTGCTTTTGGGATTCAGGAAAACCGTACGGAGCTTGAGCGACGCACTCCTCCATTGGGAGCGGAGGAAGTTGCGCAGCGAATGTGCTCGTGTGTACGAAGAAAAGAAGAGCGAAGAGATACTTGAGCATCACTTATTTAGAAGCGCAGGGATGTCATTCGCCCAACCAACGTTGATCATTTGACGAATGATTTCCTTCACGTTCTTTCGGCTGAAATCCAGCTCATGGAAGTTCACGTCACGATCGATGAGCATGTTCCTGATGTCGCGATCGAGCTCCTTCGCTTCTGCTTCGTTCTGATTCCGGCCCTTTGGATTGAACGGCTTGTTCCGCTTCAGGAAGATGTTCAGATTGTCGTACCGATCGTGATCTTCGACGATCACATCACGTAGCGAAGGCATTGGATAATCCTCTGGCATGTACACCAAGCCCATCATCAGCGGGCAGTCAGTGACCATCAGATCTACTTCTTCGGCGACGCGCTCGATGCGGAACGATTGCTTCCCGTAAATGAGCTGTTGAGCGCGGAAGAACTTCTTGCCGCGGCCCTCCCAAGCAGCGTCCTTCGCGTACTCTGGAATGTACTCGCAGTTGATGCCGCGGTACTTCAGCTCAGTGAACAGCGCGGCAGCGGTGGTGGATTTGCCGGTGCCCGGGCCTGCGAATAAATTTACGATTCTCATGTGTAATTGTAATGATCAGCATTGCATGGAGCACTGCGGTTCCAGGACGGACGACGTGCCACCAGAAACGGCCGAGGGACTCCGAAGAGTCCCTCTTGTTTAGCTCAGTTCAGATCGAACCGGGTGTCGCTCAGGCGTCGGAACCCAGAAGGTACTGACCCCAGATCCAGGTCGAACGATCAGCATACTTGTGCAGCTGATTGCGTTGATCGGACTGGAGCATGCCGTTCCCGCTACCGAGGTACAGGTTCATCAGGCGATGCGAGATGTCGTGCACATCGTTCGGATTCGCGTGGTACTCACCGTCAAGCCAAGGGATTTCGTCCGAGACAAGAACAGGAACGCCATGCGCGACCGCATCAGCGGACACGATGTTGAACGTCTCGCTGTTCGAGACTTGCATCACAACATCCATCGTGTGCACGACTTCAGTGAACTCCTTGTGCGCAAGCCAGCCGAGTTCGATCAGCTCGTGCTGAGGGAATCGCTTGAACAGAGCGCGCAGAGCCCAGATGATCGACTCGGCCTTGCCTTCGATCCGATTGCCGTTTATGTGGAACTTCAGCTTCAGGCCAAGCTTGTCGGCCACGATGATTGCAGCCATCGCTTGATGCATGTGGTTCTTCAGCGGACGCACGGCACCGAAGCAACCGACGTTCATCACGCCAGTGCGCTCAGGCGGCTTCCCATAGATGCGGAAGTAACGCAGAGCTTTCCAGAGCATGGAAGGCAGGCCCGTGTCAGATGGCTCGACACGGTAGAAGTTCGGCAGGTAGATCACGTACTTCGGATCGGCACCAGCAGCGATTGCGACGCGCTGGAAATCAACCGTCGCTTCTGGCGAGTTGCACGCGAGCGTGATGCCATTACGGATGTAATCAACCGCCCAACCGATCATGCCACCTTCGTGCGCAAGGAAGTCGGACTTCGAGTGATTCCGAACAATCCAGCGGACCGTTGGGTGCAGCTTGCGAAGGATGTCGAACTTCTCTGGGACAACCCAGAATGCCTCGATGATCACGTGCGTTGGCTTGTAAGCCGTCACTTCGCGATCGATGCAGTTGTTGTCGATCACTTGCACGAGCTTGTTCTCGATGCCGAGATCGTCAAGTGCGTATGCCATTTGAGTGGCGGAGATGGAGAGACCAGATGGCAGCATGCGGCCGTCGGTGGTGTAGCTCCAGGAATCGTACGGCCCAGCGGGGCGCTTTTTGAGAATGAAGAGAATTCGGGTCATTGTGTTTAGAGAATTGGAACGTATCCTACTTAGCAAACTGCGGATGTTTACTAAGTGGATGTGTTAATTATGTCACGCCGGCCAACCGGGCCGGTCCAGGACAGAGGATACATGCGATTACTCTTGAATGAACCTGAAGCCGAAAACAGAAAAGGGCCCGAAGGCCCTTTGGATTTGAAAACGAAAGTATCAGATCACGCGATCATGGAGGTCATCCAGCGACGTCCCAGTCGGGACCATCCCTGCGTAATGGAGCACAGTGTAGCTCTCATCCTCGCGTTGCACGACGTACGTTTCACGGAACTCGCCTGGATTGTACCTGTGAGGTACTTTCTTTGTTCCAACGTACGTACCACGACAAACGCGAGTTCCACGTCCGTACACTTGCGTGAACGTGAACACTTGATCGCCAGGCTGAATGGTGTGCCCAAGATTACCAATGACCGGAATTTCTTCCCAAGTGAGAGTTGTTTTCTTAGCCATGAACGGCCTCCGTTGGATAAATTCGTTGATTCGGCAGCGTGCTCAGGCGAGAGATCGTTCGGTACTCACCAGCCTTTTTGATGTGATCGTACTTCCAATCACGCACGTTCACTCGAGCAGTCACGCTTGTCACGTTCCCACGCGAGTCTTCGCGAAGACCAACGTACACGCCGAGTCGAACGTGAACGCGCTTGCTGTACCCTTGAGCGATCGCAATTACCGTATCACCGATGTTGATCACTTGGCCGTGTTCATTTTTGAACGGCTTTTTCAGAAGTGGTGTGCTCATCGCGCGCTAATCCCTTCCTTGAATGCCTTACCTACGCCAGGCCAGTACATCAGCTGCGTGTTCGCATTCACCTTGCGGTTCACCGAAGTCGATTGGATGAACACATCGAACAGGCCATGATCTTCAGGGCGGACACGAGCGTCTTGGAATTTTGGCAGACCGACCATGTCGCGTGCCGCGTCACCGTAGTAAATCGCACCGCTGTTCTTGTCACGGATCACGATCTTCTTGTTCGCTTGGATCTTGTCTTCCTTCTTCACGAGCTGATAGAACGCAGCGCCCTTCAGCATCGCTTGACCATGAAGGCGTCCTTCAACGAATTCACGAATCGCCGTGCCTTCTTCCTTCGTGGCGACTGGCCAGAGGTTCACTTCGCTCGAGATGTCTGTCAGCACAGCCTTCACCTCGGAAACAGTCACGTCCTTCATCGAGGTGTAGAACGTCTTCGTGCTCTTCGTGCCAGATGCGCGGTTCTTGTAGAACTCATCGAACGCTTGATCGTTCGCTTGCGACGCAGCTTGAACACCACGCTCGGTTTGGTCCCACTCGAGGATGTTCCCTGGCTCGATGCCAAGGCGAATCAGATCACGAGCATCGCCCTTCGGAACGCGGAACACGAATGTCCAACGATCGGTCTTCTGGAGCTCCTTGATGCGAGCTGCGAGTTGCGGACCAGTGGTGCGGCCAGAGTTGTTCTCACCGTCAGTCGTGGCCATCACGATGAACGTGACTTCAGGGTCTTGCGCATCAGGCAGGCGAAGGAAGTCGTCAATCAGCACGTTCACGGATTCGAACAGCGGAGTGCTGCTACCGTAAGCGTCGTAGGATTTCAGTTGGGGAACGGAACCGATCGGTACGAGAGTCAGATCTCGTTCGACGTTACCACCACATCGTACAACAGAGAGCACGGTCTCGATGTTGTTCGCGGCTGCTGCGCGTTGAGTGGCGAGAATAGTTGCGTTGTAATCCTTCTGAGCAGCTTGTACGATTGTTCGCATGCTGACCGAGTGATCACGGGAAACGCCAAAGTATGTCTTCATTATCAAACTCCAAAATAGAAACAGAAATTGCTGACTGAATGTCAGGCTGTTTATTTAGCGGGCTCGGCGAAGCCAACCAATCGAGAGCAACCAGAGATTTCCCTTCATGATCGCCGTCACATGATGCTTCATGACGTCCGGCCTGAAGTGATAATGCAGTGGCGCTCGCATTCGGCTGAAGTACGTGCATCCACCTGTTCTTGCAGAGCGAAGCGTGATGTTCACACGATGATGCTCGAAACCCTCTGGGCTTGGATCGGTATGTTCCTGAACCATTGAGCCCTTGGGTAGGCGCAGAATGTACATGTCGAAATTCAGACGAGTGGAATACGCGAGAGTAAACTTCGAGTATCCACCGCCCTGACGACCGTGCTCCCAGCGCCAGAGCTTCATACGTCGATATCGCCTGTGAGGAACGCCATGAACTGCTCGTCCCAATCTGCCTGGTTCATCATCAGAGGCCACTCCCGTGGATTGGTTACCCGGCTCTTGACCCACTCCGTGTGGAACTGTTCAGCCAGTTCCTTCAGATGCGCGACATAATCCTCGAGCATCATACGGGGAACCACTGGGTTACTTTCACTTGCTTCGGCTTCACGATCACGATATCGCTATCGTACTCGGTGTCGGCCCACGAGCTGTACGTTCCCGTCACTTCGAAGTACAGAACATGCTTTCCGTTCTCTTGGACCTCGAACACGAGGCTGATCGGAGCGCCGTCGCCCTCACCACCGTCTTCGGCTACGAGCTTCATCGTGAAGTCGTCATGTTCAAGATCACTCTTGTACTTGTACCGACCGGCCTGGTTAGTGGAATATCCGAGTGAGCGGATCAGCGCCGTCACGAACGCGACAGGATCCTTCTTCGCGAATTTCTTGGTGAGTTCTTCAGACATGCGGATTATCCTCGTAGATCGTGATCATTACTTCGCGGGCATACACCTGGTTCAGACCATCGTCCCACTCTGTGCCGTTATGGCTGTAGTAGTAACCAGTTTGGCGAATGAATGCGTGCACATCACCGCTCACGAAGTCCTTCAGCGCGTACACGCGATCGACAGATTCGCCGCCACCTTCGTGGCCGCCTTCTTGATGCACGAGCTGGTACGTCAGGCCGAGGTAGTGCTCCTTACCGTCCGAGAAATCTTCAAGCTCGGGATAGCATTCGCTCCAGAACTGTTCCAAATCGAAGTCCTCCTTTTCAGCGTCGCCAGACAAACCAGCGAACACAATCTGCAGGGCCTCGCAAGGATCGGTCAGAGCAAGCAGGGTCAATTGCTTCGAGGTGTACACGCTCGAGTCGGTGCTGTCGAAATCACCGAAAGCGCTTTGTTCATTATCGTCAGCCATTCTTCTTTTCGCTCATAAAGTAAGTTAAATCGATTCAAAATCAGGTACCGCGCGAACCATCCCTTGGTCATGGATGTGCAAAGCAGGAAGTGTGCTCTGTTCATCGCCGCGAACTTCTGGCTCTTACGGGCCGTATTGTTCAGACGGGAACGCTCGATAGCAGTAGCCATTATCTCTTCTAGGACTGTTTGCGCCTGTTCATCAGGGGTCAGAGCATTGAACAGATTCTGGTCACACCATGCGGTACCGATGTCAGGACGAAGGCGCTCGTGCATTGGTCGACCGTTGAACGCGACGAGCTCATGGAGGTACTCGTGATCGTACTCGCGCTGAACGGCATCCTTGAAGAACGTGTCCATCGACTGGTTCATGTTCACGTGCTTCTTGCCGTGAATCTCTGTCCAGACTTCGACGAGATGTTCGTACAACTTGAAGTTCAGCTTGCACCCTTTGCGGCGGAGAATTTCGATGTCGTCCATCGTCTTCTGCCACTTGATGTTCCAGTGCGCGTGCGAGACCTTCAGCGTGTACAGCACGTCTGGATCCGCGAACACTGGGTCGCGATTCACGGACAGAACATGCTCGGCTGCTGCGTGCCACTGCGTGTCTACGAAGCAGAGCTGGGTGCTCGAGGTCTTGATCGTTGCTGGCGTGAGCAGATCGAGATCGGCCGGTTTCCGCATGTCCGGGAACCACCGGTACGCCGCCGTGCTGCCGATGATTAGCCAATTGGGCTTGGTTGGAACGGTGCCACAGAGGGCCCCTGGTTCCTCCGAGCCTACGTTCCGAGCACGAAGCTCCTTCAGCCGGGCCGTGGCATCTGCTTGAATTTTCGCTCGAACCTGTTCTGTGATTTCAGCCATTCCCGGATTCTAGCTCCGGAAACGCCGACGCCGAACCTCAAATAAGGTTCGGCGTCGGGTGGGATCAGGCGAACAGCTTCTTCTTGATCTTGTCGATCTCGGCGAGAGCCTTCACTGATTGGCGGCGTTCGTACTCGGCACGAGCGATCTCGAACTTCCGCTGTTCTTCCAGCTCGGCGATCCGCTCCGCATCGTACGGCCGGATCTTCTCGCGAATGAGCGGGCCGGCCGATTGGATGCCGAACCCTTCGCTCACGTAGTGCACGAACACATCGACCTCGCCGTTCTCCTGGAGAGTGGCGTAGTACGTGAGCGAGACGTCTCCGTACCGCGCGCGCATTTCACGTTCGAACGGAACCCTGAGGTGGTTCGACACGAGTTTCCGCGCGGTGCTCTCGCTGAGCTGCATCGGGTAGATCTTGGTGCTCATCTGATCAGCCCAGGAACCCGCGGCCCAGGAACTCGAGCTCTTCGGCCAGGACCGAGACTGTGCAGTCAGCCATGCGGTTCGAGCCGGTCGAAGTCGAGCGATTGTTGATGTACCGAGCCTTGCTCAGGAACTCGGACTGGAGCGTGTCGTACACCATCTGGAGCGTGCATTCTTCACGGCCCAGGCCCTGTGCGATCCGCGTGTACATCGTGTGCTTCGCCGCGGTGGTGAACGTGTCGTCAGACCAGGTCATCGCATGCTCGGGGTTCTCGACGACGTCGGCGGCGAACTTCGCGATCTTGCGCTTCGCGCCTTCCAGGCCGCTGTTCACGTGGCCGACGTAGAATTCGCGCTTCTTTTCGTCGATGGTCTTTTCGGTCATGAGGATCTCCGTTTCAGTGTCGATGGTGAATTGTACTACATCCTGCGCGTGAATGTGTAACGACTGTAACGGAGGAGTTCAGTGACGGGATTCGAACCCGCAAAGTGGCCTCGCTAAACGCAAGGGGCTGTACCAATTCGACAATTGCTCACCACACTGAACATAGATGGCGGAGACGGTGAGATTCGAACTCACGGACCCGGTTAAGGGTCGCCGGTTTTCAAGGCCGGAGCGATAGGCCACTCTGCCACGTCTCCATAAATTTAGAACACCAATATTGGAGCGGGAGCTTGGAGTCGAACCAAGCGACTTCGGCGCGTTCTCGGCCGATTCGCGCTTTGCCATAGGTCCCACGACCTCACGCATATCTGGAGCGGGCAGCCGGGCTCGAACCGGCGACATCCACCTTGGCAAGGTGGTGCTCTACCAACTGAGCTATGCCCGCAAAAATTCATGGTAGCCTCGGTGAGACTCGAACTCACAATGGTCCGGGTTCTAAACCCGGTAGCTGTACCGATTTGCACTATCCACGAGGCCATGTTTGGTGCGCGAAGTCGGACTCGAACCGACAACAAAGAGGGTTTAAGCCTCTTGCCTATACCGATTCGGCCATTCGCGCGGAATTCTGGAGGAGAGCTACGGAATCGAACCGTCACCGCTTTCGCAGTGCAACCGCTTTCCAAGCGGTGCCCATCACCATCAGGGACAACTCTCCAAAAGCGGTTTTAACCTGGGCTGTATCTCTCTTCGGTGCAAGCACCTCCGGCTTATGCAGACTTGTTGACCCAGCGGTCCCGCTTAAATTGAATGAGGTGGTTAAAGTTGGTGAGGAGTTGAACCTCACATACCAAACAACTTTTAGGACATTGACCGTGGCCACGATCTTCGTCCGACTGCGCAGTCTAACCACGCCCTCGATGCGATCGAAGGCCCTCAACTATTGGTGGATGGGACAGGACTCGAACCTGCATTCCCGGGTTTGCCACAAACCCACCCACTGTTCTGGAGGAAGAGTACGGAATCGAACCGTTGCCCACTCGCGTGGACAGAACCGCTTTCGAGGCGGACCCCATCACCATCAGGGAGACTCTTCCATGTTCTGATTTGCCTTGAAGTTGTCGTACGATCGGTTCTTGCCGATGTGGAAACCATCGCAATGCATGCATTTCCAATTTCCGAACGGTACGCCACGCTTCGCGGCCATCGCAGCTGCAGCTTTCACTGCAGTCGCTTTTGTGTTGTACATGATCTTTGGTTTGCCGTTCGCATTCAAGTGCGTTCTTGGATGCGTCAGACCAGTCACACGACCGTTCCAAAGATTTCTGATCAGCCGTCTGAGCGGCAGTTGGTCCTTCAGAGCGAGGATGATGTTTCGCAGTTTCATGTCTCACTCCACTAAATTGGCGGCGCACTGGGAGGATTCGAACCTCATTGCCTCTAGCTGCTCGAGCAGCCTTCGTGCTTGATACCATATCGCCCTGCATTTAAGCGCTACTACAGGTCAATGCGCCATATTGGAGGAAGAGGTCGGAATCGAACCGAATCCGGTTCATCACCGGACGAACTCCTTAGCAGGGAGCCACCGTCACCATCAGGTATCATCTTCCAAATTGGAGCTGCAAGGCCGGTGGGGTATCCGCCGTATCGCCTTCATGGCGACGTACTTCCCATCCTCCGTTAGCTTGTCTTACCAAGCAGCAAAATAATTTGTCACGGAACTACGACAGGATTCGAACCTGCGTCTCCACCACGCGATGGATGGCGCTCTTTCCACTGAGCTACGTAAACACTTGCCATGATGCTTCCAACCACTCTCATGGACCCCTTGGGTAGGGTGACAAAACTTGGTGGGTCCTGTAGGGATCGAACCTACGACCTACTCCGTGTAAAGGAGCCGCACTACCGCTGTGCTAAGGACCCAAATCTCAATCATCACCGAAGTCGATTGTGTACTCGTACTTGCAGTGCAGACAGCGAACGCGCATAAAGCGGCCTGAATCGCTCTCCCAAATTTCTTCAGTATCATGATGTACCCAAAGCTGCTTCAGCTCTTGAGCGCGATCTCCAACCTCTGGAGGCATCGGATTTTCTGCAGTGCAATTGTGCACTGAAACTTCCGGATCCAAATTAGGATAATCGTCGCGGGTTACCATTTTCATGATACTCTTTCAAAATGTTTATCAGAACGCCGAACAAAAGTGAAGTTGGGCATTGGTCTCCGGCACCAGCAGACCATGAGAGGAATTGAACCATCTCCGGATTTTTTAAGCAGTAAAAGTAGATAACCAACTGTCAGCGGTTAGACTTTCTGATAAACATTCTCAAAACAATGGTGGGCAAGTGGAGAATCGAACTCCCTAAATCCGCGATGTGACCGCGGCCTGAAACCATTTCAGCGTCATGCCTATATTTGGTGGAGTCTACCGGGATTCGAACCGCGGTCCCCGCTCGTTACGGGAGATAATCAATTTCAGTGCGGTCGCCGAAGCGACAAAATGGAGAAATCGAGTTTGTACGTGTGCTACCATTACACCACGACTCCAAACTAATTTGATCGAGACTCCCCTCATGTTCTCTTACTCTGTGGGAGCGAGTACTTCACGTCCAGACCGAAGAACAATCCGTCTGGAACACAGATACCCAATTAAGGCATCGATCAAAACCTGGTGCGCGCGGTAGGATTCGAACCTACATCCCCTCCATAGTTTAAGACGAGTCGAACGTCTGGGTCGTCGGCTCTTTACCGACAGCGTGTGCCGTTCCGCAACACGCGCATGAATTCTGATGATTTAGTCTGATAATCAACAAGAGTTGGTTGTTACTTAGCGGCATGCTGCATCATCGATTTAGCCCATGCTCTACGCCTACCACGTTCGGCGATATCGGTGCATTGCTGCACGTTTCGTTCTGGTGCGGTCGGTGGGACTCGAACCCACAGGACTACGGTTCTGAACCGGAGGCGTTTACCAATTACACCACGACCGCAAATCTGGTGCCCCATCTCGGATTCGAACCGAGAACCAACAGTGTTTGAAACTGTCCGCACTACCAATTAGCGTAACAGGGCAGGTGATGATTTCTTGTATTAGAGTTCAACATCAACTCAGGGAATTGGTTGCGGGGGTGGGATTTGAACCGCACGATCTCCAGCTTATGAGACTGGCGGGGACGACCAGACTCCCCTACCCCGCAATAATTCATGGTGCCCCTGGCGGAGAATTGAACTCGCGACCTACCGCTTACAAGGCGGGTGCTCTACCACTGAGCTACAAGGGCATATATCTGCGCGACGTTTCCCAACATTACGACTTGTAGCTTACCTACCAGCTTTGAGCAGTTGTTAACGTGAACTTTCTCATAAACCAACTCAGGGAATATTCGTATCTCCAATGAACAGGAACGTTCATGGCCGAGACTCTAGAGTACATCTCACCACATTAACACAGTAGCCGCGTCTCGATTGTGGTATCGTGATCACCATCGCTTAACCCATGCGATACGGAAGGAACCGTTTCCTGCAGAATCGCTTCAATGTACGGCTTGCACACTTCACAATTCTGGCAGACTTCGAGACCACATTGGAGTTCCTCAATGGTCTTCGCGTTCAAGAACTTCGCTGCGTCGCGAATCTCATTCGAAGAGACTCGGTAGCAGAGACACACGATCATACGAGCTCGAGGTCTTTTGTCTTCACCTTTGGTGGGAGCGGATCCGTTGGAATCGGCTTCAACCAAATGTCAGCACAGTGCGCGTCCTTAGACATTCCACCGTACTCAGAAACGAGATCGAGAGTGCGTGACCTGATTTCCCAGATTGGACCGAATTCAACGTGCATTCCTGCGAACGCAACGACTTCAACGATCTTTCCTTTGTTCAGACCATCTACACCGCCGATAATCTCGGCGAGGATACCTGGTTTACAACGCAATTTGAACTCCTAAAATTCTGGTGGGTACTGCAGGAATCGAACCTGCTCACCTATAAGGAACGGGGTTACAGCCCGCTTCAGCTCTCCAGCTCTGACGAATACCCATATCTGAACGCTCTCGAATGCACTTGTCCTCGAGGGAGAAGACACGCTGCAGGCGCTGCACTCTTTACCGCAAGAGCGTTCAGATATGGAGCGGGCGACAGGGTTCGAACCTGCATCTTTCAGCTTGGAAGGCTAAACGTATTCCACAAACCACCCGCAAAGATGGATCAACACAAAGGATTTGCACCTTTCCTTCCGCCACTCATGGACGGCGTGCATCTACTACACTAGCGTCGAAATTGGATCGCGATCAGAGGACTCTTGCCGCTTGTTAGGCGGCCGTATCTGATCACGGAATTCTGAAGGTTCTGTACTTTACGTGGGGCAGCACCTACAACCAATAAACGAATTGACCCTGAACAACTGCACATCCTGAGAAGGAATTTATCGACTTTGCCAGCAGTTCATGTTCTTCACGGCGTTATCTCGGTTATTAGCGCCGTTAGGATCAAATTTGGTGGAGGATATCGGACTCGAACCGATCACCTACAGCTTGCAAAGCTGCCGCTCTCCCAGATGAGCTAATCCCCCAGAATTTCACGGCCTTTTTATCTCATACCGAGGAGAGTTCTTTCAGATATCGCCGTAATCCCACTCATTTGGCGGATGATTCTCTAAGAAGTGCGCGAACGCTTTCTTAGATTTTGCCTGGATTTCCGACTCGAAGTCTCCACGTACCCACCCGAAGGTAGGATGCTTCGCTTCAAAGTAATTCACCCACTCGAAATAATCCTCATGGACAACACCCGTGATCGTCCACCCCGAAGGGTTTTCGCCGAGATCGCCTGGGGACAGAGTCCGAGCACCGCGCCATGCGCCTGGAACATTGACATCGTATTGAACTTTGAACATGATTTCTCCTGTGGTAAACAAATGATGTTCAGACCACATTCAATTTCACGTTCTGGGGCCGCATTGGTTTCAACGCGACGTTCCACCACTCAGTCATTAGAAGGACTGAGACTTACCTGGATCAGTAGACAGGATTTGAACCTGTGATCTTCCCACCAAAGGGCTGCATATCCCACACATGCTACTACCAAAATAGCTGAAGCATAACCAAGTGCTTCCCGGCAAGATCTAGCGATCTTCATCTTGCTCGAGTCAAACCGTTTCCGGCGCTATCGCGAACTTTCACCGACTAAGGACACGGAACTTATCACATTGTACTCCCCGTGTCATGGAGAGATATTTGGTCGGAGATAGAGGATTCGAACCTCTGACCCTCTGCTCCCAAAGCAGATGCGCTACCAGACTGCGCTAATCTCCGATCGAATGCACTTTGTCAGAGTGGCCGGCCTCGAACCGGCATATTCCAGGTTCCAAACCCGGTCGACGTCCACTTGTCACCACACTCTGACAAAGTGCATTCTTAAACTGTTTCTCATTGTGTACATTGTCTACAATGAGAAACATTCTGGTGGACCTAGGGAGAATCGAACTCCACTGACAGAACACTTGCAAGGCGTTCCCGCAACCCCAATGCTTAAGCCCAAATTGGTCGGGTGCAACGATCAAGGTCCGATCTTGAACTTGACCAGCATGTAAGCTGACCAAAGGTGCATCATACAGTAAGTGCACTCACTGCATTTAACTTCACCACATTGTCCCGTATACGCTACTGGTACTACGTTCAGAGTTCTTACCTCGATGAACTTTTCTCAGTGCGTTTCGCTGGAGTTTCACCAGCTCATCAGTACGGTTAGTACGCCTCGGTTTTAGATCGCTTCTGCGACCTCACATTCCCGATGTTGCGAGGACAACATCGTTCCGTGTTTGTTTTTGTTCTTATTTTCATGGTGCCCAGGAGAGGACTCGAACCTCCACGTCCTTTCGGACACAGCGACCTCAACGCTGCGCGTCTACCAATTCCGCCACCTGGGCAAGGTGTTCTTCAATTTGGATCGCTACGAGGAATCGAACCTCATCAGTTTTCGTGACCACCGATTCAAAGTCGGGCCGTTACCACAACGGTTGAAGCGAAAGTTATTTGGTGGGACCGACTGGAATCGAACCAGTTCAGACTTATTTGCGTGCCACTCGTTTACAGCGAGCTTATCTCTCCAAGGACAGCGGGCCCATACCTCATTGACTGTTGAATGTACTCAAAACTGCGTGCAACCAAAAGGATTTACCGAAATGGCCAGTGTTCCGCTTTCCACCCTCACAACAAGGATTTTCTTACCATTGGGAATCACTCGAATGACAGCTGGATCTCGAAACCAGCATTTTTACGATACTCACCGCGAATCTTTCCATGTTAGAAGATGTCACAAGAGCGATTTCCAATGGTACCCGGTGTTGGGTTTGAACCAACGACCTACGCCATGTCATGACGCCGCTCTACCAACTGAGCTAACCGGGTAAAAGCTGCGCAGTAATTCTCTTTCACCTTTGTCGCATCTGCGAGACCGGATCAGATCATCAAGCTGCGCGCTTGATTGGTGTTCTAAATTTTTAATGAACTGCAGATCTTTTCAGATTTGCTGCTGTTGAAACGATGTTCAATCAGCGTCGATGAGTTATTGTAATCTTCTTAATCATCACTGACTCATCAGTTATCAGGATGACCGTTTATCAACTTCCAGATACCACTCGAGGGTCTCGACTTTCGTCTAGACCCTCGTTGCGTTTGGTTCGTTAGAACTTTAGCTGAGGGTCAACTCCAGTGGCAAGGCGAGCGCAGGCGAGGTACCACCAAGCACTGGGCTTGATGTATATCCGACTGTTACTGACGTTGCGTACATTTGAAGTTACTCTATCCGGTTGTCTACGTTGCTTTGCAGCAGCGCATGAATGAATTATAAATCTATATAGCGAGATCCGGCGTTCTCACACGGGATCTCGCTCGGGATCAGTCTTGACGACGATCTTGTCTGTGCAGGGTCACGAACTTACCGATCGACCAGGCGTCCTTCGGAACTTCCTTGTAGGCGTTCTTGTGCCAGGAGCTGTCCTTCAAGATCGAGTAAGCCTTCAGGCCGTCGCCCATGTCGTGCACGACTACTTCTTCCTTCAGACGAATACCGAATCCATTCGCCTTCAGGAGCTTGAATTCTGCTGGAGTCGCGAACCGGAATCCGTCCATGCCAGCTTTCTTGACCGCTGCACGGGCTTCTAATTCGTTCTTGAAGAAGATCACGTCACCATGAATGGCCCCAAGACCTGGAGAGACCTTGTGGCCAGAGGCAGTCGCCAGCAGTCGCAGTGACCAGCCTACAAATTTGCCGCTTGGATCAAAACCTTCTGCAGCACCTTCGCTCAGGAGTTCGTTGATCTCCACGATCAGACCGAATTTCATGATCAGTCCAGACGAAGATCGATGATCTCGTTACCCTGATCAGCCTTCATCTTCTTGTAGATCCCGCGGTAGAAGCCGCCTGGTTGAGCATCAGTTGCTTCAGCCGTGTATGCATCGTCGCCGTGCGTGATCGAGTACAGAACACCCCACATGCCGAGGCCTTCGCGCTGGTACTCAGCCCATGCCTTGTCGAACACTTCGCGGTGCTGATCGTTCTCGTGATCGAATTCTTCGCCGGTTTCGTTCTGGAATTCCTTGTCCCAAGCTTCGTTGAAAGCGTCTTCCGAGACCCAGGTGTCGAACCCGATGAACAGCGTGTCGTCTTCAGTGCGGTAACCGCAATAGACTTCCTGCATATCGGCATCCTTGAATTCGATGTCGAACGTGAAGTCACCACCGTGGTGCGATTCACCGATACCACCCGTGTCGAGCGAGATCGTTGCGTCAGTGTTGTACCCGTCTTTCGCGTACGCTTCGCAAGCAGCGACAGACTTCTTGTACGCAGGACCCCATTGACTGTCGGTGAAGAACGCGTCGCCGTTCCAAACGAGACGTGAGCCGCCCCACAGCTTTTCGAGAGCCTTACCGTGGAACTTTGGGAAGTGAGTGATCAGGTCCTTCAGCTCAATCTTTTCAAAAGCTTCACGGAGCGTGAGCAGTTCTTGCAGCATCTTCATACGAAATTCCTAATGATTTAGTTCGTCTTTATTTACAGGATCGGCTAGGCTGGATGCGAAAAAGCACCCGTGATGGGTGCTATTTTACTCCAGGACAGACCTTACAGGAACAGCAGAGTCGGAATCTGTTTGAACACGGACTGAACGAGCGTGCGTTGCTCGGCATCATCCAGAATTTCAGCCAGAGCCTCAGCGTACCCGGTGAATGCATCGATTGCTTCGGCCTGCGTCGCTTGTTCTGCAACGAGGTCGTTCACCAGGATCACGGTCTGCGAGACCACGTCCGTGTCGTTCTCGTGATCGTAGTATGCGAGCTGCTCGACCAGTTGCCGGAATTGTTCAGTTGCGTTCACTTTGCAGCCTTTTCGAGAGCCGTGATTCTAGCATCGAAATCAACGGTCGTCTTGTATTGGAAGTACAGCGGGATCACGGTGAGTGCAACCACAATCGCTGCTGCGAGGCCGGCTTTCACGCCGTATTTCTTCAAGAGGTCTAGCATCTTAGCTGTGCAGGATTTGCTTGCCCAGCGCCGTTGGAGCGACGATCAGGCCAGTCTGTTGTTGGATGTACGAGGACGCGACCGCTTCTTCGACTTCGACAGGTTCGAGCAACAGCGAAGTGCGGTGCACGACGATGTCGACGTCAGTCTTGTGGATCATCGAGATCGGTGCGAAGCCGAGCTGTGGCTTGCCGTCTGGACCTTGCATGATGTGCACGGCCAGTGGATTGTGGATTGTCCACTTCTCATCCGAAGACGAGTGCGCGACGATTTCAGCAATGATCTCTTGACCAGTTTGCAGGAGGAATGATTTAACTTCCATGTTCTTTCAGGGGTTTGAGTGGGAAAGTAGTCGTTCAAAGCGGAACGAACGCCAGCCTTGACGGTCAAGCGCGTACACTTTGATCAAATTCGGGTCTTGGACCTTGGTAGCTTCGGCGATCGTTCTCGGATCAGGTGCGTACGCGATGTCTTGCAGAGTAGTGATTGGCGCCTTCACAGGACGCTGCTCAGTAGGAATCAGGCTTTCGTTCAGCGTGCATTCCATGTCGCGCGGCGAGCCGTCTGCTGTCGTGAATGCTACTCGAACTTTACCGGCTTGAAGTGCGCGGATCAGTCCTTCACGAGTCACGATCGCGTCTTCATCGAAGGTTTCAAATACAGGGTTCTGGGCCATTGGTTCTCTCCTTGGAATTGTTATTCTCACGTCAGTGATTCGATCCCACTGCTGTACTCGGTTCTCTGGACCGATTGCTGGGAGCGCAGTGAATGATGAAAGGAACGTCATTTCATTTGATCAATATTCAGGACGCGGCCCTTGATCTTCAGATCAGGCCACACGAATTCTTCGTTGAACACGGCGTCATCGAGCAGAACGTGATCAGTCTCGACCGATCCTGACTTGTACCGATCGCGGAGGAACAGGCGGAATGCTTCGTGCTTTCCCCAGAAGTTGCTCATCTCCTCGAAGTCAACGTACTCGTGCGCCATCTTCATAACGCGGCAACAGGCCTTGATGATGTGATCATCGACTGTTGGAATCACGTCAAGCTTGATCATCAGCACGCGCTCGATCATCGGCTGTGTGAACAACTGGAACGCGCGGAATTCGAACTGGTTCCAGATTGCGAACGAGAAGATGTGCACGTGGTCTGGCTTGTATTCCTCGATGAACGCCAAGATCTTCTCCTCGTTCACGAGCGACGTCTGAGGCCAGCCGTTCGTCACAGGAGCGATGATCGTGTCTTCGAGATCAAGCCAGAGATTGCGGGTCATACGTGCTTTTCGAGATGCGCGCTTAAACGATTCAGCTCACTCATCTCAGCGCGCGTTGCCTTATCGCCTGGTTCAAGACAATGCTTCGCCAGTTCCAACGTCAACATACGGAAAGAGTTCTCCGCGAGTCGAGATGCAATCAGCACCTTCGAATTCGTAGGAGCAGAGTCCACCTGAGTGAAGTACACGTACTGGGACCCAGTTCTAGCCTTCGGTTCCGGGTAGAAACCTTCTGTAAAAATTGACTGGGCTGCTGGGAGCAGCTTCGCCTTGTACCAAACTCGTTCTGTATTCATTCTCGCCATTAGTTAGTGTTAGCGAGTAACCACATTGTACGTCAACCCAGCTCGAGCTGACGTACAAACTCTGGTTCAGGAGTGCGCGGCGATGTACTGACGATGTGCTTCTCGTCGGCCTTCTTCTCGCTGAACGACAAGCTTCACAAGATCATTCTGCGCGTCGTGCAGTTCGCTGCGAAGACCGTACACGTGCGCGAACTTTCCTTTCGCCTGTTCACGATGAACGTCCTTGAACTTCAGCTTGATCGCTCGGATCTCGGCGATCTTCGAGAAGTATTTGAATTGCCAGTCCTTGACGGCGGCGAGATAGGTAGAGCGTGAATTGAATTCCATGATTATTCCTTCGTGAGTTTATTGAGAATAGTAGCACCGCACTTATCAAGACGCTTGTACTTGATCTTGAAAGAGTCGGATTCGAGACCTCCGAACATGGAGGCGTTCGCATGCAGCTCGCACAATGCGGTCGTGAGAAGCGTGACAGCGTTCGGGTTCAAGGCGAAAGCCTCTGCATCGGCTGGACGGAGTTGATGACAAAGCATGTCATCGCGGATCAGGCAACCAATCCAACGATTGTCCTTCGCCCAAGGGTCAGTTTGTCCTTGAGTGAGCGAATTCCAGATCTTTGCAGACGTTTCAGCGTGATCTGGATAATGGACCTTGCCGTCTTCGTCGATCGTCTTGCAGTACGGCTTACCGCAATCGTGCCATTGGTGGTAGATCGCGATGTTCTCGAAGTGAGGCATCAGCGTCTCGCGAATCCAATCCGCGTGCTCAGTGAACCAAGCAGGCAGTCGCCAGATCATCTGCGGGTTCGGGTTCATGAGATCGCAGAACCGGCGTGAGACAAGTGAACCATGCTCCCAGAAGCTGATCCCTCTCGTTTGCGTGCCTGATTGCATCGCTGCTTTGAGCTCGTCGAAGGAAGTGGGGTAAACCTACGTCATGTGAAGTCCTTTAGGGTGAGGCGTGAATTAAGAGGCATTAGGTGACAGATAGCGTTTCACAGAGTCCGATCGACACCAACCGGGGTGACCGTCGTGGTTCCTACCAACGTCCGGTACTCCTTCAACCAGGCGAGCGCCTTAGCTCGTTCAGCATTCCAACGGTCAGTGTGACCCTCATGCCAGTCCTTGGTTGCGACGATAGGAGGAGCAGCTTCCCACTCAGCGATCAAGCGATCGACCGTCATACCTTCCCTGCTGAAAGCTGCGTAGATCTTGTGACCTTCGTGCTTCCCAAGTCCCTTGATCGTATCAATGCCGAGCATCCCTTCGAACCAGCACTTCGTGCAGGAGCAGGCGAAGCACGTGCAATCACCGGCGTGGGAGCTCGTCTGTTCACTGAGCGCGTACTGGTAGAGTTCTTCGACTCGCTTCTCGAGACCGCAGGTCGGGGTGTCGTCCGCGTAATAGTACGAAGGCTCCACATTCTCTCGGGCCTTCGCCAGATCGAAGTACTTCCCGTCGTACTCGTCGACCAGATGGAAGTGCGTGTCGTACAAGAGCTCCTTCAGCTCCTTGATCTCGATTCGATTGCGGAGCTCGCGCTTCTCATGCTCATCGAGCTCGATCGTTGCGGCCATTGGATTTTCGTTGTACGTGATTTTCATGTCATCTCCTGAGTTGGAAGGCGCCAGAGCTGAAGGCCCTTGAGCAGATTGCGATTGTCTTCGGTCAGACAGCAAGCGATTGCCGTGAGACCCCAGTCTTGGTAAGGCTCGTGAAATTCGGACGTGCCGATGCCTGCGCTGTGGAGACGCGCACGGAGTTGCTCAAGCTGATGCTTGTCGCGAATCGTCAGGTGAATGTACGAGGGATGGTGATCGGCAGGGCGACCAAATTGATAGGCGTGCTCGATGCCAGCGTGGGCAGCTTGAACGGCCTGTTGCGCGAGGGGGAGATCGCGGCGAGAAATCGTGTAAAGGTACGACTTGAGGTTCTACAGCTTCATGGAATACTCCTTTGGTTGGTGAAACTATTTACGACTAGAAAGAGGTGGACTGTGTCTGCACAATCCAGGCGATCACCACAAGGGTGACAACCACGGCAAGAATGGCCAAGAAAAGCGCATCGCCCTGCTGTTTGCGTCTACTCATTTCCTACTCCAGAATTTGGTGCGCCTGGTGGGTGCCTACCCCACGACCTTCAGATTTAGAATCCACTGCTCCGACGTTGAGCTACAGGCGCATGAGTGAATTATACACAGACCCGGAGACCTGTACAATCCGTTTCCGAAAATAGTTCGGGTTAGCGAGGACCGCGCCCGCCGAGGTCAAGGGCACCGACCATGTCAGAGGCCGAGATGATGTTCTCATCGAGATGCAATGGGTCGATGATCACAGGAACAGAGCCACGCATCATGCAGTTCTCAGCGTGCATGTCGCGGTACCCCTTCTCGACCGAAAGCTCATAGTAGAACTTGAAGAACGAATCGTACTTCTTCATGGTCTTTACGATGTGATCGCCTTCACCGTCATCGGTGTACATCTCGGCCGTTTCTTTCATCGTCTCAACGAAGCCGTCGTACTCCATCTCTCTGAGTTCGGCTTCACCAAGCTCACCAGCCGCTTGGAACGCGGTCGTGATCGTGTTCGCGAGTTCCATCGTCAGATCGCCGAGCTTTTCAAGCTTCACGAACTTCACGGTCTTTCCGTCAGGAATTCCGGCCAGCTTCGGCTGCACAGTGCGAACCTTTGAGAGGACCTTCAACACGTGCGGATTCGATTGATTCTGAACCGCGTACTTCAGCCACTCTTCGTACCCAGCATCGTCTACCCACACGCGGTAAACGTAGCTCTTGGAAGGCGCGTATAGAACGATCGCGTTCGAACCATCAGCCGATCCGAGCTTGTTCTTGGTGACCAAGGCCTTCACGACCTGTTCGAGTGTTTGGCCTTCAAAGCCGCCATGGAGTTCAGAGAGGATCATACGGCTTATTTAGGGCGGGTTCAGCGTGACGAGAAAATTTTGCGCGGTTTTTCTGCAGGAATTTTTCCTTGCGCCGGATTCTCGTCTTCAACCCCGTCAGTGAAGAAATCGGGCCACTCGTTCGCACCGGGCGAGAAGAAGTAGTCCTCATCATCGGTCTGGAAATGATGCACGTCGGTGTCGCCTGTGTCGCCGATCGCTGCTACGGACTTGAAGAAGTAATCTTCTATGCGAGCTGGTTCCATGATTCTGTCTCTGTGTATGAAACCGGTATTTACAGGCCCAGAAAACAAACAAGGACCCGAAGGTCCTTGTAGCGAAAAATCAAAAGGACTTCGGCCGAGGCTTGATCAACTTTCTATTTTCTAACCGTTTCTTTATAAGGCGGCTGACCTCACCGGGGTCGTTGTTTAGGCGACGAGACGGAAGCTATCAGAGTTAGCATTTACTTCATTTACGCCGATTAGGTCGGTCGTCTCTCCTGCCGCGTACGTCATCTCAGTAACCTTGTCGAAACCATGGCACCCCCATCAGAAGAATCCTGCGATCAAGCTTCTTTTGGTGGAGGTGGGGGGAGTCGAACCCCCGTCCAAAATCCATCAAGTCAGTCCGAATTACGGCAATCACTGCATTGCTGCAGTACTTCTATTGTAGATCAAGATCGTCTGTTCGAGAACCTTGATCTTCGGGATCACTTCATGATCTTCAGCGAGTGGCCGAAGCCGTGACGTGGTTTCACGCCTGGCTCGAGCTTAACACCATTCGAGAACTTTTCACCTGGAAGCTTCGCGACATCTTGCCAGAACTTGTCGATCGCATCAGTGAACAGCTTGTTCACGCCGCTTTCACCCGAATGCATCTTGTGGTAGTTCGCCGCGTTTGGTTCGAAACCGAGGTCCCAAACAAAGGATGTCTTGTTTTCGCGTGGGTTCGTCTTCAGCACGAGCCCATGCTTTGCAGCGATCCCACGCAAGGTCTTTGACGCATCGCTGATGATCGTCTTGCCCGATCCTTCAGCTGCTTCGTGGAGTTCTTGGAGTTTCATTACAGCTCAGGGAACAACAGATTGACGCTGCTATCTGCAGATTCGACGTTCTCGACGCCGACATCAGAACCGAACACCTTAACTTTTCCGGTCTTCTTGCCGAGCTGTCCAGCTTCCAGTGCTTTCGCAAGAACAGTGGCTGCTTCAGCGCTACCGTCGGCGCCATCAATAAACTCGCCGACAGGCCAGTCATTCGCGGCAGCGAACTTCTTCAGATCGGCAGCAGAGACTTCGAACACATCAAGCATCGAGTACTCAGTGTGGTTCTCGTCTTCGCCTTCCCATGATCCTTCATAGACAATGGCGAATTTGTGCGGCTTTGCGCCGCGGATTTCAGTCAGATTCATAGTGGTTCTCAGTTAGGGCCGTCGTAATCAGAGTACGCGTCGTAGTAATCATCGCGATCTGGCTCTTCGAAGTTCTCGTCGGCCATGTCTGCGAGCTTGCTCTGAACCTTCTCTTCGATCCAGTCGTGCAGGCTGTCCGCATGCTTGTACCACTCGAGATTCGAAATCACGGTGCCCTTTGGCAGCGGAGTTCCGTTCTCGTTCCCGTCTTGATCGTACGTTGGCTCGTCACGGATCGTCTTCACTTCACCGACGGTCAGGCGAGCTGGGTGATGTTCACGAGCGGTGCCGGAACCGTAAGGATGATCGGTGTGCGACTCACCTTCGTATTCGTATTCGACTTGAACGTCGACTTCGTCGCTCATGCCGTACTCGGACAGATCAAGGTACAGATCCATCGTGTCCGGTGTGTGCACGCGCGGACGGTGGGATTTCAGTTCAAACAGTTTCATGTTCAGGGCAGGTAGTTCCTTCTATTTAAGGATTCTACGCCCGTTTCATGATCTCTTCGAATACGCTTTCTGGACCTGAGTACGTGACAATGAGCTTGTTCACGATGATCTTCCGGTCAACCGTGAGCCGCCGTGATCCCGCGGCCATCTTCAGCATCTGCGAAACGCGAACGGTTTTTGCTTGCCACCGCCTCGGTCCACGACCATTTATCACGGCAGTGAGCTCTTGCGCGGTGTACGACACAGGTGTCGTGAATGTCAAGAGAAGCTGGATCATTTCTTGTCCTTCCTGGGCGCGATCGTATGGTGATCCCAGAACTCGAACGGCGTGTTGAACACCATCTTTGGATCTTTTGGGAGACGAAGAGTCTGATCGGATCTGGTGTTCTTCGCAACATTCGCGCGGTAGATCGCAGCACCGGCGCATTGCGCGCCGATTAGCATGTGACACCAAATTACCTCTTCGCCGTGCGCAGCCGCTGTCCACGTGTCAGGTGAAAATCCACCTAACCAGCCGTGAAGTGAATCACGAGCCCATGGACAATCAGAACAAGGCTTGTCGTGCTGACACTTTGCCTCAACTGCTTCTCTGCTGCTTATCAGCTTCCGTCGATTCAGAATCATACGGGTTCCTTTCAGGAACCTTTATATCATAGATCGACGGACCCGTACATAGTTAGCCCGGACCACCGTAGGTGCTGGTCGGCGTCAGGCCTTCGGTGTACGTGAACGAAACGTGCGGAGCATGCGCCGAGCATGCGCTCCCACGGCTGTCACCAACGCGGTGCGAGAACTTTGCGACGGCGTTCTCAGGAACTTGACCATGCTGGCGGAGAATGTTCATCACTTCGTCGGGCGAAATGACGACGGTGACTTGGCGATGGATGTTCGGCATGATTAAAAAGTGAATCCTGTTCTCGCGTTCTCACGCATGTTTCGAATGATCACGCTCAGTGCGTGCGCTTGGTTTACGTCTGTCGTCGCGAACATATCGGTTAGAACTTTATCGCGAGATTTCAATTCTAGTTCAACGATCAGCTCGGGATTCTCGCTTGCCCAGGTTTCCCAGAGTACGAGATACTCAGCCCAGAGTTCGGCCTTTGTTTTGCCGTTAAGTGGAGGCTTACCTTTGCCGGCTCGCCACTCATTCGAATGCTGTCGGTATCCCTTGACGTCCAGCTGATACCCTTCTTCGATAGTTCTTCCATCAGCAAGGCGAGCGAACAGAGCGCTGAAGCGCTTATCGCCTCGCGAAGAGCACTCATATCCTTTGGAGTGGTATTGGGCCCAGCGCATGGTGATCTCATTTGCATTTGTCGGTTTGCGCCATGAAGTCTTTCATGACCGCTTCAGGATTCGGGGTTGCAGCCACGGCTGTCTGTTTACCTGCTTGATAAAACACCGCCGGAAGGTCGTACTCGGAAGTTTTCTTGTTCCATACACGCGTCTTGCTGATCTGCGTGATCAACTTCGCGTTCATGTACGTCGGCTCGTCGTTCACCTGGATCCAACAAGGCTTTCCAGTCGCGACAACTTCTGGCGGCGGAGGCGGGTCTTCCTTCTTTGGATGGGAGCTACCATGCGCGAACACAGTAGACGATGCGAGCAGCAGAGCTGCGATGATCAGATTTTTCATGATCAGTCGTGCAGTGCTTCGCCAAGGGCGCCAGCAACCATGATCACGATCATGCGCTCGACGACACCACCAACGGAACCGCTGTCACGTGCTTCGAACACGCGGAGCACAGTGCGGCCATGACCGATCGAGACCAACGCGGGATTCGTGAAGCGGTACTGCTTGCCACCGCTTGCGATGATCAGTAGATCAGGGACTTTCGGATTCTGCACCGACGGTTGGGTTTCGACCTGCACCCATGCGAGGCAGTGCACGGCATTCCGAACAGATGCGTTCGGGTCTTGGGTCTGGTCATCAAAGATCGCGATGTCGACGTTCATATTCCGGAGTGATCAGGTGGTGTTCAGGGACACCGTTTAAGGGAGGGTGATAAGCTGTACAGCTTTCTGTTCGATCACCCCTAGGAGCACCAGGCGATCGAACAGAACTGCCAGCCTCTCGGCTTCGGCGAACCATGCAGGTTGAATCCAACCGTACTCACCGGCATGGACCTGTTCGTCAGGGTTGACTCCAAGGTTCTTGCACATCTCACGAGCTTGAGGTTCAAACTTCGTGAGAACGGTCAGGTCGTACTTCTGCATGATCAGACTGCTGCGCGTTCGCGGACTTCGTCCATCGTGGTCTCGTTGTACAGCTGACCGTAGTAGTAAACCAGGACATGGAGGTCCTCGAATTCTTCGTTCAGCGGCGCCAGATCGAGGCGAGCAGCCATCAGTTCACCAGTCATGCGCGAACGCACGGTAGTGAGGATGCCTTCCTTCGACTTCTTGCCAGGGTCGGTGATCGGATCCTTCGCGATACCCTTCCACACGCCATTCACGAGAACAGCGGAGGCCTTCTGTGCGAACTTGAATGTGTCGCGATTGACCTTCTGCAGGAGAGCACCACCCGAGCCGAACACGACGTTGTCAGCAGAGAACCCCATGGTCAGGAGCTTGCCAAGCAGCGAGGTGATCGCAAGGTGATCAACGCCATCGCCTTGCAGAATGCCGACGGTGTTCACCTTCAGGAAACCCTTCGAGTTCTTCACAGTGCCGAAGCACTTCGCTTGCAGGAGCAGGATGCGGGGAACGACTTCCATCATGTCGCCGCTGTCAGGGCGGAACACGACCTTCGCGTTCGTCGCCAGGATTTCGTCGTGCAGCACGGTGCAGGCCAGCTCGGCTTCACGGTACACGTCGTACCCGTCAAGCACGAACGAAACGATCGAGCCAGGGAGCGCGTTCTTCAGCACTTGGCGGATGTACCGCAGTGCGTCTTCACGACCACCACCGAACGAACATTCGATGCTGTGCTCGGTTGCGAACACCGAGAACGCAGTCATTGCGTGCTTGTAGTAGAAGTTCGCCGCAAGGACGCCTTCGACCGTGTCGGAACCCATGAAGTTCACGGTGTGCGCTGCACCACCGATTTCAGCTTGCTCCGAGCTCGTCACACCGCGACCACCGAAGTCGTGCAGCGAGAACGGGAGCAGATTCATGTCTGCGCCGGTGATTTCGTAGTAGTGCTTGATTTCGCGCTTGATCGAGTTGTCCATCGTCGCGATCGACGTCGGGTACCAGATACCGCGAAGGATCAGCGTTTCGATACCGCTCGACATCCAGAACAGGTCTTCGTCGAGGCAGGTCACGCTGTAGATCGGCAGGCCACCGGTGATCTTCGTACCTTCGCGAACTGCGCGGATGATCAGGGGCAGGTAGCCGTCGTACACTTGCACGACCTTTTCCCAGGCAGCGCGAGCGAACAGAGGGCGGCCGAAGTGAGCGAGCGCGAATGCTTCAGCAGCGTCGATGTGCGCCATGGTGATCCGTTGCGTGAGGAACTTCTTCACGAGGATCTGCATTCCGAACGGAATGATCGTGGTCTTCCGATCGACACGGGCTTCGCCGTACGAGGACATCCCCTTCACTTCTTCGGGGTATGCGAACGGGTGACCGAACTTGTACGAGTCGGTACGGCAGATCAGGCTGATGATCAGCTGATCGTCGTGCGTGTACTTGATGTCCGTGGCCTTCGGGGCCAGGAATTCTGCTGCGGTTCTTTGTGACATTTGGTAGAGCTCCTCTACTTTTCTTAGCTCGCGTCTATCGCTCACTGCCGAAGTTCATTGAGGTCTTCGGCACACCTCTTCAATAGATCAATTTTACATGAACTGCACGTCAGCAGCAGATGGGCCGCGGGACGAGTGGCTCAACCTGAGTTTCAACGTGTCTGCAATGTAGCTAGCTGCATTCTCTGTCGGGATCGTGACTAATTCTTGATCTGCGCCGAACATCGAGATCTCAGAGCCGACCTGATCGAGGCACGTGACCGCGATCGTTGGCTGCTCCAGTTCGATCTTCATGCGGCTGGCGAATTCAGCACCACGCACACAGTCGCGGCGAATGAAGTCTTCAAGCTGCACGAGATTCAGTGGTGCGTACCGAAGCGTACCTTGCCATTGATTCGGTTGATTAGTCTGATCGAACAATTTCTGCTCAGTGAATCGAATCTTCTCGTGCTCGAGTGGCCCTGCACCATGGCGAGTCAGGTAGCAACGCGTGATGTACACGGGCTGAACACTCTTGCGGCCAAGTTCATTCGCAGTCACGATCGCCGATCCGAGGCCCGTCATCGAACGAGTCACGTGCGGAAAGATTCCGAGGTCTTGATCGAGCTGCAAGCCTTGCGCACCTTCAATCACAAGATTGCCTTCAATCGTCGGCTGACCGAGTTCAAGACCAGCGGCTGCATCGACAAGCCGCTGGGCGTGTCGCATGAAGTCGAGGTCATTCAGCACGTTCAGCATCGGCTCAAGCTTTGCACGCAGCTGATCACTATGCGAATTGAAATCGATGCCGAAGCTCTTGATCCGTTCTGGAATCCAGTCACGACGAATCAGGCTCATCACACCAGCAACGTGCTCGACCGTCTGAGTCTTCAGCATGTTGAACAGAATACCGTGCCCAGCAATAGTGCGAGTCACGGTCTCATTGATGCCAAGGCCGCAAGAGCCATGTGGCTTATCGCGCGAGAGCTCAACGATCGCATTCAATGCCATGTCCCAGATCGTCGAGACAGGTGCATGTGGATGTACGAACGTTCTTGTAGCTCTCGCGCCAAGGGTATTCTTTTCCTTTTCGTGAACGAGAGGGTTCACAAGGAAGGTGGCTGGCAGGTACGTGTCAGCACCTGCAAAGGTGCCAGCACCGAAGTGACCGAACACATGCCGGTCTCCTTCGGTGGTGACTACCGTGTGTCCTGCCTGAGCTCCACCATTCATGCGCGCGACAAGCTTCGCATTCAGACGACGGGTTTCGAAGTCAGTGATCAGGCCCTTGCCTTCATCACCAAAGTTCGCACCGATAACTGCAACAGTAGAGCCAGACATTTACACTTCTTCAGTTTTGGTTTTAACGAGAGCTTGGTACAAGTACGGCCCAACTCCGACACCACCTTGCAGTGACCATCCGAGATCGAGCCAGAATTGGACCGCTATTTCCAGCTCACGAATGCTGGTACCCGCAGCGATCTTGTACTCAAGCATCATTCACCCAGCACGTTCGCGAATGCGTGCCGCAGTTCAGCAGGGCATTCACTTTCAGCGATCACGTCTTGGATGTTCGCGCCGTTCGCGATTGCCATCGTTGCAAGAACGACAGGAGTCAGGAACTCCACTTCGCGCAGGAAGATCGCGTTATTGCCGAGCAGATCCGTCCAGCTCTTGCGCAGGGAGCGGCTGCTGGAGCTGCGTTCAACCACGATGTGGAACACTTGGTACTTCGCTTGTGCCGACTTCAGGCTCACTGCAGGTGCAGTTGATTCGTAGTCGCCAGGGCCGAAGATTTGCTCCAGATGACCGGGGCTGACAGTTTGGAACGGTGCAGGCTCATCACCGAACGTGAACAAGAAGCCCTTGCGATCTTGCTTCTCGAAGCCTTCGAGGTAGGTGTACCGACCAGCGAAGTACCAGGCCAAGTCGTACGACTCGGAACCGTTCCCGCCGCCGTTCTTGACGAGCCACATGTTCCGCAGCTGCTCGACGATTCGCAGATCAGGCTCGAAGTACGAGACTTGCAGAGCACCATGACCTTGAGCGAACACGTCGTCGATCCCCATGAACATCACGTGCGGATCAGTCACGACGCCAGTTTCATGGATCTTCGTCATCAGCGTAGGCAGCTCGTCCTTCGCGATTTGCTCAGCGACCTGGCCCATCGAACCAGTGACGTCCAGACCGAGAATGATCGGGGTCGGATTCGGATTTTCTTCGCTGATGATCGACTCGCGAAGCTGCAGACCCTTGCGATCGCCCTTGCCGACCTTCACGTTCCGCGGATCGAGCTTTTCATTCACCTTGTGCGAGAACACCTTGTCGATGCTTGCACTGCGGTAGTTCGTGGTATCAGCGTACGACTTGTACGCTCTGTCATCCCAACGTGCGTTTCCCATTTTTCTTCCTTCAGTTAACTAGTTCGAACGTTTTCGGATCGATCCGATTACCACGCTCTTTGACGTATTTGCGAGCAAGGCGCTCATTCACTCGATGACGACCGCGGATTTTCAAAGTACCGCGGTTTCTGAACAACTTCTCCGCGTTGAACGCTTCAGAGACATATTCAATCGAGCAAACCAGCACATCATCCGATGAACTTTCGGTTCGCCATGCTTCAAGCAGTGCTCGAACCTTCGGTGCATCTTCTGCGCAAACACTTGCGATCTTTCTTTCACCATCGTGAACCATCACAGCATGTTGATCATACTTGTTGTTCACTTCCGAGACCAAGTATAACCGGGTCATCATGGTGTCAGGAGAGCGCGATGCTCGGATCAGAGAATCAAACGATCCTGGATAGAACCGCATGCCTACAATCCTGATGTCTGACAGTGCTTGGCTTTCCGCAGCGCTTAGCGATCGGAGACCTGTGTGGTACTTCTCGCTAGCGCTGCTGTCTTCGGTCAGCCCTTGTAGAAAGGGGTGCGGCCACTTTCAGAAGTCGACTTCTTCGAGCTGCCGCCGAACAGGGAACCGCCGTCGCCCTTCATCATCTTCATCATCATCATGGTCTGCATCATGTTCCCCATGCCACCAGCGTCGCCGCCATTGGTTTGGGACATCAGCATCAGGGGGAGCATGCTTTCCATGTCGCCGCCCAGTTCGCCGCCACCCATCATCATCATTGGGAGGAGCATGTTCTGCATTGCGCCCAGACCCTTGTCGCCGTTCGGCAGCATCGTGGCCAGCGAGCGGAGAACCATCACGCCAGTTTCGAAGCCGAGCATCGCGACCTTCGGAGGAGTCCAGGTGGAGGTCACACCATCGGTGCTCATCACCTTGAACTTGCCATTGTCGGTCTTGCCGATCACGAACGAGACGTTGTCGCGCTTGCCGCGGTAGATGATGTCGCCGACGTTGATCGACGCGACTGGCGTGCTTTGGGCGAACGCTGGCAGAGCCAGGCCGAATTCGTCCATCACGTTCAGCGTGATCTGCGCGTCGTCGCCTTCACCGGCGATCGTTGCGATACCTTCCGACGTTTGCACGCCGATCTTGCCGCTCATCAGGTCCCACACAACGCCATCAGCCTTGCGGAACATACGGTCCATGAATTTGTTGCCACCAGGAAAGTTCATTTTCTTCTTTCAGTTTTGATTCGATTAGGAAGGTCCGAATCTTACCTTTTAGATACACAGTTCGACGAACTCAACCGGGATGGAACGCGACTTCGCGATCATCATCTCGGACTGCACGCCTTTGCTCTTCGTCCAGCCAGGCAGAGTGAGCACGATCATCTTTCTGCAGACACCCAGCAGTTCAGCCGAGTACGCTTCCCAGAACTCGTACGTTCCACCGAGCTCAGGCACATGCTCGAGCGAGTAGTGATTGAACAACGGCGACACGATGTGCGAGCCCTTGTTCTCGAGCATGTACGCACCTGAGTACGTCATGATCTTCTTCATCAGCTCGTCCTTGTCTTCGACGTTGCTGTACGGAGCAGCGAGGTAGATCAGCATTACAGGTCCTTTCCGCCAATCATCGTCTCGATGATTGCGTGGTGATCTTCGAACCACATCTCCGAGCGGCTCAGAGCTTCGTTGATTGGCAGCCAGAACGCCTTCGCAGTCTCGACTTCGGCGACACCACCAGTTTCGTGCAGTGGCGCGTTCTGTCCCTTCACCTTGGGGAGCGGCTTCGTGTCATCGAGACGAATGAAGAACGCGTGCGTGATGGTTCGACCACGCATCGAGCGATCAGGAGCGTCGAACACTTCCTGTTCACGAATGCAATTCTTCAGAATGTCTTCCGTGATCTCCTTCGCCTTCTTGCCGTCAGCGAGGCGCAGCCCAGTTTCTTCCAGAACTTCACGGACAACGCCATCACGCAGCCGTTCATTCGTGTTCAGGAATCCGCCAGGCAGAGCCCAGAGCCCCATGCCCGGTTCAGCTCCGCGCTCGACGACGAGAATGTGACCGGACTGAACGATCACGGCATCGACCGTGGTGAAGATCGGGGCGTACGGTGCAACCGACCAGGCTTCCTTATAGGCTCTGTTCTGTTCGTACCACCGTGCCAACCGGAAGTGTTCTGGTGAGTCGGCGAACTTGACTAGCCATTCATAGGTCGTACGTGGGAGCATCGCGATCAGGCGTTCAGCAACGCCCGGCTCCATGGCCCGGCCGGAGAACAGGAGTTCACGAACTTCGGTCGCACTCAGATCGCCGGTACCGTCGTGACGGAACGTTTCGACCAGCGCCTTCTTCCATTGCGGGAACGCGTTCAGGTACCAGGTCGATTCATCGCGATCCGAACCAGTGACACGGATGTCGGTCAGGATTTGATTCGTACGGAGTGCCACATCGCGAACGATCGTCTTCACCTTCTCCTGGACATTGCGGATCCAGAGAGCGTTGTTGTACGTGAAGTCGCGGAGCGGAGCGAAGTGGATTTCGGCGTCGTGCGGAATCGTGCCGGCCATGATCTCGGCCGAGACCCAGCTTTCGATGATCCTGCGACGTTCGATGAACGTGAAGGGGTTCTTCAGTGATCGCGCCAGATAAGCCGAACCGAGCAGAACGATGACGAGCTTGGAGTTGTTCAGGGCTTGGCGCAGAACATGCGCGTGACCCAAGTGGAAAGGCGTGAACCTTCCGATGTAGACGGTGACGTCTGTTTTCGATGCCATGGCGAGCTCCTCGTTTGGCTGTTGATGCTGAGAGCGTCTATCGCTCTAGCTTAGGGTAATTGTATTTATCTAGCGCGGCGCCGTCGTCCTGAGACAGGGATCAGGGCTGCTCGACGATCACGTACTCGCGACCGAAATTCTTGATCCACTCGTCGCGCTGCGCTCCGAGTTCTGCTTTCTCCATTCGAAAGCAGGGAGGCACTCGCGTCTCGTCAGGAGTTCCGTACCGGAATCCAGGGTGGTCTTCGCCGACTCGCTTCAGGAACATGATCATAATTGTAACGTCCAAATTTTGGTGACAAAAAAGGCCTGGGGTTACCAGGCCTTCTTCTTGCCGAGGATTACTCGGCAGCAGGGGTCGATGCTTCGATCACTGCGGGGACACGGCGGACCGTGGCACCTTGCGAGGTCGTGGTCACGGTCTCGTGCAGCTCGGCGAGCTTCGCCTTCGTTGCTGCGACTTGCTCGGGAGAGCGCGCTGGGAGGGTGCTCTTCACCTTCGTCACGGTCCGCTTCGGACCGGTCATCTTGCGAGCGCCTGCGACTTCAGGAGTCACGACGATTGCAGATGGGGCTTGCACGCTGACCAGGCCGAGGGCTTGAGTACCGGCCGAACCCATGGCGTTCGCGGCAGCACGAGCTCGAGCGGACGAAACCGTCTGCGTACCAGGCTTGTGATTACCACGGAACAGCTTCAGAGGGTTTGCATCACGCGAAGCGAGACGCGAACCAACGATGCGACCGAGTTCGATCAGTTCCTTCTTGACCGACTTGAAGTTCGAGCTTGCCTTCGCACCTTGTGCAACTGCAACCAGACGAGCTTCGTTCGGCAGAGCGAAATCCAGGTTGAGGAAGTTGTAGTTCCGCGGCGCATCGAATCCAACCGGACCGAGCGTGCCATCCACGGTAACTTGAACGTCGACGTCCTTCCAAACTTCACCATGACCAGCGGGGCGATGGTTCTTCCAGAAACCATCGATCAGCTCGGGAATGAACACTTGCGTCATGAGAGCAGCTTGCACGGAAGACGACACGAACAGAATCTTTGCCATAATTTTCAAAAAACCTCGTCCAAAAAATGTAGTTTTATTGCAGCGTTCTTGTCTCTTATTACTCGACGCTGTAGATGTATTGTACTCTAACCGAAGGACGTTTCCGGATGTATCACCAAATTTACTCGGGTTCCGCCTTTAAAAGTGATCAGGTTTCAAAAAGTAAACTAAAGGTTTCATTTCCCGGCCGGTCTGACCGGGTCATTGAAACATCGCTTAACATGGTAATTATACACTGTCCGGAGGTCACCCCGGACCCGAGCAAAGAAGAAGGGCAGAAGGAATACGGCTGGAGTACCCGTACCTCTTCTGCCCTTCGCTCGCCAGGTCATCACTCTGGCGAGATCAACCTAAGAAAACAACCAACCAACAACTTACTTCTTGTACGGTCCTCCGACCGGTCCGACCAGAGTGGCCGTGTGCGTGATCCCATCAGGTGATCTGTTCTCGTCGATCACGTAGAACTGACCGTCGATTTCTTCATGCCACTGCATCGCGCAAGGACAGGAAGGGTACCGCTTGATGTCCTCGTATTTCGTGCCAGAGCTGGGGTCCCAGGAACTTCCGTCGATCGCCTGCGGCCCCATGCAACCGCAGGCTTGAGGCATTGGTGCGGGCTTCGACAGGAATTGTCGAATGGCCTGTCGCTCTGGCGTGATCGCGAAATCCAGATGGTCTGGGTTGTGATCGATCACTTGCGTGCCTTCGCTTCACGTTGAATGGCGCTCAGCGCGGCGGGGTGCGTGGGCCAGTCGATGCGCTGGATGTCGAGAGGATCGACGTCCTTCCACTTCTCGTGGAAGCCAGGCTCGGTCTGCAGGCGGCCGATGTTCTTCGTGATGCACGTGACCAGATCGCCGATTTCCTTCTGGTACTGGTTCTTGAACGCGTACGTTGCGAGCACATTGTCGACCTTGTACGTCTGCACCGCGGTCTTCTGCGAGGCGTACGAGCCGGTCGAGATCATCGTCTTCGTGTACAGCTTGAACTCGTCGAGCTTCGGATTCTTGAGCGGCACGAGCTTGAAGCCGCTCGCCTTCGTGAGCATGCCGATCGGCTTGCCAGCGACGATGAACTCGGCGTCAGCTTGGTTGCTCATCACGGCATTGAAGCCGTCTTGTTGGGACGCGAAGAATGGCTGCCACGTCACGCCGGTCAGGGCCTTGATCACTTGGACCGTGACCCAGGTGCCGGAACCTTCAGGGCCTTCGACCACACGCTTGCCCTGCAGATCGGCCAGGGAATTGATCGGGGAACCGTCCTTGGCGACCAGGTGGATCTCGGTCGAGAAGAACGGGAAGACCGTCAGAATGCGGTCCATCATCTTCTTGTCCTGGCCTTGCTGGTAGACCAGCGCGTCGGCTTGGACCACGGCGTACTGCGAGTTCTTGTCGCCGTAAATCTTGAACAGGTTGTCGAGCGAACCGTCGCTGACGTTGTTGTTGATCGGCGAGCCCGGTGCCGAGCAGACCTTCTTGATGTCCTCGACCATCGGGTAGTTCGTGCCGGTGGGTTGGCCAGAGGCGATCCCGACGGGAGCTGCGAGTGCAGCGCAAGAGGCCAGCGCCAAGGCGGCGAATGCGAAGCCGCGGTAGTTCTTGTTCATTTCGTTACTCCAGTTGATGATCGATTTACTTCTTCTTCAGACCGAGCAGGGCGTTCATGCCGGCGTCGTTCTGCGCGGGAGCGGCTTGGAAGGTGCGTTCCGGCGCTTGCTGAACGGGCTCGCTCACAGGTGCTGGGGCCGGAGCCGGAACTGCGCGTGCTTCTTGGACTTGCGCAGTGGGCGGTGCAACCACAGTGGGTGCTTCGATCGGTGCTGCTGCTTGAGCAGGAGCGGAAGCGGGCATGAACTTCGTGGCTCCGTAGCCGACACCGCCAACGATGACGGCGATCAGGATGAGCTTGGGAACGGGCTTGAGTGCCATTTGAAATACTCCAGTCAGATGATGTTGTTGACAGGTGAATTCTATCGTGCACTCAGCATGAACGGCTAAAGTGAATTCGGGTTCACTTGCAAATCACAGTGATGCGAAGAGCTCTTTCAGCTCGAGTACGGTTTGGAAGTACAAAGGGTGGCGCTGGATGTCAGGCGTCCAGGCCAGGCCGATCGCCGCGAGATCGAGCTGCTTCAACACGGTCGCGCCAGGAGGATCGCCTTCCTTGTGGCCAATGATCCAGATCGTGTCGGCCAAAGTGACCGCTGCTTCCAGATCGTGCGTGGTGAAGATCACCGTGTTCAACTCGTCGGTTGTCGCTACGGTGTTGATCGTGTCGAACACACGCCGCTTCGCCATCACATCGAGACCGCTGAACGGTTCGTCCATCAGCAAGAAGTGCGATGAGCACAGGAGCTGTTGGATGATCGCCACACGCTGTCGTTGACCACCACTGAGCTCGAGTGGGTACGAGTTCTTCTTGTCGCTCAGCTTGAAGTGCGCAAGGAGGCTCTCCGCCTTTTCCTTGTTCTCCTTCTTGCCGTGCGCAGCCAGCATCAGGTTCGACCAGATCGTCCGGTGATTGAGAAGCGGGTATGCTTGTTGCACCACACCGACGTCGCCCGCTTTCACCTGAGTGTCGCTCATGAGCTTTACGACACCACCGGTCGGAGCTTGGAGACCTGCAATGCATCGGAACAGTTGAGTCTTTCCAGAGCCCGACAGACCGAGCAGCGCGACCACTTGACCTTGCTGCATCCCCGGCCGAACAATGTTGTCAACGTGCAGATTCACATCGCGCAGAATGACCTTCTCGCCGTACTGCAAGTTCACGTTCTCGATCGTGAGCAGTCGCTCTTTCTTTTCGTAGCTCATCGTTCTTCAAGCAGGAGTTTGATCTTCGTAGTGTTCCGCACATCGCTGTACCGATCGCTGATCTCGAGATCGAAGATCACGCGGATCACGGTGTACGCACGTTGACCGTAGTTCAAGAATGCGCCAACTGGAGGAAGCACTGGGAGATGAAGCACCGTCCCATCGTTCTTGTCGTTCGTGTACAGGGAAACTTGAATGAGCTTAGTCACGGTCACCTCCACGCTTCGGGCGGAAGGTGTAGCTCGCCTTGTAGCTCTCGTTGTACCCAGGCGCGTCATAGTCGACGCTCCATCCTTGAGCACGATAGGCTTCTTCGAAATCGAGCCAGTGGTCCTTGTAGATTTGCGAGCGGGTCGCGGCGGGGATCGCCTCGAGAATCGCAGTGATCACGTCTTCCTCGAGCATGGTTGCGTACCCAGATTGGGAGCATTCCCGAGCAAGGATGGTGTTCACAACCTCGATCACTTCCGGTGGGATCGATTGTTGCTTGGCTTTGCGGGCTTCCGCGGGACTGAATGGTTTGGTCACTTATCGCTCCGATTAAGTTTGGTCCAAGGACAAAGCACGCTACGAAGGTAGCTAAGACCGAAGTCTTGAATGATGCCGTACCCTAGAATCGTAAGTTGAATCGCGAACACTGCACTCAAATTGAAATACTTGTTCTGGTTCAAGAGCAGAGCACCGATCCCGCCTTCAGATCTGACCAGGCCTTCGACCATGGAGAGCAGAGTCCACCCAACGGCTGCGTTCTGACGAACCAAGTCGAGCATGTCAGCGGAGCGGCCACGAACAACGAGCTCCCATGTCAAGCCCCAACCCTTGAGACCAAGCGAGCGCGCGTAATCGATGTCGGATTGTGGAATGCTCTTGACCATGTCGATCGTTGAGCGCGTCAAAAAGACCGTCATGCCGAACGTGAGGAGCGCGAGTTTCAACTGTGACCCATCACTCGTCCAGATCGTGAACAGGAACGTCAAGCCAGCGAAACCAAGGAAGCGCATCGACGCGATGAACGTGCCAACGGGCTTGAAGATGTCGGCCGTGACTAGAGCTGCGATCCCACCAGCGATGAATGCACTTAGGAACAGAGCTTTCCAAATCACGATCGTCGACTGGAACAGCTCAAGCAGAAGGCCTTGCTCGAGGGCCAGGGTGTTCCAGGAGTGAACGATCGAGAGCTGTGTAGGGATACCTGTCGAAGCTGGAGCGAGTGCCCAGAACACCATCAGTGTCGCCAGAGAGACACCGGCCAGGAACTTTACCGAGAGCTTTCGGCCCAAGGCGTACGGAGTAAATAGAGCTGAGATCATAACTGAAATTTTAGTACCATGAAGCTGCATGAGATTCATCAGGTCGAGGACGACGAAGACTACGAGGACGAGGACTTCGATGACGAGAACGGTGAGCTCGGGTTTCCGCATCGCAAGATCACGATTCCGATGTCGAAGTTCACGTACGAGCACGTTGGTCGAATCGTGTTCGATCACAAGCGAGCTGACTTCTCATTGGAAGAGATTCCAGTTCAGAATCTGCGAGCAACGCAGGACTGGATTGCTGATTCGTGGACTCCGAAATCTGCATCACCTGGAGCGCCAACAGGGATCAAGACCCCTGATGGTTTGGTGCACCTGTTCGATGGTCATCATCGCGCAGAGCACGCGATCATTTCAAAGCAAGGCACCGTGAAGGTCAGCGTGATCGCACACGATCTGAGTGCTGACAAGTACAAGTAAGAAAGGGCAGAGCCTTTCGACTCTGCCCTTGGGATCAGGAATGAAGGATTACTTCTTCAAGATCACTTCGACTCGGCGGTTCTTCGCTTTGCCAGCGGGAGTCGCGTTATCGGCGGCTGGCTGCGTATCGCCGAAACCTCGTGCAACGACTCGTTCGTCAGGGAAGTTCTTCGGCGCGTTCTGCGACAGGAAGTTCTTCACCGAGTCAGCTCGTGCCTTGCTCAGCGAGAGGTTCGTGGCTGGATTGCCGACGTTGTCGGTGTGGCCATTGATCTGCACGGAGAGCGACGTCACAGCAGCTTGATCGAGCAGGTCATTCAGAACAGCGACAGCCTTCGGCGTGAACGTTGCCTTGCCAGTTTCGAACTCGATTGCGTACGACTTCGATGCGAACGTTTCGGTACCAGCGGTGTAGGTCGGCACGGCAGCAGGAGCTACGTTCGTCGACTGACCGAGGAGAGCTTGAACGTACGAACTGTCGACAGCTTGCTCGTAAGGAACCAGACCACCAGGCATCACATCAGGGAAGTACTTCACTGCGATATTGCCGTACACCGTGTAGACCTTCTTGTACAGATTGTCGTTGCCGTTCAGACCGAACAGGAAGGCTGCGTCAGACACACCATTCGTCGTGGAACCACCGAGGCTGATCGCCTTGCCGTTCGGGCCGACTTCAGTGGTACCCTTGAACATCGTGCTCCAGTACGCTGCATCACCTTCGTTGTTCACTCGAGCTTGTTCAGCTGCGGCGATCATCAGGGCGTCGCTGTTCGAGCGAACCTTTTCACCACCTTCGAAGATCGCTGCAAGCATGGCCTTCACGACTTCGGGGTTCTTGGCCATCCACTGCTTGTTGCCGATCACAGCAGTCGGCATTTGCCAGGCGTATTCCTTCGTGGAACCGATGACCTTGATCGACTTCCCGAGCTTCTTCAGTTCACCGAAGACCTTGGTATCACCAGGAGTCCAAGTGGCGGTGCCGTTCACGCAGACCTTCTTGGTACCGCCGCCAACGACCTTGCGATCTTCGCAGGAACCGCCCGACGTGTAGTTCGACTTCGCGCTGGCGATGAACTTTTCGTCAGCTTCGACGAAAGAGCCGGTGCCGAGGAAGTTCATCGCGTTCGGATCGAACGTCTTCGGATCGGAGTTCACGGGGATACCGTTGTCGGCCGCGTACTTGATGCAGATGTTGATGTCGCCATCGCCGAGGTAGCCAGCGATCAGGGAACCGCGAGGATCAGCGTTCCCGTCGATGATGCACTTGTCTTCACCACGCGAGTACCCGATGCCGGCGATCATCGCTGCGGACTGGTTGAACGGCTTCAGTGCTTCGTTCAGGCCGATGATGTACGCTGGGAGACCATCGCCCATGATGATCGTGAAGTGCGAACCGGTGTTCGGATCCTTCGCGAACGATGCCATGTCGGCGATCAGCTTCGCGTAGTCGTCTTCACGTTGCACATCGACGTTCAGACCGCGTTGCTTGAACAGACCAGCGGCCTTCGCGTACTGCAGACCAGTGGTGCCGTTCCAGGGAATGGACTTGATGCGGATCGTTTCCTTCGTGCTCGCCGAGGCGGTGATCGCGCTCGTTGCGGCGGGAATGACGACCGGAGCGGCGGTGCCGAAGTCGATCTTGTCGGGAACCGAGACCGCGACCGTGGCCTTCGGCTTCAGGTAGCCGCTGTTCAGCGCAGCTTGGATACCGAAGTAAGCACCACCGACCACGAGGCCGATGAGCAGCATCTTCGGAACAACTTTGAGTTTCATTCTTTTTTCCAGGGGTTTGATGAGAAGTGAATTCTATTCTGGGCGAGCACTTTTGTGTCAGAGCTCGCCCAGGTTGATCACTTGATCAGCTTCGAGTAATCGACGACCGTCGCAGCCGGCACACCGATGTTCACATTCAGCGAGCTCGTCAGGGTCGAGCTGTCCAGGAGCTGGGCCTTCGAGTTCCCGAGCAGGATGCTGTCGGCCTTGTTCTCCCAGGCTTGGAGCTTCTTCAGCGCATCGGCTTCGTACACACCGTTCTGCATGTCCAGACCTTCGACGAAGCCCTTCGAGTTCTCGATGAAGCTATCGATCTCGCCCATCTTCATGCCGAAGTCTTCAACCACGAATTCCATCGCTTGATCGAACAGCTCCTTCGCATCGCCGCCACCGTTCAGGATTCGCTTGGCTGCCTTCATTGCCGTATGCGAAGCCAAGATCATGTCGCGTTCGATCTTGCGGGCCGAGACTTCGTTCTTCAAGTCGTCAATCACAGTGCCAGTGACTTCGTGGTACTTGTTGATTGCGCGAAGGTGCACTTCCATCTGCAAGAGCAGTGGGCCGAGCGAGTCCCTGTTCAGCTTCTCGAGACGGCCAGCTTGGCGGCTTTGTACGCTGAACACCGAGTTGTTCCCCTTCTGGTGAGCAAGCGCGGCCATCGACATCGACTTGTCGTACTCAGACGAGTTCTGATTGATCTGCTTCTTCAAGACCGTGATCTGCCCGCTGAGCTTGTCACGCGAGACTTCCATCACTTCGCGCTTGCCAATCAGCGACTCGATGTACGACTTCATGATCCCAATTGGATCGATCTCGACGAAAACGCCAGTGATCTTGCGCATCACGCTCTTGAACATGTACGCGCCGAGGGTGCGGAACTTCTTGTCGCTGATGATGAACAGCAGAGCGCCGAGCACTGCAGCGAGCGAGACTGCCGCGATCGTTTGGCCGAGCAGGGCCGTGAGCATCGTCATGAAGCCGAGGAGCGCGGGAGCTGCGATGTACAGACCAACACCGGCGGCTGCCAGCGCAAGCATACCCGTGGTGCCTTCAGGTCGGGCCCAGAACGACTTGGTCTTTGCGGAATCTTCCATCTTTTTCTTTCCAGTTTCGTTGATTAGGACAGTGCGGTCAGGATGATCGCCTTCTGGCCATCCAGCTCGCTCTTCACGATCGTGAGCGCGGTTTCGAATTCTTGCTGCGACGTCGTGAGACGTTGGTTCTCGGTCGAGATCTGCGCCGTGAGCTCAGCACCACGTGCTGACTTCTGCGCGATCAGCTCGTTCAGAGACTGAATCTGCGTCTGCATCGAGGTGATCTGGCTTTGTGCACCAGCGACACTCGGTTGAATCGTGTCGAGCTCCCTTTGGAGTCCACCAACAGCGATGTTCTTGGCCTCCTCGGCCGCACGTTGGAACTGCAGGCGTTGTCCCTCCAAGTCAGACGCATGGATCTCGAGAGCGCCCAGAACTTCCTTCACGCCGCGACCTTCGCCAGCAACCGTCGCGAACGCGGCCTTCAGTCGAGTCGTGGGATCGGGGATGATCGTCACGAGCTTGTCTGCGGCTGCGAGCAGCGAGGTGAACGCTGTGGCGCGGTTCTTGATTGCACCGCGCAGTGCTTGAACGAACTTGTTGTCTGCTGCAACTGCGGTCGAGGCCGGAGCTGCGTGACCGAGCGGGGTGGCTGCGGTCGTCGTGGTCTTCGGAGCAGCGGACTGGCCGCTGGAGTCGTCTTCAACGACGAGATTCTTGAGAGTCTTCCACATGGCCGTAGTCCTTACTGAGCGGGGCGAAGGCCACCGAGATTGATGCCGCTGTCACGCTTCGTTTCGAACGTTGCACGAGCCTTTTCGGTCGTCACGATCGTGAACTTCTTCAGATCGATCTTCGGATAGCCGGCGAACTTCAGCCACATGCCTTGCCAGACGGTGCCGAGCGCGATTTGGTACGTGTTCCGCTGATCGAGCATTTCACGTTGAGCGACTTCGAACTTGTTCCGGAACGCGAGGATCTGCTGTTGGATCGCCTTGTACATCGAGGCGTCGATTGGGATATTGCGATCACGAAGGAACTGCACGGTAGCTTGCGAGCCGTCCTTGCCGTACTTCCCCTGGATTTCGGCTTTCACGAGCTCGAGAAGATCGTTCTTCATCATCGTCGGAACCTGCGCGATTTCCATGACCGCTTGGGTGCCTTGGGCGTAGATGTTCTCGTTGTCTTCGATCTTCGCGTTCAGCGTGTTCTCGACCTTGTTCCCGTAGTTCGCGGCCGAGATGTACGAGGGGATCACGAGCAGCGCGATCAGGGCGATCGTGCCGATCAGGACCAGGAGGCTCGACAGAGCCATTCCAACTTGTTTCTTCATGATGATCTTCTCCAGTGGTTTGATGAGAGTTGAATTCTAGCTCAGTTGTAGCCGAGTGTGTTCCAGAGTTTTCGGGTTGAGATGTTCGCGCGAGCGCAGTGAACAAGTTCCTCGTGGTACTGCAGCACATCCTCGAGTTTGCGAGCTTGGACCTTGTCGGCAAGAGGGTGCGTGATGTACTCGTGAACTCGCATACCGAAGTCGTGCACGATCTTCTCCAGTCCTTCGAGGGTCGCTTGGTCTTCAGCGAGCGGGGTCACGGGCGTCTTGCGAAAGCAATTGAACAGAAAGCGAAACATGATGTCCTAACGAAAAACTCGGCGACCGTAAATTCCACGGCGATTGCGACCACTGAAGCGATCGAGAGCACCCGTCAGGGCTGCTGCAGCAATACCATAACCAGCGACGAGCGTGATCAACAGGGTGACAAGGAGCCACATCGGCGGATCAATCGCGCCCTTCAGGTACTCGAACTCTCGCATATGGCGACGTTGGAAGTTCTTCACGATCTGCTGTTGCACGGCGCTCATGATCTGATTCCGCTCGATCACGCCAATGTCTTGCACTCGGTCTTGCAGCTCAATCTTGAAGATCTCGCTCTTCGTCCAGCTCATGACCTCGGCGAACTCGATCTTCGTGCCGTCGAGGGAGCCAATCACGAGCACAACGTCGTTCTTGTTCGCGCCTTCCCAGTGATCACGCAGTGCAGCGGTGTACGCTCGATCGTCCGTCTTCGCGACAACCACGATCACATTCACCTGCTTTGCCGGGCCGAGATCACGAAGGATGTTCGAGATGTCTTCGTTCCACTTTCCAGCGTCGAGGAACGAGAACCCAGGGGACAGGAACCGATTGATTCGGTAGAAGTCGTAGATCTGATCTGGATACGCGGGGAGCTTTCCAGCGAATCGCGCCTTTGTGGTCTCTCCAACTGCAGCAAACAGAGAGTTCGGTACGGCTTGCACGTAGTTCGTGTACTTCGCTGTCTTCGCCGCAGGGTCACCCTTCTGGATTGACGTGTACCGCGCAGGATCTGCCGAGTCGTACACTGAGCGCCATGTGCTGTCCTTGCGGTCGATCCGGAACGAGCCAACGGTCGTCTGGCAATCCCAGTCCACGGTGTAGTGCGTTCGGTAGCACGTGTCGCAAACGCGATCGGTCACGGTCCGAGCATCCTTGCCAGAGCCCACTGTTCGCGAGACGTTCTTGCAATTGCACTCGTACGATTCCTCGTACGTGTCGTGTTTTCGAGTCTTCGAAACGACCTGGCCGCTCCAAATCTCTGTGTCGATCACGGCCGAGCCGTACGAGATCAGGAACACGAGACCGATCAGGATCGCGCCAGGGACGAAAGCGATCGGCGCGAGGAAAACCCCAGCGCTCGTGTTTCGATTGAAGTGCCAGATCGTGGCGCCGCCGATGATCGGCAAGACCAAGAACCAAATCAGAGTCAGATTCATTTAGCTTCCAGTGGAGAGAATCAGGGTGAAACCGTCGTCGGCGAGTTTGAAGCGCTCGATGAAAATGTGGTGCTGATCCGTGCTGAGCGCGATCGCGGTATCTGCAGCGCGCCAGAGATCTTCCCACGTGCTGTTCAGCTTGATCTTCACCAAGACCTCGTGTGGACCCCAGTGGTCGATGTACGTAACTTGCGTCGCGGTCGGGAATGGAACAGCCGTGAAATTGTCAACTTCGGAGATGCTCCAGGCCGACTTGAAGCCATTCGCCTCGCCGATTGCCTTTGCAATCGAGTGCTTGCGCTCCCATTCCGCGTCGTCGAGATCGTACGCTCGCTGCAGACCCTTGTTCAACAGGTCCACTGCTGCTTGCAGTTCTGCAAGAACCGCTGGGGCGACCACGTTGCTCAGGCGTTCAATCACCGAGCACAGCTTGCACTTCCCGTTGTGCACGTCCGAGAATTCTTCGGGAGTCAGGGTGGGTGAGCAGTTCATTTCAGATCTTTCTGGCGGCGAAGCTGTCAAGCGCTTCGGCATACCGCGTCATGGCAGGATGGGTGTCGATGAATTCCGCGACTTGCAGGTTCTCCCAGAGTCGCTTGATGCATGAGAGCGCGAAGTTCGTCGGTTCGCACGGGTGGAATTCGCAGGCGGTGCGGGCGATGTTCACGAGCGGGTACCGTGCTTCGGCATCGCGCCAGATTTGCGTGATGTGATGCCCGTCGATGTTCAGCTCGTACTCGGCCACGATGCAGCGGGTCAGGGCCGAATGTGCGCTCCAGAGATTCCAGCGCTTGGCCGTCTTGATCGCGAGTAGCTCTTCGCGCGAGAGCGACATCTTCAGCTCGCGGACGATCATCTTCCGCTCGTACTCGACGTTGCACGACTGATCGACCGTGAGCTTGTCGCGGATGTCGTACTTTTGCTGCGTGGGGGTGTACATCGCAGCGTCGTTCGCAGCGGTGTTGGGGCGAGCGCGGGAGAGGATTTGTGCCATGGTCGTGCTCACAGGTTGTCGTACATTGCTTCGATGATCTCGTGATCGACCTTGAAGCGTTGGCTGATCTTCCAGATCGCGTCCGGGTACTCGGTCCCGTTCTTGATTTCGGTCTGGAGCGCTGCGAAAGCGGCGTCGAGAGTGGCTTGCTTCATGGTCATCCTCGTTTTGTCGATGAGTGATTGTACTACATCCGCGAACCCGAATTCGTAACGAGTGTAACGAGGGTTCGAGTTCGCGTCGGGATGATCAGTCCTTCTCTTTTTCGAGGTACTTGTTCGAGATCGCCTTGAAGCTGAACTTGCCGTCCAGTCGCTTGAACACGAGACCTTCGCGGATCGGGTGCTTGATCGACGGACCTTCAGCGAACTTCAACAGATCGTCGATCGTCTTCAGGCCGAGCTCAATGAGCGTTGTCTTCGCGTGCTTGATCGGCGTGTGCTCGATCTTCGCACCAAGCTCGACGAGCCTGCGGAACACTTCACCGCGCTCGATCGGCGTGGCGTACCGACCCTCATTGATGAGGTACACGTCGAACAGATAGAACGCCGCCTTCGTGAGTTGTTCACGGTTGCCTTGGATGTTCGGGCCCATGAGCTCACCTTGAACGGCAATCGATTCACCAGTTTCACGCACGTAGAACATGATCGCTTGCAGCAATCCAGAGTCTGTCGACGTTTTGATGAACGAGTTTTCTGCGTTCGCTTCGTTGACCTTGAGCTGCAGGTTACGCGAGCATACGCCGACATCGATGTTCAGGTGCGACTGTTCGCCGTCCTGCTCAATGACGCCACGACCGAACGCCGTCATCGACGAGCCATCAAGCTTGACCGTGATCTCGTACGCGTCATCAGGCGACGCCAGGGCCCTCCGAACGATTTCTGGACGGTGCTCATTAGCCGGAATCACGAGGTCCTCGTACCCAAAGATTTCGTTCTTCAGATTCTGGCAACGCTCTTGGTCCGTCTTCTGGATGAACGACGGGAACAGACCTTCGGCTTGACCTTGCAGATTCGCCGCAAGCTGGACTTCCCACTTCGTCACGCCAAGCAGATCGCTGAAGTCCATGTCTCGAGCGTCGAGCTGAGCTTCGTGCTCGTGCATACCGAACACGAGATTGTCGAACTCAGCGCGCAGTTCTTCAGGGACTGGGAACGTCGTGTCGTTCGTCACGGCCGCGACAACGATTGGGAACGCCTTGTACGGAACTACGAACCCTTGGCTGATCTGACCGCGGAGCTTGATCGTTCTGAGCTTGTGACCACGCACGCCGTTGAACACCTTCGGTTGCTTGTCCACGAGGAACTGCCAAGCGGGATTTCCTTCAGGCAGGAAGCTGTCGATTTCGAAGTACAGGCAGGGGTCGTTCACGTTGAACTCGCCCTTCTTCACGACGACTTTCCAGCCATCGACTTGCGCTACTTCGATTGCGTCAGCGCCTTCAATTGGGAACAGACCGTCGATTGTACGGGCTGTGACAAGCGAGCGCTTGTTGACGTGTTCTTTGAGTTCTGCAACCATTTTCTTTCCTTGTTTATTGCGTACCTCATTGTACGCGGACAAGGAAAGATCAGGGGGTGCAGATTTGGATCAGGTTAGAGCGGCGTCTCGAGCTCGAGCTTGCTCTTGTCGTCGAAGCTCAGCCCGACGCTGGTTCTCAAGACCCTGAAGTCGACGCTCTTCGTCAATCAGATGGGGATGATTCGCCATGAACAGCAGATCAGCTTCATCCATTGCATGGCCACGATCAGAGTTGCAGTCTTCGCAACCAGGGCGGAGATTCTCGTTCAAGTCCACGCCGCCGAGACTCTTTGGAATGATGTGATCGCGTGTCATCATCACGAGCTCTTGCAGAACTCGCTTCTTGCCGAACATTTTCCGCTTCACAGTGCGAGTCGCGTACAGATTCAGCGTTGGCGAACTGAGCTTGTCGTTCTTACCCTTGCCGAGAATCCAGCGATCAGCGACCGCTTCGCACTTCCAGCACTTGATCGGCCGACCTTGCATTGCGGTGAATAGCTTGATGCCAGAACAGAGGCCAACCTCTCGACCATTGATCAGACGCGAGCGCTTTGGAAGTTCAGATACAAGGAAGCCCTCGCGGAGCGTGAGCTCCTTGTGAAAGACTTGCTGCGCCATCAGAGAACAATTCGTTCGAATGAGAGCCCCAGTGTGCTGGAGCGACGCTCGACTTCGAGTTGGAGCTTCGTGCGAGTGTCAGTGTAGTGATGCACGATCACGAGCTCGTCTGGTTCGCGCTTTTGCACGAAGGCCGCCAGTGACGACTTGATCAGAGGACCAAGCGGCTGGCGGCCAAGATTCGGTTTGTTAACGGGCTTCATAGCCCGTATTGTATCAGAAAATCTGATTCGTGATCGTACCTTCATTCAGGTCGATCGAGACCCGATCACCCTTGCGGTACATCTTCGTTGCGCCTGGCATCATCAACACGGTGCACTTGAACTCTCGACCGACGACCACGAGATGCGCGAGCTTTCCGCCAGTTTCGCAGATGATGCAGCCACGATATCCTTCGAGGCTTTCCATGTTCGCAGACTCCATGGCGAGCTGGTACTCTGGGCCGGCATGCGGCACGATCGCGATTGAACCAGTCGGAACTCGTTCGTTCGGCTTCGGGAATACGACCTCACCGGAGATGTACGTCTTGTCGCCCTTGGTCAGCGTCGTGAACGCATGGCCCGTGTACTCTCGAACAAGCTTGTTCTTCAACTCGTACGAGCTCGAGCGAACGATCTCACCGAAGCTGCCGTCTTCGTGGCTGTACGCCTCGTCAAGCGGAACACCAGCACCGAGCATCCAGTCCGTGTGGTACGGATCGTCGTTCATCATCTTGTGGCCAGAGCCGGCGACGAAGTCCCAGTGCGGCTTCGCGTGACCATGATCTTCGAAGTTGAAGTACCGAAGCGACCAGTACAGGAACGGATTCTTCGGCACTCGCAATGTGCGCTGCTTCGTGTACGGCTTCCCCTTATACATCAGCGGAAGTTCGAGCCAACCACCATGTTCGTCGGCTTGTGCGCGGACTTGATCGCCAAGGATGCGTTCTCGCTCGGTGCTGAACTTCTTGCGAAGCTCGTCGATCATCTCCCACTGATCGCCCGTGGCATGACGGTGCAGGGTGTCAACGCCTTTCTCGAACACGCGATCCATCTCGCGAAGTTCCGCGTAGTCGGTCGGTGCGGACACGAGGTACGAAGTCGTGGTCGCGAGGAGCTCGGCGAACAGGTCCTTGGCCGCCATGTCGTTCATCGCGTCTTCGCCCTTGTCGCTCAAGAGCGTGGGTGGGGCGATCGTGTCGGCCTTCTCTTCGATTGATCGCGCGGCTTCGAGCGCCGTGATGTCTTCAGGCTTCAGATCTTGATTGCTGTACTTCGTGATCTCGCCCTTGCTGCCAAACACGGCGCCACGGATCGGAAGTCCACGCTTGTTCAGTCGTTCCTCGATGAACTTCTTCGGATCGTTCGTACTGACCTTGTACCAGAACGGTGGCATGCCCTTCACGCGTTCGCACAGGACATCCGCGATCACTTGATCACCGACCCAGCGCTCGGCGATTCGCAGAAGCATGTCCTTGTTCGGATCGTTCGCGTAGTACAGGGAACGCAGACCCGCGAGGTACTTGTCGTCGCGGACGCCTTCCATGCGGTACGTGCCCTTGAAGCTGTTCGCGAAGTGCCAGTCCTCCTTGTCCCAGCCCGACACGAGGGCGTACGGTTTCCAGAGCTCGTCACCACGACGGAAGATGTTCCCGTACATGTAGTCCAAGCGATCTTGCATCTTCTTCGCGAGCTTGCCGGTCTTCGGGAGAACCTTGTACCCGATCCCTTCCTTGTCGCTCGAGTCGCCAGTGAGGGTGGCTTCACCCTTCAAGATCGCGACCGCTTGATCGGTCGTCAGGCCATCGAGCGAGTCGGTCAAGAGCGAGAGAGCTCGGTCCCACGCGCCTTCTTCGAGACGGGTGCGAGCGAAATCCGCGAGCCAGCCGCCGTCGACGCGGAAGGAAACGAACTCGGTGCGGGATTCAGCGACTTCAGACATTGGTGACCTTTCCAGGATTGACGAGAATGATGTGCACGCCATTCTCCAACTTGATGTACGTGTTCTTGCCGGCACCGAGCTTCAGCGCGGCGTCCGCGGTTTTGTCCATCACGAGGCCCATGATTTCTTCGTCTTCACGATCGCACGTGAGTGCACGGCAGGTCGGGGCCGTTTGATGTGGGAACATCATGTTCAGCTCGGGGCGAGGATCCACGAACATCACCACCTGGCCGTCAAGGCGATCGTGCGTCTTCAGACCGAATCGACGTTGGCCGCCGTACGGAATGAAAATGTAACCGTCGATGTGCTTCACAGTTCGCCTCCCATGCAGAACATTGGTCCGAAATCCCAGATCGAGTACCCGTGGTTCCAGTACAGGTTGAACTCGTCGAGAGCCGCTTCGCTGAACGCGTCGTGGAAGTCCATTACTTGCGCTCCTCGGGTTGGCCGCAGAAGATGCACTGATCATCGGTTTCGTTCTCGACGTCGTGGCCTTCGGGGTAGTCCACGAATTCGCCGGTGACCAGTCGCACACCGTTCTGCGCAGTGAACGGCACGGATTCCGTGTAGTAGTGACACACTGTGTCGGGGCTGTCGGGGCAGCGGTATCCGAACGAGCGCTGGCAGAGCAGGCAATCAGCGCTGTCGTACTTCCACGACTTCTGCGAGAGCGTCCTCAGCTCTCCGCGCATCTCGTCGGTCAAGCTCGTGAACAAGTGCTTGCACTTCTTGCGAACATCGCTCAGGCGCTTGTCAGCGGCTTCAGCGATCGCCTTGGCACCTTCAAGTTCGCGAACGAACTGTTCTTGTTCAGGAGTGAGAGGTTGTTTGTGCATGGATGAATTGTACTACATCCTGCAGGTCCAATCTGTAACGATTGTAACGGCGGCTATCTGCCACCTAATGCCTCTAAATCGCGCCGCTTTGCAGGGCTGCTCTCTTCACTTTCAAGTACAGCAGAATCCCGAACGTCCGAGCGTAGCACTCGCTCATGAGCTCCGGGGTCGCGATGAAGTCGTTCCCGATCTTGTACTCGCAGATCCAGCCGAGCTTGTTCTTCTCCGAGTTCCCAGGGAAGAACACGACAGGACCGATCCCAAGCTTGATCTCGACTCGAGCGATCTCGTTCAGATCCGCCATGTAGTTCACGGTGCTGTCGAAGCCGATCACGTTTGGCAAGGCCGTCTTGAAGTAGTCATTCAAGCGATTCGCTCGAACCATCTTCTCCCAGTCGCCAATCAGCGCATCGACTTGCTCGACGTTGATCTCGAAAATCGTAGGAATTTTCGGAGGCGGCGAAACTTTCGCTTGCCGCCTCGCAGTGAAGTCAACAACGTTAGACATCGATGAACTTCGGCGCGAACGTGTTGAACTCGGACTTGTTCGCCTCGCGTTGGTATCCGCGTGGATTGCAGACAATTCGAGTCTCGAACAGCTCAGTGTCGATCGTGTCGTGCGTATGACCGTGAATCCAGATGTCTGGGTGATCGTCACCTGCCAAAATCGCGTCACAGTTCGAAGCGAATCCACCGTTTATCTCGGTACCGAAACGCGGATGGCACAGACGGTACGAAGGCATGTGATGGGACACGACGATCGTCTTCCCTTCGAACGGCATCGCAAGAGCTTGCTTGATCTGCGACTTCTGCGCCTTGTGGACTTGCTGCATGTCTTGAACCGTGAACCGCATTCCCTTGTCGCGGATGATGCTGAAGTCCCAGAGACCAGCGCCAACCTTCGCTTGGGAGTGCAGACTGTCGCCACCATCGGCCCAAAGCGTGCCGAAGATGAACCGAATTCCGTCGATGATTTCGATCTTCACTTCGCTCAGAGCAGCCGAGGTATTCGGACAGTTCTGTTCGAGCGCGTCACGGACTGCTGGAGTCCAAGTCGAGAAGTCGTTGTTGTAGTACTCGTGATTTCCTGGCACGTACACGACGCGACGGAATCGATTCTCGATTACCTTCAGGAACTGGCAGAGCTGCGTGGGGCTGGAGCTGATGTCGCCAGCGAGAACAAGAATTGACTCGGCGTCGTTCTCATGCTTTGGAAGCATGTCGATTTGCAGGGTCTCGATGTTTCGACCCATGAACCCCTCAAGGTGCAGGTCGCTTGCGACACGGATGTATTTGGTACTCATCTCTAGATTCTAGTTGCTCAGCCTCGCAACTGAATCCAGGAACTAGGACGCCTTGTGCGAGACCTCTTGGTGGAGGACTAGCCAGTCTTGAACCTCGCGTTTGAGTTCAAGCACGATCCCAGGTTCGTGCAGTCGTTCCTTGAGCGCAAGGACCCGTGCAGCACTGAGCTGAACTTCACGCTTTTTAGCGTACACGGAAAAATCATACAACTTCACGGCCTGCTCCTGTGCTGGCTGCTTCAGCTGTATTTAGGCGATCTGGCTACACGAGGGGTCGCCGGTTGCATCGAATCCGGAAAGCTGAAAGGGCCTACACCTCTCACGAAGTGTAGGCCCTGAGGGCTAGCAGGAGGCTAGCTACGCCATAGGAGACCTCGAGCAATCCAAGCTAGGAAGCAGCAGAACACGAGGAACGCAGTCGTGGACAGGACTGCGCCGAGAAAAGCGATTCGAACGAGGATCTCGCCGAGAGCGATGAATACGGCCAGCAAGACCACGGTTTTGAAAACGTTCAACATTACGCGTCTGCACCTTCGGTGATATCTTCGACTTCGATGATCTTGTCATCGCGGAAGCGAGAGACCGTGCCGAACCGGAGGCTGTGAACCGTCTTGCCCTTGGCGAGCGTGATCTCTTGGTACTTCACCACGACAGTGCCACCAAGGAACTTCGCTTGGCTGTTCCAGATTTCGTCACGAGTCGGAACGCTGTCATCGTCCTTCGGCTTCAAGGTCTTGATACCAGAGCCGACGTTGCACTTGATGAAAGTGCCCTTCATCGAACCTTCCTCGATCACACCAATGACCGTGAGCTTCCCGAGCGTCTTCTCGAACTTCGACTTCGGACGGCCAGGCAGGAAGCCGACGATCTTCATGTCGACATCGTAGAACTTCTTCACTTTGCACCAGGCCATCGAGCGATCCCACGAGTACGTGGCTTCCCATTCCTTGAGAATCAGACCTTCGTGACCCTTGGCTTGGCCGTCATAACCAGGAGTCGTGACTTCGTCGCAGAACGCCGTCATGTCTTGGTAGTCCTTGACTTCGCGACCGGTGCTGAGAGTGATTCGCGTGATGTGCGGCAGATCGCTCAGGATTTGCTCGATGTTCACGCGGTTCTGGCGCATCGTGATCAAGGTCTTCTGCGCCAACCAGTCTTTGAGCGGCATCATGAAGAACGCGCGGATGAACATTCGCGACTTCGCGTCTTCACCTTCGAGGCCGCTCTTCTTCGCGTTCATCGTGTCGGTCCAGTCGTTCGCGAACCGCTCACCATCGAGAATGAAGTCGTCCCAACCGAACTTTTCCTTCACATACGCATGGATTTCTGCGAGCTCGGAATCGAACAGGCCATTCATGTGGAACGCTTCGAGACCAGAGCGCGAGATGTTCGAGACCTCGACCTTGCCGTGCACGGACTTCACGATCGCGATGTTCCGTTCACCGTCGTACTTCACATCGCCTTGGCATGGGAACGTGACGTACTGCTCGAACTCGTCGGCATCGGCACACTTGTCGGCGAGCATCACCGAGAACGTCGGGACTGGCTCGCCTGGCCAGACCTTGTTGTACGTCTCTGGCGAGAACCCGGCCTTCAGGTCCTTGTCGAGGATTCGCTCGAGGTAGTGCGAGGTTTCTTTCGTGAACGCGCCAAGCAACATCGTCACAATGTTCTTCGCTGCGGTGCCAGTCAGCTCGCGAGCGCGAAGTTGATCGAGCACGTCGGTGATCGTGCTCAGCGGGGCGTCTTGATCCGCGTACTCGGTCGGGCGGACGTACTTCTTCACGCCGTACGTGAAGTACGGATTCATCGCGTAGAACATCAGGACCCGGCCGTCGGCGCTCAGACCCTTCAGCGCGGTCTGAATCACTGCCTTCTTGCCTGCACCGCTCGCGGATTCACAGGTTTTGAGGGCTTGGACGAAGGTGGCGATGGTCATTCGGGATGCTCCAGGATTTGTGTTGATGAATTATACACCAGATTGACCGATCACGACGATCACGGCGAAAATGATCGCGATTATTGTGGGAATTTTCAGGATCGCGACGACTGCAACGATCGGCAGGAAGATCTCCATCGTCGTCACGTACTCGGGGTTCTGCGCTTTCAAGATCGCGTCTTCGTGAATGCACTTCGCCATCGCGGTGAATGTGAACGTGAATGCTCCGATGAAGATCCACACGAGCCAGTGCAGGTTCAAGAACTCGCCGTTCGGGCGACCGCCACCTTCGAATGCAGCGTACCCGATCGCCGGCATCAACATGAACATCATGTACTTCCAGAGCGGCCACTTCCTGCAAATCGTGATCAAGAAGATCAGTGCGCCGAAGATCACGAGTACGAGCGACGAGCGAACAGACGCGGTTGGAAAATACTTGTGGATCTTGGCCAGCACGAACAACGCGCCGAACACGAGCCAAAGCCAAGTCGAAATTCCAAGTCCCGATTTCGGCGGAACTGCACCACGCTGTTCTTGTGTCATTTCATAACTCCAGTTTTTGCGACTCGGTCGCTGAGAAGAAGACCATGCGGTTCACGTCCTCGAGTTTCGCCCAGAACCGCACACGACTGGGGAGACCACTGCCCTTGGGTTTCTTGTACCCGATCAAGTTGAACGTGATCGACGAGAACTCGGCATTCCCTCGACGGATGTACACGCGATCGACGCCGAGCTCGGTGCCGGCGGGGAGCTCGACTTCAGCGAAATCGCGAGGCTTCTTACTGGCGCGAGGGTCGGGAAGCGCGAGGTGCTCGAACATCGAGGCGTTCCGGTACTCGTCGAACAGGCGGAAGGCCCAAGGCTCGGCGAGCTTGACGTGGTCACCGATCTCGGGGATGTACATCCGGCGTTGCGCACCTCGCGAGGTCGTGGCGATCACTTTCAAGACGCGACCTTCCTCGTCTTGACGAGTCACGGCAACGATCTCGCCGCTCGAATCCTTGGTGACGACTATTTCGCCGACTGGCTCGGTTTCCTTCGCTTGATTCGCTTGGAGGAGCACGATCTCATCGGCCGTCGGTATCTCGTCTTGGACTGCGAACGCCCAGGGAGGCAGCACGTCGTACGCGGACTGGCGATAGCGAGTCTTCAAGTCCTTCGGGTGGACGTACGAGACCATCATCAGATCTTTCATGTGTGCCATTTTTACTTTACCAGATTGACTTTGACGCATCGCAGCGAGGACTCGCGTGCGACATCGATGGAAGCGCGTTTCACGATGTCGCAGGATGCTTCATCTGCGAAGGTCGCGGGCGAAGGAGGGGTCGGTTGCCTGTTCATCGTCGCAAGGTACCCGACGAGAATCCATGCGGTGATCATTGCTCGTTCTCCGGCAGTTCTTCGATGTGCTGCTCGAGCCAGAGCAGGAAGTCCTTCTTCGCTGCCGGTTGGAGGCGCTTCACGCCGTTCTCGAGGCGCTTCAGCATCAGCGCGGTCTGGGTTCCCGTGATCACGGCGCCTCGACTCGAGCGATGACGCTTCGCAATCGAGGTCGTGTCGTAGTTGTGGTACTTCCGAGGGACTTGATCGAGGTGTCCCATCATCTCCTTCCACTCCTTGCCGTGCGCCATGATCTTCTTGATCTTGATCTCGCCGCTCGACTCCTTGACTTCCTTCGTGAATCCGTGCACTCGGCGCTGCATCAAGTGTGCGAACTCGTGCGGCACCGTGTGGTTCACGAAGTGGTCCTCGTTCTCGAAGCAGAGGATCAGATTCAGGCGAATCAGCCACTGCTGCCCGTACGCGAAGCCGCCGACCGTGTTCTTCACGTCGTACCGGACTTCCGGCATCGGCCACTCGTGCTTCGGGAATTTCTGCTTCGCGATCTCGATGCACTCGAGGAGCTTGTCCTCGACGCGCTTCATCAGGCGCGGAGTGAGCAGGGCGCGGGGATTGTCCTTCATGGTGATCAGTCCTTGGGGAGGAGGCCGAGGAGCTGCGCGCGACGCTTCGCTTCACGCAGATCGGGATTCACGTCGTGGGCGAACAGGCCGCTCGCGTAGTTCCCGGCTTCGCCGTACCGCGCAATCACGGTCGGGAATCCGCCTTGCGGGCAGAAGTACAGATCAGCGGTGCCGGCATTTCCGAGGAACGTGCAGCAATCGCAGTCGTGCTGGTGCTGAGGGACAGGCATCTTGCTTTTCCTTCGAAGAATTTCACCGGCGAAATACCCGCGGCGGGTGCTGCCTTTCAGTTCGCTCATTATCGTGCAGCCTTGACCATCGCGGCGATCATGTTCACGTCGTACTTCCAGTTCTTGCCATTCAACTGGATGATCGCGAAGCGACCACGGAGGCCGAGGAACTTCGCAGTGCCCTTGCCCGGGATCTGGAATTCGCGATTCACATCGGCCATCGTGAAGCCGTACAGCGGGCCGTTCCGGCGGAGGTTCGCGATCAGGGTGGGGTCGATCTCTTCGCCGCCGGTCGCGCTCTTGTCGGCGAATTGGCAGGTGAGCTTGAAGTCCGTGGAGCCGAAGACGATGCGAGTGCCGCTCATCGAGAGACCGTGCTTCTTGGCGACTTCGGCCAGGGCAGCTTGCAGATCGGACTGGATGGTGGAAACTTTGTCTTTGGTCAGCATCTTCATTCCTCAGTTTGTTTGTCGATGGGTGAATTGTACAACAACCTGGAAACGCGTGTAAACTAATCTGTAACGGCGGCCGAACTCGTAACGACGCGCTCGCCGGTCGAAATAAATATCCTGAACCAGATAAGAACATAACGAATGTCAAAACGCAAAATCCCCACGCTGATCGTAGAGCCGGTTTCGGACAACGGCAATCTGCATCTGCTCAGTATGCTTGAGCATCGGCGCGAGCACTATCTCGTGATCGTCGATAACATCAACGACGATAGCATCACGGCGTACGTGCTAGATCATGCCCAGCAGGAAGGGATCGATCTTCAGACCTTCATCGAAGTAGCTGAAGGCTGGTTGGCTGGCACGAACGCTGAGTACCCGCTTTCGTTCGAGCTCTCTCGTCTAGGCTTGACGAGTGTGACACGGAAGATCTACAAGACGTTCGACATCGCGTACGTGACCCGCCTTGTAGGCAAACCATTCCAGTACGACTTGACCACACCAGCTCGAGTTCGTCGTCGACGCGCACCGTACGTTCCAGCAGGCGTCGAGATCAAACCGAAGAGTTCGGTGATCGCTTTCGCAGCAGCTCTCTAAAGAGCCATCGCAAAACATAAGAGCTCCCTAGGGAGCTCTTATTCGTTCAGTACAGCGCCTTCAGCCAGGCGTGTAGCACATCTTCGACTTCGTCCTTGAAGGACTCCGTGACCTCTGGAAGGTTCGTGGTAGCGAGAGTCGCGTTCACGAGATCATCCAGCTTCCGCAGATTGTCCTTCACCTCGTCGAGCGTGAGCTCTCCACGACGGATCTGCAGTAGGTAATCAGAGTTCTCGCGAGGGAACGAGATCGTTCCGGTGTTCAAGAGCTCGAGAACCTGTTGGTACACGCGAACCGCATGCATCAGCGACTTCCAGTCAACGTCGGTCTTCGACGCGTTCGTTGAGCGTTCACCGTACTGATCAGCCAGCTTTTGAACCGCTGTCAGGAAGTTCTCGAGCGAAGTCGTCTCGAGGTACTCACGCCCGTTCAGCTTCAGCGTCAAGATCTTCCGATCATGCTGGATCGCTTCACCAAGCTCGAGACCCGTCTGGAGTGCGATGTACGTGATCGCCTTCTTGATCTCTCCATCAACCACGCCGTCGTTGCTGTAGTACGAAGTAGGCGAATCCAGGCGCGTATTCGGAACGCCGAACGTCGTGAGGTTCTTCGTGACCTCGATGACCTTCAGAGCTTGGTTCAGCCGCTCACCGCGCCGAACGTAATCGAACGTCTGCTTCACGGCGAAGCCGACCATACCTTGCACGTTCTTGTGCACGTACCGAGTCGCTAGGATCCGGCACAGACGCGCGAACTCGTTCCAGCGACGTGTCTCGAGAGTGAAACAAGACGCTGGCTGATGCAGCTCGTGCGCGCCATGCAGGACTGCGAATACGGCCTCAACCGCGTACGCTTGACCGCTCAGCCAGTCTTGCACGAACTTTTGCACGGGGACGTGCTCAGCCTCGTACCCATTGTCTGGCATCGGCTTGTCACCACCCACAGGGTCTCCATTCGCGTCAAAGCGAAAGCGCAGGACCTTTGGCGTCTTCGTGAGGATCAGGTCACGCAGCTCTGGGAGGTACACGGCCTTGAAGTCGTGATCGGACGTTGGGGTGTTCGTCCCGTACAGGTGCGAACCGTACGTGAGCGCGCAGAGCAGATTCCGGACTGGAGGATCGTAGAGCATGAAATTCTTAACATGTGGTTTCCTTCTATTGTCACATGTTCAAGAACGCACGCTCACGCATTCCTGGGTTCAGTGATGGGCGTGCATCACCGGTGGCGGGTGTTTCTTCACTGGCGCCTTCCGCTTCACTGTCGTGATCTTCGTGAGCTTCTTCGCGGTTGCGACGGCCGCAGCCGTCTTCGCTGCTCGCTTACGTGCAGGCACGGGTTCAGGCTCAGGTGCGTACACGCCGTGGAACTGGAAGTTCTGGCAGATCACCCAATCGTCCTTGTGCGACTTTCGCCGGAAACAAGGAACGACTGAGCCACCCAACATCGTGACCTCGATGAACTCATGGGGAATCGCGACCCCATGTTCGTACACATCGAAGTACCCAGTCACGCAAAGATCGCCGATTACGACCTTCCCCTTCGACGTGTGATCCATGACCTTCCCATGCTTCTCAAAACATGTAAGGGGGATGACCCTCTTGTCGAATTGATTGTCCTCGACTGGAACAATGTCTGGGTGTTTATACATTTCGATCTCCTATCACAAGAAGATCATTGTAAGTCTGATTGTTCAGATCAGACTCAGGTTTTACAGACTGTTAATAAGCGAACATGAACACGAGCTGATTGAAGTTCTTCTTAGCCCAGCGGAACAGCTCATCGCTCGTGACCGTGTCCCAACCCCACTCATCACCTTCAGCGACGAGCTGGCTAGGCACAAGTTCCAAGACCTTGTCAATCTGCCCGTCAGAGAGCTCGATGTCGAGCGCTTCCCAGAGCACATCATGAAGACGATCGTAATCGCTCATTGGACTTCCCATGGTTCATCGACCGTTGCGAGCTTTGTGACGATCGTCTCGAACACGATCTCCTCCATGTGCTTCGCTTCTTTGAGGGTCAGGGTGCTCTTGTCGAGTGTCCCTTCGATGAGCGCTTGCAAGTTCGCAAGCGCGTTTTCGCGGTTCTTCGGTTTCATCGTACGACCACCGATGCAATGTGAAGGAAGAAAGTCGCGCCGACTGCGCAGACCGCGGTCGTCACGCCGAGACCAGCCGCATACCAACGATCACTCTGCTGTCCAGCATTGCGCCAGATTGAAACAGCCATCGTCGCGAATGTGCAGCCGCTGTAGATGAAAGCAGCAACAGCGATGACCGAGATGACGAACCCAGTCCACGAAAGAAACAGATCCATAAATTTCCCCTTACGTCCGGAATGTCAAGTCGTCGTATGAGTCTGAAACCGTGTACGAGCCAGCAGTCACTTTCTTCTCGAGCTCGGTCAGATGCGGGCTACCGCAGCAACCGCAACCACCGATCGACACGCGATATTTCAGGGTGAGTGCAGAGAGCTCACTCAAGAATGCCTCGTAATCGATCTCGCCTTGTTTCTTTTTCGCCATCAGAGTCTTCCCTGTTCAATCAAATGTAGTTGCAGCACGAGTACCATCGAGTACCCAAGTGCGTGTGAGCGTTTGAACGCATACCCTTCGTCGTTCCGAGACCATAGCACTTGACGCGCCATGTTCCGATCCTTCATGTACAGCGGCACGAGCTGTCGCTTGCCTGGTCTGATCAGTGCCATCACGTCTGCAAGCTCGAGAACCGACTTCGGCTTCAGCTTCAAGAGCAGTTCACCGTGGTTCGCAAGCTGAAAGAGCTTGTGATGATTCGATTGTAATTGCAGAAGCGTCCAGTCAGGCTCGATTTTCAGGAGCGCCTCAATCTCGCCTCGGGTCTTGAAGTGTTGGTACACGTTCAGATTCAGGAAGTCGATCTTGAAGTACCCGAGCTCTTCGGCAACGTCGTACGGAATCGCTGCGAGCTTCGTGACAGGATCGATCGGCATCGACTGCGGGTACGTGCCGCAAGGATGTGGAGTCAGTTGTCCATCACGAACGACAGATGCCCGCACCCACGGGAAAATCGTCCGATCGAATGTTGGGGAGACGTCGACGTCAATGTCCATTACACGCTGCCAACCACCATGTGATGGTGAATTTCTGGCTGAGCCTCGACAAAGCGGAACCAGGTATCACCAGTCAAGTCTGCGCTGAAGTACTCATCGAACAATCCTTGGCGGACCGCAGCGATGTTCAAGAGCGAAGCGTAAATCAGCTCGGCGTAGAAACGACGAGTGCTCTCAGGGTAGCCAACGAAATTAGACATTTTCAAGTTCACATGCAGACGCGAATTCACGCGCCAGTTCAGGGTTCTGCTTCAGCTTCTGGGCGTACGCGCTGAAGTTGATCGCTTCAGAGAGGACATCACGCTCCATTGGAGGCAGAGCTCGCACCCAGTTCAGGAAGTTCTGAGAGACGACGAGCAACCAAGGCGAGAGTTTCCGGCGACGAACGAGTCGCGCGATCTCCATTGCTCCGATCGCGGGGTACACTCCAGAGATTGGCACTTCCAGATCTCGAGCGTACGAGGCGAGTGCGTCGTACGTCTCAATGAACTGCTGTGTCGGTGGGTACACGTTGTCGTACCACTGGAGGTACATTGCGTACGTGTTGTCACGACACCACAGCACTGGTTGCGTGGCCGTCTCAACCATCAGCTTGATGAACTGATTCGGTCTCGGAACCGCGGTCTTCTCAGACCAATCCGTGAACTTCAAGAAGTAGTTCCACTGTCGCGAGTTCATGAACCGTTCTGCATCAGGAACGGAGCGCTTTTGAAGACGCATCCACTCTGCGTAGTACGCATAAGCTGCTTGGCCACGAGGTGAACGCATCTCCTCGAGCTTCGCTCGTTCAGGGCAGTGGTGATTCATGAAACCGTTCTCGGTCTGGAAGTCGCGCAGGCAGAATTCGCAAGGCCACGTGGCTCGGACAGGCTGGTAACCTGCTTCGTTCCTACGGCTTGCTGCTGCTAGTCGCAATGCTTCACGGTCCATTACTTCTTCTTTGGTTTCACTTTTACGGTTTCGATACCCAGTTCAACCTGGAGCTTCTTCAACTGGTCCTTTTCCCAACCAGCTTCTTCTGCGAATTGTAGAACGTCCGTGGGCTCCAGCAACCCGAGATGCTCCTCTGATTCGCGGGTCGAGCAGCCGAACCTGGCCGTGATCGCTTCTGTCGCGAGACGAGACTTCGATGAACCTGGTCCCTTGATCCACTGGTTCCGCTTCGGCCCTGTGCACGCGGCTGCGAGGAGCTTGAACAGCAATCCCTTCTCTTCGCCAAGAGCGAACATGCAGCGATTCGCAGTCGCGTTCAGTCGAACGATCTGGGCTTGGTCACTCGTGCCGCTCAACCAGCGCATGATCACGAATGGGTGCGCCGCTTTCTTGCCCTCTTCACTGAGCTTCTCGTACGCGTGCATGTCACGCTTGTTCAGCTGTCCGAGGAACGCGAACAGATCGAAATTTTCTTTATCGAACGCCATTTAGATTCTTGAGGTAGTCAATACATTCTAAGACTTCAGCGACCCCGTAGTGAAGACTTGATCCATGCTCGGTGAGGATCGAGTGCTCGTACAGATCCATCACTGCATCCTCGAGTCGGTGAATCACCTGGTTCAAATCACGAGCTGGTGAGTGACTGTTCAGTGTCACAGCATATGCGCGGATCTGCGAGAGGTAATCCTCGCGGATCATTGGGTCGACTTGTTCTTGCATCAGTCTGGAAGCTTATTCAGCTGGAACATCACAATTGACCGAGTGTCAATGAAGAACTGGTAGCCTCTGTCAGTTGCCGACAAAAGGCTTTCGGCGCCACTGTACGACACAAAGATTATGTTCGACACTACGTGGTTCCCGCGCATGTACACGGTGATTCGATCACCTGGTTTCAGTTCGTTAAGTTGGTAGTACATAATTTACCCGTGTGTAATGCTGCCAAGTTCGATCACAGCGCGAATTTGCCCGCCACCGTTGTTCACGCGCTTCTCGATCACGCCGGAGTCCTTGTCGTAATCACCTTCATCGTCAAACGCGAAGTAGAACTCAGTTGTCAAATCATCTGGATCATCCCATGAAGTTGCAACGATCAGATGCGAAGCGCCTTCTTGCAGACCACGAAGCTTCGCTTCCTCGACGTAGTACTCCCAGTTCGGTGAATCAACGTGGTAGTGCATCACAGGGCTCCGAGCTCGATGAACAGAGCCGCGATGTGGATCTCCTTGTCGTCCACGGCTTCGTGGTACCGCTGATAGTCTGCGATCAGAACGACTGCTTCATCAGCAACCGTGTTCAGCTTCTTCGAGCGATGCAGATTGTCGTACAAGTACCGATAGACGTCTTGCAGTTCGTCCTTCGAGGCCGAGGCGCAGACAAGAGTGCGAGCACCCTTCAGGTCCGACGCTTCGAGTAGTGGCAGCAGTTGGAGCTTCCAGTCTGCGACCGCGCCTTCGCCGATCACGACGAGCTTCCCGGTCTTCGAGGATTTCTCGAGCAGGCTGAGAACTCGACGAACGCTCGGGTACCCAGCTTCGACGACCTTCAACAGATCCTCGGCTTCGAACTCGATCTTCTCGACCTCGAGAACCCATGCAGCTCGGAGCGCGATGTCATCACGATCTGGCTTGCTGAAGTTGAACACTTGGAATCGATCCTGCATCGCTGGAATGATCCGGTTCTGGTAGTTCCCGGTGCCGATGAAGCGACACGATCCAGAGACTTCTTCGAGCAGGGAACGAAGGAGCTTCTGCGCGTCGTTCGACAGATTGTCCATTTCCTCGAGCTGCACGACCTTGAAGTCGCCCATAGCCATCGTGTACGCAAAGGTCTTCACCTTGTCGCGCATCGCGTCGATCTTCTCGTCCGAGCAGTTCACGCGAAGAACGTCCTCAGGCAGAACGCCAAGGTCATTCAAGAGCGCACCACTCAATGAGGTCTTGCCAGTGCCAGGAGCGCCAACCAAGAGCAGATTCGGAAGTGACTTCGATTTCACAACGTTATCGAAGAACGTGCGTTCCTCGGGATTCGCGAACACGACGTCGGAGACAGTTTTGGGGCGGTAAGCTTCCACCCAGAGTTTGTTCAATGCCATAAGTGTATTGTAAACGGAGGGGCTCTTGAGCGCGTCCTGGAACTGGGAACGAAAAAGGAGGCCGAAGCCTCCTTTGTTTCTGAGCGGGTCAGGATCAGATGTAGTGTCGACTCGTGACCGCTTGTGGTGTCGAATCGAATACCACGTTCGAACCGGGTTCGTTCAGATTGATGTCGTTCAAGGAAGAACGAGCAGGAATCAGATCGTCGAGCGTGATCTCTTCTCGCTTCTCGAGCGTACGCTCGGCTTCATCAGGTGTCGCCGGTTGCACTGGCTCCGCCTCGATGATGGGCTCTTCAATCACGACTGGCTGAGGAACCGGTGGAGCTGGCTCAGGTACTTTCTCCTGAACGACGACTGGCTCCACCGGTGGTTCGTATTCGCGAAGCGCATCAGCCAGGTTATGTTCCTGATTGATCGGCTCGAAGTCAGCCAGATCGACGACTCTGAGCGCTTGCTGTGCGTCGTATTCCTTCGTGACCGCTTCAGGCAAGACGTCAGCGACCTCTTGAGCAACGAAGCCGTAGTTCGCTGGGAACTGACGTGGGTCTTCAGCTTCCTTCGGTTCTTCTTGAACGATCCCAGCCTTCTCCTTCAGACGTCGCATCCGATCGAGCAAGAAGTTCCCTGCCAGAATCAGATAGACCGCCAACGGGTCGAACACAAAGATGATCATCAAAATCACGTACTTCACTGCAGACTCCACGGGAATGTCGAACGCTTTCGCGATGTAAAGAATTGGACCAGCCTTCGCTTCAACACCGATCTGATGGATCTGGAGTTCAGGCAGCTGCTTGTCAATATCAGAGATTTTGTTCTGCAGTTCAGCTTGCTCGGCCTTGAAGCCGTTCATGAGCTTCAATCGCTGATTCACCGTCGTCTTCTCAGGCAACGCAGCAATCTGATCATCGATCTGGCGCTTTCGATCTTCGTACTTCTTCTGCTGATCCTTCAGCACAGAGACTTTCAGGCTCCCCTCTTGAGTACCCATGATCGCCTTCTGGAATTCACCAGAGAGATAACCAGCGGCTCCAGCCGAGGTGATGATCATTGTGATCGTTGCAGCGATGAACGCGTACGTCTTCATGACCTTCCCCATCTCTTTGCCGTACTTGTACAGCATCGAGACAACGACGAGCTTGCCGACGTCGAGGGAGATCGCGAGCGCGATGATAATTGGATTCGCGCCGAACAACGTGCTCAGGCCGATAACCGACACAAGGGTCCCAAGACCCTCGATCAGGAATGCAGCAAGGAACGTGATTAGGACGAACAGCATCAGACTTCCTTGATTGGTCTCATTACCAAGTGACTGTCAGTGACTCGTCATCGGTGACGGCCATGACCTTCGTGTCGTTCGTCTTCCAGACCTTCTCGCCTTCGAAGACTTCGTGGGTCGTCCACATCATCGGCTCGATCAGGATGAATTCACCGACTGCAATGCCTTCGACATCAGGACCGATGTGCGTGACCTTGCCCCAGCGCTCGCCCTTCTGGGTGCTTTGCAGTTGAGGGATGATCAGGCCGCCGCGAGTGCGTTCGGTGAACTTACCAGCTGAACCGCTGGTTGCGTCGAGGAAAGTGAAAAGGATGGTGTTCCCGAGAGGGCGAAGAGTGCTCATGTTAGTCCACAAAGAAATAATCGATCTGGCGCTCGTCTTGCAATGACACGATCGAACTCCAGGTACCAGCATCAATTGTAACGTCTAACAGCACGTCATGCGCAGGGAAACTCGTGTCGAACTTCGGAAAGTCTGATGGAGCGGTCCTGAGCTTCAGGATCCGGACGTTCCCGTCCTTCTTCCCGAAGAACAGATTGTTCGTCGAATGGAACATTACTTCCGCTTTGGAGCTACGCGAGCGGATGCGTCAGCTGCAGCAGCGGCAACTGCAAGCAGTTCATCGACAGCAGGGGTTGCGAGAGGTTTGATCCCTTCGCGTTCTTCGATAGCGACGCGACGATCCAAGACTGGCTTTGGGACCGGAACTGCGGCGAGTTGGGCCTTGATGGCCAAGAGTTCAAAATCAACAAAGACGCCGCGGGCGCTGCGAATTGCGTTCGACATGGTGCAATTTCTCCTAGATGGGTATGGCACGCCATAATGGCGTTCTTTATTTACTCCGGCCGGCCAGCGGGCTAAATAGCTGCTGGAACTCTGCATGGTGTGGAGTTTCTCTTACCTTCCCCCTTAGGAGAAAATCACATGGCATTCCGTAACGTTGCTGGCTCGTTCCGCACATACACGACTACTCAAATCACCGCTCTCGTCGCTGCTTTCGGCCCAACTGGCACGCAAGAAGTGAACGCAATTAAGCCAGGCACTGTTGTGTTTGACACGACTGCGAACATGATTAAGGTGTTCAACGGCACCGCGTTCATCGCTACCGCAGCTCTTGCTTAATCCTCCGGGATCTGAGCAAAAATAAAGGGACCGTAAGGTCCCTTTTCTGTTTCCAGGTCTTGGCTAGACTGGAATACCCATGATTGTGTCTTCATGGTAATCAGCAAGTGGGGATGTTGGCTTCGGCCCCAGATGATGCGTGGTCAGATGGTGGTGATTGTGCGTGAGCGCATCAGCGATTCGCTGAACACTCATTGCAGCATCGCGTTCACTCTTGTGTCCGACGCCGTGGCAGAGCGTTTCGCCCTTCTCGGTCATCATCTTCCAGTTCACGCACCAGGCCATCTTTCCGTTCTTCGGCTCGGCCGACCAATAGAACTCGATGATGGTAGTTGGATCAGTCATGAAAAAATTCCTCCAGTGGAACGTCGTATTTGATGGAATCTACGACGTGCAGTCCTAACAAAAATAGCACGAATGAAGCGCATGATGAGCCTCGCCCGACACCGAACACTTGGTTTGTCTCTTTGAATCTGTCGAGCGTGTAAATGATTGTCCTGAGCAGGTCAGTCAATCCTCGCCTCTCATACTCCTCAAGCTCTCTGGCGACACGAGTGATCGCCGTCTCTGTTTGTGTAGCGTCATACGCCAGTTCAGGCAGACGCTCACCGAACACCGCCAGCACGTGCTGCTCGACATCGAGCTCCAGGTACTTCGGTGGCAACTCCCAAGAAACCTCGAACTGAGGTTCCTCGAAGATTTCTGTCGAGAGCCGTTCATCAGGTGGAACGTTCTCGTTGAACGTCTCGAGCTCTGGTGTGAGCTCGAGAACACGCATTTGATTTGGCTTCATGCCACGCAGCAAAAAGTGCTCGACCATTTCAGGGTCGAGCACCGAGATTCCGTCGAACCGCAAGGTGCGGTCGTTCAGTTCAGTGAACAGTTCGTCTGTCATGCAGGGAGGGGTTCGAGCTCCAGCCCTTCGTACTTCTTGAGCACGGTCGGCAGGGCCTGCGCAACGAGTTCCGGGGTGTTCACGACCGGGTCGTCCATGTCGTCGATCACGAGCACGTTCTTCGCGGCGTACCGGGCCATGCGCTCGGCCGCGGTCTCGGGAGTCACGTTCAGCTTCGAGAGCGCGAACTTCGTGAGCACCGTGGTCGGGACATCCGTGAATGGCGCTTCGATGAAGAACGAGACATCGCCCCAGGTGCCGGTCCGCAGGAAGATCTCGAGCGACTTCACGTGCGCGGTGCTCTTGGGGTTGAAGGTCTGGCGGTTCACGGTAGCAGTGCGTTGCTTGAACATGGTGATCTCCAAGTGATGATGGTGAATTGTACACCAACCGCGCGCGAGTTTCGCAAGCGTTACACTTGGCCGATCGAGAGTTACTGGAGAGTTCCCATGTCGCTCTCGATGAAGTCGACGGGATTGATCTTCGGATCAACGTGCTTCGAATGCAGGTGCATCAGCTTCCGTGCCCGGCGCATGTCGCATCGGATTCCGCGGATGCGAGATGCGAAACTTCGACGCCCCAATTGCGCAACAGTTGAATGCCGTCTTGCACACGATATGAGTTCCTGTACACGACCCGACGGATCTTCGATTGCTTGATCAGCTTTGCGCACTCCAGACAAGGAGAGTACGTGGTGTACAAGGTTCCACCTTGCGCTCCAACTCCACCATTTTCCGCGATCTTGAGAAGTGCGTTCGACTCCGCGTGCAGCACCTCCATTTTGGTTCTTAGGTTCCCGTCCCTGTCGTAGATCTCGCATACATCATCCTTTGAATCTGACGGCATACCATTGTAGCCGTCCGAGATGATCTGGCGATCCTTCACGATCAGCGCACCGACTTGGAGTCGATTTGCTTTCGATCGCTTGGCCCAGATCTCGGCCATGGACATGTACGCTTCATCGAGTTCGATGCGATTTGGATTGATGGTGAGTTCAAACATTCAACCATTTTACCGTTCCCAGAACCGGGCGCACATGTGTTCATGGTTCGGTTATTCTATTCGTCTGGGTTCGGGAGTACATCACGGTTTCGTCTCGGTACAATTCGGGATCAGGTTCGGGATCACCGGTCTATATCGAGAGTGTTCTTCTCACTGTGTCTCGTGAGCGCGATTGCGAGAAGCGCGATCACAATCAGCGCGTACATCATCTTGTCTGAGGTCGCTCCAGACGACGGCATCTTCGACAAGAGCTCGTCGAGTTCCTCGGCGCTCATCATCGTGCCATCAGAATTTCGAGGCCAGTACCAGAGAGCGACCAGCACGATCGTGCAAAGCACGAACAGCAGAGTAAGGCCAAGGCCGCTCCAGCTTACGAGGTGTTCCATCAGATTCTCGCGTTCCAGAAAGTGTTGAATGCGTCGACCAGCTTTATGGGCGTGAGTCGCTCGGCTACGTCCATGAACAGCACGATGTCGAGAGCGGTCGAGCGTTCATGGACGAGGCGCTTGCGCATCGAGGCGAGCATGTCTTGACGAGCTTCTTCGGTCAAGAGTTCCGGATCATTGTCGTCCATCACAGGCTTTCCCAGTCTTTTTGCGTGAGGCGATGGTTCCGCTTCGAAGTCGCGACGTTCTCGAGATCTTGATACGAGCGCGAGAAACCTGGCAGGAAATCGCCGATGTTCAAGACCCAGCCCGAGATCAGATCGAGCACGTACGACGCTCCGTGGAACAGAATTCGAAGGAGCACGAGCGGCAGGATCAGCGCATTCCGCAGGAAGATGTTCCGCAGTAGGAGGTGATTGCCTGCGAGCAACATCAGGTACATCAGGGACACGAAACAGACGAAGGTGTAGGACATATCAGCTTTCTGAAGTGGTGCAACCGGGGTGTTCTCAGAGGGTCCATTCGAGCTTTTCACCGGGGATTTCTCTGTCCCCGACGACGGCACCGAACTTTTCTTCCCATGCCCAAAGCCGCCAGGCCGTGAAGCTGAAGTCCCAGACGCCGAGCTTCTTGAACACGAACTCGATCTGCCCTTCGGGCCAGTCATCAAAGACGAACTTCTTCAGGATGATCATGTCTTCCTTCGGCTCGGCGATTTCGTACAGTGGAATGCCGGCTTTCTCGAACGCCGCGATAACATCCGCTTTCTTCGCGCCTCGAAAGGGGATAGCGACCATGGATTGGAAAGAGAGAACGGTCATGATTTTAGAACGAGTAATTCTTGTGGCCAATGCGGCACTTCACTTGCCACGCGTTGTTCGAGCCGGCCTTGATGCAGGCGAGGAGCGGGGCGTCGGGATTCTTGAGAACGAGACCTTCGTCTTCCTTCTTCAGGTGATCGAAAGTCTCGATGAAACCTTCGTCGAAGCACTTCGCGAGCGTGATTCGCGGAGCGATCCGAACTTGATCGCCTTCGTCCGTGCCGCTGAACTGCTCGTGCAGAATGTGCTGCCGCTCGGCGAACGTGGTACCCACGAGTTGGACACCGTCTTGGACGATCTGATCGAAGATGTACAGCTCGTTCTTCGGGCCGCCAGTGACCTTCGAGTGCAGGAGTTCGGCGACGAACACGTTCCACTTCGCGCGACCTGCGAAGAACGCGTTGTGATCTCCCTCGGGGCGCCACATCCGGTGATTGCCGTCCTCGATGTCCTTGTGGCGCGTCTTGAAGATGATCTCGTTCTTCTTCGCGAAGATCAGCGTGCAAGTGCCGTTCTTCTTTTTCTGGGCCCACCAGCCTTTGTTCTCGTAGAACGCGAGTTGGGACTTTGCGATCTTGACTTCGGGGCGGGGAGCCCAGAGATACGAGTAGCTTTCGTACCGGAGACCAGTGGCGAGTGGAGCGAGCATGATCAGAACGTGTACGTGGTGGAGGACTTCAGGGGCTCGGCTTTCGCCGCGTTGAAGCTGTCGTTCTCATCGGAGAACGCGGGGTCGTTCTGGGCTGCCGTGCGGAGAGCCTCGGCCTTCGAAGCTGCGTGCACGACCGTCACGCGGATGGACTTCGAGAGGCGGAGCTCGTGGCGCGGAGTGCGAGAGACAAGGTACATCATGATGATCTCCTTGATCTCTCGACTTAGGCTGCCTTCTTGCCGGGGAGGACCGCCTTCTTGGCCTTCACTTCGGGCTGGACGATCTTCTTCACGTTGTCGAACAGCTCGGCCATCGGGTATTCTTCGTTCAGCTTCGGCTTCAGGGCCATCGTGCTCACGATCCGGAGGACTTCGCCGTCGCCGTTCTTGAACGCCTTGTCCATCATCTCGTCGGTCACGACGAACTTCGTCACGCCGGCTTGTTGGACGATGAAGTCTTCCGGCAGGTCCTTCACCTTGGACAGCGCGGCTTCGACCTTCGCCATCAGGTTTTCCTGCTCGGCGTACGCGGGGTTGATCGCGAACAGTTGCTTCTGGACTTCTTGTTCGAACGGCTCGATGTTGTGCTCGCGGAGGAGCTTGCACTCGTCTTCGTTCAGGGCCGAGTTCGTACCGCGCTTGCGCATTTCGACGGAGGCAGAAGCCATACCATCGATGCCGCGGAAGGAGTCAGGGCGAACACCAGTGTTCTGGGTCATCGTGAGGAACTCGGCGAAACCGGCTTCCTTGACTTCGCCTTCGAGCGACTTGTACACACCCTCGAGGGTCTGCATGAGCGCCTTGATTTCGCAAAGCTGTTGGAGCTGCGCGACCGGAATCTCTTGGCGCTCTTGCTTCTTGGCAGCGGTAACAGGCTTGGTGAGGGTCTTTGCCTTGGCGAACAATCCGGTCATATTCAGCTCCTACGTTTGTTTGTCGATAGGTGAATTCTATATCGATCCCGAGGTTCGTGTAAACGAATCTGTAACGATCGCCGGACTTGTAACAGAACGCGGCCAGCATTGCACTGGCCGCGTGTACAGAGATTACTCTGTCTTGGCCGCTTGATCAGCGTCCTTGATCGACTTCTCGGTGTAGCCGTACTTTGCAGCTACGAACTTGCTATAACCTTCGATCGCGCCTACGTACGCGAGGTACACGCCGAACAGGCCCTCGTTCAGACCACCTGCAAGTGTGAGCTTCACGATCACCCATGTGGCGGTGATACCACCAATGAGCTGCAGAACCTTCGTCAGGGAAACAGCACGCCCGTCCTTGGTGATCATGTCCGCGAAGTCGAGCTTCTCAGATGCTTGAATACGACGGAAGAGCATCAGCATGCCGATCAGGACGATGAAGATCGTCGCGTTCATCAGGCTGATGTTGAAGCCAAAGACTTCGATTACAGTTGCCAGCTTGTCCATATCTTTCTCCTTGTGTGAACCTGATATTTAGGGCTGCGCTGGCTCCGGAAACGAAAAGAGGACCCTAAGGTCCTCCGCTATCTGTCACCTAATGCCTCTAAACTCGCACTATCGACGTACTCATGTGATCATCGAGTTCGAGGCCGAGTTCGAACTGCGCTTTCTCAGAGATGAATTGCTTCACGAGATTCTGCAGTTCTTCGGCAGTCGCCTTGTCGTCGACCTTGATACTGAAATTCACGATGTACTCATCCATGGTTTTCTCCGTTGTGGATGAGCATCATAACACATTACAGGTCAAGCGGTTCGTTGTATTCCTTGTGGAACGTCAGGCTGAACGTAATCGGACTGAGCTTCGTCTCGTCGATCGACAGGACTCTCGTGCAGAGGGTCATGTGCGGACGGTACTCGTCAAAGTCGTGCGTCCCGCCATAGGAGATGAACTCCCGATGGCGGTGATGGAGCTCAGAACTCTCGAGCTTCAGTACGAGCGCCTCTCCGAACCGCTCAAAGCCACCCGGTTGCACCGAAATTTCTTTGGTGTTAGGTTTCACATACAGAGCGTTCCGTGAGTACAGGAGCGTCACGTGCAGATCGTTCGCCAGAGGGACCTGATTCTGGACTGCCCAAGCTTTGAGCAGGTGAACAGTTCCTTCGGTTGGGACCATGGCAACGTACGTTCCTGTTCCCCTCGTCTTTAGCTCGAAGAGTTTCACGACAGCAGCTTCTTCAGTTCGGTGAACCCACCGACCAGCACGCCGTCCTGCAGAATCTGCGGCATCGTGCGAGCACCTGGAACGATCGTCAAGAGCTCATCGCGCGAGATGTACGCTTGATCTTCGAACTTTGGCTGACCAACGTCAAGATTCACGACGTTGAATTCAAGCTCCTTTGCCACGAGGAGATTCTTCGCTTGATCGCAGAACGGGCAAGCTGGCTTGGAGTAAACGGTGAACATCAGAGAACAATGTCTTTCACAAGGACAAGATCTTCTGGCATGAAGATCGCAGTGGCGACGATAGCGGGCGTCAGGATAAGGGTACGCGATTGCACGCTGTTATCCGTATAGTCCAGCATCGAGTGATCGACCTGATTGAAACGGAGCGACGAGTACTTGTATGCCTCGAGAGCGACGTCACCTTCAGACTTGATCAAGGTAATCGTTTGATCGATCACTTCGTCAGAGGTGAAGAAGTCGAGCGCACGAGCGAAAACATTCTGCGTGTCGTCTTTGAAGCGGATCGCGAGATCGCCGGTGACGCTCACGTTGTGGAAACCATTCTCACCAGACGGAATGCGAGGTGCGAACGTCAGCGAAGGGATCTTCACCGACAGAACTTGCGTGCTCAGATCGTTGATCAGAACGCGTTCTTTGCGATCACCGCCAACGAGAGCGCAAGAGAACTTCACGGTGAATTTCCGTGTCATCTTTGCGCCAGGGGCGGTTTCGCTGATCGCGAGAGCGGTGAAGCCGGGGAGGCCGAGGGAATTGATTGTGGCAGTCATGGATTAGAAGTCAACATCAAAGTCAACAGCGTCGTCATCGCGAACGATCGCGCCGACCTTGTACTGGTTGTTGTCCTGCTCTTGAGGAGCAGCTTGGGATTTCCCGATGTTGATCCAGTCCTCGATGTGAGGCATTGGATTTGTCTTCGGGAACTTGTGATCACTTTCAATGTCGAGAAATTCGTATGGATCTCTAGCATTGTAAAGCACGAAGTTCTTTACGAGCTTCACGTTCGTCCCGACCAGTTCACGTCCTTCTGAGAACGCGTAATCGGTCCAGTCCAGTTCCGTCTGGATCACAGCATCCCCAAGGGCCTTGATCCTTGGCTTCAGTCTCTTGTACGCGGCCTGACCACGCTCGGTCGCGAGCTCAACCCGAAGGACTTCCTTGTCGAGCTCAACGTGCACTTCCAGTTCGTCTTGAGCGATCTTCTGCACGGCCTTGCCGATTGGCTGGAAGAAATTCGACGAGCAGATTGTGAACGTGATCGCGAACGATGCCATGAACTGCACGCGCTCGAGGAACAACAGAGCCACAACAGCCATGAACACGCAGTCGTACGCTTCATCGATCGTCATCCGACCAAGTGCGTACTCGTGCGAAGCGTTATGCAGGTCCTTGAACACAGCGTGAACTGCATCAAGACGCTCAATGCTTTCTTTTACGGCAAGCACGTCAGCCATGACCTTCTCACCGTCATCGAACGACATACGAACGATTTCAGAGTACGTCGCGGCGTGCACGACCTCGTTGTCGGAGATCCGTTGCCATGCTGCCCAGAGCGAGCTGTCAGAGATGAACGGTGCCATCAGAGGAGCGATCGAACGCGAGGCGATCGAGTCAGCTTCCCACTGCCATGCGAGAGTTCGGATCATCATGTCGTACACCGACTTCGGGCAGTTCTGGAAATCCAGACGGCACTGGGTGTAATCGAATTCGTCTTCAGACCAGTCAAGCGACTTCATGGTCTTGTAGATCGTCCAGATCTTTGGGTAGTGCTTGTTCACTGTATCGAACAAGCCAGGGTCTGGACCGAAGAACAAGGGCGCCTTCGCCCTGTATTCCTCGGCCGTCTTCAGTGTATTAAAAACTTTGGAGGTCATGTGAAATTAAAGTGCGCAAGACTCGCAGTACGCTTCGTCTTGCTCTGGTTCTTGTGCAGCGACTGGAGCTTGTGTCACTGCGTTTTCGGACTTGTTCAGGTCAATGCCGTCACTTGTCAAGCTGTTCACGTAGTACCGGGTTTTCATGCCGTACTTCACGATGTTCAGGTAGTCGTTGATGATCTCGGTCGAGCTGATCTTCTGATCGCCAATGAGCTTCACGAACAAGTCAGCGGAGATACCTTGATCGGTCCACTTCTGCATGATCGCGTAAACCTTGATCATGTCAGTCGTCGAGACGTCCCAAGCCGATTGGTACTTCTTCGCGAGACGCGTGCTGTCAGGAGCGACCCAATGATTCACTTGCGTGTCATTCGTCTTCATGATGTACAGCTCGCGGATCGGGTAAGGACCGTTCGTTGTACCAGCAGCGATCGTCGAAGATTCGCCAGGCATGTGAGCTGCCAGAACCGAATTACGGATACCACCGTTCGCAATGACCTTGCCGCGGAGAGTTTCCCAATCACGCTTGTTCGGCACGGTCACGAGTTCGTCAACGCGCTTTTCGTACGTGTCGATTGGCAACCAACCTTCAGGCCAACGGGTCTTGTGCATCCATGGCGCATTCCCGAGTTCCTTGCCGAGACGCAGCGATGCGCTCACCAAGTGGAACATGTGCGTTTCGTACAGCTCATGGATGAAGTTCCGACCTTCTTGCGAGTCGTACGTCAGACCTTCCTTTGCCATCAGATGCGCGAGACCGAGGATACCAACACCAGCGGACAGGCGAGCTTGAGCGGTGTGCTTCAGATTCGGGAACACGTAATCTGATTTGTGGATACACACGTCAATCATCTTCAACGTGTAGTACGCAACTTCAGCGTACTGCGCATCGGAGTCGATGTTCGAAACGATTGCACCACCAAGGCTGCACAGACCGATTTCGCCATCACCTTCTTCGTACACGTCCTTGTACAGAGCGGCAACGCTCTCGAACGCCGAAGTAGGAATGCCGATTTCTGCACAGAGATTCGACGAGTGAATCACATCCTTGAAAGGAGTGTGTTGATTCATCGTGTCGGTCTGGTGCATGTACTGCACGCCAGTTTCGTACGCTTGGGTCAGAGCACCGAGAACAACTTCACGAGCGTTCAGGAAAACCTTCGCGTTCTTTTCGTACTCGGTGTACAGACGTTCGAAGATTGTCTGGTCTTTCGCATATTGTGCGTTGTACAGAGCAGGTTGATCAGCGTACGAGAACGGAGCGAACGTTTCTTTCCGAGCGACCTTGCGGGCCAGGAACTTGTTCGAACCGAAGTTGTAATGGCAGCCCTTGATCGCCTTGTTCGCTGGCGTCATTGGATGGCGCAGCTTCTGGATCACTTCGACTTCTGGGTCGTACGCCGTGTAGTACACGGTTGAAGCACCACCACGGCCATTTTGCAGATTCGCGCCGATCGCGCCAACCATCGCCTTGTAGTACGGGAGCTTCCCCTGATGCTGAATCAGACCACCACGAATCGGATCGCCGAGCGAACGAGTCTTGATGTGCGTACCGATACCAGCCGACATCACGGTCATCATGTACGCGATGTGATCACCAGCAGCGAGCGAAGGAGCCGTGTCGTCCGTCGTGTACAAGCAGCACGAAGCATACCCGTTCAGACGCGTACCGAGGTTCACGAAGTTCGGAGTCGGTGGGTTGATCCGATTGTTGCTGAAATGCTCGTACCACTTTTGGACGTGGATCAGACGCTCGGCCTTCGGCTCGTTCTCTGCGAGGGCCATCGCCATCCGCATGTAAACGAACTGAGGAGTCTCGTATTCCTTGCCGCCCTTTTGCTTGTTCCGCAGCGCGTACTTGAAACGGATCTGATTGATCTGGTAGTGTGGGTACTTCAGATTCGTCTTGTGATCGATGATCTTCTCAATGAGCGCGTACTCGTCATCCGAGTAATCGAGCTTGACCATCATGCCGACGTCAAGGAGTTCCTTGTGCAAAGCCTGAACAGTTGGGCGGCCTTCTGGATAGAGAATGCGATCGAGCAACGAAGAGTACAGACGACCGGCCATCCGGTTGTATTCCCAAGTCTTCTTGTTCAGGCAGACGTTGATCAGAGTTTCCTGAAGCTGCAGCGACGTGCAGACTGCTGGGCACTGATTCACGGTCTCAAGGACCACGCTCGCCCAGTCAACATGCGAACCAAGCGTTTTTGACGCCCACGAACCCCAACCATTCACCTTAGCAGGTGAGAAATCTTCTTGCGTGCCATTACGCTTTTCAATGTGAGTAATCATTCTTTTGAACTGTAACCAATAGAGACAATTGTAACAAGGGACGTGCTTGCGCGCGTCCCCGTTACAGGTACGAAATATTCGGGATTGTGTTTTGTGTTAAGCTTGCTTCTTGGCCTGTTCGTAGGCCTTCGCAAGTTTCACGTCGTACTGGTTCTGGGCGTAACCCGAACCGTTGTACAGGCGGGCAAAGTCTGCCCAGCGCTTTTCGCGCAGCTCATCATCCAAGCGGGAGTGAATGATGAATTGAGTGAACGCAGCGAGTTGCTCGTTCTCGTCCTTGCAAACTGCGGACACGTACTGCTGGACAGTCTTGAAGCCGCAAGTTGCGAAATTGAAACCCATGATTTGGAACATGCCCCACGATGCGGACATCAGCGCAGCGGTACGGTCCAGTGTGCAAGCAGTAGCGAGGCGAGCCTTCTCTTCTTGCCACGTCTTGCCGTACGACTTCTTATCCCATTTAGGGAAGCACAGATTTGGATGTGACTCTGCGAACTTACCCTTGGTAAACTTGTAGAACCACTGACCTTCAAACAAGGTCTTAGGGAAGCCTTCTGGATCGAAGCCGCCTCCACGCGATTCCACTGCCGCCACGGCCATAACGGCCTCTACTTCACATCCAATTTGCTGCGCATCATCAAGGCAGTCTTCTCGTTTCAAGGCCATCTGTAATCTCCTGTATGTGGGAGGTATTTACAGACGGCAGCTCAATGAAATTGGATCGTTCTGGGAAACGAACAGTTTCTTTACCCGAGAATATCGCCCACGGTACATCCAGAAATGTAGCGCCAGAGGTCATTCGGACCAACGATTACACCCCGTTGCACTTGTTTTCCATGGCTCGTGCCAGGAGTAATAGCATGCACAACCGCGTTCGCCTTTTCAACGGCCGGGTAGATGCACGAACTATTCGGTTCCCAGCCGCTGGCACGGATCGGCTCAGTGATCAGCTTCCCGTCGTCTGGAGAGAACACGAACGCGAGGTGTTCGAATGCTGCGCAAGCGGTAACTGGCACGGCATCGATCGTGTACGTCTCGCTGTCAACGATCAGGATGTTCCAGGCACCCGGAACGCGGACTTCGGCGCCAGCGATAATCAGAGTCACGGTCGGTCCGACGGTTTCCTCGAGGTACGTGATGTCGCTCAGTGTGAAGTCACGCTGCTGGCCACTGAAGATCCAGTGGAAGCGCGAACCTTGTGGCAGTGGAGCGGTCAGGGAGTCGACCATGTAAGGTCGGTTTACTTCGTTCAGAATAATCATACGCGTTCCAAAGATTGATATTGCAGTTTGTACGGAACCTTGTCTTCGGTCTCGACGTACAGGTAATAGTTGTAAAAGCCGAGGTGTCCTCGGATAACCGTGAATGGAGTACTTTCTACAAGAACCGTCTTCTCTTTATCATGTCCGTTGCCGAACCAGAGTTCACAGTTCAGGCGAACCGTATCGCCAGGCCGGCATTCAAAGAATTCATCAGCTGTCATGCTGGGTCATGCACCACATCGATGCTGATAATTTGGTAATCGGAAACCGTGCCGTCTGCTGCGATGTTCGCAAAGCCGGCTGGTCGGAAATGGAGAGGAACATCAGCGCCTTCGAGTTGCTTCAAGATCTTCCCGTTCGGGGTGTTCATGATCTTGATGTCAGCGAACACGTCACCGTCTTCGATGCGGATATTCACAGCGCGGTGCGAGACACGTTCCAGATTGACCGTGCCATTGAAGTCATCGGGATATCCAATGGAGCCGAAGATGTCACGGCCCTTGGTCTGCTCGATCGCGGCCTGGACAGCCTCAGTCGTGTAAATGCGGCCGTTCTTGTTCGGCACGTTCAGTTCAAGAATTTTAGCTCGCATTATGCACCACGATTGTTGTCACGTTCTTCATACCACCCATATGTTTCTCGAATTATCGCTGCAGATGTTAGTGTGGCGATAACCTCATCACTGAGCTTCAAACGACGGCCATTGCTCGCATCCTTCACCTCGTCAAATGTGTTCAAAATGTGGTGAATAATATTTTGGTCCATTACAGTTTTGCTTTCATTACCTTGTTGATTGGATAGTGCGCTTCCTTGTAGAACTTTGCGCGCTCCTTGGCATGCTTCTTGCCCCACTTCAGCGACGAGTAAACGTCAGTCACGTACACGAAGTCCTTGTCACGGCCCTTGCGGAGACCACGGCCAATCGACTGAATGGCGCGAACGAACGACTTGCCCGAGTCGATCAGCATCAGATGGAACACGCGATCGATCGAGATACCCGTGGACGCAATTCCGGCTGTCGCAAAGACGATCAGATCATCTCGTTTATCGAACGTTGAGTACCATTCAGCTCGCACTTCGGTTTCATCTGAGCCACACAGGAAGATCGAATCTTTCACGAGCTTCTGGAGCTGCTGACCTTGCTTGATCGAGTTCACGAGGACCAGAGTGTTCCCGTGCTCTGCAGCACGAGCGATCACCAAGTCAGCAAGGAACTCGAGGCGCTCCTTGCTCTTCGACGTGTACGCCTTTTCAGATGCGTAATCAGGGAAGTCTTCGCCGACCTTCTCTTGGATTTCAACAGGTTGAATTTCCAAATTCGCAAGGTAACCCATCTGAATCAGATCGGCTGCGCTGATCTCAAAGAGCTTCTCACCAATCGTTCCACGCAGCGTGTACTGATCGGTCTCTGGCTTTGGCCATGTTCCAGTGAAGCCGAAACGATAACCAATGTGCTTCCCGTGGTTCGTGAGCAGATCGCCAATCGTGTTCGCCTTCGCACCATGCGCTTCGTCAACGATCGCGACCTGAAAGTCTTCCATCACGTGCGGATTGTTCTGCAGCGATTGCCATGTTGCGATCACGTGTGGTGCGTAGATTTCTTTCTTCGCGCCAGAGTACGTGCCATGCTCGATGTTGCACAGCTTGAACGTTGCTGAGGTCTGTTCAACCAAGTCGGCGGATGGAACGATCGTGATCGAGCGGAACCCTTCAGAGCCGACAACGTCACAGAGACCCGCAACCATGATCGTCTTGCCAGCACCCGTCGCCGCGATCACGAACCCAGATGTTGCGTCAAGCGCTGCATTCACAGCTTCAACTTGATACGGTCGGATCTCGATCGGAACCTGTGACTTCCCTTGGAACCAGTCCTTGTGCAGACGGCCTTCGACGAGCTTCATTGGGCGACGCTCATCATGGAGCTCGACCGTGTATCCCCACTTCTCGAGGAACGGAATGATGTCGGCCAGGAAACGCAGGAAGACCTTCCCAGTCTTCTCGTAGTACCGAAGCTTGCCATCCCAGCGACCGAGCTTGCGAGCTGGCATGTAGAACGAACCTTCGACCTCAATGCCGTACTTCACCCAGAAGAACTGGTGCTCGCTCGGCTCAATGCCGGCGACAGTCATGTACACTTCGTCGCGTACCCAAATGTGCGCCGTCTTCATGGAGCACTGAAACGGAAATGGCGCTCGAGGTTCTTTGCACGGATGTATTTCATCGTGCTCTCAGCCGTGATTGCTGCACCAGCAAGCATCATCATGAGCATGTTCACGCGAACGGTTTCGAGATTGCTGATCGTCGATTCTGGCTCGAACGTTAGCTTCACAGCTTGTCCGTTCTCATGCAGATTCAGAACGAGATAAATGTCTTCGTCCTTGTACCCGATCACTGCGATTGGATCTGACGAAGCGGCCATTGTGCTGGCGCCGAAGTTAGAGATGGTTGCCATTAAATGATCGCGTCCTGCATTTCTGCGACACGAAGCTTTGTGATGTGACCGAGCATCCAGCCCATCTGCTTGATGGCCTCGACGATCTCGTCAAATTGTTGTTGTTTCAAATTCGCTTCAACGATCAGTTGATTCAGCTCGACGACGTCCTTCTCGCCTTGGATGTACAGCGACTGTTCCTTCACGCCAAGAGCGCGAGGTTGGTTGTTGTAATTCTTGACGTGCCGAGATTCCTTCTGGGCCTTCGAGATTTCGAGCCACTTCACAACAGCCCGAGCTTCTTGAGCACGACCTGCGTAGAAGAACTGATGATGTGGAAGAGCAGATGCGAGCTTTTCGAGACGCACGCCTTCCATTTCAAAGATCGGTGCCGCCTCTTCGATTTCCTGTGCCCACTGCTCGAAGAACGTCGGGAGTTCAGCCATGTACTCCTCGTTCTTTGTTCCGAGAGCGAACAGATTGATTCTTTGTTTTTCCATTGCAGAGACGAGAAAGGCACCGTTACAAGTTGAAGTTCAATTGTAACGATGCCTAAGGGAACGGCCTATCAGCCGTGGGATCAGAACGTGTTGATGCGCTCAGAGAGAACTTCAGCGTACTCTTCCATGATCATGCGTTGCCGCACCAGAAGGTCCTGTTGTTCCTCATCCATCCGTAAGTACTGTGGGTTCGAGTCGATGTACTTCGTGAGTAGATCGAGACGCACGTCCAGATCGGCTTTCTCAGCCATAACCCGGAGTTGATAGCGCTCCATTACTCAGCAGCGTCGTCAGCCGTCTTCTTGACCAGGCTGAATTGCTCAGCCGCGGTCTTCACGAGACGCATTGCCTTGCCGATCGAGGTCGCGACTTCTTGGACGTACACTGGGTACTCCACACCTTCTTCGTACTTTGGGTACGAGACGATGAAACCGCCGACGGCGATTTGAACGGTGATCGATGCGTTGTAGCTGTGTGTTGCAGATGGGTTCATTTCAATTCTCTTTTTAAGCGGGAGGCCGAAGCCTCCCTTGGTTTAGTCTTCGATCTTGTCGAGCTCTTCAGCGGTCGGCTCTGGTTCAGCGCCACGAGTCAGCATTGGCTGGCACGATGGATGCTTCAAGAGCTTCTCAGCGATCTCAGTTGTGATCTCGCTTTCCTTGAACACGATCCGTTCACCGTTCACGTTCCCGATGAACTTCGTCTTCTCACCTGGCTGCGTACCCTTGGCGATCACACTCATCTCTTCGAGGAGTTCAATCAGGCCAGAGAAAGGAGACATCCCCTTGTTGTACGGCACTTCGAGTTCGACCTTCGTACCGAGCTTCGCAAAGCGGCTCTTGTACGTTTCGAATCGCATGCGAACACCAGTGACGGCGCCTTCTTCCTTGAGCTTCAGCTTCGTGACGATGCCGATGATGGAGACCGAGAACTTCGTAGAGTTCGTGATCGCCCATGCGCCATCGCCCATCATGATGTCTTGCGGGTACACGTGATCGGTGATGATCATCGAGATTGGCAGACGACCGATGTTACCAACGGCCAGACGAAGCATTGCTTTACGACGCTTGGCGAGCTGACCTTGGTCACCCTTGATCACGCCCTTGTCGTAATTTTCGATTTCAGTTGCAGACGAAAGCATCGCGAGCGAGTCCAGCACGATCATGGTCTTCTGACCAGTCATGTTGTCCTTGCCAACTTCCTTCTTGTACGCACTGAAGAAGTCAGACAGAACGCTGTTCACGTCTTCGATCGTAGTGACCGACAGGTACGTGAGAGCTTCTTCCGAAACGTCAACACCGATTTTGCTCAGGTAGTCAACGTCAATCGCGTGTTCCGAGTCGAGGTACAGAACGTGATAGCCTTCCTTCTGCGCTTGGAGAGCGAGATTCGAGGCGATGAACGACTTACCAGAGCCCGATGGACCTGCGAACAGAGTGAGCTTGCTGAGTGGCACGCCCTTCATGAAGTCGCCAGACAAGGCTCGATTCAACGCGTAATTGCCGGTACTCAACCATTCTTCAACGGTCTTGATACCAACACCTACGGTGTCGAGCTTGGCGACGTCCTTCTTGAACTGAGCAAGAAATTTGAGTCCCATATTTTCCTTTGGAAATGAAAAAGCGGAAGGACCACGAAGGATCCTTCCGAACATTCAACTTACAAGCTTAGGCTTGTTGAGCGGCCTTGGCTGCGGCAGCACGTGCACGCAGTTGTTCGACTACGCTGAGCTTCGCGCCACCTTCAGCAGGTGCAGCGGCTGGCGCGGCAGCAGGAGCTGCGACATCACCGTCATCAGAAGCGGCAGGAGCAGGAGCTGCAGCCGACTTCTTGTTCAGTTGGAGACCAGCAGCAGGAGCTGCGGAACCAGCTGCTTCGTACGTGCCACCGGTTTGGGCAGCGATCAGCATTGCTTCAACAGCAGCGCGATCGACCTTTGCGGTGCGGTACTCGGCCAGGTTGTAAAGCGTGATGCTTTCCAGAATCTGGTCCGACACGTCGGTCTGCTTCGGAGCGAAGTTCGACGTGGTGTACGAATTCTGGCCAGAGCCGGTCTTCGTCTTGCGGAAGCGGAAGTTGTATCCACCCTTCAGTTCGTAAGGAGCTTCTTCCAGGTCACCGCTTTGGAAAGCAGCTTGGATTTGCTTGAACACTTGCGGACCGAATTCGATGAGCTTCACCATCTGCTCAGCATCGTGCTCGATTGGGGTTTCGAGAACGAGGACTTGGCCGATGTAGCTCTTCTTGCGATAGAACTGCTTGCCGAGTTCTTCGTTGTGCTCTGCGCTGTTCTTGTCGTAGAAACGCGAGGACAGTTCGCAGATTGGGCAGGCTTCGCCGAACATCTTCAAGCATGCGACCTTTTCGCGCTTGCCGTTGATATTCAATTCGTGGGTGAGGTTTTCGACGAGGAAGCCCATTGGGTTCTCACCGTCGTTGTCTGGGAGGAAACGAACCGTAGAAACGGTCTCGACTTCAGCCTTCCAGAAAGGGAAGAACAGCTTCCACGTTGCGTTTCCGCCACCACCTTCGTTGGTCTTGGATGTGAATGCTGCGGCCAGATCGGCCAGTGAACGCTTGGTTGCCATGATTTCAAAACTCCGTAAAAATTCAAATAGTCAAAGTGACAAGATTGCGAACTGAATGTTCGGCTGTCTATTTAGCGGAAACCGCCGTCAGGTTGACTTCGTGTATCTGTTACAATTTGCAACAAGATGTAGTAATTGTAACAGAGATCGTTACAAGTTACACCCGAGTGTTTGGATCAGGATGTTGAACTTCCAGCGCGGAGAATCCGCGGTCTGGCCAGAAATCATGGCGACACGAGAGGGCGCCGGTGCGAGGCAGAGGGATCGGTGTTTAGCTAAACAAGAAGGGGACCTTCGGGTCCCCTGTGCGTTCTGAGTGAGCCGAACGATGTCAGGTCGGCAGTACCAACTCGACACGATCGACTTCAGATCCGAGCCATGCTCCACCGATCGCGTAAAGCTGCTGCTTCACCGCACCTGGCGGTACCGACTTGTCAGGCCGCGTCTTCTGACGACGGATCAACTCATCGAGCGGGTTCCAGAACTCGACTGCAACGACGCGGAACTTGAACCTGTTCGCAAGATCCACGAACTTTGCACGCTTCTTCTTGGACGCGTTCACCATGTCCACGAACACGTTCGCTCCAGACTTCGAGGCCATTTCGAACTGAGCCGCCACGATCGCATCGGAGAACTTCTTGAACTCAGACTCGTTCTCGTTCGCGTAAGCCCACGCAAGATCGTACTGCTCTTGACGAGTAGGAACGCTGAAGCCAAAGCCCTCAGCCTGGCCCTTGTGGTACCAGAACTGTTCCTTCAAGTCATCGTACGAGATGATCTCATCGCCGTTCTGAGACGCATGCCGAACGTACGTGCTCTTACCCGATCCAGAAGGACCGATCAAGAGGAACGCGATCTGTTCACGGTACGCGGCAGTGCGAGCAGTCGGGATCTTCTTGAACTCTTCGACCCAATCCTCGACGTTCTGGAGCTTTGTTTCCATGTCGTCACTGATCCGACCCGCCGCATCAGAGCGAAGGCAATCGAAGAACAACTCGTACCGGCAGTTCGCGGTGTAAAGCGCGTGCCACGTGGCGACAGCGAGACCTTGACGCTTCTGCTTGTCCTTGTACCCGTACGGCAAGTGATGCTCGATGATCCAGCGGATTGCGCGAGCTTCTTCAGGCGTCAAGAGCGCGCGAAGTGAACTCATCGTCAAGTAGCACTCTTGGAATGCCACGGCCGAATCTTGCTCGTGCCCCGCGTACCGACGGTACTTCTCACCAGAGCCGTCCTTCTTTTCGAGAACTTCTTCAGCGGAAGGCTTGCCAGTGTCGTGGAACAAGATCGCCACGCGACCAACGAGAGCTTCGCGTCGCGAGTAGTTCGCGGCGAAGCGCGTGTCGAATTGCTCGAGCGACATCTCCGTATGGAGCGCAACGTTCGCTTCACGGTGCCATGGGGAGTCCTCCACCGTGTTGACCATCGTGGCCCAGTACGGTGTGAGCTTGAACTCGGCGAGAAATTGTTCGAATTTTTCCATCCTCTGATTGTACGGCTCAACCAAGAGCCGCTGAACCAGAGTGTGGGATCAGTCGAAAATCCAGAAGCAGGCTGAGACTGCAACGCGTTGATAGCCCTTGCGATCGAGCAAAGCTGTCCGCCAATTGATCACGCGAACAATCACATCGCCTTCATCGAGCCACTTCCGATAGACCCGCGCCCAGATACGCTTCGTGAGCGAGCGGGTGCCGAGCCAGCGACCGAACTTCTTTCGGGTCTTGGTGTACCAATTGCTGAACTGCCAAGCCCAAAGATCCACGTACTGAACAGGCAGCGAGTACCTGATGTGATACCAAATCGAGAACTTCATCGTTTGATGCTCGCAGTCGCCTGCACCTCTACGCGGATTTGCTTCGCCTCGTAGATGTGGTAGTCGTCCACACTTCCTGGTCGGGCCACAGCCCAGGCCATGAGCTTCTCTTCCGTCTCGAACCTTGTGACTTCCCACACTCCGCTAACCTGTACCATTGCAATGAACATGCGCACCCCCGCAAAAAGAAAGGGCCATTGTAGGCCCTTTAAAGTGCGACAGCGGAATTGATTCAGGTTCTTAGACGGTGCAGGTCCTTTGAACCTGCCAGCCGAAGCTTGCCCAACGATCGATGTTCGGAGGGCGGGGCGAGACGAACACGCCTTCACGTTCCTTCGTGGTTGCATCGCCGAGAATGGCGTGCGCATCTTCCGTTCGGTACGGATAGCACTGATCGCGACGAAGCATGTCCACTGGGAACTCGCCGCGGCCCTTCACCATGAACACATACTGAGCTGCCATTCAAACCTCCGACTTGTGACGAATAATGACGTGATCGCTGACCTTGTAGCAGAGCACTGCCAGTTGGTCATAGTATTCCAGCGTGTGATCGATGATCTCGCTGATCTGTGGTTCGGTGGCGACGATCCGCACGGGGATCATGCGCTCAGTGAACGTCTCGCCTTTCGGGCTGACCCACTGCCCCTTGGCAGGCGTGAGGATCGTGAGACCACCAGTAATTTCACGGACTTTCGCGTCCCACACGCGATGGTACCGAGTCCGATAGAACGCGCCTGGTTGTTGGCGCTTTTCCGTTGGCACGAGGATTTCCCACATCGCGCGCGGGTGATCGAGCTTGATCTGATCATCCGCATCCACGGGCTCTGGCGCGGTCACTTGATCCTTGGGAGCCGCGGCCGAGGGCGGCCATTCGCCGACCTTGTAGTACTCGCGATACCCGCTGGTGCGTGGTTGCCAGACGCAAACATCCACGTTCTTCTCTTGGTACCAGTTGTACACGAACGAGCAGGCTTCGGCCAAATCATCCGTCTCGAAGAGCTTCTCGCCCATGTGGCAGAGCTCCATGTCCGGATTGAGGAGGTAGCACTCGTACTCCATCATCGAGCTCCTTCATGCACGGTGCACTCGACCACGTCGGGCCCGACGTAGAAGCGTCCAAGCTTTTTGGCTTCGTTCAGCACGGTGTTATGCGCCCACACCCAACCAAGCAGGCAGCCGAACAGTCCACCAACGATCAGCCCCAGGAGAATTGCGAGGAATGTCATGATCAACCTTTCGTCTTCAACCACTTGCCATCGGGCTGCTTCGTGTATTCTTGGCCGAGGCCCATACCCCACTTCCCGATGCCAGGGCCGAGGGTCGCACAGCTCGGGCACATGCAAGCCCACGGCCCGTACGTGGTCTTTCCGTCGGTGAACACGTTCGTGATCGGGGTGTCACACGCATCGCAGCGCGAGGGCGGTTCGGACGACCAGTATTTTGCCATCATTTTCTCCTGTTCTCGACGAGCGAGCGATTCTTCCAGCCAGGCGAGATCGAATCCTCGGTCAGGGTCTTTGCAGCGCCGACGTGCATCTGCACGAGAGCTTCAGTGAACGTTGGGAGCGTGCGCAGGAACTGCGTGATCGCATCGGTCGTTCCGAGCAGGCGCACGGTCGTCAAGCTCCAGGCCGGGGTCTTCAGCAGGATTTGGGTCTTCACGTCGAAGGCTTTCGCCTTGTGCGTGAAGTTCCCACTGAAGTCCTTCACCGAGATGTCGACGAAGTTCATTACTTCGCCTTCACTGCGACGCGGGGACCTTCGCCGGAGGTGCCATAGTCAATGATCGTGACTCGGCCCGGCTTGAGCAGATCGCGCTGGCGTTGCGAAGGGCGATTGGCGATCTTCTCGAGGCGGTTCTTGTGCTCGGGCGTGTTGTTGAACGGGGCGTACGGGTTGAAGTTGTTCGACATGAGTGCTCCAGTTTTCGAGGTTGTTGATTCTTGATTCTATCTCAGACTTCGGGGTTTTGGCGACTGATGTGACCGCTCACGAGCGACCAGGTTCCGCCGACCTTCTTCCAGGTGCCGGAGTTCTTCTTGCGGTTGTACTTGCTGCCAGTGGAGGTGATCACCATCCAGCTCGGGGTGATTCGGACGATCTCACCATCGGGGTGGTAGTCGCCGTTGAAGGCGTACGAGACCTTGTCGCCGACAGCCGGCGGGCAGAAGATGTCGAAGCGAGGCGAAACGTTCGGGCCGCTGTCTTCGCCCATGTGGAGCTTGCCGGTGATCTCGGTCAGCTTTGCGGCGAGGTTCTCGACTTCCTCCAGGCTCTCCCAGTCCCAGCGGCTCTGGGCTGCGTCGTATTCGATGCCGTCGAACTTCTTCAGAGCGGGGGTGCCGGTGTACGGGGATTCGGCCGTGACTGCAACCACTTCACCTTTGAGAAACAGAACGTAGAACATCTTGCATCACCTCGTTTCGTTGTCGATGAGTGATTGTACTACATCCTGCGGGTGAATGTGTAACAGTATCGGCGGCCGTTACAACTTCATTCTTCGAACAAACGAAGCTGCTTGAACTGATGTGGGATCCACCAGAGCGGCAGTGTCTGCGGAGCCGCATTCAAGATCTCGACGATATGCTGCGCGTACTCGCGTCGAACGGTGTCATCGAAGAAATCACCGGTCACGCGGAGCAGAACGTCATGACGAAAATCTTGCGACTCGATCGAGAACTGGCCGTTATGCTCGTACACGGACCATGGGCCCTGATCAGGCGTGTGCGTCATCATCTTGATGTAGCTGTTCGTGCAGGTTTGACATGGGTTCCCGTACCCAACGCCATGACGGTCAGACCCATGGCAGTTCGCCAGAGTTTGACCGTCAAAGACGCCCTGCCAGAAGGCGTCGCGTTCGCTCATTTCCGCTTGAACGTGGTCGTGGTCGTGCCGTAGCTCGCGGGCTTCTGCGCGAAGCTCGTGCCAGTGCTCTTCACCGGCACAGCAGGAACGGCGGCCGTGTACTTCGGCAGAGTTGGCTGCGTCACAGCAGTCACGACTGCAGGCTTGGCTGGCGCGACGGGCGCGGTCACGGGAGCGGTGGGGGCTTGTTGTACGTACGTCTTGTTCACGACGGTCTTGTTGATCACGGTTGTAGGTTGTTGAACTTGGGAAGGCTGAGGCGTGTTCCGATTGCCGAGCAGGTATCCACCCACGGCGCCAGCGGCGAGGCCGACTGCGGCTGCGGTTCCAGCGCTCATGCCGCTGTCTTGTTGAACGACCACGGGCGCTTGTTGGGGAGCGTACTGCTGTTGCGGTTGCTGGTACGAGACTGGCGCAGCGTCGTGATTGCAGGCGGAGAGCGAGAGAACGGCCAGAGCGAGGAGGGAGAGTTTGAGTTTCATGTTCATTTCAAGATGATGGTTTCGTCGGTGAAGTAATCCTGCTCACCTTCGTAGGTCGTGGTCAGGACTGCTCGGCGTTCGCCAGAAACGGCGCCTACCGTAACTCTAAAACAAACGAACAGCCCGCGGAACCCGACCTTGTAAGAACGTTCGCAGTAAGTTGTCTGTGTGAACACGTTCTCGTAGAAATTCTTCGCGATCGCGGCGATGAACGGAATGTCGCGGGCCATGTGGCGCTCGAAGATTCGCTCGGCAACGTGTTCGCTGATGTGCAGACCTGGACAATTGAATGCCTCGGAGATCTTGATCAACTGTGCTTTGAAGCGCCTGATCTTGCCTCGTTCATTCATGCGTGCGCCACCCATGCCCAGGAACCATGCCCACCGGTGTTGTGGTGATCGCGGCCAAACGCGTTGTAGGTTCCGCGGTAGATCAGATTGCCAACCCGGGCGTACACGCCGTACTCACCGCAAAGCTCTTGCGTCGGCTCTGGCAGCGCGGCCTCGTAGTCAGGCGTTGAGCCTGGAACGGATACTGGACGTCCACATTCGATCATTCAAAGATCTCCAAAAGTTCGGCGGCGCGCTTTGTGAACCGAAGCTCTTTCACATTCAGCGCAATCCGCCGTTCATGAATCTTAACGCCCCGCTTGCGGAGCGGCTTCAAAGCTGCTTCAAGATTATCCCGATCCTCCTTGCCAGGAAACTGATGCTGCACTGCGTTGATCTCGACACGCAGATCGGCAAGGTCTTCAAGGGTCGCTTCCCAAGTGTCTTCAGTCATGTGATTCTCGTGCAATTTTCAATGCTGGTATTCTTGAAAGTAGCAGTGTACGGAGCAGCACCACCGAGTGTGCATGTGACTTCGGAGCTGTCCTTGCCGTAATAACCTTGCTTGAACGTAATGTCCTTCGCTGACATATGCTCTTCAAGCCACGCCGTGACGCCATCCATTACGTCATAACAGGTCGGGTATTTCTTGTCGATCATCACGACGCCGTACGGCCTGCCGCAGAGTGCAGATGAAATCACGACGCAGACGATCATGACGACTCCGGCCCAGCACCGCGGTGCTTCTTCGTCCACTCGTAGTCGTGACCGTCTGGAGTCTTGCCGTTCTCGACAGCATCGACTCCTGGCTTTCCGACCGCGCCATCGAACTGGGACGACATCACGACGTGCTGGTATCCCTTGTCGCGCAGCTCTTGAATGCGGCGCATTGCTTCGCCGAACTCGCTGGACTCGAATGCCTCGTGGCGCGGCAACCAACCCTCAACGATCGGGTCTGGTCGCAAATAGAAAACAACGATGCTCATATTGGGTATCCTAGAAGACGCAGACCTGCCCATAGTGACATTCTGAATCCTGGTTTGTAGCTGTACTCGGTTTCGCCGACGTTTCCTTCTTGGAACACGAACTCTTTTGGTGACTGAAAGTACATTCCGCTGAACATCCCATCAGTCCAGCACTTTGCGCCGAACAGCAAGGTGAGCTTGTCCTGAATCTCTTCCCACCCAGCGTAGTACACGGCGGCATCGTGTGTCGTGGAACCATCTGGCAGCTTTGCGCCGTGCGCCGCGATCGTGTCGGAGATGACTGGCATCAGGCCTCCAACGGGTACTTACGGCGAATGAGCCAGATCGAATAGATCCAGAACAGATTCGCGAATGTGACGAGAATGCCGGCGTAGAAGCTCAACCACTGGCCGAGATGCGGATAGTACCAGATGTTCCACACGCCCCAAGACGCGAAGAACATTGTGCTCAGAATGGAAATGCCGTGCGCCTGCTTCGAGCCCCACACTGCGCGGCAGTGATTAAGGATGAACAGGGCGGCGAGCGCTTCGAATGTGGCGTTCGCCAAGTCAGGTGCAATCATAGACGTGATTGTACCACCCAGGCTCCAGGGAAGGAACCTGGGTTTTCAGGATCACATGATCGCGAACGGAACGTAGTCGTTGTTCTCGTCGATCGCTGCTTCTGGGTCAACGTACTCGTTCACGACCTTGAATGCGCCGTCGTTGTACTCAGAGAGACGCTTCAGCAGACGCATGATACCGACTGTTGCCATCACGCAGTCATCAGTCGAACCAGTCTTCGCTTCGTAACTCTGACCCTTCGAGACGAAGTTCTTCAGCTCGAACACGAGGTGCTCAGACTTCACGTTCAAGCCGCCGTTGATCTTCTCGATCAGACTCTTGAGTTGCAAGCAAGACAGAATCTTCTGCTTACCGGTCGTGAACACACCGAACTTCAGTGGGTGATCGTTCACGAGCTCAGCTTCTTCGACCTGCTTATCGTCGTTGTAGTACAACGCAGAGACCGCTTCACCAATACCGTTCCGTTCGAACGTCCACAGAATTTCGGCTCGACCACCGTTCACCGGTTGCGCGAGTTTTCTGAGAAGCCACATCAGCTTACCGTACATCAACGGGATGTTGATCTCATTCGATCTGAACTCGGCGATTTGATTCAGCCCTGGGAAGTCGAACACTTCGATCGTCGAGTAGTCATTCCCAGAGCCTGTTGCAGGATCCATGGAGACCAAGTACGTCTTGTTCCGCCCACCAATCTCTTCCTCTGGAATCCAGAAGTTGATACCAAGCGTTTGGAAGATCGGCACTTCCCACTTCAACTGCGCAAGGCGGAGTGAGCTCACAAGCAGAGCATCAGACGACAGGAACTCACAATCCAATTCCTGCTTTGCCTTCACGGGACCGAGCTTACCCTTCATTTCGTCGTAGTACGACTGATCACGATCAGGGTGGCGCCACCACAAGAACTCGAGTGGTTTGAAGTTGTTCATGCCAGACTTTGCGCCACGCCAGAGCGTAGCGAACAAGTCACCGTCACCGTTCGGAGTCGAGGTGATAATGAACTTACCACCAGTGGACAGAGCGGGCGTGAGCGATGCCCACATTTCTTCTTGGATGCGGCGCGAGATGAACGCGATTTCGTCAAGAAAAATGATCGATGGCGAGGAACCGCGACCAGTCTTTTCAGACGTAGCTTCACAGATGATCTTCGAACCGTTGTCGAATTCGATCGAGGTACGGTTGTAGAACTTACAACCAGCTTTCAGCCAGTGCGGCAGCTCTTCGTACGCGAACTTAACGCGAGATTGAATTTCAACCGCGTGCGCCATCGCCTTCGATGCAATCACGCATCGCTTGTCCTTGTTGAACAGAGCGTACCACAGGATGTACATAGCCGCAACAGTGGTTTTACCCATCTGACGCGAGCAAAGCAAAATCGTGTCCTTGTTCTCATGAATAGCAAGGACCATTTCCTTCTGGTAGTCGTACAAGATGAACGGCACAGAACCCTTGGTAGGGTGAGTGACCTTCACGAAGTGCGTCATGAAGTAAATCGGATCGGCCATGCAGCGTGAAAGCTCAAGGACGTTCTCTGGCAGGAACTCACTGGTTTCGTGAGCTCGCTTCAGATTCGGATTCTTAGCCATTTACGATGGCTCCATATTCCTGCTCAAATCGAATTGAGCCAAGCATAGCGCGCTGATTTTGCATCCACTCAGCGCCACGATGTGGGTGCAGCTCGTACGAGTATCTGATAGGCTTGAGCTTCAGTGGTCCTGCTTCGCCAAGCTTGAACAGCTCGATGAACTGATTGCCATTTGGACCTGGAGTCGATGGGATCACGATCTTCGCGTTCGTTGAGACCAAGCATGGCACGATCGTTTCAAGGCACTCAGTGACTTGCTTTTCCGGCCAGTACGCAAGCTCATCAAGCACGATCATGTTCAGCGACATTCCACGAGCAGTATTTCTATTTCCAACTACAGACATGATCCTCGAACCGTTGTCAAACTGGAGCTCATTCTTGTTCGCGCGAACAAGATCGCTGATCCATGCGAGATGCGAGCGCATGAAGTGAATCTTGCTCATGATCTCTTGCGCGATCACGACCTTCTGCGAGACAAACAGAATGTTCTGATTTGGATTGAAGATCGAGTGCCAGAGCGCGTACGCACATGTCAGCGAGGTCTTACCCATCTGACGGCCGAATGCAGCGATCACGTTCCCCGTGTGAATCTCACGGATGTAATCGCGCTGGTACTCGTACAGCTCAAATGGAACAGCACCAAGGGATGGGTGTTCAATCTTGATGTACTGCTCAATGAAGTGCAGGGGGTCTGTTGCGCAGCGATGAAGCTCCGCAATCTGTTCTTTTGATAGCATAGATTATGTTTGAGTGAACGCGCGTACAGCTTCGATCGTCTGATCATGCATCAGGATCTCGAAGTGATTCGCTGGGATCTCCACTTTCTGGGCGTACTTCAGAGCTGATTGGCTCTGAACGGAAACGATCGAGTCGTTCGCTTCGCCTGCGGCGGGGAGATGACCGCCAGTGCTGATGATCGAAAGCACAGAGCATGGTGCTGGCTTCGACTTGAAAAGCTTCATTGCATCCGAAGATGGAGTGATGTCATTCAGGATCGGCAGGTTCATGAACCACCGAGTGAGCGATGCAGCCTTTGATCCACCAAGTGGAGAGCTGATCGTGACGACACCTTGGACGTTATGCTGACCCTTCAGAGCAAGCATCATCGCAAGGACTCCACCAAGGGAGTGCCCGATCAGGATGACCGGTTCTTTGTGAGGGAGATGGAGACCTACGTCGAGAACCGACTTCTCCAACGGCTGGTATGACTTGTAGTCGATATTCGAGACGGCACCAAGCTCCTTCGCCAGGTAGGCGAATGAGTAGTGGCTCGAATTGAAACCGTGAATGAAGTGAAGTGTAGGGGCCATCCCCTATTTACACTTCACCGCCTGCTGTTAGGTCTTTTGTGCCAGTTGTACTGCGTTCGTGATCGAATTGATCAACTTAACGAGCATCTGAATTGCACCACGATCTTCCAGTCCGGCAATGCGGCGGAGCAGATTATTTGCAGCTTTGTACATCTCTTGGAGCTTGTCCTCGAGCTCGTCACCGCTTTCAACGATGAACTCAGCAGACGATACTTGCTGAAGGAGTGAACCTTCTACGACACCTGCTTGGAGGAGCTTACCATGCGAGCCACCGTAGTGTTCCGCTTGGGCGTGAATCATCTTGTGCAGGACAGCCAGAGCCGCCATCACTTCGTCGTGCGTGTACGGCTTGTTCTCTTTGCCCTTACCGTCGTCGTCAAGCTTCTTGAACTTGATGATCGGCTTTGCGAAATCGAAAGGATTCCCGGCCATTATTCAGCCTGCTCAGCTGCGTCAAGCGCTTCCATGAACTGCTTGAAAGAGCCCTTGAACTTTTCCTTGCCGCGCTTCATTTCCTTCTTCTTGTCACGCATAGGACCGCCAGCATTCTTCTTGTTCGCAAGAATTTGCTGATTAGGATCACGTGGCTTCAGTGTAGGAACGGAAATCGTTTCTTTGTCTTCAATCAGTTTACGCATGATAATCTCTGTTGTGCAGCTGTATTTAGAGCGGCTTCGTGTCTGCGTCTACGGAAATCATTCGCATGATCTCTTCGCGGGTCGCAACGATCGTGTTGTTCGTGACCTTGTTCCCCATGCCTGGAATGAACTGGCCAACACGCTTACGATCAGTCTTCACGCGTGCCTTCGCTGTTGCAGCTTGCAGAGCGAGATTCAGGAACGTCGAAGCGACTTCAGCATTCCGAGCTGCATAACGCGGCTCAATGATTTCGGTGTACGCCATCTGATTCTTGAACGTGCCGATCGCTTCGTCGTACACGGCATCGAAACGCTTGTCGGTCTCAATGTCGTCTTCGTCCTTCTCAGCAGGTTCGGTCGGAGCAGCGAGCGCAGCAATTTCGCCTTCAGAGGCTTGCTGGTACTCGGTGAGCTCATTGTCACGATCATCTGGATCGATGTCGAACAGGTCATCCAACGGATTGACCATGTTCACTGTTGGCTTAGGTGCTTGCATCTTCTGGCTCTTCTTCTGTCTTGAACTCGCTCGGATCCTTCACAATGTGAGCAACCTGATCACGAGCATCTTGAACGATCGACTTACGGTAGTCGATCTCGTACTTCACGTACTTAGTGGCGAACTCAAGCAGATGAGACTTCACCAGTGTTTCAAAGTGATCAATCAGCTCGCCGAGTTCATTAGCAAGTTCTTTCTTCAGATCAACGTTCGTTGGAGGATCTTTGTACAGTCGCTTCTCAAACGATTGCTGCGCCTTCTCATAGGTCTTCATCCCATGGGCGTGGAAGATCGGTTCCAGAACCGTCTTGATCTCTTTCGAGCTCTGCATCACAAGATCCCAACCTGTTGTCAGATTAGGAGGGATCTTGTACTTCACCTCGGTCAGAACACCACCAAGACGGAGCGTGAACTCGTCACCAGAGAAGCTGGTGTTCACGTCAACCTTTTCGCCGTATCCGCCGTTGTTCAACCGCAGGTCGAACGCTTTATGATCTGCTGACATTTATACTTCCTTGATTTCTACGACTTCCGCCTTCGTGGCGTCAATCAAAATTTCTGACTCGTTGTACACGGTGTCGATCACCTTCGTGTCGAACAGGATCGCATCTGGAGTTACTCGGTACTCGATGATGTATCCGAGAGCGGAACGGCGCTCTTCACTGTCTTCTAAGTGACCCTTCTGCAATGCGAAGTTCTTTGCGGCGTGCCGTGAATCAGACGTTGCAACGTATTTACTCTCGCGGTCTTGGGCGATAATCTGATCGCGAGACGGATCTCCCTCATCATCTTCACCAATCCCGATCCCTCGATAAACCGTCTTGATCTTCTTCTTGGCTGAGTCGTTCGCTGACTTGATCGAAGGAATGTCGTTCACAAGCGCCATGATCTGCGGGATCAGTGTCTTGTCGTTCGAGTGCAGGTAATCATCCGTGATCTTCAAGAGCTTCTCGAGCTTACCATCATTCGCGTACTTCACACGAGTGTGCGTTCTGAACTCATTCGCGCTCGTCATCCGGATCGGCTTCGGAGAGTTAGTGAGATTCGTCAGGAAGTACAGGACGTAATGGAAGTCATGTGCTTGCTTCGTCGGGAAATCGAGGCCTGTGTACAGCGGCTGGCTGAAGTCCAGAGCCTTCAGCTTGTCGTACTCATGATCCCCGACCGTTGACAGGAGCCGGGTGGTGCCGAAGATGCTTGCTTCAGCCGTAAAGGAGTTCTTCACCTTGCGATGCGCGGTGGCCTCGGCGTCCACGTGGTGGTCCAGGTCTGCAATCTTGGAGTCTGCCTGAGCCTTCAGTTCCTTGAACTTCGCCTTGTCGCCTGACAGGAACGCGGCCTTCATCGCCTTGTTCAACGAGCCGACTGCGGCGCCGTGGCTGAACAGCTTTGTGCCAGCGTTCATCATTGCGCGGTACTTCTCGAACACCTCATCAAGCTCCTTCACGATCGCCTGCACGAACGGGAGCTTGAACTTCGCGAGCTGATCATGAACAGCCTTGATCTGATCGAGTGTTGGCTTCTTTTCTTTTGCGAGCTGGTGACCGAGCAAGGCGGCTTGAACGGCTTCCTTTGCACGATGAAGCTCGACCGACTTCAGTGGGCGGACATGAATGGTGTTCAGCTCAGTCGATTCGTTGAATTGTTTAAAGGTCTGTTTCATTTGCCAGCCTGCTTGAACATTGTCTTTTCAGTGATGATTCGGAACGTCATGCCTTGCTGCTCAGCGAAACGCACAGCGGCTTTCCACTTAGCTTCATTGATTGCAAGAGCGATCAGATCCCGTTCAGTTGACTTTGGAGTTCTGACCGTCTCTTTGTACGGCTTCACTTCAACGATTTCTTTCTTGATGTTCCCGAACTTGTCACGGTAAACAACGAGCGCGTCAGGGTAGTACTGATGAACCTTGTTGTCAATTGGCGACAGGTACGGAACGGAGAACTCTTCACTAGCCCATTGCAGAACTGCTGGAGTGCTGTCACACCATTGGAACAGGCGGAATTCCCAGCTCGAGCGACCGATGATTCGATCGGAGTTCCCAAGGTATTTCTGTGGGTTCTTCGGAATGAACCGACCCTTCATTGTGCCACGTGATGCTGCCATATTATTTCCAAGCGTCATCGGTCGAAATTGGATCGCCGATGCTGGTGATTTTGAATTGTGATGGTTTGAAGATCACGTACACTTCGATCGAGCTACCGACTAGCTCGTCACTCATGTGCACTGAGTCGTATCCCTGTCTCTTCAGCTCTTGCTGGAACTTCGGAAGATAGACGAGATCACCGATGTTCGAACCAGAGTGTCCAGCGTCGCTGATCTCATCGCACTGGAAGTACGGATCGTTCTTGAAACGAATGCCTGCGTACTGAGCGACGTCAAGCATCTTCTTCCACAGACCGTATCCATAAGCCTCAAGCGGCTTCTTCACGTTCAGCTCACCAGTCACGAGGACACCAGTTCTGCCGGCGCCAGCATGCTCGCGAGCATACCACGAAGCACCATTCTTGTTTGGTGTCAAGAACAGAGGCATCTTGAACTTCCCCTTAGGAGCAGCTTCAGAGCCGTGATAGACGGTGATTTCAGAGAGAAGCATTGCGTTCTTAGTAGTACAGATGCTTCTCAGCGCGCTTAATCTTGAACAGTGATGGATCAAAGATCACGTACGTGTCGATCTCATCATTCGTGAGCACGTCACTCATGTGCAATGAATCATATCCAGCGGCCTTCAGTGCCGCTTGAAACTTCGGAATGTACACGAGGTCAGAGGAGTTCGTGCCATCGTATGGCGAGTGATCTTGAATTTCCTTGCAGAAGAACTGCTCGTTATGGACATCCATGCCCTCGAACTCGATCCCCGCAGACTTAGCCAACTCTAGGTATTTCTCGTACCCATCGAACCTACGCAGATCGAACGGCTTCTTCACTTGAAGATCGCCAACGAGGATAACACCATTCTCGCCGTTCCCGCGCTCAGCAGCATACCACTCAGCGCCTTCACGTTGAGTTGTCACGAAGATAGGCGGCTTCAGCTTCGTTGTTGGTTTCTTACCAGTGCCATGATAGGCCAGGAGTTCAGTGAGAAGCATTAGAGATATCCGCCAAGATCAGTTACGTTCACGGATGGTTGGCCTGAGCCGAATCCACCTGAACCAATAGAAGTGATGTACGACGCTGCATCACGGCCAGCAGTCGACAAATCAGTCACGATGTCGCGACCTGGTCGAGCGAACGCTTGGTTCACAGTTTGACCGATCCCTGCAAGCTGGTCACGCGCAATACCTTGCGTGATACCACCGATGTTGTCAGCGACAGAACCGAGACCAGGAATGGTTCGCAGAGCTTTGCCAACGGTATCTGAGGTGATCTTCTGTACAGCACGGCCACCAATACCAGCGAGCATTCCAATGTACGGATCCATTGCGCCAGAACCGTACCCAGTGCTAGTGCCAGAACCTGGTGTAGGAGCAGCTTCACCTGGAGCAGTGCCAACTGGTGGGAGAGACTTGTCAGCGCTCAGTGGCTTCAAGAGTTCTTGCTTGCTCATGACCATGAAGTCATAATCGAACTGCATCGTGAACAGATTCGGATCAGATGCTTCATGCGACACATCATCCAAGTCGAACGAGGTTACGCGTGGATTGATGAAGAAGAACGACACTTCCTTCGCTGCATTTGGCGGCGTATCGGAAGGGTTGATGAAGATCTGAGTGATCTTGATTGCGCGGATCGCATTGCCAAGATCGGTGTCAACAGCACCACGGTGCGCGAAGTCATTGATAGGACCGAGACCCTTCGTGAACTCCATGCCCGAACCAGCGGTGTACGTTGCGTACGCAGCCGAGATGTCACTTGATGCGTAAGCAGAGCGACGGGTAATTGGTGAGTGAACCATCATCATGAAACGGAAGAACTCGTACACGTGATTGCCGACGTCGTCAGTGAATGAGAGCGTCAGTTCACGGTGCTTGATCTGCTTCAAGACCTTCGTTCTAAAGTTGTACTGATTCACGTCCTCGTACTCGAAGTCGACCTTTGGACGATCTACAGTCTTCACGAGGAAGGTGAAGTTCTTTTGCCATTCGGCGCGGCCGAATGTCTCGAGCACCTTTGGCTCGAACAAGAACTCCACGCGGAACATGAACTTCAACTTCGGACGGTACTGCGAGTTCGCCAAAGAGGCAGCGTACGATGTTGCGTACCATGTACCTGGATCATTTCGCCCCTGAGCCGCCGTGCCGTTCCGTCCAGTGACGGAGTTCAGCAAGCCGTTCAGTGGCTTTGCCGCGAAGTCCTCAACAGCGGCACCGAACAGATCAGTCGCAGTGCGCTGAGCGTCAATGCCTGAGGATCTCAGGAGTTGCGAAATATCGGCCATTTACTTCTTCTTTGGACGCATCTTTTCGAGATCAGCTTCCCAACGCTTCTTCTGAGCGATCAAGCCATCAGCAATGTGCTTTTCCCAGGAGTTCAGTTCCTTGCCGAGCTCGCTCAGATCCGTGATGAACGGGCCGGAGTCAGCTTGTGGGTTGAACATACGAGCGTTCTTTTCGTTCTTGTCCTTGAAGCTGTAGTACGAGTAGTGGTACTGTGGTGGGCGGCTGACGCCACCAGACTTCGAGTAATCTACACGGATCGCAGCTTCGTATGTTTTGCCGTCATATTCGAAATCGTACTCGAACGATGCATCATGACGTTCGTGGCTCGCACTGCCGATGTTATGAACGAAACCTGGGATGATCTTGCCTTGGGGACGAAGCTTCTTGAGCGCCTTCATACCTGCTTCGAGACCCTTGGCAAATTCTGGGTTTGCTGTCTTCTTCTCTTCCGCCTCATTCAGATTCGAAAGATCAAGCAGTTCGCCAAGATCAGTGTTCGTTGAAGCTGCAATTTGCTCGATGTCATGACGCGTCAGAACCTTGTCAGCGTCGACAGTGTTCAACATGTCGGTGATTTCAGTGCAATCGTGCTGGCTCATGGTCGAGTACTTGACGATCGTCTTGAAGCGACGAACGGTCATCTTGTCCAGACCCTTTGCAGCTGCTGCGAGTTCAGCGTGTTGCTTCGAGCCAAGCGTGAACGATTCGTTGATCGTCAGTTCGTACGTTTCAGCAGTCAGCCATTGACCGCCGGCGCCACGTGCTTGGTAATCCTTGATCACGACCTTGTTGAACTTGCCGGTCTTCATCTTCTCGGCAAATGCATCACCCTTACGAGCATACTTTTCTTTAGCTTCACGTGAATTGAAGATTGTCGACGCAGTGCCTGGCCAAACGATCTTTCCATCAGCTTCGATACGGCTACCAGTGGCTGCGCCACGGAGAACATACTTCAGTTGAGTATCAGAGAGCGAGTCTTTGACGCCCTTGGCTTCAACAATGGTTTGAATTTCTTGGATGAGTTTCATGGTGATTCCGATCGGATGTACGCTTATTTAGAGCGGAGCGAGCAGATGCAAAAATAGCCGACCCATAAAGGATCGGCTATCATAATCCTTAAATCAAGGATTAGGAATACTGGATCAGGTCCTTCCAGTTCGGAGCACCCGAGCGGAAGATGTTCAGACCCTTAACGAACTCACGCATTGTGACAGCATCGAGTTCGCCATTACCGTGCATCTTGATCAGGTGATCAAGCAGAGCTTCCTTATCCTTCAGTGGAACGTCGTCACCACCGAGACCTGGCAGAACGGAACGCATGCGCTTCAGAATTTCCTCTGGAGTCAGGTCCATACAGATCTTTGCGGAACGCGACATGATCGCGGTGTCGAACTCGTCCTTCTTCAGGTTCGAGATGAACACAACGCGGCCCTTGAATTCGAACTGATTAGGCAGCTTGACCTTCTCTGGGTTCGTTTCGAGCTTGTCGTCCACTTGACGATTGAATTGCTCGCGCTCTTCCTTGTCCATCTTCGAAACGTTCACAGTGCTCGAAGAACCCCATGTGATTTCGCGGACTGGTGACGTATCGAGAGCACCCTTCAAGATGTTCGTTGCGTCTTCATTACCCCACATCGAGTCCAAGTCGTCGAACACAACGAGACCGCCTTCGCGGAACATGAACAGTGTTTGGTAGATCGACAGTGGAGATGCCTTACCCGACATCTTGATGTACTCTTTACCAGACGTCATGCCAGCTTGCTTGATCGTCTGCATAATCGTGTACGTCTTACCGGTACCTGGACCACCGTAGATCAGCAGCGAGCGGAGCGTACCCTTACAAGTCATGTCGACGAGTTGCGACAAGTGACCGTACAGAGTGTCTGGATCGCGCATTTCCTTTTCGGAAGGCTTGTGATCAGCCATGCCAGAAGCGATCTGCTTGTACAGAGCTTGGGCTTGCTTCACTTCACCAGCAGGGATGAAGCGCTTCGTGTCAGGGTCCTGAGCCGTGACCTTGATGTACAGGATTGGTTCCTTCTTAGCGGCCTTTGGAGCAGCTTCTGGAGCAGCGGCGTCACCACCTTCGGAAGAACCACCAGCACCTGGCTTCGAGGTCCAGAGACCGCGGCCAATCTTCTGGTCACGGATGTAGCGTGGAATCAGAACGTCATTGTCGTCAGCGACAGTCTTGATCTGAGCCCAAGTAACCTTCTGTGCACCGTCTTCACCGTACGCAGCGACCATGAACTTGTAGAAAGCGCTGTCGTCAACGCGACGTGCCATCTCATCGAGCTGAACGGATTCATTCACCGCGTTCACTTCGTGCGTACCTTCCTTTGGATTCTTGATCAGAGCAGCGAGCTTGCTGATCGAAGCAATCAGGGAAGAAGCGGCGAGCGTGTGCACGTCGATGAAGTGGCTTGGACCACCCTTGAACGAGGACCAGACGTCGATGCCAATAACGTGACCGCCCTTGAAGCGAACACCGAATGCGCGGTCATTGAAAATGTACACGATCCGGGAAGCGGAGCCGACCTTTTCAACGTGGTTTTTACCACCGTAACGGTACAGCTTAGCGCCAAGGAGCTTTGGGAGACGGCGTTCGAAGACGCTCAGAACGCGAGCAAAATCGTCGTCGCTGAACTGGGCTTCTGCCAGGAAATCAATGAAGGAAAGCATGTGACACTTTTTAGTGAATTATGATGTCATGTATTTAGCGAACAGTGCCAAGCAGTCTGTACCGGTTTTACAACTGATAACAAGTCCGATACAGGGGTTCGGGTTAAAATCGGTTCATGACACTATTGAGCTACCTATTCGGCGGTGATGTAGATCACGAGGTCCATCAGCGTGCGTTCTTGCCTGCCGCGATGCTGCAAAATCACCACCATCACCAAACGTGTGGCGTGTACGTGGAGCTCAAAGACGGGACCTGCGCCTGGGGATATGGTGAAACCTGGGAGGAGGCAGAGCGAAATGCATGCTCGAAGGCAAAACAAAAGAGGACCTCGAAAGGTCCTCTAAATCTGTCAGACAGCGCGACTAATTAAGCGACGTTACCGCCCAGAGCCGTACCGTAACCTTCACCGCTATCGACCGAGCGAGCGTGGTCAAAGCGCAGGGAGAGCTGAATCGTAGCAGCTTCCGAAGCGGAGTAATCCAGATCGCCGAATTCTGCGGACTGAATGAACACGCCTTCCAGAATCCACGTTTCAACAACGCCTTCGTCACCATCCAGTTGTTCGAGCTTAACGCCGAACTTGTAGTCGGAACCGGTAGCAGCGGTGTTCAACCAACGACCGTCGAGATCCACACCAACGAGACGCTGTTGCGTTTCAAGTTGTGCCTTCACGACCTTCGAAGCGAGACCACCGATGTCGTCTTCGAGCGTCAGGCTCATTGGCGACCATGTGTGCTTCCCAGCGACGTATGCCGTCGAGTTGTAGCGATGGATTGCGACTTCTTCAAATTCTACTTGAGGGCGCGACACGGTGGTAGACTGCATCGTCAGATTGCGGCTGTTATGCCCAGCAACCAAACGGCCAATGTCTTGGAACGTGATGCGCCACTTGTTCTTGAGCTTCGGATGCAGCACGCCAGAGCCAGCGCCTGGGATACCGAAATTCGAAAGTGTTGCCATAATTGACTCCAGTTGAGATAAGCTTTACAGCCTTATTTAGTGCGTAAGCCATTTCCGATAGCAGAAATGGAAAAGGGCCCAGCAAAGCCGGACCCTTTGTACAGTTAGCTTGGATTAGAAGCTAGTGTCAGTGCTAACCAGACGGATAGGAATGTACAAGAATTCCGCCGTCTTCACTGGCTTGATACCAACGTCGAGCCAGAGCTCGTTGTTGTCGATACGAGTGCCGGTGTTGTTCGATGCATCGCACTTCGTTGCGTAGTCGTACAGACCGCGCTTCGACATGATGTCGTTCAGCATGCCATCGGCAGCTGCCTTCAAGTTGTCGCGAGTGATCTGGTCATTTGGTTCGAACACGAACGGCATGCCACCCTTACGGAGAACACGACGGAGGTAAGCAACCAGACGAACAACGTTCAGGCGGTCCATTGCCGAGTTTGCTGGAGCGGAAGTCTTCTGACCCCAAACCAAGATACCGCGACCTGGGAAGAACGTGATTGGGTTGATGTTCTTCTGTGCTTCGTACAGATTGTCGCGCTGACCGTTGTTCAGATTGGCTTCAACGAACGTGGTAGCGGTACCGAGCATGCCGGAAACATAACCAACCTTCGAGACACCAGTAACAACACCACGCTGAGCACCTGCGGCTGCAGACCAGACGTAACCTTGTTGATCAGACACAGCGATCGTACGGATAGCGATACCCGATGGAGCGATCAGGACATCACGACCGTCGAGGTTCGATGCGAGACCCCATGGGTAGTAGTACGCGACGCTTTCGTTCGAAGTACGCGACGAAGTCAGTGCCCATTGAGCGACTTGGTCAGGCGTCTTGTTCATTGGGGTGTCAGCGATAACAACTGCTTCGTACAGAACGTCGGATGCGAGAGCAGCCAGTTCATCGGAAACTTCTGGGTAACCAGGAGCAGCGATGATGTTGTACTCGTAGCGTTCCGAGCGAACATCCAGATTGCCGTTGATTGCAGCTTGGAGAGCCGTAACGATCGTGACGCGCTTTGCAGCATCGTTCGAACCGAGTTGAGCAGCGACAGTAACTTCCGTGACGGTCACAACGAACTGGTCATCCACTGCGAATGGAGTCGTGCCTGCGTTCACAGTGAACTGCATGCGCATGTTGTCGTACGGAGTACCAACAGTGCCTGGAGTACCGGAGCCGGAGACCGAACCGACGACCGTGAATGCCGTTGGCGAAGTGAACTTGATCGTGACAGTTTCTGGAACTGCGAGCGTGTCTGGAACCAGGGAAACCAGCTTGCCGTTACCGGTGCCGGTGAAGACCGAGGTGTAAACCAGATCGAACAGGTATGCGTCACCAGCGACGAATGGAACAACGCCTGCTGTGATCGTGAAGTTCACCTTCGACGAAGCAAAAGGCGTACCAACGACACCAGCACCGATGTAGCCGGAGACCGAACCGGATACTGCGAACGTCGTTGCGGACGTGAACAGAATCGAGATCGTTTGTGGCTTCACCTTGCTGTCGGTTGCGGTGATCGTTGCGATCGTGCCATTGCCGATACCGTTGTACAGGGTCGAGCCTGCGAGAACGACTGGAGTGCCGAACGAGATGAACGTGTCTGGAGCGTCAGAGAGGTCAACGTCAGCGCGGACAACATAAGCACGCGACAGAGCGCCGAGAGCTTGGTTCAGAGCGAACAGGCCGTATTCATTGCGGGAATCGCCGTGGAATTCATTGCCGGACGAGTCCTTGCGGAACGATGGCACACCGTACAGCTCGAGCGATTGCTGAAGCGACGTGACAGTGCGGACAACACCAGATTCAAGTGTACCGGCGGCTGGGGTAACGCCATTTGGTTGGGTCTTGCCGGCCTTGGTGGCGATGAAGAACAGCGGGACAGTCGGTGCTGCAGCTGCGAAGTAGAGCGCTTCGTTGGTGACCGATACGGATACACCTGGAGAAACGAGGGATGGCATGTTAGATCTCCTACGAGGGGTTAAGAGTCAGAATTCTGACTGCTGGGTTTTGGTTCTAGGTATTTAGGACCGTGCCGGAAAGTGCTTCGAGAACCAGTGCACTTTCAGTCGACACTCCAAATGTGATTGAATTTTGCGTACGCGCCGCGCAGTTCTTTGTCGTCTCCCTGCAAATCATTCAGTTTCACTCCGGCCTGCTTGAACATTGCACGGGCTTCTTTTACCTGTTTAAAGGTCGGCTTCTTTGGCGATCCGTCTTCGTAATCGGAAATGATCTCCATCACGAGCGACTTCAGAGCCGTCTTGATCTTTGCTGCATCACCAGACTCAAGAGCCTTTTGGACGCCGTCCCAGAGCCAGCGACGACCGCGTGGACCAAGAACTGCGTCCTTGAATGACTTCTCGACTGAATCGCCTTGTTGCGCCTTACCGATCGATGTCAGCCCTGCGAGCTTCGCGATCTTTTTCAGGTACTCTTTCCGTTCACGTGCCGGATCGGTTGCGATCTCCATGGCGGTCAGCCAACGGCCCATCAATTCGTGCAGATCAGCGATTCGCTTGTGGTATCCTGGACCGCCAGCAGCGCGGAACTCGAGGTACTTCGGCATGTGGTTCAGATTAACCGAGAAGTACTTACCTGAAGTCTTCAGCGATTCACGAGCAGCCTTCTCAATCTCAGCCACGCCCTTTGGCAGAGTGCCAGTCATCTCGACGCCGTCAGCAGCAAGCTGAATCTGCGAGCGAGTGAACGTGTTCGAAAGACGATTGAACTTCTCAAGGATGTGCTTGTCACCCATGAACAGCACGAGCTTCAATGGATCGAAATCAGCCATGTCGTTCAGAGACATGTTCATGTGAATGCCAGTCGTCTCATTCGTGTTCATGCCGTTCCGATCTACCCAACGGAGAACAGCTTCAAGGAGAGTGAACGCGGTTTCGAACTTCAGCGGAGGAGAGACGATTTCAATACCGTACCCGTTCATGCCTGATTCGTAATCAGTGCCTTGATCGTCTTTGATCGAGGTGTCATGGGTAAGGTTCCAGCTTGAATAGCCGGAACCGTTCACGACGACCTTGTTCTTTACGATCAGCTCGAGCTGCTGTGCCATGTACTTTGCTGTCTCACCCCAGCCGTTCATGTACATCTCGGACTCGCCTTGTGGATCAGACGTGTACACCGTGTAGTCGTTGTGCCAGCCGTAGTTTGGCTCAAGATCGTAGAAATCAACGAATGACTTTGAGGTTCTGAATTCACGATCAACCCAGACATCAAAGGTGTCGTCAGACTTGTCGTACTCACGTGCGGCTTCACGGCGCGCATTCTTCTCAGCGCGATCTGGATTGTCTTCATGCTCGTCGTCATCAACGAATGAGTGCCAGTTCCCCTCAACCCAGTCATCTTCCTGGGCTGCCACCCAGTCTCCGAAGTCACGATTGATCTTTGCACGATCATTCTGCGTCACATAGAACGTGACCTCGAACTCGCTCAGAGAGTCGTACTTACGGATGTCTTCGATGTTCGACGGATCGTCCTTCGTTTCAGAAGGACCGACGTGCATTGCGGTTTTTGCTGGAACAACGACTTCGATCTCAAAACCGATACGTGCGTCTCCGCCTACGCGGGCCGCAGCCTTAGCGTACGCGCCTTTGTTCATTGCCTTTTCGGCGAGGAATTGCTTGAATGAAATCATACTTGGACTGGGCCGTCAGGAATTGGACCTACAGGGTCGCGGGTGTCGTACTCGATACGAGCAATTGGAGTGCCGAACGGAGTCAGTTCTCCATTCTCGTCAACTTCATTCACTACTAGAGTATCTAGCGAACCAATCTGGATAATGACCTTCCGGACCAAGTCATCCTTCACGCCCATCGGAACGCTCAGGAAGATCGGCAGCTCGAACGACAGAGTCCAGACGATCATGCGGCGATCAGTCGCCGATGGATAGTTCTCTTCGTTCGCGATGTCAGTCAGTTCAACCTTTGTCAGACGTGTCCAGTCGAATGCACCATCAGACTTCTGGATCTGCAGATCCGGATTGAACAGCACGAGGATTTGCTCTAGGATCTGATCGCGTTGCAGAGTGTTCGACGCGTAGATGCTCAGTTCGATCGTCATGTTGTACGGGATTGGCATCGCGCGCTTAACGGTCGTCAAGTCTTGCGGGAACACGCCACCAGCCTTCATGGTCACTCGCTGATCCACGAATGCTTGAACCTTCCGACGTTCAGGAGCGAGCTGCAGACCTTGCATGTGCACGGACATTGTTGGCAGGCTGAACACGCGATTGTCTGTATTCCCAGTGTGCAGAGCTGCGACGACACGGTCCTTGTTACCGATCACGCATGGTACGGTGATTCGCTGAACCTCATCGCACTCGCCAGAACCAGTCTGTACTTGCAGACCTTGGAAGATCGAGACGAACTGCAGGATGTAGCTCCGCAGTTGATTATCGAACCAGTAGTTATTGATCATAGTGTTGTTGCCATAATGTATGAGTCGCCGGAGAACTCCAGCTGCGACCACCACTCTTGCACGTTCTTCGGCAGAGCGGTTGGTTCTTTGATTTTGAATTTCGTACCAGCGATTACTCGCTGAACAAGCTTCCTGTACAGTCCATGACGGCCACCTGAATCTGCCGTGCAGAACAGTAGCACAGGAACTCCTGATGCTCGCCAATCGCTCTTGACCTTCAAGAACTCCTGCACGATTGCAGAAACAGTCGCAAAGATTTTGAACTGATCACCATCACCTGTTAACTCAGTGCTGTTCTTGATCGCGAACTGGATCTCGTACGACCAACCAGTTTCTGGAATGTGGTACCCAACCAAGGAGACCGAGACGCGCTTCTTGTTCGCATTCACGAACGACGCCGACATACCGTCAGCATGCTTCTTCAGCTTGAACGGATATACGCTGTCAAGGATCTCCTGCAGAATCATTTCTTACCTTTGTACGTGGCGACCGCCGCGATTTCTTCTTCGCCGTGCCCGTTGAAATTTGATACCTTGCCATTGATCATCGGCATCACGTGCGCCTTCGTGAACACGAGACCAGTCTTGCCTTGAGTGCCAGAGAACTCCTTTGGTGTCATGCCTCTCGAGTCCTTCGTGAGCGACAGATCAGGCATATGGCCGATCAAATCCCACACGATCATGATCACGTTCTTGACAGCAAGACCATCGCTCTTTCCGTCCCAGTCATGCTTCAGAGCAAGCTCCTTGATCTTCTCTTCAGAGACGCCAAGGGTGTTCTTGATTGCGACGATCCAGCATGGCTTCTCCCACTCTGGCTGGTACGCTTCGTTTGTAGACTTAAGAAGCACGTTCGTATTCACGATCACTTCCTGGTCATCAGCAAGACCATGTGCGTCAATGATCAGGTCATCTGCCTTCAGATGGTATTCACGACGTGCGCCTGCGTATCCGTTATCTTTCGTGGTCATGCTGATCCACGCATCTGGCTTCAATGGATTGTCTCGTTCATCGAACCGATAGAGCGTGATCTCCTTGCCAGCTTTATGTTGCGCTCGCGTGAGCAGAACGTCAACAGTTTCCTTTGTGAGCACGTGCTTACCGTTCTTCAATGGCGCGCCTTCAGCGATCCACTCATCCAGCTCGGTGATCTTGTCTTCATCGCCAGACTTGATTGCCTCGTTGTACTCACGAACGAGAACAGCCAAATCATAGGTGCCAATAGTGCTGCGGCCAGCAGGCAAATCGAAGTAGTCAAGGTACAAGACCTGACCCCACGAGCGGATGATAAACTCCTGCTCGAGGGTGTATTTCGCTGATTCAAAAAGATCGAGGAGCTTCATTAGACGGTCTTAGATGTGAGAGAGATTGTCTTCGTCTGATTGAACATTTCGCGCTGTGATGGCTTCAGTGCAGAGCGTTCGTTCCGACGATCGGTCTCAACGTACATCCACTGGTTCTTCACGTTGCTGAACTTGTACAGGCGTGCAGCGATATTTAGTTTTGGGTCGTAGTTCAAACGGAAGAACGCGCCATCCTGAACTCCAGCGACGTCTGGAAGCTTGAAGCCTTCGGTGTATGGCTGCGCATCTGGCGGCAGACCATCTTCAACGTACAAACCAGTGCCGTCGTAGCTGCCAGGTTGATTGAAGCGATTCATACCGGAAGCGACTTCACGGACATTCGCGCCAGTCTCAGGAACTGCCAGCTCAGCCTCGGCCTTCACAGCTTCGGAGGATGTCAGAGGACCGGTGCTGATCTGCTCGATGCCAGCGAAGAAGTTACCATCGTCGACCACATACTTCTGGGTATCAACGGTGCCGAGAATGTCGCGTGTTTCCTGGCTCGGGATCAATTGAGTCGCTTGGAACTTGAACGTGATTGGGCGCCACGAAGTGGTGTACCCGTCAGAGCCCCACGAAGTGTCTGTGACTTCAAGGAACTTCCGGACTGGTTTCAGGTTCTGGTCGTACTGCATCTCAGACGGTACTTCAAGCACGTCCCCAACCACGATCGGACGGCCCAAAGCCGCGATCATGGTAGAGAATACAGTTGTGAACGAGTACATGTCAGAAACTTGGAAACCAAACTTCGACAGGTCAGAAATGGCGTCGAACGGCTGGTACGAAACTTTGAACTGGACTGATTGCTTAGCATAGTCCCGATCGCGATTCTCCAGGTACAGTTGGTCTTGAACGTCATCCAGACGAGTTGTCTGGTAGTCGAACAGCTCCAACTTCTCAACCTCCCAAGGTTGATCGTCATGAACTCCACTGAAGGAAGTAGGGACGATTCGCCAGTAACGGGAAGCTGAGGATTGCTTGATGCGGGCAAGGACCGCACCTGCGACGTCTGGCAAGTTCAAGACATCTACTCGGTACCAATCAAGTTCAACCGGAAGGGAGAACATGTCGCCAGCCTCGAATGGAATCGAACCAGGAATGATCGTGAAAGAACCGTGCAGACTATTGAAGCGTACTCCTACCGTGCAAACACCGACCACCTCCGTGGTGGCCCCGGTGAAAAGAACCGAGAAGTTTGTAGCGCTACTTGCAGCAAGCATGAAGGTGCCCGGAACCGCCTGAACGCCCGGAGTGTAACCTTGCACTGAACCATTCCCAGATCCGGTAAAGCGGATCTTCAGAGGGTCAACCTTGTACCCGCCCGTCGATCGTTCAATTCGCACTTGAAGTGCTCTGCGACCCTCAGTCGGTTGCGTAATTCGGAACGATGTGATGTGCTGCGCGGCAGGTTGGCCCTTTGCGTTCACGTCCTGACCGAACGACGTCTTAGTCGTTCCAAAATCGTACCCCATCCAAGCAGGGGTCGTGAGCACGGCCATGCCCGTCTCTGCTGACAGCCAATTGTTTCCGAGCAGATCGAACGCATCTGCCGAGCTGTTCAGCGCTTGCCCAAGACCGACAAGGTCAATCAACTTCCCTTGCTCGTGCACACCCAGGAGCTTGAACACATTCAGTGGCGCCCCACTGATGTTCAGGTTCTCTGCTGCGAGCTGCTCTTGATACGAATCCGAGCACGCCGGAATTTCCCACTCACCGACGCAAATGTCAGGTTGGATGTACGTCTGTACAGGGGCGAGTCCATTTCCGGTCGTGTTCACTGAACCTGCGCCGTCTGGACATGTGGTGATAGGGAGAGAGCTCATAGGGTGAGAGTTATACAGGCATTAGGTGACAAATAGCGATCAGCCCATCAGGAACGCGACGTTCCCGTGCTCGGCGTTCTGAACCTCGTAATCAAAGATCTGCTGGCGCAGGTCCGTGAAGTCTTGGCGAGCTTCGGAGAGCAGTGTGTCACCGTTCAGGGTGATCGTGCCAGCGGGACCAGGAGTACCGGAGCTGAACTTCGAACGGATCAAGCCGAGATTTTCCTTGCACTCGGCAATAGCCCAACCTTGAATCCACTGCTTGCACCAACGGTCCATCATGATTTCTTGCTCGGTGCGCTCAAGTTCAACTTCAAGCACAACCTTCTCATGATTGCGGATCATGCGCTTCAGGAACAACTCGCGGCGCGCTTCATTCCAAACGAATGGAATGTCACCAGCGAACATACGTGTCATGTCATCAGTCCAGTTCGACAGCAGTTGAAGCTCAACCATCGGCCCGCTCGTAATTGACTGCGTGAAGTTCTGTTGAATGAACGCTTGGTTCCAGATGTTGTCGGAGCCAGTCGAGCCGATCGAGGCGTACCCCATGCGATTGATCTTCTGGACCGACACAATTGCGTCAGAGCGATCAGTTGGCGAGTTCAGGAAGTACGTCTGCTGTCCAGCGATCAGCTGAATGACCATGAACCGTGGCTCGTACGCACCGATGCTGAGCTGACGGTAAGTGTCAAGCGCGTTATCGATCGCGATGTTGAACTGCTCTTCAGTGAGCTCAACGCATTGCGCTGGCCAACCAAGCTGAGCCTTCAAAATGTTCACAAGGCGAATGCGTTGATCGTACGAACCGTCATTGCCGATACCGACCTTGTCGGATGTTGGCGTGCCGGCTTGGGCTGTATTTGCGCGCTCCCATGTCGTGCCATTGAACACGTTCAGCTGATGGTTCTTCGTGTTGTAGAACAACATTCCGATGTACGGCGTGACGAGGTCTTCGTACTCAACAGCGAATGGAACCGTGAACGCAGGAACCGTTGCGGTGCTCGTTGTGAGCAGAGCCGTAGCTGGGCCAGGGATTTGCCAGCTTGTACCGTCAAAGTACTGAACTTGTTGCGACGTGTAGTTGTACACGAGGTCACCAGCAACTGGAGCATCAGGGAGCTTCGTCGCGCCAGAGACCGAGTTGAACGGCACCCACGATCCAGCTGCTGAGAACTGCATGTTCGCTGCCGTGACTGAAATCCAGTTCAGACCATCGAACACCTTCAGCGATCCGCCGATCATGAACACATGACCGATCACGCCAGGATTTGTTTCACCTGCTTGGATGGTGTCAGAGCGCGTTGGGATCCAGACGTTCCGCGTTGCGTCCCAGTACTGAACGAACTTCAGCGCCTGATCGAAGTAGACCATGCCAGGAGTTGGCGAGGTTGGAGCAGCAGGAAGCGATGGGATCGAACCAGTGTACGAGTTCGAGCTCTTCTCGATCTGCGAACCGTCAAGTGGGTACGATTGGACGCCAATCGGGTAGTACTGCAAGACCTTCGTTGCAGGGTGGATCGACGCGTAGTACAGCGTGTCTGGATCCGTGCCTTCGACGGTGATCGTCCATGTGGTCTCAGTGCCAGTGACCGTGCCTTCAGGCAGAGGCTGACCCATGATTCCGCTGTAGAACCCAACGACCTGGAACGTGTTGATAAGCGATCCAGCGCCTTCGCTCTGGTCATTCCACGTGGTCGAGGCGAGATACTTCTTACCGTCTTCTGGCCAGCTCGACGCGTCGATTGCCTGCTCGCCGAGCAGAACGACCGCTCCGTCCGCGATCTTCAGACCGACTGGCCGCGTGATCGTAATTTCAATTGAGGTCGGCGTTGGACGATTGAGGTCCAGCTTGAACTGCCGCGCTTCAACCCAGAGATCGTGCGTAGAAGCGGTGTTTAGATTTTCTGACATGAATGACGCTCATAGGAGTAGAGACCTATTTACGTCATGCCAGCACCAAAGACCCGGCACCGATCGGCGACACGAGGCGACACCGGAGACACCTGACCGGCGTCGGTGAAGAGTCTAATTCCGGAAACGGAAAAGGGCCCGAAGGCCCTTTCTTAAGGAGTCTGACAGAGGGTCAGCGAACCAGTCGTCTGGCGGGAGGACTGGTTGATCGTTCCCACGCTAGCGCGATCACCTCTGGCCGCTTCGCTGGTTCGGTGCAGAGGTAAGACTTGTGCGGCATGATCCCCACTCGGCCGAGATCGAGGCGATCGGCGTCCCAGCAGACCTGGATGATCGGGTGCGCTTCTGTCTTTCCGTCAGAGTGACCACGCATCGCGGTCTTCAGGAGGTGCAGATCGAACGTGTTCAAGCGGAGCTGATGGCCGTCCAGACTTTCGATCCAGGCCGCGGCTCGATGGCCATGCTCCTCGTCCTTGTCCTCGTTGAACCGCTGCGAGTCGTGCGTGAACGCGAACCAACAGGGAACCGTCGGATCGAGCTTCAACTCGCTGCACAGAAACCGGGCGTTATGCCAGACGCGAGACCAGTGGCCGATCCCATGCCAGCCATGGTGGAGGTCCAGGCGAAATTGGGGTTTCACGAGCTCCAAGGCTCGTTCGATGATCTTGTTCACAGGAATTTCTCCGGTGGCAGGAGCGTGTAGTTCCAGCGCATGTCGTTCGCTTCCCAGATCGCTTCCCAGTGCATCTTCATTGCACGGAAATCCAGGTACGCCATCGACGGGCCGATTGGTCTGATCATTTGTCCTCCTGCGGATTGCCTTCGAGCCAGGCCTCGATGTGCGGCACGAGTTCTTCGGGCTGCACGTTCTCGAATGTGGCGTTGAACTCGACGATGTCATCGGCTACTTCGAGCGGCGTCATGCCGAAGTACGAGAAATCGTTCTCCTTCGTGGCGGTGTCGAGCGCCTCGAAGACTTGGGTTTTCAAATCGGGCATGTCAGAATCTTTCGTCCATTTCGCGTTCCCACGCGACCGTTTCTGCTTCCCAACCGCCGGACTGGTACGCATCGGAACCGTAGCACGGCTGAATCGGGGTCCAACACGCAGGATCGAGGGGTTGCGCACCGTGATCAAGGAATGCTTGAACACGAGCTTTCAGCTTCTCGACCTCTGCGATCGCCTCCTGCTCCCAGTGTTTGGTGCAGTGCGCGAAGTGTGCCCAACGAGAACCGTCTTCGGCGGTGATCGTCAGGTAGGCGCGGAATCCGTGGATTTCTCCGCGCGGATTATCGAAATCAGCCATTTCACCGTTGTACCCGGTCACGACGATGTCGGAGCGGATATCCAGTTCAGTTGCTTCGTTCAAGTTCATGGGTGAATTCTACTCCACCACAGGATGACGTACACAACTAATCTGTAACGTGTTACAGAGGGTAAGGCTCCACGTCGAATTCGCAACCGCAACCGGTGCTGAGCAGTTCGCCGAACGAGGAACCCTCGTGGACTGGATCGCAGTACGACGACTCAGCCCCATCTCGGCAGAGGCCGCAGATGTGACTGTACAGCGCGGCTTTCATCTCTTCACTGGTTTGGAATTCCTTCTCCCACCCAGGCGCAGAACACTTGATCAGCTTAAACATTAGTCTTCTCCAGATGCTCGCTCAAGACGTTCAGCTCGACCATGAGCTGAAGTTTCTCGGCCATGATCGTGCTCAGGACCGATCGTTGGAGCTCGTGCTGACCCCCAACAACGTACTTCGCAGGTTTCTGCAGGAATTCGTTGTACATCGACTGCAGAACCTGAATGCGTTCCCTCAGGAAGACCGTGCGCTCGAAACTAATCGGCGAAAAAATTTGCGCCGGTTTTTCGGCGGGAATTTCGCTGATCGGTTTTTCGAGCCTTTGATTGGTCAAGGCCTGCAGGAACTTCTTCATCGGCCTATTGTACCGAATCTATGAACCTGCAAGGCCTTCAAATCAGGTCAGCTTAAGACACTTCCAGCAGAATATCAGAGCCAGCAACAGAGCCACCAGTGAGATTCCAACCAGAGTTCACATTGCCAGGCCAGTACGTGAGGCCGAGGTAGTACGTGCCTGCACTCAGTGAAGTAACGATCTCACTGAGGTACCTGGCGCCAGAATCGTCATTCTCCTGGAGCCCGTTGCCAGCACTGTCGTACAGCGCCAAGAACGTATCACCGTTCGTGTCTGGCGAATTCAATGTAGACATTGTGACAGTAGCTGTCGCAGACAGGACGAACTTGTACCACTTCAGATTGCTGTCCAGCGGAACCGATGCCGAGTACGGCAGCGTGATCAGCGTAGCAGATGGTGCAGCTCCTGGAGGCGGTGCCGGAGGTGGTGGTGGAGGAGGCGGTGGAGGCGGAGCCGGTGGCGCTGCCATTGGTGTCGGAGGTGGTGACGGCAGATTGCCAGGACCTGCGACGATGTAGTCGAAGAACAATGCGTTGTAAGACGTGACGCTGTCGCTTCGAATACTGACGTGCTTCCCTGTCAAATCGAATGTGCTTGCCATCGTGTACACTGTACTGCCGTTGATGATCACGTCGATCGTACTGGCCGTCACTTGCAGACGGAATCTGTTCAGTGTTCCATCGATCTTGACTTCGGAGTTGTACGTCATGTACGTGTACGCAGGGCCTTCACCGCTCTTGGTGAACTCAAGCCTTGGCGGATCGGCATTCACGAACAACACAGTCGGCGCGTTCCGATTCGTAGGCGTAAAGAAGTTGTCAATTGCAGGAGAGTCGCAGAACGTGAGCATGAAGCTATCGTTCGAATTCAACACTGAAAAACCAACCTCAACAAAACCTGTCGCTGAGGTCATGGTTCCGACTGACTTACCAGTGGCATACGTGAACTGCGCATAGCCGGTACCTGGTGGATACGGATACGATGGATTCACCACTGGATGATACCCAGAAGGCGAAGTCCAAGACGCATTGATTTCACCAGTGTGAGCGGTCAATTGCTGATCTTGCGGCGCACCGCTGAACGAATCGTAAATCGTATACGCTGGGTAAGCGACGGTGACCGCTGCCGTTTGAACTACGTTGCTTGAACCACCGCTGTTCGTCACCGTGAGCTTCACATCGTACGTTCCAGGATCGGTGAACGTGAAAATTTGATTCTGCGCAGTGCTGTCTACAGTACCATCATTTTGGAAGTCCCATGCCCAAGAGGTCGGTCCACCTGTCGAGGTGTCTGTGAAGGTCACAGTCAGCGGTGGAATTCCAGATGAAGCACTCACCGTGAACATTGGTACTGGTGGGGCTGGAGGAGCAGGAGGCGGTGTCGAAGATCCGAATCGCTTAAGCTCAACATAGTCAACTACGTTCCCATTAGCGAACTCGAAGTACATGTACCCTGGCGAACCGGATGACAGTGTCTCTGTCGTGCAGACCATCTCTGAAATCTGAACATCATCAATGAAGATCCGAAGGAATCCACCACCCCATTCTGCTGCGAACTTAACTGCCGCGCCGCCAACACCCAAAATAGGTTCGTACGCGACGCTACCATCTCCGTCTGCCGATGAGCCGATGTACACCCACCCAACGTTCAAGATACCGAACTTGACATTCTCGCCAGTGTCGGTTTGATTCAACTCAACAGAGAAAATTTCTTCGTCGCTGCTGCGCACGAGCGCGCTCGTTCCGTTAGCATTACGAATAGACGTCTCGAAGCGCAAGACTTCACCGCCCAATGGCAGATACGCGAACGTCCATGCTACCGTATCGCTTGGCGCCCCAGATGAAAGAACGACGCCCACCTCACCGGCACCAGTGAGTTGGAACTCAGGAGACGTATCAGACAACTTCGAGGTGTCGCTCCAAGTCGCGGTCGATCCAGCTTCGCGGATGTTAGGAACGCGGCCTTCAAGGACCGTGCCTGAACTGTCAGTGAAATCATCTCTGAAGATCACGAGACCAGTTGAAGGAACGACAACCTTGTAGTTGTCAAGCGACATTTGTGGCGGTACATCTCGATCCTCAACAGCAAAGCCCATGTACCCGCCAGGGAGACCCACGTAATACGAATCGGTATCGGTGAGAATGGTCGTGCCATTCATTCTAACCGTCATGCTCAGCCCGTCGAAGATGAACCGAAATGTGTGAGGCGTTTCAGCAGCCGCAGGCAAAGTGTCCGATGAAAGCATGTTGCTGCTAATGAACAGTTCACCGGTAGTCCCTGTGTGGATCACCTGACCGATCCAGTCCGCGTTGTCCATGGAGGTATCGTCAGTGCCACTCGCGCGGTACAACGTAATGTTCGGGCCGTTACCTGCTCCCTCAATGAAGGTCAGATCGAACTCAACGTAGTATGGCGTATCTGCTGGAAGTGCAATCGTCGGCAGGATTGTGGTGTACCCACCGTAGTAACCGTCTGTGAGAAGTGTATTCCCCGACAGCTTAATGCCGATGTTATCCGTGATCTTGTACTCGCGGGCAGCAGCCTTCATAGTCCAGACCACACCACTGTCACCAACGTGATCGAAGATGTACGTGCCGTCCGCACCAGTGAACGTGTCGTAAATGAAGTACGGCGATGATGGAGGAGGAGTGATCGTGCCTCCACCGAACCGGTAAGGGTTCAGGAACATTTCAGGATGCCCGTACAAACGGTAGTTCATCACTCGATAACGACCACTGGTCACTGCATCTTCTGGAGCGATCACCTCTCCGTTCATCCAACCTCTGCTCATGATGGGTACCCCACCAATGCAACCTTCAGACCTGCACCAGCAACGCTGATACCAACGTGAATAACATCAATCGTCACTTCATCGTCGTCTGCAAATACCGTTGGATTGCTTACAAGCACCGCAGGAGTTGAAGCAGTTTTGCTTGTTGTGTCACTTGAGTTGATCGTCAAATTCGTGCTGAAAATCGAGACGCCATTCTTCTTGATGTCCACTTCAAAGTCACCTTCACCTACGGCGGCGGCCGCAAGACTAATTCGCGGAAGCTGAGTCAGCGTGAACGCAAATGGCATTCTGAACGTGACCTTCGCATCTCCAACCGTGAGATCAGTTGTCTCATCGCTGGCTGCAATCAAGATTGGCTGGATCGCTCCACCCCACTCTTGAGTTGTTCCTGTGCTGTTCATGCGGTACGTCTGGTACGCAGTGCCACCAACGTTGATCCGCGAGGCCGTGCTTGCGTTCCCTGTGATCGAGCCTGTTGGAAGAACGTAGTCAGTGCCAGCAACTGCAGCAGTCACCGGGCTTGTGCCATTTCCCTTGATCAAACCAGTAATCGTTCCGACACCTGTGCCGCCTTGATTCACAGCGAGCGTACCGCTCATGTTCGCCAAGTCACGATAGTACGCACCGTGCTGACCATCAAGCAGATCAGCGTCAAGACCGGAAGCAGCACCATCCACTGTGATCAGCTTCGACAGCACATCGGCTGCGGTGTACGCTGATGCGTTCAGCGGAGTATAGCCAAGGCGAGCAGTGATGTTCGTATAGAACGAACCAGGCTGGCCATTCAACGTGCTTGCTTCACCACCACCGCCAGAGGCAATGAACGCAGCAAGAACGGCAGATGGAGACAGAACAGCCGTTAGCGAAACGTTCGCCGAACCGTCAATCGATGTCGAGCCAGTGACATCACCAGCGAGAGTAATCGTTCGAGCAGCAGACCATTTGTCTGCTGATGCCATATTCGAGTCAGTGAACGCGATCGTCTTCGTGTTCCCAGAGACGCGGAGCTGTAGTGCCGATCCGCTGTTCCACAGATCGCCATTCACTGGAGCTGCTGGACCTGTTCCTACTGGAAGACGCAGACCAGCGGTGGTTCCATTTGAAGCGCGTGTAACGAGCAAGCCAGTGAGTGTGCCACCAGCGAGTGGCAGTGCCGAGCTATCTGTGATTGTGATGTTCGCTGTACCGTCGAACGCGACGCCGTTGATCAATCGAGGCGTGCTCAGTTTCGCAGCTTCAGCAGCAACCGATCCACCACCAGAACCGCCTCCGCCGAGGGCCTGCCAAGTGGTGCCATCGTGCGCGTACAGCGTGGACGAATCTGTTCGATAGAACAGCTCAGCGACGTTTGCATTTGTCGGGAACACCGTGCCAGACTGCACGGTGATGTTCAAGATCGACGCGTGCTCGGCTAGATTGATACCATCGTACAGCATGTTATTCCTTATGCGCGAACGATCGCGTACCCGGTGCTGGCGTTCGAGAACGTAGCGGTGAGCTGATTCGCAGAGTTGAACGTCACGTCAAGAGGAAGAATCGGCTTCAGCCCGCCTGGAGTATCAACGAAGAACTCGAAGCCCGCGTGGAATGGAGCTGGCAAAGCAAGACCGTGATTCACGGTCCAAGTCGTTGATGCTGCGCCTTGTGTGAAACGGTACGAAGCACCGAACACTTGAGCATTCACGATGCTCCAAGCCGAAGCGCCACGGATCATCAGAACGCTGGTCGTTGTGTCAAGCCAGAGCTGACCAAGGAAAGGATTCTCAGGAGCTGTAGGACCTGCGAACGACTGAGCTTGACGAAGCATGTTCTGCATCATCGACTCACCCCAACCGACGGTCAAACGACCAGAGAGTTCGATCGGACGATCAGTGACGCTCTGCTGTTCAGTGAGAACGAAGTCTGACTCACCAGCGATCGAGAGCAGGTACGTCGAAACGCGCGTGATCTTCCCGATGATCAGTTCACCTGAGGTACCGGCTGGCATCGCCTCATTCACACGAACAATCGTGCGATTAGGACCAGATTGGTACGTTGAGGAATCCAGACCGCCAAGAGTCGGCTTCGTGTAAACCGTGTACCGACCTGCGTACTTTGGATTTCCGATTACATCGAACGTAGTTGCGACAAGAAGCGTACCTCCAGCCACAGTGTCGTAGAACGGGAAGCGTACTCCATCCTCGTCGATCCACTCTTTACCGTGGAAAATTGAAGTGAAGTCGCCAGCAACCTCGAACGTCGATGGGACGGCCGGGTTAGTGCTGGGTGTGATGGTGATGATGTCAAGCTGGCGCATGCGAAAAAGGCCTATACGTAAGTACAGGCCTATTTACATCGCCGACGGAACCCTCAGGTTTAGAAAACCCGTGCAAGAATCCCGACGTTGTCCGCGTGTGTAGGAGCTGTCCAGCCAGCTGGTTTGATCAGATCTGGCAGACCCAGCGGATTCGGACGTTCTGGCTTGATGCCAGGAGTCTTTTCCATGTTCTTGCCGTGCACGCGATTCCAAGCTTCATACGCATTCACGTCGAAAGCATCGAGCGTACCGATTGCGACGACACACAGATCGATCATGGCGTCAACCACGTCTTCTGCACGATCGACTTCACCGGATGCCAGAGCTTCTTTCGCTTCGTCCAGTTCTTCCTGAAGGAAATCCAGGCGGAACTGCAGGAACTTCGAGAGCTTCTCTTTGTCCAGACCTCGAACAACGGTGTTCACACCGAACTTGGTGTGCATTGCTGCGATGTCTTGAACCCAATCAGTCTTTAAAGTATTTTCAGTCATTTTCTCTCCAATAAATGTGTCTTGAGACACTGGAGAGGAATGACTATTCTAAGTCGGGTGTTACGATCGGTAGTCCCTAACGTGGGTCAGATTACCATCAGTTCATCCAGATCAATGAAGTTCTTCTGATCAACGTACGGACACCCGTAATCACTTGGCGAGAGGTTTTCTGACCAGCACCCGCCCATGTACTTGAAGCGCTGATCTTCAGGGCGAGTCTCTGGAAATGCGTCAATGCAGAGATAGAGAACCCGGTCACCTGACTCAGGAACCTTCTTTGCTTCGTACTTCGTCTGTTGCCAGAACTTGCCAGTGAAACGACACTTCACGTCAACGAAATATCCGTTCACTATCAAGTCGTAATGATACACCCCATCCTCTGGACGACAGACTGCGTTCCCTTGCTTGAAGAGATGATCGGCCACTGCGTACTGCACTGCTAATCCACGCTTGGAGTCCTCAAGCCGAACGTCATCAGATCGTTCACCACGAGCTCCATGGATCAAAATTTCGTGCGCCTCAGCAAGAATATGCGGATCGTCGAGATTGAAAGTGAATCGACGCCAGAGGTCAATCCAATCATTGCGGATCATCCGTACCACGAGTGCGTTTCAGTCACTCGCTCCGAGGTTGTTCCGCAGGTCTTGCAACGACGCCACCGCTCGGTGCTGGCTCGATCGTAGTAGCCGCCTTCATAGTGCTCGACCTTGTTCTCAATGTCCTCATGCAGGCAGAACAGCTGCAATTCGGTCTCAGCAGCATCGTACCTGGCGTTAAGCGCCTTCCGACGAAGCTCCATGATCTTCGTCTCAGCCGACAGTCGAGCGAGCTCTGCCTGGATTTCCTTCGTCTTCGCGCGACGTTCGTCATCAGTCATAGAAGTATTCCTCAGTCACGGTTCGCTTCACAACGCGGTACAGAACCTCGGATGTCTTCATCGCTTCCTTCAGCTCAGCGTTCACCCTCTGAGCTTCCTCTTTCGAGGCGCATACGGTCGCTTTGTACCGCGAGATCGGCCCTGACTTGGTGTCAAACCAGGAGATTCCCCCAGACCAACCAGTGTTCTGGGGGACCCAAGAAATCCAGTATCCTTGGGTCTGTGCCATTACAGCGAGAGCGAAGAGCCGACCGACTTGTACATCGCGGCGGAAGCTTCGAAGTTACCCTTCCACGACCACTCGTTCTTCAGGTACGCCTTGAACGATTCGGAGTCGAGATTGATGTTCTCATCAACCGACATCTCGAGCATGTCGATCACTTCCTCGTACTGCGAGGAGTAATCCTGTGGGAATGGCAGAGCGAATCGGAAGCTCTTCAGCTCGAGTGGATTCTCGACCTTGCCGACCTTCTTCACAGCAAGCTTCAGGTCGTCGATCAGACGTTGCTTGTACTCGCTCAGAGCGGTTTCGTACTCGGCGCGATGTACAGCGAGATTGGCGCGGAGCTTCTCGAGCAGCTCGAGACGATTGACGTTCACAGAGCGTTGGCGGATATTCATCATGGCTTGGTTTGTTCCTGGTCCAAAGTAAAGTTCTAAATTATGGCGGATCGAAAAGATCTCGCCTACGGGGCCTGTCAGCGGTTGAACACTGACAAGTTCAGACGCGATCACACTAGGAATGATCTTCCTAATGAACGGGATCGTGATCTTAGACAGCATCTCGCTTCAGAGCGTCGAGCGCGATGATCGAGTTGATCAGCTCGACGCGGTGGTTGTAGCTGTTCTGCAGATCGTTCTCTGCGATGCCAAGATCATTCCGCAGCTCTTTGATAGACGCTTCTTGTACTTCGATCGAGCGATCCAGATTGTGGACTGCTACGTCGAGCACCTTCCGTGCGTAAGTTGTCATTCTTGTTCTCCTTGAAAGATCAATTGTAACGATCAGTGCGCAGGGTGCACCCGAGTTCTAGGATGCAGAGCATACTGAACGAGGGACGCAAAGGTCCCTCGGGTGTTCTGAGTGAGCCGAGCCTACGTGCTAGCCACCCACTGTCACGGCGATTTGAATCTTCTCGGCGAGCTGATTCGCAGTTGCCGCACCAAGGGTCCAGCCCAGATGGCCGTGACCGCCATGGTACCAGACGCGCGGGTTCTTGGAACGACGAACGATTGGCATCATGTTCGAGTTCATTGGGCGGAGGCAGGCCCACGGGTTGTACGTGCTTGTTCGAACGTTCGGGAAGTTCTCACGGACCCAGTTCAAAAGCGGATCGATTCGATCTCGGCGGATGTCGTAATTCACACCAGTGAGCTCAGCAGTTCCGGCAATGCGGAAGCGATCGCCAAGACGCGAGGAGACGATCTTGCGATCGTCATCAAGGAGCGAGAACTGAGGAGCTTCATCACCTTCCACATCGATCGTAATCGAGTACCCCTTCACAGGGTACACATTCATCGAGTCGCCAAGGTGCGATGCGAACTGGCTGATCTCATGACCGTTCGAGACGACGACCAGATCATACAGGCCGAGCAAGTCATGGCCGTTCTGCGTGAATGTGTTCGCATCGTGCACGGTTCCAAGCTCGATCTCTTGATTGAATTGGAACTGGGTACCGCGTGACTCGAGAATCGTTCTGAGCTGCTGGCAGAACTTGTGCGGATCGCCCGTCCAATCGGACTCGGTCAGGATGCCGCCAACGAGATGTTTGAAGTTCTTCAGACCTGGATCAAGCGCTATCACCTCCTCAGTAGTGAGCTCTTTCCGCTCAAGACCAGCGTACGCGAACATCCAGTTCTCATCGAGCGCGTCTTCGAACGACTTGTCGCTCGTGTACACATTCAGCAGGCCAGTGCTCGACTTGTCGAACTGCAGACCTTCGCGCTCAGCGATCTTCTCGTACAAGGAACGTGATGTCAGGCCGAGACCGATCGTCTCGATCGTGTTCGCCTCGTGCGTGCCGTTCACGACGTGCCGCATGAAACCAGCGAGCCATTTCAGCTTCGCGAGTTCAGGCTTCGGACGAATCAGGAGAGGGGCGTCTGCTTGTGTGAGCCACTTCAAACCCTTGCGCACGTTCAACCACGTGTTCCAGGTGCTGGCGTTGCAGACAGAGATTTGACCGCCATTCGCTCGAGTGCAAGCCATCGCGGGCTCAGGTTCTCGATCAATGACAGTAACTTGGTGGCCATCCTCGGCCAAGAAATAGGCGGAAAGCGTACCAGCGATTCCAGCCCCAATGACAGCAATTTTCATGCTTCATTGTAACGCTTGCACTACCATGTCGGTAGCACAGATCAGGTTAGAGCTGACGCTCTGGGTCGCTCAGTGCAGGGTGTGAATCTTCGCTCCAGCGCGGCGGGCCGCGGCGAAGCTGTACGACAGGTCGCTCTGCTCGCGAAGCAGAATTATCCGGGTGCTCGTTGTTGCGTCGTACGGCTTCGCCGGCTTCGGGAGAGGCATCGAACCAGGGTGAGGAACGAATGCCTTCGCTTGGAAACGCTTCATGGTCTTCTCCGGTGGTTAGAAAAGTTCGCACATGTTCGGCAGGTTCCCACCGCTGTTGAACTGCATCACAGCTCGAACGGCAGCGGAATCGGCAGCGAACTTCGTGGTGAACACCGGAGCGGACGTGACGCGATTGGAAACGTACGGAGCGCGGCCGTCGAGTTGATGCTTCAGCACCTCGATCTCGACTGCGAAGCCGGGGTGCTTCTCGATCGTCCGAGTGTGCATTGCGGTCAGCTTGGCGTTCATCTCAAAGTTCCTTCAGAGTAATACAAAAGGTTTAACGTTGAGTGGATCTTAACCTGATTTCGGGTCGTAGGTTGTAACAATTGTAACGCCCGTGAACCCGAAATCTCTGACACGCAATTACGGCGGCATTACACGCCGAGGGCGGAGAGGATCTGGTCGTTCAAGCGGTGCACAGACGCTGGCATCTCGCGCGAGAGCCGCTGATCAGGCTCGTCAACGAATGTCTTGCACGGGGTGAGGACCTCGTATCCGAACTGTGGGAGCAGGCGAGCTCGGTACTGGACGTTGATTCCGTCATCGCAGTCCTTGAAGAACTCGAGAACCTCATCACGTTCCAGGCGCTCTTCGCAGAGCTCCTCCCAATCAGACCACTTCCGATCGCGGGAACGAATTTCGACGATGTACTTCATACGGCCTCCAGGTTGATGGGTGGATTATACACCAAATTCCGGATACCAGAAAGGGCCCTATGGGCCCTTTGATTGCGAAGATGCTAGAGTTTTAATCTGAGGCGTTCGTCACATTGTCAAACATGAACTCAATGGTGCCGGGCATGCGCACAACCTTAAGATTCACAGGAGCGGTCAGCGTCTCAGGAACCGTGAACGAGGATGTTAGAACCGGCGCACCTTCAAGCACGATGCCTTCATAGTTGTATTGATTCATTGGATCTCTGACCATTGTGGTTACTGTGACGTTGTATGTTTTGCCTGGCAGAAAACGCGCAGGTGGGTAGTCAGTACCCCACAGGCCTTGAGCTTGGAAGATAGATCGATCTGAAAGTACAGTGTACGGGTAGGTATTGGCTGGTCCGATAAAACCGCCAGCGCTTTGGCCGGTCATTAGCTGAACATTGAAGGTGTGATCAGCGTCTTCTGGATCAGAGATAACGATGTTGTGATGGAGAACCTCGGTGTCAAGTGGAAGGAGAACATCCTTGTATTCAATGACGCCAGTTACCCAAGTTTGATTAGACATAAATTTTCCTAAAAGAATAAAGACCAAAGTGGTCAAATTACCACAGTCAAAAGCAACGGTGGAACTCTATTTAGATCGAAATTTTCAATGGGCAAGATGACACACAAAAGAAAAGGGACTCCGAAGAGTCCCTTGTTCGAGGCTTTGTCAAAGCAGCCGAAGCTGCGTTTGATTAGCTGAATGCAACGTTCTTGACGAGGATACGTGCGTAGTAGTCAGCCGAGTTACCGAGCGACGTAGCAGCGTTCGTGAACGTTGCCTTGCCGTAACGGGTCATCAGCGAAACTGCTGGCGAGAACGTTGCTGGGTCCATGATCACGCCCGAGGACATGAGTGGCACGTATGGGCAGTAGAAGTAGCCGGAGTCGAGTTCCGAAGAACCGCCCTTGTAGCCGAGCAGAATCTGCTCACCAGCTGCGGAGTCTGCCGTAGCAGCGCCGGAACCGATCGTCCATGCATCACCCAGACCCCACTGGTACGAGTACACCTTCAGTTGGCCGTTCAGAGTACCAACCATCTTGTTGCCGACTGGGTCAGCGAACGAGCCTTGGACTGCTGGAGCGAACACCGACTTTGCAGCGGACTGCAGGAGGGACGTCGTCAGGTGGGAACCGACCAGCCAGTTAGCTGGGCCACGGCGTGTCTTCACACCGATTTCGTTTGCCATCTTGTTCACGAGAACGCCGAGTTCAGCGTAACGATCACCGATGAATGCTGGAGCCATGCCAGCGACTGGAGCTGCGAAGTCGTACGTAGCGACGGTCGAAGCCAGAGCGACGAGGTCGGTCAGGATTTCGTTGTCGATTTCGTGCGCGATCTGGGCCGACAGAGCAGCGACCAGTTCGTTTTCGAGGTTCAGACCGTGTTGCGAACCGATGTCTTGCTGAGCTTCAACAGTCCACTTCGCTTGCAGCTTACGCGAGCCAGCGGAGATGGTTTGCTTCAGAACTTGCAGGCGCATCGTGCGGCCACCTTGAGCTTCCAGACCAGTGGAGTCATTGGTCGTGGAACCATCAGACGTACCAACCGAACCGGTGAGCAGGTTTGCCGAGTAGAAGCGCTTCATCTTCGAAACGTTGTTCGAGAATGCTTCGTCGTTCACACCGATGTCGTTGCCTGTGCCAGCGACGTCGAGGGCTTCAGCGAAAGCGAAGCGCAGGGAGTAAGCCAGACCGACTGGGCCGGTGAGTGGCTGAACACCGACGAGTTCCGTACCGATCGTACCTGGGATGATACGACGGATCATTGGGATCGCGATCTTCTGGAAGCCTTGGATGTCGCCGGTGCCGTTTTGAGTGGCGCCTGCAGTTTCCAGGAGGTGGCGACGCTGGTTATCCATCAGCGTCGAAGCGAGAGTCTTCTTCGAACCGGTCAGGCCTTCGAGCAGAGCCTCTTTGGTTTCGGTCCAGTTTTCATTGAGTTGCATTTTTATCTCCTAATGGGGACAGGGGTTACTTGATACCGGCGAGGCGCTGCAGCTGGAGCAGGCTTTCACTGAGGGCTGCAGGTTGTTTTGCGACTTGTTCGACTTGCGTGTCACCAGTCACAACCGTTGTCTTCTTGTCGACCGTCTTACCTTCAGTCAGAGCAGCAGCTGGTGCAGCATCTTCCTTCAGGACACGACCGATAAAGAACTTGTACGACTCTTCAAGACGGCCGGTTTCGACATTCTTGAGAACCATTTCCATCGCTTCGCGCTTCTTGCCTGTGAGGCTAGCGAGGAGCGTGTTCATCTTTGCTTCGCGAACCATCGTCGAGCGGGATTCTTCCGAATCAGCAAGAGCGGAGGTAGCATCTGCGAGCTTAGCTTCAGCAATCTTGAGCTTACCAGCGATCGACGATTCGTCGATGTGAGCGCCAGCGAACGTGTTTGCGAATGCTTCGTAGATCTTGCGACCGAATTCGTTTTGCTTCACGACTTCGAGGTCTTCCTTGAGCTCATCGAGTTCGTCGTTCAGGCGTGCTTCGAAGAATGCATCGATCTTGTCAACCAGTTGGTCGAGTTCAGATGCGACTTCTTCTGCGAGCTTGTGCTTCTCTTCAACAATCTTTTCAGCGTATTCAGCTTCGAGATCACGGAAGCGCTCGATGTCAGCCTTCAGTTCAGCAACTTCGTTCATGAGTGCTTCAGACACAAAACCATCGACCTTGGCGACGAGTTCGTCGCGTTCGCCGATCCACTGTTCTGCGAGTTCCGAACGAACTTGGAGCGAAGTTTCTTCACGGACTTGCGTCTTGTAGGCTTCGACCGAAGTGGTCCATTGCTCGGAGAGTTCAGTTTTGGTTTCTTCGCTGAGCAGCTCGGACTGAAGCAGTTTCTGCAGGATTTCGTCCATTAGCTTTCTCCTAAGTTTCGGTAGCATGAAGCTACCACATTTGAATTTCTGCGTGACTAAAGTTGTTACCAACTCTTTATCATGTGGTGGTATTTAGCGCGCAGTTCGGAAAATGTGCTGAAAACGGGGATGTTTTCAGCACATAGTGATCACTCTGGGGTGACTTCAGTATCAACGTCAGCTTCTGGAGCTGCAAAGCCTGCGAGGGCTTGCGTCTTCGCCACGATGTAATCGTGGATGGTGGCAGAAGCTTGCTCTGGACGATCATTGATCAGGTCTTGAAGCATTGATTTCAGTTGTTCGCGTGGATCGCTCATAGCGGTACCTTTCGTCTGTTGTATGAAGTTAGTATTTACCGGGGCCGGTTGGGTCACTTACCCTTGGAGACCTTAGCCCAGATCGCGTCGACTGTTTTCTTGCTGCTCAAGGCTGCAGAAATTTCATCGTGGCTGAGCTTGCGTGAGTTCTCGATGATCCACTCGATGATGTCACGTGGCTTCCATGTAAGAATCTTGGCGCGAACTTCTGCACCAGTCTTTGGAGCGTACCCATTTGGAAGGCCGAACATGCCTGGATCGCGCGTGATTTCTTTCGCGATCTTGTCAGTGAATTCGCCATCAAAGCGAGCGTCGAATTCCTTCACGACCTTGTCGATCAGCGCTGGAGAGACCATAGAAGCGTGCTTTGCTTTACGCGCATTCTTTTGATTCTGCTCGGTCCACTTCTCAATGCGAACACCTTCTTCCCAGTGTGGGAACTTCTTCAGCTCAGCGATCACGCGGGACGATGGAACCTTTTCAGCATCGAAGGCAGCGATCTTTGGCGCTTGATAGCCTGGAGCGTGATTCATTTTGTTCGAGTAGTACTCGATGATCTCGTTACCCACATCTTCGAGCGCTCGGTAGAACGCTTCAAGCACGTCGTCTTGATAGTTCCCGCGGCCGTCTGCGAACTTCTCGAGTTGCGAAAGCACTTCGTCGTTCTGGGAGCTGAAGAAACGATCTGTTTCTTTTGCAGTGAACTGAGCGTCAGCCTTCACGTCAGCTGGAAGCTTCACCGAAGCGATTGCGACACGATAGATTGCTGCATTGATCGCGCCAAGGCTGAGCTTAGGCAGCTTTGCTGGAATCAGATTACCGTCCGCATCAGTTGCGAACTTAGCCGAGGCTTCAAGCAGCCCCAGCATTTCTTGAAGGAGCTTCATGGATTACTTCTTTGTGAGGGATGCGATCAGGTTCTTGATCTCAGCCGCAAAGAACTTCTGTGCCTTTGGATCGACAACAACAGCTTCAGCGAGCGAGAGAATCTTCTTCGAGCCCATAGCTTCTTGCACTACCGATGGGAATGCATCTGGAGCCGATGGAGTAGAAACGATGTCCATTGTGACGAACGAGAAGTCACCAACTTCGCCGCCTTCGTTCACGTTACCGGTACCGCGCGAGGAAACACCAAGACGAACGCCGCCTTCGATGATAGCCTTTGCGATGTTACCAGCTGGCGTGTTCAAGAGCTTCATCTTGCCAACAGCGTTATTACCGTCCATGCGGATCTCAGTGATAGCGTGCGAAACGTTCGCGAGATTGATGCTCAACGAGTCTGGGTGATTCAGTTCGCCAAGGATGAAGTTACCCTTGGTGATCTTGTCTTGACACTCTTGAACTGCACGGGCGATTTCATTCACTGGATAGACGCGGCCATTGCCGTTCTTCAGTGCTGCTTGCATCATGATGCCAGACAGGTAGAGATCGCCGCCAACCTTCTTCATTTCGGTCAGATTGGTGGTGCTTGGATCGAGGTATTCTTTCAACAGCTGCATGAGTGCTCCTTAGCCTAATAGTCCTGTATTTAGCCGGCTGCTGGCGGTTCTTCACCTGCCGCTGGTGGTTCTGCACCAGTTTCATCAGCACCTTCAGGTGGAGCTGCCTCTGGAGACTCATCAGGCGCTGATGCGAATGGCTTGTCTTCGAAGTCGTTATCCAAGAGACCTGCTCCTGGATCGCCAGCTTCGTCAGTACCACCGCCACCTTGATCAACGTTCTCACCGTCAACCGTGATCTCGGCACGATTCGCGTACACTGCATCGTCATACATCTGCTGCATGATCGGCACAATCGCGTTGTCAGACATGTTCTTCTCTTCCTTGATCATCACTTCGTTCATCTGGATTTCGTCATCCGTCAGACCGAGGTAACGCTTCAAGATGAAGCGACGCGACAGGAACTTAACTTCCTGAATGTTCTGGAACGATGCAATCAGATCGGCATCGAGCGCAGCCTGACGGTACAGCGCGAAGTTCGCTGGATCTGGCAGACGGACCTGGAACACTTCATCGTCAATGCGGAGACCACAGACCTTCAAGTAGATCTTGAATTCTTGGTCATAGATTTCGTTCATCCGGTCTTGCAGACGCGTGATGAAGTTCGCGAACCGAAGTTCTTCGATGTACGCGATACCGACCTTGCCGTCGTTCGTCTGAGCGCCAGCACCCTCTTGACCGCCAAGGTACGAGGTCGGAATACGCAGACCACGGAAGATCTTCTCAGCAAACGAGCGGAGCAGATTCGTACCGAAGTCTTCAGTGCCGCCTGGCAGAGTCTCAACACGTGAACCCTTACCTGCGGCCGTGACTGGGAAGAAGTAATCTTCTTGGAGCGACGTAGGATCGAATTGGCCGTCAACTTCAGCCTTGCCGCCAGCAGTCGTTCCTGGCGCGCGCTTCTGACGGATTTCGTTCTTGACCGACTCGAGGTAACGCTTGACCTGTTGTTGGTTCATGTTCCCGACGTCGATGTAGAACACACGGCGTTCTGGAGCACGAACGATACGGTAAATGATCACCGCATCTTCAAGCATCGAAAGTTGACGGTAGACACGGAAGATTGGCTTCAGCACTGAGTGACCGAACGGAGCAGAGTCGCCCATGTCGTCACACATCGAGAAGTGAATCATCGCAGCCGCTGGAACGACGTCAACGTCATCCATACGCTGGGTCGTGTACATCTGCGATTGCTGTTGCTGTTGAGCTGGACGCTTCACATGATAAGCGACCTTCGTGCCGAGCTCGTCAACCTCGATACCAATCACGAGCGATGGATCGACGTACGTCCACTTACGCGTGTCAGAACCCTTGCGGAAGAAGCAATCACCGTACTTGATCATCGTTCGAGCCGTGCTGAACACGCGCTTCTTCAGATCCTGCATCTGCGCCCACTGACGAAGAGCAGCACGAACTGTCACAACTGTCGTGTCAGACACGTCTTGGTTGTCTTCCTTCTGCCACTTGATCACGAACGGCAGATCAGTCTTGTCATCCTTGCCGGACATTTCTTCGGCGATAATGTCGAGGGAACGCGAGATGTCGATGTCGGTATCCATTGTGTCGTACTGCTTGTACGAAGCCATCCGAGTACCTGGCCCGCGCATGATCTGCGAGTACCAAGTAACTGCAGCCATGGACGACATATCTGTCGAGCGTGGATCGTACGCATCCGTGCTGAGCGTTGTGTACAGTTGCTTACGTGTCTTAGGAGCAACGATGCGCCAGAACGAAGTCATTTGAGACATGAAATATCCTTACCTGCGGCGCAAGAGTTGATTTGCGGCGTCTTCTGCTGATTGGAAAGAGGTCTGCGGTTTAACGAGCTTGACCAGCGCTTCAGAGCTGTCAGTTTGACGAGGCAGATTCTCACGTAGAACTTGTAGAATGGACTGCATCACCGACGCCAGATCGGACGTCACTGTTGCAGCTTGCTGTTGTTGGGTTGCAGCCGCGGCCTGTGCCTGAGCGGTCTGCTGATCAGCAGTATTTACAGGGGCCGTGCTGACCTGTTTTGCAACCTGAACCTGTGGTGCAGCAAGTGCTGCAGCGTCGGCATAGACAGAAGCGGCCGTCACTGCACCGGCCTCCATCACGTTGTTGAACTTGCTCTGAGAAGCGACGACCTTCGTGGCAGCTTGCTCTGAGGTAGCTGATTGCTTGTCAGCGACTGCCTTGTTCTCCTTCGAGATCGAGGCCATCGTCGCGCTGTTGTTGTCCCAAAGCTTCTCGACCATCGCGACGTTCTCAGTCGCCGAGTCAACCAGACCATCCTGCCAACCGCGCAGCATCTTGACCATGCGAGAGTCTTTGCCAACGAATGGCAGCGATTCCATCAAGTCAGCAGCACCACCTGCGAGACGAGCGAGGAAGTCCTTGATCGCGAAGTTCATGTACCCGACGATCAGGTCAAAACCGCGCTTCAGAGGCTGGATGTTCTCATCACCGAACACGAACGCAAGCGCGTCAATGAGCATGTTCGGAATTGCTGTGAAGAATGCCGTGATCATCCCGCCCATGCGGTTGAATACGCCGCCACTTGGGTTCAGCGCATCCGACATATCGCCAGTGAACATTTCGATCGCAGCATCAATCAGACCGCTCAGTGGGCCGAAGATCTTCGTGATACCCTTCAAACCGGTCCAGAGCATTCCCGCGCCACCTTTGAGCACATCAAGACCACCCACGAACGCTGCCTTCATTTCAGGTGCGGATGCCTTCAGGACTGAGGTGAATGACTTCATGCCGTCCGCCATCATCGTGCCGCTACCCTTCACTGCGGTAATACCATCCTTGAAGACCTGACCGACGACTTCCATTGTCGTGCCGCCAGCATCCTTGATGATTGCGCTCGAGAGTCTTACGTTCTGGATGTATCCAGCAATTGCGCTCTTACCTGTCGAGAATGCATTTGACAAATAAGACATCGTCTTACCGACTGCCTGGCCAGCGCCGTACGCAGCTGAAGCTCCACCACCTCCAGCGGCCGAAGCAACTGCGCCTGCAGCCTTTGCTGCTCCACCACCGAATCCAAGTGCCTTAGACAGGATGTTCACGATTGGACCGCGGAACATCGTGAGCAGACCACCACCAAGACCTGCGACGAGTGGGCCGAGAACACTCTGTTCGAAACCGTTGAACAGTGAAGTGAGCTTACCAACTGCCTGGCCGAATTCACCAACGTGCTGTCCGAACGCAACTTGATTTACCGTGCCAGTATCTTCAGCGAGCGACTTTCCTCGGCCAGCCTTGACCATCTGGCCGTACGCACCCTTTGAGGATTGTTCTTCGAACTGATCAAGAACATTCTGAACGCCAAGCGAACCCTGCTGGTACATCGTCTGAGCAGAACGCTCAAAGGTCTGCGAGATCTGCAGCAGTTCTTCGTCTTCAGCCTCTGTGCGGCGGCGGCCCTTCATTTGAAGTTCCATGCCACGTTGGCCAGCGGCGCCGTTCCCAGTGAACGCACCCATCTGCAACATCAGGCCGGAAGTGTCGATACGTTCCTTGACGGTCGATTGACGTGCCGCCATCAGAGCCTGGCCGAGCTTCGCGGAAGCGTCAGCAGCCATACCCATCTTCGTACCGATGCTGTTCAGCTGCACGAGCTGATTCATGCGAGCGATACGTTCTGATGGCGCAAGTCCAAGCAGTTCCTTCTGAGCTTCTTCACTGTTCGCAACAGAACGAGTCATGCTTGCGAACTCAGAAGCCGTCATGTTCGACGACTTGCGGAGCTTATCAAAGATGTCGATCTGCGATGAAGTTGCCTTCGTCAGATCACCGATCGGAACACCAAGCTGCGCCGAACTCTGGGCCAGCGAAGCCTGCATTGCGCGGGCTTCTGCACCGAACACGCCAATTGCTGCGAGCTGGGCATCCTGCGCCGAGATGATCTTCTGGAAGTTCTCGAGATTGCCGGCGCGGGAAGCGACATTAATGCTCGAACCGATCAGGGCCGTGTACTCTTTCAGAGCCATGCCCGACATCAGCGCGTTCTTAGAGAGTGTCGCCAGATTGCTGACTGAGCCCATGCCCATTTCAGCCAAATTAAAGTACTCGCCAGTGACACGCTTTGTTGCGTCAATCAGTGCGCCGAATGCGAGTGCAAGGCCGCCAGAACCAACGGATGCTTGGCCGAAGTTCTGAAGCATTCGCCCCATGACTTGCTTCATTGGTGAGGCAGCGCCTACACCTGCCGCTGGAGCAGGAATCGTGATACCTGGTGCGACACCACCAAGCCCGTTCTTACCAGGGATACGAGTTCTCGGAGCGCCTGCAGCTTGTGTCACACCTGGTGGCGTGACTTGCAGAGCCGACATGAACTTCGACATCTGCGCATTCAGAGCGCTGAATCCAGACGTCGTTCTGCCGACTTCCTTGTTCAAGCCAGACAGATTGCTTGACAGTCCAAGCAGAGCGTCATCAGCCTTATCCATGCTCTTCGTGAAAGCTTGGAAGGTCTTACCGTCGCCAGAGTTATCGTCTTGTTTCTTCCCGCGGATCTTGTCGAATTTCTGAGAGAACGTTGACTTACCGGAAGCAGCAGACGACGTGCTCTTGAGAAGCTTCTCAATGCTCTGCAGTGTTTTAAGAATGTCGTTGTCGATTGCCATCCAGTGGTCCCGAGAGGGGCTTTTCTAAAGCCCGTAAATAGGTAGGTTCCATATTTAGATCGAAGGCGACACTGATGTCCGACACCACAAATCCACTCCTGGCAAAGATCAAACTGCCAGGCAGAACGTTCCAGCTCCCATCCCGAGCAGCGCTGTACGTGAACGGCGAGCTTGATTCGTCTACCAAGAACGGCGAAATCCATGTGCACCCAATGACTGCACTGGCTGAAATCAATTTGAAGAATCCCGACCTGCTGTTCAACGGGAAGGCGCTCGAGGCCGTGATGGCGGACTGCGTCCCATCGATCAAGAAGCCGCTTGAGCTCTTTGGCCGCGACATCGACGCGCTCCTGTTCTTCCTACGCCTCGTGACGTACGGTTCGGAGTACCGAATCGAAGTGAAGCACGACTGTGCTGAAGCTAAGCAGCACTCGTACGTCGTTGATCTCGAAGCGCTCGCGCAGAAGATGGTTCTGCTAGACCCAACTCAGATCGAAGAGAAGCGTGTCGTTGAGCTCGTGACCGGTCAGAAGGTGTACACTCGTCCGATGAAGTTCAAGGACGTGATCGAGCTGTTCCATCGTTCAGCGAACAAGAAGGAATTCACGGCTGAAGACGTGAAGGAAATGGCCGTGATCAATCTCGTATCGATGGTCGAGAAGGTTGACGATGTCACTGATCCGAAGTTCATCGAAGAATGGATCCGGAAGCTCACATCGCCAATGGTGAATCGAATCAACGAAGCTGCGGCTGAGTTGAACGGTTGGGGACCAGAGCAGACCGTGCCGCTGAAGTGCAAGGACTGTGGTGGTGAGATGAAGGTTGAGCTCCCGCTCAATCCTGTATCTTTTTTCTCCGAATGATTCTGACTGGCGATCACACCAGAATCGTTCAGATGATCGATCGAATGCAGATTGAAATCAAGGGCCTGATTCAGGCCGCGATCGACATCGCTACGTACACCCGTGGTGGCGTGCCGTACGAGACGGCCTTGAACATGTCTGCGTTCGAACGTGACCTGGTGATCGAAAGTATCAACAAGCGGATTGAGGCAGCATCGAAGAGCCCGTTCGGCGGTCTCGGGTTGTGATACAATCCTGATCCCGACTAGGAGAACACATGAAATTGGTTGATGTCAAAGCCCGGAACGAGAAGGACTTCGAAGCAATTCAGCGTAAGGTCACTGCTTACGTGAAGAGCATGAAAGGGAAGTGCAATCTCGGCGATCTGCGGTTCAGCTCGAATGGCGGTGTGTACTACATCGAGCTCGACAACGACGGTGAATTGGCCGATGACCTGGCTGACTTCGTGAAGAAGAGCCCGAACGGGATCGTGATGAACGCGACCGATTACAAGGGCACGTACGACTGGACATCAGACACGTACGCGCGACCAAGCTCGATCGTCACGTTCAAGTTCTGAGCGACACTCAGAGACACCGGTTCTGATCGGTGTTTAGCTAACAAAAGAGGGACCCTAGGGTCCCTCAGTCGTTTCTGGTGGCACGGTAAGTGCCGTACCTAGCGCTTACTCAGCGTCTGGGTGATCGTCAACGTAGTCGCTCTTGTTCGTGAAGATCGAGAGACGATCGCCACTGTTGTACGCAGCGAACAGACCGGAGCCGATGTCCTTCAGGACCCAGTCGCTATCAAGGCCGAGAACCTTAGCAAGCTTCTTCACGACTGCGTTGTCGTCAAGAACAAGCATCGATCCGGTTTGGCCAACGCTTGGCTCCATGAAGTGACCAGCGGTACCTTCAGTCACGACAGCTTCAGCGACCTTGACCTTCAGGCCGAGGGCCTTGATGACCTTGTCAGCTTGAACAATCGCTGGGTGCTCAAAGCCGGATTCCTTGCCGGATTCCAGGCGTTGCTTCACTGCGCGAACAATGATCTGGTCCATGTAACCGCCATTGCCGATTTCCTTGACCTTCGCGAGGATCGCTGCATCGCCTGCTTCCATGACTGGAGCAGCTTCGACGAGCTTCATTGGTGGGAGACCTGCGAGGGCGCGGGCCTTGTTGATGCTTTCGTTCATTTTAGTTTCCTTGGTTGATTCATTCAGGTCTTGTTCACCGATGTACGTCGTGAGCTTCTTGATAGCTTCGTCCGAACCGGTGAACGCGTAGATTGGCCAGCCGCCAGAGTGCTTTGGGTTAGCGTCAATGAGCTTCACTTGCACTTTGAACTTCTTGGCCAACCACTGAGCGGTCTGCTCGGGGGACTTGCCAGTCGTGTCGTCATCTGCAAGGCTCGTCTCGTGCGTGGCTTCGTTCAAGGCTGATTCCTTGAGCGACTTCTTTTCGGTCTTGGTCATTTCCTTCACCCAGCCGCAATCAGCGCAGGACCATGCACCAGCGTTCACGGTGAACTTGCTGAACAGCTTCTTACCGTTCTTGGTGCAACCTGGGCACGACATCTTCTTCTCTGGCTCGTCGGCCTTCGCTTCGTCAACCTTCTTGCCGAGGCGATCTTGGACGACCGTCTTGACGCGCTTCATCTTTGCAAGCGCTTCATCTTCTTCGATGTCAGGATTGATTTCTTCGGTCCAACGGACGTACGAAACGATTTCGGTTGCAGTCCAACCTTGCTTGAGCTTGGTGGCGATGTCTTTCTTGATATTCTCTGCATCTCGTGCGTCAATACCATTCTTGGCGATGCCTTCGAGACGATTGAACACGTCCTCAGCGTCCGAAACGCCTTCCTTGACGACGCCTGGCTTTACGCGCTTTACAGGCGCAGAGACTGGACGCTCTTTGCGGATACCGGTGTTCAGGTATTCAGCACGTTCTTTCGCTTCGAACTCTGGCATACCGCGGGAGTCTTGATTGTCCTTGTCGTCAAGGACATGCCAAGTGCCGTCGTTCTTCTCGTAGTCTTCTACGGCGCGGTACTTGGTTTTGGCTTCGTCGAGCTTTTGGCCGGAAGCCAGCGCGCGCAGCTTGCCGAAATTGAATTTATCCATTGTGGTGTCCGGTAATGTTGTGAGGATAGCAGCCGTATTTACGGAACCGGCCGCTATCTGCCACCTAATGCCTCTAAATTCGCGCCTACGCGGTCAGCTTCAGATCCAGGCTCTTGATCAACTCCGGAAGACGGGCGAGCTGATCCTTCGGGACCCCGTCCAGCCCGTCATGAACCATGATCCCGTGCCGCCCGACTTCTTCCCATAACGCGTACCGCGCTTTTCTTTCCCACGAAAAATACCCGCTAAAAACCTGCTTCACGTTTTTCCGCGTTGGCGATTTTTTCAGCAGATCCATGCATGCGTACCGTCGAGCCGAAGCGAACTGATCTGCGATCCGTTTCAGTCGTTCTCCAATTGCTGTCAAGTCCGAGATCGTCGCGTCCGGAGCAGCATCGACGATCAGTTCAGCAGTCAGGCTGAACCCGCCTCCGTTCGTGAGCAGGGCCGGGCTGATCTTCGAACCGTTCGCCAGACTCATCACGACCTGCTTGATCAGCGATCGGTACTTCTCGTTGTACGGCCGCTGGAGAACTTGTGTGCATAATTCCTTGCGGAAATTTTCCTTGTCTTCCAGCAGTCGAATCAAGTCTGGGAACAGGGTCTGCATCAGCGTGTCTCGACCCTTGAACACGACCTTCAGGTGGTGCATCAGGAACTGCACGTACGCCGAGTCGAGATCGATCCCGGGGCCGAACAGCTCTTCACGCAGCCAGGACGGCCACGTCTCGATTGCAGCGATCGGCCAGACACTCGTGTCCCGCTGCTTTAGCTTCCCGCTCGGCTGGAAATGGAAGTTCAGCTCGGTCTGCCCCTGCTTCAGGAGCCAGTTCAACTGGGGTACGAGCTCAGGGCGGCCATGGACCAACACCCGGGCCACCAGGCTCTTATGGTCCAGCCCCGGTGATAGGTACACCTTCGAAATAACGGAGTGCACCGGCACCACCGGAGGCTCGTACCTCAGGGACTCGGCCGTCTCGCCCACGATGTTCAGCTCCTCAGGCGGGAGCTTCCTCGGAACGAGGGTCGTGAGCTCGGTGTTGTCTTCGTCGAAATGGAAACCGAGCTGCTTCACTTCGAAGAAATGATCGAGCGCGGGTTTGTAGTCGCGGACCCACTCGCGGAGGTCCATCAAGCGAACTTGGATCGAGCAGAAGCCGAGCGGTTTCCCGCAGTGGATCGCGCCGTGGTACAGATTCGCCAGCCAGAGCACAAGGTCTTGGCGAGCTTCGACGCGCGTCCGATGCAACCGCTGCAGGTCCGGCCAGAACCGAGTCCAGTGCAGCGGGTGCTGAGGGTGAAGGAGCGTTCTAGCGCTTAGTTTGTACGGTCTTGTCACGGTGAACGCCGAACGGAATATCGCCAAGGAGCACTTCACGTACTTTGCGATCTCCGAGGATGCCATCTGCGATCAGCCCGAGCTCGCCGCCCGGGTGATCGGTCTTTCGCTCTTTGCGGATCTTCTTCGCCCAGACCCGCTCTTCGAGATCACGATCGTACTCTGCGCCGAGAGCAGCGTCAGAGATTTTCGGAAGGTTCGCGACGTTCCGCTGGAGCTGAGTTTCCTCGATCCAGATCTCGCGCTTCGAGCGCACGTCCTTCGGAAGCGTGATCTCATCGAGCTCGACCCTGAGCGCGTCGATGCCTTTCTTGACCAGCTCCAGCTCTGCTGGCGTGCGGCCAGAAGCCTGACCCTGAATGATCAGGTGCGTGAGCAGGTTCTGCTCTTCCCAGAGCTTTTCGATCAGCTCCAAGCGACGTGCACCAAAACCACGCCGTGCTTTGGTGCACCCACGGTACCAACTCGAATCACGCATGTCCATAGAAACCTCCAGGTGATGTGGCATTATACACCCGGAGGCGGATCAGGTGAATCGCTTCGTAACGTCCTTGACCGGAGCTTCGTACTCGTACACCACAAATAGATCAAACACGCGGCAGAAGTGCTTATCGGGCGCATACCCGGAGTAGTCGCCAGTGTACTGGACCTCGCCGAGCAGCGTGCTGATCATGCTGTACGCGTGATCTTCCTTGTACTCATCTTCTTCGTCGAACACGAAGTACTGCATGCTCTGCGATTGCGGCACGCCGAACTTCACGGTCGCTTCGTCGATCAGTTGCTTCAACTGCCAACCATGAACGTACATGTTCCCAAGGCCAGGCTTGGTCATCGCGTTCACCGATCGAAAGTGTCGAACGATGAACGCGATAAAGTCGACCTCGTGAGAGGTCAGCCCGCTCAGGGTACACGTGTGGTAGCGATCTGCGTCACCTTCCCACGATTGAACTTGGATCTGATATCCGACCGGAATCGAATTATTCTTGATCTTGCCCATGAGTTACAGAGTGCCGGCCTTCAGCGCCTTGTACGCACCCTTGTACGTGTTCTTCGCCACGCTGATCGTGCCCTTTTGGTTCTGCTGGTAAGCGACCTTCTTGATCGAGAGAGGTTTGCCAGTTGCTTCCGGACCCTTCGGTGCGGCTTCAGCTTCAGCGGCAACAACCATGCCACGGGCGATACGACGGAGTTGCTTTGCGATCTTTGCGTTCATTGTCAGTTCTTCAGGTTAAAACTTGCCAGCCCAGCGAGTGTTCAACGTGCTGTCCACCCAGTTCGGAACGTATCCGTAGTTCTGATTGAACAGCAATGCTTCCCACTCCTTGGCTGATGGAGTACCCAACTGACTGAGCTTCGGGCGAACGATCACGAACCTGATCGACTCCGGATTGCGGACGCCTTTCAGATAGATCGGTTCAGCACCTGGCACAGTGAGCTGATGAGTTCCCATTGTACAGTCTTGAGCCGTCTCGACCAACTCAAACGCAGGTTGGGGAACCTGAATCGAATGGATCGTGCTTGGGTGGGGAGCAGCAAGAGCGCGCATGCCTTTTGTGGTCTCGCAGAACTTGATCAGGCCGTTCAGGAGAGCGAAGTACGAGGCGTTATTCATGCCACCTTGTTTCACGACCTGCTTCAGGGTTTCACGATCGGGCGGAGTATAAAAAGACTTCGATCGTTCCCGTGCGTTGTACGGAGCAAGGAAGTTCTCAGCAGACACGTACGTGTGATAGTGCTGAGCAACAATTGCGATCAGGTCATGGTAGTCAGGAGTTGGACGTGTCGCATTAAGCCGCACTGTCCAGCGCGGAAGTTCTGTCATAGAGTCTCTTTTCAGTTATTGTGCTGACTTAGCAGCTTTGGCTTTCGCCCGAGCTTTCTTGGCTTTCGCCTTCGAGCGCTCGAGCTTCTCTTCAGGAGTGAAGTGCAGCGGGTGTATCAACCCGGTCTGATTAGTAGCATGAACCTCATGGTACTTCATCAATTCACGCAAGAAGTTCTGTGGATCCTTGATACCGTACCGACGAAGGGAGTTCATCACTTTACCTTCGGCTGCGTTGCAGGCACGGTGCAGGACCGCTCTGATCCAACCGCCTTTGTGGCAGTGATCTAGAACGGCTTGCTCTTCATCACATGGGAGTTGACAGATAGCACACTTGAAACCTTGCGACTCGAGGAGTGCAAGGCGTGTCTTCTTCACGTCTTTGGATTTGAGCTTCGGGGATACAGGACTTTGCATCCTGTATTTATCAGCCCCCGGAGCTTACACGTAGAACACTTTGCCGCGAATACGTTCAGCGGCCTTCTTGCAGCGATCCTTGAACTCGCTAACTTCATTGTTCCAGATCTCAGTCTGCTGAACGATTTCATCATCGGTCAGAGTGAAACCACTGACGTCGCTGAGCTCCTTCAGTTTCGCGCTGTACGCAGGAAGATCAAGTGGAATATCTCCAGTGACAAGGAACTGCGCGTTCATTTCGACGGAGGTTTCAGACTCAATAAGCTTGTTCGACTTTGCGCTCTTGAATGTCAGTGAAGCTTGCAGAGCCTTCCAGCCTGCAGTGAACGCTTCGCCTGCTGGAATGCCCTTCTTCTTCTTGTACGCTGCGATCAACTCAGGCGGGACGCTCACACCGCCACCAACAGAATAGCAATGGCAGAGTCTGTGCGCGACGATCCACGGTGTCACACCCATCTGGTGCTCATCTGAGTAGTTGTCGCCAAGCAAGAAGTGCACGCTGTTCGGATTCTTCTGAATTCGTTCACGAACAGCCGCGAAAATCGCTGGGAATGGCTGAACGCTGAAGTCCAGACCGTCAGGATCAGGCTCATAGCCACCCTCAATCCGCTCTCTGTCGGTCTTGTGATAAAGCTTGCGCGTCTGATCTTTCCAGATCGACGGAATGACTTCACCCTCAGGATAGCTGTCTGCCGCTGCTGCACCCTCGTCACCGTTGTCTACGATGTACAAGTACAGATCAAAAGGCAGGCCCTTGAGCTTGTCCTTGTAGTGACCGCTCTCCATGTACTTCTTGATCAGCTTCAAGTCGCTCGCGGAGAACGATCCAGTCGTTGCAGCTTTGTGGTACGAGACGTCAGCGAGTGGCGCCTCAAAGAGTTTGATTTCAGAGAGCTTCATTAAAAAGTCGAACCCCACTGAGCTTTCATTCGAGCAGAAGCCTTCGCAGCACGTTCACGTTGCTCAGGAGTTCTGTCCACTGCAACTACCGCTTCCTTGATCTTCTCACGAGAACTCAGGATCTCGCTGAGCTCGTCGCTGACCTTGTTACGAAGTGGGGTTTCCACCTTAAGGTAGGTGCACCCTGCTGTGCGCTGTCTCTTTGCAATGCGATTAAGAAGGGCTTGAAGATCATTTGGCTTATGTTCTTTGAAGAACTCTTCAAATTCCTTCGCTGCAGCCTTGAAAGGTTCTGGCTTCTCGAAACGATTCTTCCAAGAGGCAACGATCTTCTTCATGACAGCTTCGTACGCTGGGAGAATTTCGATCAGCTGTTCGGCAACCTTGAGGCGCTCACGTGCAAAAAGAACTGGTCCAATGTACTTTGAGCGGCCCTTCTTGTCGAACCATGCCGGATTCTTAAGAATCACTTCTAGCTTATCGTCGACCTCTTTGATGCCTTCCTTGGTGAACTTCACATCCTCTGCAGGAGGCTGGGCTGAAGCTGTCGCCTTTGACAACCCATGCTTCAGTAGGAAGTCATTCGCCGCATTGACCATCTTCATCTTCTCGGTAGCTTCAGCGCTGCCGTCATTCTTGTCAGGATGAAGCTTTTGCGCAAGCTTGCGGTATGAAGCCTTCACGTCGGTCATGGACGCATCGGATGCGAGACCAAGAAGTTTGAGTGCTTGGGCAGAATCGGAGACGACTGCCTCGAATAGATCGGCAAGTTTCATGATCAGGCTTTCTTCAGTCCAGCTTCAAAGTCACCGGCTTCTTCAATGCGGTACACGAAGTTGTTCCCGTCAACAGTGCGAACAATGTAGTCGCTATCGTCGGCTGTCTGAATATCACCCTTGCCGAGATCAACCTTCACTGGGTCACCAGAGTACTGGAACGCGTCGACCTTCACAGGGTCGATGTACGTCGTGAATCCTTCAGCGTCAGGAGTCTGATTCGGACGGATCGGCTTCAGGGCTGCGTTCAGCTCGTCAGCTGTGAACGTGCCGTACGGCTTCCGCGTCGTGCTGATCACAGAGAAAGCTTCGTACTTCACTGGCTTGCTGTCCTTGATTGGACGGACCTGATAAGTCGCCGTGCTGATGTACTTCGAGGCAGAGCTCGAGTTCTCCGACCACAGGTCCTCTGCAGTCTTTGATTCGAGCTCTTCTTCGTTCACCTTCTTAATCAGCGCAGGATTGGCGTTAATGATCTGCGCAATTTCAGTGGCGTTGCATGACATAAGACCGAACTCACCAAACTCCTTTTCAGCGATTTTGTTCGCGCGTTCGATGTAGATCAGTCGCGCTGCCTGGTCTTCTTCTAGATCAGCGAACCCAAAGCTGCCGAAGCGCTCGGCAGCAATTTTGTCCAGTTCCTTGATTGCTGCTTCCTTCACGACCTTTGCGACCCCGATCCGATGATCCTTGATATCGTAGTCCTTGAAGTTCTTGTCGAGTTTCCGCTGCTGCAGAGCACGTTCCTTGGCGAGACCACGCAGTGGTCGACCTTGTGAGTCGCGAACGACTTCGTCCTTCTTTGGGGCTTTGATTTCGGAGAGTTTCATGATCAGTCCATTGTATAACGGCTATTTAGCCGTCGCTGATCGTACTGAAGCCATGTTGTTTCGAAACGATAAGCGTTCGATCCAGTCGGCCAGACACGTTCGGGTGGTGCGAGATAATGAACACGGACATCTCTTCGTCTCGGGCTTTGTCCTTGATGATTCGAATCACCGCATCAATACCGCCACCATCGAGCTGACCGTCGAGTTCATCGACCAGCATCAGATTCGACTTCGCGTGCATGTGATGCAGCACGTCTCGGAAGGCAAGAGCCAGCCCGACGTTCACTCGCTTCTTTTCACCAGCTGAAAGATTACCGAAGTCCAGCTCACGGCCGAACTCAGAGACCGTGCAGCTCATGTCAGCATCGAATCGAACGATGTGTGGCAGCCCGAGTTGAGCGGTGTACCCGTTGATTCGATCGTTCAGGAACGGAATCGTCTTGTTGATGATTCGGCGACGGAGGAACGAGTCCTTGTTCGTCAAGAGCTTCATCAGGAACTGCATGTGCTCGAGCCGCTTGTGCAGGGCATCGACCTTTGCATGATCGGCTTCCTTGCAGTCTTCGGCAAGCAGGCGTTCCAGAGCTTCGACGTGAGGATTCACGGCGTTCTTCAGATCGTTCATCTTCGTGCGAAGGACAGATGCATTCTCACGGGCAGACAGGAGCTCGTTCAGATTCGAGTGCTGAATACCGGCTTCGACTTCCTTCAGACGCGCTTGCTGTTCACGTGCCTTCTCGGTCAGTGATTGAACATCAGCCTCGACCTGGATCAGGAGCTTACCCTTCACATCAATTTCGTCTTCGATCTTTGCCAGTCGTGCTGGAGCATCGGCGAAACTCTGTGCACAGTACGGGCAGGTCGCGTCAGCCAGATGAGCCTGTTCGCCGAGAAGCTTCTCAACAGCCGCAGTAAGCTGTTGATTATCCTTGCGGGCAGGAGCAAGCTTCGCAGCCAGGTACGCGCCTTCTTGAACGAGCGTCGAGCGCTCGTCGTGCAAGAGCTGCTCCAGTTCGAAGTCAACAGTACCGACCACTGCCAGAGTGTTCTCAATCTCGGCGATGTCCTTCTGACGAGTCTGATCCCACTTAGTGATTCGCTGCTCGGCTTCGGTGATGTGCTTCTTGTACAGCTCGACAGCAACTTCTTGCTGCTTCACGACGGCCTTCTGGACCTTGATGTCGCCTTCAGTGACCTTGATGTTCTCACGAAGGACCTTCGCCTTCTCAGAGAGCAACGTGATGTTGAACAGCTCTTCGATCTGCAGACGTTGCTGAGCGACTGGCAGCTCGAGGAAAGCTTGCGCGTTCCCCGAGAAGATGATCGTCTTCGTGAACAACTCGTAGCTGATACCGATCACGCTCTCGATCAAGGCATCGCACTCGGCAACACCCTTACCTGGCGTGATGTCTTCACCGTTCTTCGTCAGACGGATCGTGTAATGCTCACCACGAACACGAGTGATCTCGTACTCGTCACCAGCACGTTCGAACGAAAGCTTCACTTCCATCAAGGTGTTCTTCGTCGCGTTCGTGCTGTTGATCAGCCGCTGAAGCGAGATGTTGTCGAACGGCTTGTTGTACAACGCGTAGCAGATCGCGTTGATGATCGTCGTCTTGCCTGAACCGTTCGAGCCGCCCTTGTCCAAGTTCTGTCCAATGACTTCAATCGTACCGGCCTCAGACAGATCGATGATCGTTTCATTCTGGCCGAACGAGAGGAAGTTCCGAATCGACAGTTCGCGGAAATAAAGGGAGGAGCTCATTGTTTAGTTCGAAATGACGACGGAGTCGGTACCAACGGACGGGCTGAATGTACCGGCCGTGAGGATCGCAGCTTTCACTGCGTTCGTGTACTCTTGCTGGGTGCTAAGGCTTGGGCGTTGACCTGCAGTGGTGAACATCGAGCCCATTGCGTACTCATAGCCAGAGCCGCAAGCGGTGTAACCCTTCACAGAGCGCAAGACACTGAAGTCGTCTTGCAGTTCCCAGAGCTGACCCTTCACGCCGATCAGACACGTGCCACCCTTTTCGTAGTCGCCGGTCTTCAGCGCTTTCTTGATGTCCGGAATCAGGACAGTGATCAGCCAACGGTAGATCTCATTGTCGTCTTCTGGAACGACTGGATCGGCAAGACCGTGCTCGAGGAGCTGGCCAAAGCGATAGCTGGTCGTGAAGCCGAACAGAACGCCCTTCTTGTTGAACACCTTCGGTTGCGTGTGCACAACCTTGTTGTTGTACCCGGTCCCTTGGATGTCGCCACCCATCAGAACCTTGTCATTGAATTCAATACCAACGATGCAAGTCATTTTGCTTCCTTAATCAAGTTTAAGTTCTTCGTACAGTTCGACCAGAATGCTCGGATCGATTGTTGCGGTTGGCGTTACGCCTTCATTGATCAGCTGGCGGACCGTGCCGTCCAGCGATGACAGATCGAGTTCACCCTCGATCTCGAGACCCGAGGCGATCGAGTCTTTCTTTGATTGCAGATCCTCTTCAACGGAGAACTCACGGAGTTCGAACGCCGTCATCATCTCTTCACGCAACGCTTGTACGTCTGAGTACTGTACGTCAGCATCGAGCAGACAACGTACCCGAGCGCGGGGCGTGAATTGCACGTCACCGGCCAGAACGTTCGAGAGACGGCATTTGAAGAACAGAGGAGCCGCGTCGTAATTGAAGAACGACAGTTCTTCAGTGTCGGTCACGAGCAGAGCGGCACCACGTTCGTTGTCGCCAGCATCGCCGAACGATGTTGGGAAAGTGTTCCCGATGTAGATGATGTTCTTGCTTGCTTGGCGCTTGTGGAAGTGACCAGACAGGAGGTACTTCGGGCCAGTGAACAGCGACGCGTCAGGACCGTGATCGAGCACTCGGTCATTCCCGGTAACGACGAAGTTCCGGAACTCGAAGTGCCCGAGAACGTACTTGTGTGAGTTGATCTGCTCAGCTAGAGCAGGGTACTCGTCCTTGAACAGGAACGGAGACATGAACATCTCGTCACTGATCTCGACCGGTTCATTCACCATGATGAAGTTCTTCAGGTCACCGAACTGATCGGTCGAGTAGATCGAGCGATTCGAGCGATGGTACAGATCGTGATTGCCGACGATGAAGAAGATCGGCAGACCGAGAGCGTTCAGACGACGCGCGCCCTCTTGCGAGTACTTCAGGGTACGAACGTTGATCTGATTCCGATTCTCGAACCAGTCACCGAGGAATGCGATGTGCGTCGCTTCCTGTTCGATCGCGAGCTTGCAGAACCAGTCGATGTAATCGAGGCAGTCCTGCAGATGCTGATCGGAGTTTGTACGTGCGCCCCAATGGATGTCCGTGAACATCATGAGGCGCATAGGGGTTTTCAAAGTCATGTGCTGTCGCTTGGATTAGACAGCTCAGTTCAAATTGTAACTCCCTGCCGTTACAATTCCTGTTCAGATCAGGGTCGGGTTAACCCTGAATGATCAGTGTGCTCGTCGTGTTCGTTGCACCCGAGTAGAACGTTGACGTCCCAGCAGCGTTCAGCCACGACATTTGCGTCGACCAGACCAGATTGTTCGTCGGGCCAAGAGTTTCGGCAGGTTGAGCGACCACAGTGCTGTACATCGAACCGTACTGACCAGCAAATGCTGTCTGAAAATACGAGTTATTCCCAGCTGTGTCGCCAGCGGACGCGTGCAGAGTGGCGTTCCCATAGTACACGACGTTCAGTGTTCCGCCACTCAGTACTGCGCTCATGCGAGCTTCAACGATGTCTTCACCCCAGCACAGACCGTACGAACGGTTCTGGGTGCTCAACTCGACCGGTGTGGTAGAGGTCAACGTTACGTTCGATGCCAGATTTTGCGTCGCCATAACTGGACGACGATTGAACCAGCTGATCACAAGCTTTGCACCTACCGTCGTGTCCCAAGTAACACCAGCTTGGCAGTACGCCTTACCGACCAGAGTGCGAGTGTTATCGCCGGTCTTGATCGCAATGCCGGTCGTGGTGTCTTTCGCACGTGCAGTCAATGACGCTTCGAGCACGATGTTCGCGCCAGATGCGTACGCGTAAATGTTGTACGTGCTACCGGCCGTTAGACCAGTAGGTGCCAACGTAACACCTGCATCAGGAACCGTGTAAATGTCGGCGTTCGGGCCGATGCTGAGCTTGTTCCCTAGGTACGGGAACAGAGTGATCGCGCTAGAACTCGTATAAACAAGTCTGCACTGACCGTACGCAATTCCTGGCGAGAAGTAACCGTTCCCGTCAATCTTTGTGGACATGCGCTACCTCAAACTCGAACGGCCCGATGTACAGGCGAGCATAACCAGGCTTGCCTGGCGGCTTCAGTGCTCGCAGAACGAACAGACACTTTCGAACGCCGATCAGGAAGTGACCGCGCTTCCAGAGCAGAGACACGTAAACGCCGTCTCCGTTCCAGTAATCGTCAAATGAACCGTATTTGAGAATCATCAATCGTCTCCACCACCGCCAGAGAATGCGGTATCATCAGAAGTCTTACCCGAAGTACCGTGCCGAGCCTGATAGTTGAACGACGGGTTCGCGCCAGCTTCAATCAGGAGTTCATCACGAATCGTACGCTCTTTCTTTTCAGCGTCAAGGTACGATAGGAAAGAGCGATAACAGGCCGTCGTGTAGTAAGCGAACGGATTATCGGACTTCTCGGGATTGAACTTATGCCAGTTCGCACACAGATTCACCACAGCGGTGCAAACCATGTCTTCACGGAAAGAGTATCCTGCGAACCACTGATGGTACGAGTACCGTTCAGCGATCATCATCAGGTACTTCGCCATCAGGGGGGAAAGCTCGCCCTTGGCTTTGCAGATATGGAATTCAGCGAGCAGCTCGGCGTTCTTTACGTAATGACCTTGGGTGGTCTTTGAACGCTCTTTCTTGGCTGGCTTAACTGTCTTGGGCTTGGTTGTTGTTTCGGTCATTTGCCGTCTAAGTAATGTGACGGCATGTGTGTATTGTAACGTTCCTCCTGCACCCGCGCGCGGGTCACCCGGGATAACCGAATCGCTCCACCACTATTGTACGCTCGCGGTTGACCCGTCGAGCGCTTTTCATCAAGGTCTAAATAGAAGATGTTCACAGGGTTCCAGAATGCTTAAGCGTGCCGCAGTCGTTATTGGGAGATTCCAGCCACCGACGCTGGGGCATTACGCCGTGATCGACATGGTCAAGAAGTACGTGATCGACAATCAGAACCTGCTTCTCGATGCCATGCCGATCGTCGTGATCATCGCTGGTAAAGAGACCAGCAAAGACAAGGTAAAGAACCCGCTCTCCGGAGACGAACGAGTCCGATTCATGACGGGTTCCGGCAAGGCCGATGGTGTGAAATTTCTGATCGCCGGCTCTGCATACGACGCGTTCGAGAAGGTCCGTGAAGAAGGATACGAACCGGTTGCGATCGCTGCAGGCTCTGATCGTGCTTCGAAGTACCTCGAGATGCTGGACAAGTACTTCGAGAAGAGTGAAGACGGTAAGACGATCAAGCACGTCGCGATCACTCTTGACCGAGACGAGACCGTCTCGGATAACGCGGATGATAAGCAGAGCAAGTTCGACAAGAACGCAGCGAATGCCGACATCCTGAAGTACGTGGACGAGACGATTCCTGTGAGCATGGTCAGCGGATCGCTGGCACGTCTCGCAGTGAAACAGAATGAATTCGAGAAGTTCGCGATCCTAGTCGGACTGAAAGACAATGTGAAGCTGGCAAAGATGATGTTCAACAAGATCAAGAATGCAGGTGGTACAGATGGGACTGCTTGATTCCGTATTCAGCCTGCCGAAGGTGAATGAGCCAGAGAACCTTACTCTGCCTGATTACTCGGAGGATCTGTACACCTCGAGCCCAGCCGGTCTCGGTACCCTCGACTCTGCCGATCTGAATGACGGCGGCTTTGATGTTGACGCTGTTTGGGCAAGCCGAACACCGATCATGGTCCGTGATGACTCGATCGATTACTCGTCAGCTGGAAGCACTAAACTGCTCGATGAGGCTGTCGGCGCGGTCACTGATCGATTCGGCGCCGATCAAGCAGAATTCGATTCGCTGATCGCTAAGTTCGATGCGATGAACATGTTCGATGGCACTGGACTTGAAGGTACTTCAGCCGTCAAAAGCAGTTCAGTCTCTGCTTCGCAGATCAATGCTGCTGGCGGTGGCACGAGTTCCGGGAATGACGATCACATCGTTCAACTCGTCTCGATGGTTGATGACACGCTCGTGAAGTTCGTGATCATGCCTGAAGTTGGTGAGCAACGGAACGCTGAGTACGAAGCACTCTCTGCTACCCAGATGCCTGGCGAATTCCAGAAGTACAAGGGCACGAAGGCTACCCAGTGGAACGTGAACGCGATGTTCACGGCAAGTACTCGTGAACAAGCTCGTCAGAATTACGAGTTCATCAATCGTCTTCGCTCATGGGTGATGCCGTACTTCGGTGAGAACCAACGTGGAAAGATGCTAGGCGCTCCACCTCCAGTGCTGGCATTCAGCGGCTGGCGTGGTATCGTTGGCAAGGTTCCGGTCGTTCTGACTTCACTGAACTGGCAATGGCCGCGTGACTGTGACTGGATTCCAATTGACGATGCAGTCGAGTCGAAGCCATTCCCATCCGTGATTAATGTTCAAATCAATCTGGTTGAGTCGTTCTCTGCAGTGCAGTTCAACGCATTTGACCTGCTGGCGTTCAGCAACGGCGACATGATCGAAGCATACGGTGGTGATCGTAAGGTTAATCGCTCTGAACCGTCTGGCGAACTTGAGTCTGACGCTAAGCAAGAGAGTGGCGTGCAAGCTACTTCGTTCGAATCGGATTACCCAACCTCGACAGCGAGCGAGCCGTTCGAGTCTAACTATCCAACTGAAGCTTCTGACACCTCAACGGACCCTGGTTTCACGGCCGATTCGCTGCTGGCGTCAGGCACGCCGATCATGACCAAGGACACCCCAGAGCCAGCAGCTGCTCCAGCACCGGCCCCCGCTCCTGCTGCTCCTTCGAACGAAACTGAGATTGCTCGCCTTGAGAAGTACATCAGTGAGCTTCAAGGTTCCCGTATGGAATCGGCCGATAAGGCACTCGCCGCGGCGGCGACAGATGCAGATCGTGCAAAGTGGACCTCGCAGAAGGAGTTCCTGAACACCCAGGCATCGGCGGCCCAGGCAAAGATTGATCAATTGAAGAGCGCATAATGGATAAAAACTCTGTAAACGTTCAGAACTCTCGGTACGTCTCTGGCGGCGAGACCGAAGTGAACAGCACTCGCCTTGAATGGTGGGAACGCATTCAATTCGAAGTAGATCCTAGCGACATGCGGTACACGGTCGACATCAAGACTGAAGGTCGTCTTGATCTGATTGCTGCCGCATTCCTTGGCGACTCTCATCTCTGGTGGTTGATCGCGCAGTACAACGCGATCCTTGATCCATTCTCTGAGATCACGATCGGCCGCGTTCTCCGTATCCCATCGAAGGATCGGGCTGGAATGCTCATGAACGGTCGAGTCGGCGGATTCAAGAGCGCCCGGACAATTCCACTTTCGAACATCACTCCGATCGTATAAATGATCAACGTCACAAACAAACTAGATCAGTTCCAATCGCACACGATCCACTATGTGGTGCTTGCTGCGAAGTCGACTGACGCGCTCAGAGACTTCAGCGATGAGAACAAGCTTTCGGCCTCGCTGAAAGCGATTGACTCGTGCAAGAAACTTGGTGGATCAATCTCAATGGACGGAAAGGCTGAGTCAGCTTTCCTGATGATTGATACGCGCCGTTTCTCTCAGTTCACGATCGAAAACTTTTCGATTGATACAATGATCGCTGGGATGTCAGTGCCTGGCTCGAACTCACCGAATTCCGTCGGCCTGAAGATGGACTTCAGCATTGTCGACAACACAGGCATTTCGTTCGCGAACTTCCTGCAGTACTTGATGGCCGAGAAACTCCAAGTCAGCTTTGATGGGATGTCGCTCCTGATCCGTGTGATCTTCGTTGGACACACGGCCGAAGGCGACACGAAGATCGTTCAGTCGATTGGCATCCCTGCAATCTTCAGCACGATCCAGGTCGATCTGAACGACGTGAAGGGCGTGTACGCTTGCTCTTGCTTCCCACTGATCGGTATGACCTCGAATGCACGAGTGAACACGTCGTGGACATCGATCGGAACGGCATCTAACTACTATACGGGCGGATCGGGGAACACCCTGGGTGCTCTCGTGAAGTCGTTCGAAGGTCGGCTGAACGATGAGTCTTTGACGCGGTACAAGACCGTGAACGGTGTCGATGCTGACAGCAAGGACAAGGCGCAGCGCCTCGGCCGTCCAGTGCAGTACATGATCACGATCCCAAAGGAATGGGAAGCATTTACATTCTCCGGACCAGCTCAAGGTGCCGCAACTGAGATCAATTTCGCTGAGCTCCTGAAGCAGGAAGCTGATCGTAAAGCATCGAACGCGAAGAAGCAGAACGACTCGGCAGTTGAAGCGCAGAAGAAGGCGCAAGCGAACTCGGCTGCTACAGCAAAGAGCTCGTACATTGCAGTCGATCCTTACCTGACAATCACTGAAGTTCTTGATGTCGTATTCAAGCAGGTCGTTCAGATTCAGAAGCTGTCGAACTTCGGGCCGAATGGTAAGTCGGCTGACTCAATCAAGTTCTACAAGCACCTGATCACGATCACCTCGGACGATGACTCGTTCACGGTGCACGTTGACGTTGTTGAGTTCACGGTGCCAAATGCGCAGAAGGGCATGACCTCAACCGCCGTGTCCTCGGAAGACGCACTGTACGAGACCACTGGGAACAAGCGCCTGCCTAAATCGTACCTCGAGTACGACTACATTTTCTCTGGCCGGAACATGGACGTTCTGACGTTGGACCTGAAGATCGAGAACTTCAATCTGCTCCTGATGCAGGGTGTGAAGCTTGGTCAAGGTGAGCTCTTTACGGGCGGTGACACTGCAGCTAAGAAGCCAGAAGACGGTTCAACGGCTGCAAAGGACACGACGTCGATTCTCGGTCGTTCACGGAATGATCCAATCCCACTGCGGATGCTCACTGAGCAGGAAAGATCGAACTTCAGCAATCTCGGCGCGAATGCGAAGTCTGACGGTGAAGCGACTCCTCAGCAAGTGTCGCAACAGTACACGCAGAATCTGTCTGACTTCTACAATCTGAGCGGTCAAGCGAAGATGACAGTTCGCGGTAATCCCGATCTGCTCGCTCGTTGCACATTCGGTTTCATTCCACAGCACGTCTCGGCTGTCACGATCACATCAGCGAAGGCGAACAGTGAAACGAATGAAGGCGTGAAAGAGAAGTGGCGGACCGATCTGATGGACCGTCTCTCGAAGCAGATCGATGGTACGTCAATTGCGCAATCACCGATGTTCGTGAAGGTGAACGTGTACGGCCCGAACGTCGACTTCATGACACTCGATCCAATCGACTCGAACGAGAACTTCACGAAGCAGCTCCTGACGGATAACTTCTACTGGTGCGGCATGATCAAGACAAAGATTGAAGGTGCGCACTTCACACAGGAACTTGAGCTGAATAAGTTCAGCGTGTTCGGCGCCTCGTCAAAGAGTAATGCAGCACCTGCAACACAGAACGGAGCGACACTGAAATGATTCTCTCATCGCTCATGGAAGGTGTCGTCGTTGACACGAACGATCCTCAGCAAATGGGGCGTGTCAAGATCTGGGTTCCAGCAGTTGACGGCGACATGTACAACATTGATGATCTGCCGTGGGCGACGTACGTCTCTCCAATGGCAGGTCAGACTCGTGATTATCCAGCAGGGCCTGGAGGTACGACAACGTCCGGCCTCATGTCGTACGGTTTCTGGGCTGTGCCAAAGACTGGTGCTCAAGCGATCGTCGGCTTCCTGTACAATGACCCGAATCGTCGGATGTACATGGGTTCGTACTTCCGTGATCACGGGAATCGTTCCCTGCCGCAGGGCCGCAATCGAGCCGACATCAACAAGATGCCGCTCTCGGACACGTTCGAGCCGGTCGAGCCACAGTCATCGAATCTTGCTGCGCAGTTCGACGGTAAGCTCGATGCCAGCGAAGCCAAGACCCGTGGCGTGTACGAACGTGCTGTCGCTCAGGACAAGACCGACAAGGATGGAACTGAAGGGTACCAAAAGGACCTGGTGACGCCGAGTGACAAAGAAGGCGCGGCTCAATATGATCCTCAGACTTACGTTCTGACAACACCTGGGCGTCACTCGTTGATCTTCCAGGACAATCCGGAGACAGGCCGAGTTCGAGTGAAGACTTCGGCCGGCCATCAGATCATTCTGGACGACGCGAACGAACGGATCTACGTTTCCACAGCTCGCGGGAAGTCGTACTTCGAAATGGACCAAGACGGTCGGATCCACATGTACGCGGCCGACTCGGTCAGCATGAGCACTGGTGGAGACTTCAACTTCACCGCAACAGGGAACTTCAACGTCGGTGTTGGTGGTGCTGTAAATATCCAGGCTGGCGGAGCGATGCTTCTTGCGGCTTGTGGTGCAACGAACATCTCGGGTAAAGGGATCAATCTGGACTCCGGTGCAGCGTTCAACATCCTTGCTTCAGGTGATCTGCTTCAGACTGCTTCGAACATTCACTTGAACGGCCCTGGTGCTGCAGCAGCTGAATGTCCAACGGCTCCGACAGTTGTACCGAATCATGAACCTTGGACTCGCCCTGGCACGAAGGGCAAGCGGAATAAGAACTGGAAAGCTTGATGGCTAGCAAACTACCACTGTACCGAGGGTTCAGCACCGCTTCGTACCTGTCGAACAAGAAGCGTGGCTTCAGCCTGACTGGCGTGGATCTCGTAAAGCAGGATCTGTGGAACCACTTGTACACGATTCCAGGCGAGCGCGTGCATCAGCCAAACTTCGGCACGCGCATTCCTTTGCTTGCATTCGAACCGCTCGATCAGAAGACACTTGACATCGTCCGTGAAGACCTCACGAAGGTCATTGATTATGATCCACGCGTCCGTCTGATTGACATGTCGATCAACGCGCTGCCAGATCTGAATGCAATCGCTGCGTTCGTGGATCTGTTGTTCGTCGAGCTCGATGTGAAAGAAACCCTCCGTCTAGAATTCAACGTAGGCTGATCATGAAACTGAATGAGCTTTTTGGATCTGCTGATCACGGCGCCGAAGTTGAGAACTCAGAGCACCACTTCAACGTGAAGAAGATGATTGGTGATCGACTGATTTCCTTCTCTGCAGACCGTAGCGACAGAGACGATTGGGAAGTTTCATTCGCTGAATGGCGTGGTGATAAGGTATCTGTCGATATGACAGGTAGCGGGAATGAAATCCAGGTGATGTCATTCGTGGTGGCGTGCATGCGCGACTTCATTAAGCGGCGAAACCCAGAGCGAATTGTCTTTGGGTCGGAATTCAGCGACAAGTCGCGATCAACGGTGTACCACCATTTGGTGAAGCGATTCGGTGGCGACTACGAATTGTCTCCAGATGATGGTGAACATGGCCTTGACCTGTTCGCGCTGACAAGGAAAGACAAATGAAGCTGAATGAGCTGTTTGATAAAGAAGATCACGGCGGTAAAGTTGCCGTAGATCGTAAGAACGGATATGACCCTGTCTTTGAAGTCACGAAGCAGATTGGCGGCCGTGAAATCACGTTCACCGTTGAAAAAGATTTGGGTGTGAGATACGTGATCTCGTTCAGCGAAGACTCTGAGCAAACCGAGTCTGGCGAGAAATCAAATCACGGCTTGACTGGTAGTGGAAATGAAATTGAAGTGATGTCGTTCGTGATGGCGTGCATGCGAGAGTTCATTCAAAAGTTCAATCCAAAGGCCATGGAATTTAGTGCGTTTAAAACCGAGCAATCACGTGTTCAGCTTTACAAACGGATGATCAAGCGATTCGCAAATGATTTCGACACTCAGGAAGTCGAAAAGGCATGGCAAGGCCGCGTTGGGTACGAATCCACGGTATTCCTCCTGACAAGGAAAGACAAATGAAGCTGAATGAACTTTTTAAAGCTGCTGATCACGGTGGTACCGTTCGTGACCGCAATCATGGAATGTTTGAGATTGAAAAGAAGATCGGCGATCGCGTCATTCGATTTGTCGCGCACCAAGACAGAATCACTTGGGAAGTTCTATTCTCTGAATTGACTGATGATGTCTGGGCCGATGGTGAGCAGAAAGTAAAGACCGATCTTACTGGAAGCGGCAATGAAGTCGAGGTTTTCCAGTTCGTTCTGAATTGCTTCCGTTCACTGATCAAGGAACACAATCCGAAGCGAATGGAATTCTCGGCTAAGAAGTCCGAAGAGTCGCGCGTGAAGTTGTACAGACGAATGGTCAAGCGATTCGCCGATGCATACCTCGTTCGTGAGTTCGAAACAGGCCTGGGTCGTGCCGAGAAGTACATCCTGTTCGAGCTGAATCGACGCGTGACCGTGGACGAAGGCGCAATGAAGCGCTCGGATCCGTACATCAGCGGCGAGCAGGATTACCCAGTCCAGAAGGATGCCAAGTTCCGGAGCGATCTTTCACCGCACAAGAAGATGCTCGCGAACACGGCTCAGAAAGCCGGGAAGACCCTTGCCGATGCAGAAGCTGCATGGGAAAAGGTCAAGGGCGAGGTCAGCAAAGACCTGCAGAACTACTGGGCGATCGTGCAGTTCCGCTTCAAGCGCGAGCTCGGACTGGTCTAGTTTGGCAACTCGATGTACCAACCATCTTCAGTGTTCTCGGCCATCCAGATGCCTTTACAGAGCATACCGCGCAGCCAGAACGTAAGGGCGCTCTCGTCACACTCGATGTGAACGATATCGCCCTTCGCGGCGATCGGCGGTTCCAGATCGAGCGTACCATCGAGCACCGTGAAGAACGGCGGGATCTCCAGGTCCTTCGTCTTGAACAGGAAGAAGCGGCTCATAGGTATCCTTAGTTCGCCATGGGGGTTGGGGTGAGCTCGACCGCGTACCAGCCTTCTTCCGGGTTCTCGGACATCCAGACTTTGCCGATGCCGAGCAGCCAGAACGCGAGGGAGTTCTCGTCGCACTCGACCTGAACGACCTCGCCATCCGCGTCGATCGGCGGCGGTTCCAGGCAACCAGAGGTGGTCACTACCGTGAAGAACGGCGGGATTTCCAGGTCCTTCATCTTAAACAGGAAGAAGCGGCTCATGATCAGAAGTCCTTAATCAGGTCCAGATCCATCCGGGGGTCGGCGATAACGCCTTCCACGAACTGCGCGTTCATCTGGACCGTTTGCCCACGGTGAACAGACGCGCGTTCTTCCGAGTAGTCTGCTTCGGTGTTCTTGATCCCGGCGCAGTGGGCGAGCTGGCCGTACCAAACGAAGTCGTCAAGATCAGGTTTTGCGTGCATGGTGAATTATACAGCATCCTGCGCGAACCAGGAAAACTGTTACATTCACCCATTCCGAGCAGAACGTAAATAGCTTACTTCAGTTCCGGACAAACCATGGCATTTCGCAATACAAACTCAGCCGAGAGCTGGGAAAAGATCTACGAAGCTTTCGCACAGGTGAACTTCACCTCGTTCGACGCGAACACGATCAAGCAATCGCTCGTTGACTATCTGCGGATCTATTACGCAGAAGTATTCAATGACCTGATCCAGTCCTCTGAACTGATCGCCATGCTCGAGATGTTCGCGTACGTTGCTGAACAGCTCGCGTACCGTGTCGACATGGTCAGCCATGAGAACTTCATCACGACCGCGCAGCGTAAGCAATCGATCCTGCGTCTCGCGAAGCTCATTTCGTACAAGGCAACTCGGAACATCCCAGTCCGTGGCCTCGTGAAGATGACCTCGATCAAGACTTCGGAACGAGTGATCGACTCCCGCGGTGTTGACCTGTCCGGTCTGACAATCGTTTGGAATGACCCGAACAACGCGAACTGGAAGGAACAATTCTTCCTCGTCGCGAATCGCGTCCTGAGCACTCGTTTCGGCCAACCACAGAAGACGTACCAAGTCGGTGACGTTGTAATGGATCTGTACGCGCTGAACGCTGAGTCCTCGTCGTTCACGAACGGTGTGCACGCATTCACCGCTTCGACCGGCCTTGACAGCTACCCAATGGAAGTTGTTCCTGCTGACGTCGATGAGAATGGTCCACTGGAACGCGAGCCAGACATGTCCGCTCCTCTGTCGCTGCTGTACGCGAACGACGGTATTGGCGACGGCTCTGACTACACCGGCTTCCTGATGTACGTGAAGCAGGGTATGCTTGCTCGCATTGACTACACCCTGGCCGACAAGCTCCCAAATCGTCGCGTTGAGTTCCTGCCGAACAACGTGAATCACACTGACGTCTGGGTTCAGAAGCTCGACGAACAGCAGAACATCTCGGAACGCTGGAAGCAAGTTTCGACCGTGAACGAGCAGAACCTGATCTTCAACGATGATCGTTCTACACGCTCGAAGTACGAAGTCGACACGATGGAGAACGATCAAATTGCGATCGTGTTCGGCGACGGCGACTTCGTGAACGCTCCGCAAGGTCTGTTCCGCTTCTGGATGCGCTCGTCCGCTAACCGCGCGATCGTGATCCAGAAGAACAAGATCGTGAACGAGCCAATGACGTTCACGTACGTGTCGAACACTGGGAACACCCAGTCCTGCTCGGTCACGTTCAGCCTGACAACCACTCTCCAGAACGGTGCTGCATCGGAATCGATCGAGCACGTTCGTCAGTCCGCTCCAAGCACGTACTACGCTCAGAACCGTATTGTGAACGGTCAAGATGCGAACACATTCATGCTCAAGGATCCTTCGATCCTTCGCCTGAAGGCGGTTAATCGCACGTTCGCTGGTCAGCCAAAGTACATCGACTGGAACGACGCTTCCGGCTCGTACGAGAACGTGAACATCTTCGGTGATGACCTCGTGATGCGGTACGAACTGGGTCTGAACTCTTTGACGACGTCCCTGTCTGGCCAAGCGCTGATTGACTCCGTGATCGAGCCTCTGCTCGAGTCGAATGGCGTGATCAACGCAATGCTGCACATCTCGGCTACGGATCCTGCAACGCAAGGTGTTGTGTCCTCGCCACGTCGCTCGTTCATTGAGGACAATCGTGCTGGTCTTTACAAGGCGCCTACTGGCGGCTATGTGAAGCTTCTTGATGGTTCCACTGCTGACGGCTCGCTGAAAGAAAAGACAGCGATGCAGGGTCTGATTGACCGTCACTGGTACGGTGAACCACTCGAGTACGTTGAAGGTCAGAACTCGCAGATTTACGCTCGCATCCCTGATCCAGATCTGTTCCCGAAGGACGACTCGCGTATCTACGCTGCGGCTGTGCCACGCACGATCGACGGCGTGAACAAGTTCCCACCAGGCGACATCGGTTCCGGTCTGCAGCCAATCGCTGAGCAGGATTACTTCGCGCTTCGGTACAATCGTTATGTGACGGGTATCGGTTCGGGTACAATCACGATCTTGAACCGCCCACAGGGCGCTGTGCAAGGTGAAGTCTGGACGATTGAAGTTGCTGCTGACGGTCAGACGCTGAATGTTCGTTCGAATCTGCGCGGCACGTTCCCAACGGGCTCGGTCGGTACGACGTACGACATCACTCCAACTGGTTATCAGACTCCAGTGCCGTTCTTCCTGATTACGCAGAGCTCGATTCTGTTCGAACCAGGTGACGCATTCGTTCTCGACACTGGTGTCTCTGGCGCGCCAGTTGGACGCTCGACATCCTCGCATGGCGGCGCTTACCGGAACAATGGTGTGTCGTCTACTCCAGGTGCGATCAATCTGAACGGTTGGTGGGAAATCCTCGGCTACTCGCAGCTTCCACATTACTCTGGCGGTCAAGTTATCAACGGTGACGAACTGCTGTTCACGATGGACGACAGCGTTGCCATGAAGCAACACAGCTGGCTCGTGTTCGTTCGTAAGATTCGTCAACAACCAACGAACAACGTGATCGGCTACGAAGTCCATCACCGCGATCTGAAGCTCACGATCCAATCGCCTTCCACGAAGTTCTGGTTCAATGAGGTCGATCAGATCCTTGACCAAGACACGAAGAAGCGCGTATTTGATAACATCAAGATCTTGCGCTCAAATCTGGACAGCACTGGTGCTCCACTCGGCAAGAGCCAAGTGTACGACGTTGTTGGCGCTGTGAAGAGCGGTGAAGGCCTTATTGACTTCCACAAGCTTCAAGTTGTTCCAACTGATTTGCTTCAAGAAGACTCGTCTGGTGACTTGGTTCCTGACCGTCTGCTCCAGTACGAAACGTTCTCGAACGACTCGTACGAGTACTTCGAGCTCGCAATTCCTACAGCGCTCCTCGATCCAATCGATGATGCGCTGAAGTACGCTGACGCGAAGAACGCAACGTACCTGCCTGGGGCGTTCGTTGATGTTGACATGGTCTTCGGCCGTCGTCAACGCATGCCTTCGATCGAAGCAGCTCAAGCTGACTCCGGTCTGGACTTCATGTGGCAGCACTTTGCACCAAGCACGAACATCATCGATCCTTCGGTCACGAACATTCATGATGCGTACGTCCTGACACAGGGCTACTACGACTCGGTGATCAGCTTCCTCCGTGGTCTGACGACTTCAGCTCCAGTTGCTCCAACTCCACTGGATCTGCGCTCGGCATATGGGTACCTGTTGAAGAACAAGATGCTCTCTGACACGATCGTGCTCCACCCTGGCAAGCTCCGTCTGCTGTTCGGTTCTTTGGCTGAGCCTCAGTTCCGCGCGAAGTTCAAGGTTGTCCGTGCTCCAGGTGCGACACTCACGAACGAGCGCATCAAGGAAGAGCTGCTGAACACGATGAACACGTACTTCGACATCTCGAACTGGGATTTCGGTGAAACGTTCTATGTGACTGAGCTGATCGCTCTGATGCACCAGCGTCTGCCATCTGAGATCGCTTCGGTTGTTCTCGTTCCGTTGTACAGCACGAACTCGTTCGGTGACATGTTCACGGTCGAGTGCGGCTTCGATGAAATCCTGCAATCAGCTGCTCAGTTGACTGACATCGAAATCGTCGAAGCTCTGACCCCAACGATCATCCGTCAGGTGCGCTGATGAAGCTTCAAGAATTGATGGACCGTGAGATCAAGTACACGATTGAACGCGACACCGATAAAACATTCATGGTGAAGGCCGTGATCGAGAATCGAGAGATCCTGTTCTCTGCAGCTGTCCATAGCGCTGGTGAAGAAAGCGGTGGCCATCCGTACGTGTACATTGAGTTCAGTGAACTGAGGATGTCAACGCGAGCTGATGGCGAGATTTACCCGCGTCGTGTGTATGACAAGACCGGAAACGGTGGTGAAATGCAGGTTCTTTCGTTCATCTCGTCTATGATCAAGAAAACTCTCGCGAAGTTCAATCCAGACATGATCCGCTTCGGTGCAGAAAAAGAAGGAAGCAAAGATAATCGTGCCGACTTGTACAAGAAGCTTGGTACACGGCTGTTCAAAGATTACGCGTTGTCCGTGAACATGAGCAGTGATGGTGAGTACTCGTACTTCACGTACACGAAGAAGGACTCAAATGAAGCTGAATGAACTCCTGAACTCATGCTACGAGTTCGAGCTTGATTATTGGGGAAGCCAAGGCGCTGAAACCAGATTCACGATCGAGGATGGTGACCAGATTCACGTAGAGTTCGCGATGACGTACGTTAAGCTCGAGGACGAAGACGAACAAGATTACATGAGCGACGACTCGTTCTCTGTGGCTGAGGTGATGTTCTCTCGGGTCGACAAAGAGACGGGTGAAACAGCGTACGCAATCACGAACGGTGGCGACGCGCTGAAGATCTTCTCGACAGTCATCAAGGTCATGGAGGAGTTCGCTGCCAAGGAACGTCCAGCTGTTATCTCGTTCAGCTCACGTAAGACTGAAAGCAGCCGAACATCATTCTACAAATCGCTGATCAAGAAGTTCTCTCGCACCAGTGAGTACGAGGATGGCGTGCATCTGGCGAAGAAATCACCAGAGGTCGCTTCATTGATGAAGAGCCGCCAAGAGCACGATCAGAAGGACGAACTTCTGTACATGGTTAGGAAAGATCTGTGAAGCTAATTGAACTGTTCGAAGCGAAGTTTGGTCACGATGTGCACAAGATCACCGATGTTCCGTACGACGATGATGCATCTCCAGAATTCATTGACTGGCTGGAGACCAAGCGAAAAGCCGATCCAGATAACAGCAAGATCGGCCCGCACGAAGGTAAGCACCTGAACTTGATGCTCCGTGGTTTGAAGCCAGCGGCTGTGCTCGACAATGATGAGTACGCGGCGTTCGAGAAGCACGTTCAGTCTGGTAAGCTTGTTCTGGTCAAGAAGGTCGACAAGGAGTGGGGAGACGCTACTGAGAACGGCGTGACCTCTACATACTTTATTACGCTGCCTGGAGAGGAATGGCGTGGCCGGCAACTCGCGAAGATCTATCAGAACAGCACCGCGGCGGATCATCCAGACGCGAAGGTTGGCAAACTTCTCGGGTACAGCAATTCAGAAATCCGACACTATCTGAAGAAAAATGAAACTGAATGAATTGATGGACCGCTCGGTCGAGTACGAAATCCTTGAAAATAATTCAAGGACCTTTGAAGCCAGAGCTATCATCGATGATCGCGCATTCCATTTCCTTGCTGAATACAAGTTAGGTTTGTACAATCATCACAAGATCGGCCCAGGCGGTCCGTACTGGGTTCTCACATTCTCTGAAGAAGATGAGCATGACCGGTATTACGACAAGACAGGCAAGGGCGGCGAGATGCAGGTTCTTTCTTTTGTCGCTAGCATGACCAAGAAGTTCCTTGAGAAATACGACCCAGATGTGGTCAGATTCGCGGCTGATAAGGACGAGAACAAGAAAGACAATCGTGCCTCAGTGTACCGCAAGCTTGCTAAGAAACTATTCACTGAGTACGACGCTTTCGAAGGTCCTAAGAAATATGCGAACGGCGGCGATTACGTTTTCTCAACTGACTTTGCATTCGTGAAGAAGGGCCTTGAAGTATGAAGCTGCTTGAACTATTCAACAAGACTCAGAATTACGAAATCACTGTTGACGAGACAGACGAGTTCGAGGCCGTGTTCTCCAGCAATGGTCGTGACATTAGATTTTCAGCAGGTGAAGGTGGCACAGTTGGCTACTGGAACGCTGATTTCATTGAGCAGGGAAAGAAGGGCGCGACTACAAAGATGACCGGCTCTGGTGGTGAATTCGAAGTGATGGGCACGATCAAAGAGATTGCCCTGGCGTTCGTGAAGTCGCGGAACGTGAAGTACATTGAGTTCACAGCGAAGCACTCTGATCGAGGCCGTGTTGCTACTTACACGCGGATGGTGAAGCGATTCACGCCACCAGGGTACACGTACTCGATCATGAACGACGATAACGGCAATAGCGACTCTGGTGGATGGGTGCCGGATGATGCTGTCGTATTCACGGTCACGAAGGACAAGCCAAAGAAGATCGCTGAACTGCTCGACACTGAGGTGAACTACAAGGTCACGACTGACAAGCCTTATCTGTTCGTTGTTGAAGCCGAGATCGGCGGTCGCCGTGTGATCTTTGCCGCTGAATGCGAGATGCCTGCAGCAAAGCCACAGCTCTGGAACACGGACTTCTATGAAGTCACGGAAGACGGTGAGTGGAGCACTGAAGCGACTGGTTCAGGTGGGGAGCTTGAAGTCGGTTCGCTGATCAAGAAAGCATTCACCGAGTTCATTCAGACCCGTAAGCCAGAAGCGGTTGAGTTCTCAGCGAAGCTCGATCAGAAGAACGCTCGCACAAAGATCTACCAGCGGATGGCGAAGCGAGTCCTTGGCGACAAGTACACTGAACAAAAAGAGGAAGTTAGCACGCACCATGTGTACAGGTACGTTCGGAAGATGAACGAGGCTCTTGATACTGCGGTTGATTTCAAAGTCGTCACAGACGCAGAGAACGTTTTCCGAGCGAGAGCTAAGATTGGCGATCGCTCAATCATTTTCAAGGCCGCAGCTCTGGATTACTCGCTCTCTGAGTGGGACGTTGAGTTCGTCGAAGACAACGGTACTTGGGAAACAACCAGCAAGACCGGATCTGGGAATGAGTTCGAAGTCGGTGCGATGGTCAAGAAGGCGTTCGAACAATTCGTTCGTGAGCGCAAGCCAAAGATCATCAGCTTTCTGGCGAAGCTTGACACGAAGAACTCACGTGCTCGAATCTACAAGCGGATCGCCGATCAGATTCTGGGTGACGACTACAAGTCTGGCGAGGTCGAGAAGAACGGAAGGCACGCAATCTTCAAGTACGTTCGGAAGTAGGACGGCGACACCAGAAACAGCCGAGGGACCCTAGGGTCCCTCTTTTGTTTAGCTAAACACCGATCAGATTCGGTGTCGCTCAGCGCTGCTGGAGCTGCGCCTTGAACCTTGCCTTGATCGCAGCTTCGAGCTTCTCGCCCTCTTCATGGGTCAGGTCAGGCACGCTGTCCTTGAATTCGATCTCGAACGAAGTCACGAACTCATTGTAGTGCGTGGAGTTCGAACCCTTGATCGTGCCAATGCTCTTCACGTGCTTGCGCGCTTCAGCGACGAGACCTGTGCGGTGCTCTGGGAACTCGTACACGCCAGCGAAGCTGACGTAATTCGCGCCGACGTCGAGATCAGCTAGTTGCGAGTGGCGAACACCCATGGCAACTTCGATGGCCTTCATGACCGCATCATGTACAGACGGAGCTTCGGCTTCGGTGATCATGGATTCTTGCACCTTTTCGACGAAATACTGGTGAATGGTTGCGAGAGCTTGTTCAGAGCGATCATTGATCAGGTCTTGAACGACGGACTGGAGAAGTGCTGACATGAGAATCCTTGTTGAATTCTCTATTTACTCCAGTGGGGCAGCCAGATGGATTCCGAGCGCTTGAAGATCGCGCTCGGCCTTCAGTCGGTACTCGTACCAGTACCGAATGTCGCCTGGAACCTGCGGGTCCCGGGCCTCGGCTCGCGCGAGTGCATCCATCCCGCACAGCATCTGATTGATCAGATTCGACAGCTCCTTCGCTGTCTTGGTCGGGAGTGCCATCAGTCTGCCACGTCGACGATGCCGCGGGCGACCCACACGGCCTGAATGCTTTCGTCCAGATTATCGGTCGCGTGCTTGATGCCGGCTTCAGTTAGGCCTTGGTCCATCAACACGCGCTGGGTTTCGGCCAGCTTCTCGTGCAGCTCCTCCAGATCGAGGTTCGTGAGCCGCTCGACCTTCTCGACGAGGTCATCGATCTCGAACTCGCGAGAGCAGCCGAACAGGCCAGCGATCGTGCGGATGCCTACCTCCCAGCGATCCTTGCGGACGATCTTGCCATCGCCGCGGAACTCGAAGTCTTCCGGCTTCACTTGCGGGTGCTTGAACTCTTCGGCACGGAGATCGAACTCCGTCACTTCACGTTTGTCGTTCATGATGTTCTCCTCTTGTTTTGATGTCACAGATCCACGATGCCGAGCGCTCGGCGAAACTGGTTCTGCACTTCTTTTCGTTCGGCTTCGCGAGCCCATGTCAGATGGGTGGCGACGCAGGCAGCCGTCGTTGGATTGTCGAATTCCATAGCGTCGCCGGTGGAACCCGTCAGTCTGCGCGTGATTTCCTTACCGTCTTCACGGAAGACGACTGTCACGAAGTGCGCGCCACCTTTGGAGCCGGTGCCGTAGCGGATGAATTCAGTTGCCATTTCTTCTCCTTAGTCCATGAAGCTGAAAGTTGCGGATTGATCGATGCAGCCGTGCGGTCGGTCCATCTGGATGTCCCAGAGCAGGTACTCGATCTTGACCTTCAGGATGCCGACGTCATACGACACGAACTCGTAGCTCAGCGTTCGGATTGCGAGGGCCGTGGTGCCGGAGATTTCCGTTTCGACCAGGCTGCGCATGATCTCGGTTGCTTCGCCGCTCTTCACCTTGGCAGCGAGGTCATCGGTGTCCCGGGCCGGCAGCGGCAGGTCTCGCCAAGAGCAGCTCGAACCACGCGGGGTTGTGTATCGAACTTGGAATTCCTTGGTTATTTGCATGTTCAGCTCCGTGGTATGGATGAATTGTACTACATCCCGAACTCCAATCTGTAACGGGATGTGAATTTTTACACTTTTGCCACGGGTCTAAATACCGAACTGTGATTACACGCGCATGAAGCTCATGAAAGACTACTCCCTCCCCTTCCAGGATATGACGAATCTCGTTCCGAAGAACCTTCGGAACCCGATGATCACGTCGCTGATTGATAATCTGTTCAATCGCTTCCTGACGAAGGATGAAGCGGTACCTCTGTACGGTTACGTTGGTCGCAAGCCATCGGCCCCAGACGACCGTACCCCAAAGGTTCCGCAGTCGAATCCAGAGCGTGACGTGAACGCCCTTGTGCCTGTGTTCTCGTTCAAGGTCGGAAATGAGACGTACTCGTTCACTGCACAGGATCTGATCCGCAAGGCTGAAGTCCTTGGGATCTCGGAAGATCAGTCCTCGTGGTTGTACTCCCAAGGGAACAACTACGCGCCACCGATCAACTTCGATCGGTTCACGAACTTCTTCAACTACTACTGGGTCGCGAAGTCGCTGCCTAATACGCCAGCGCTCGCATGGAATCCATCGCTCGCGCCAGAATACTACACGATCTCGGCCCCAAAGGCGACCGATCTCGACAAGCTGAACGTTGTTGCAGGAACGACACGCGCGATCGTTCTGACTGGCACTGGTTTCTACGCACAGTCGTGGGTCGTCGCTTTCTCTGACAGCACACACTTCACTGTGACGGCTTCGGGTGCTGGCCTGGCTCCAGACGAAATCGTTCAGTCATACACTCTCCCAACGATCGTAGCTGAGCAATCCTCGACGTACACCGTGAACTTCATGGCGTCTGGCGCTGGTGAAGCTCTCCTGACGTTCAAGATCATTCGCGATCCAATCTATGACGGTGACGGTGTTTGGATCGGTAACGAAAGCTTCGCTGCTGGCGATAGCTTCACGATCGCAGCCCCATTCCTGTCGAGCACGTACGGTGTGACGCCGAACGTCGGCCCGGGTGTGAAGGGCAAGATCAATGCAGTCGACTCGCTCGATCTGTACCAAGTGATTGATGGCGTTCAGATCAAAGAGAACGATCGTATCCTTGTAAAGAACCAAGGCGCCTCTGTCGATAACGGCATTTATGTTGTGAAACCAGGTGCGTTCGTTCGCGCTGCTGATTACCCAAGCACAACTGATGGTGCGCGCGTTTTTGATCGTAATCGTGAAACTCTGTACGTTGCGCAAGCATCCGGCATCTGGGTCGCTGACGGCTCGACCTCTGTGTCGAACACGAACGACTGGCAAGAGTCGAACTTCTGGATGCACCGTGATGAAGCGACTGCCGCTGGTCTCGATCTGTCGAAGATCATCCAAGCTACGCGTCCGATCATTGAGTACAACTCGAACCTGAAGCTGAACACTCGGTTCTTCATTGAGAACTCGGGTATCGTTGGTCGCATGGCCGCTCCAACTCAGCCGCACGCTGAAGCAGTGGGTACGCCAACTGATGTCGGTGGCACTGAGTACGAACAACAGAAGACTGATTTCAATCAGGCTCCACAGTTCGACTTGTACCGGTACGATGGTTCGCATGCATCGCTCGTGTCGCCAATCTTCTTCTACATGGAAGACCCAACGGCTGATATCGATCCTGCTCTGCAGCGCCGCGTCGCTCATGCCTCGAACGCATCCTCTGACTTCTTGTTCGGACACGGTCTGATCGAAGAAGGAAACAATCTCCTGTTCTACAAGACGATCGACGGTGCACTGCACTCGATCTGGCATCCAGGCCACTCGTCCGCCGAGATCACTTCTCAGTCATTCACTGGCGACGGGAATGGTCTGTTCGATGTTCAAGTGATTGATCCATTCAGCGCGCAGCAGATCTGGACGCTCGAAGCAACGAGCGCGACCACGTTCTCTGTGACTGGCTCGAAGATGAAGAGCTTGCCTGACAATCTTTCTACGATCGGCGTGAACACACCGTACAGCAATGGTCTGTTCTCCGCGATGATCCTGTCTGGTTCGATTCCATTCAAGACTGGCGACAAGTTCCAATTTGCGGTTGGTAATTTCGAGAGCGCTCGGTACGTTTACCGTGATACTGACGAACAGATCTATGACCTGTTCGAAGGTGCGAATGGTGACGCAGCAGGCATTGGTGCATGGCAGATTCCGCGGATGTTGTACAACAACGTCGCTGCGGATAATGGCGATGCAATCCCAGAAGGTACGCTGTACAGCCACTTCCGTGGTATCCTCGTGAATCAGATCGGTCAGACCCAGGACAACGCGTTCGGTGGTTCGATCAAGCTCTGGTCCGAGCAACAAAATCTGCTTGCCGCTCTGCTGATGCAGCGTGACAACACACCACTGTCGATCGTTGACTTCGCTCAGCGCAAGTACGAATCGGCTCTGAACTCGGTTGTTGATCTTTACCTGAAGGAGCTCGTGCAGTTCTTCGGTAATGAAGGTGTTCTGACTTCGCCTTCAAAGCTCGCTGACTACCTGCTCTCCGTTCGTGCAAAGGACAATGATGTCCGCACTGTTCTGTTCGACAGCACATCACCAGTGATCGGTTTCCCAGCTACGCTCCCAATGCTTGGCGTGACTCCACTGGTCAAGCCAGGCGTCGTGTTCGACAACGAGCTCGGCACTGAACTCTTCCGTCACCATGACGGTCACCTGTCGCCGATCTACCGATTCACGCAAGAATTCCGTGACCGTATGCTGTCGCCAGGAATGCTGATCAAACGCGCAGATGGCACGTTCACTCCAGCCGTTGGTTCATTCACGACTGTTCCTCCAACGGCACCGCACCGTGGTGAGCTCTGGATTTACCCAGCAGCGAACGGCAATGAGCTCCGTGCGTTCAACGTTCTGAGCGACGGTATGATCGCTCCAGTTGCTTCGGCAGTTGGTCAACACTGGTACAATCGTGCAACGAACGAGCTGAACGTCTGGGACGGCGCTCTGTGGCAGCCAGAGTCGAATCTGCTTGCACCATGGGTCGCTCTCGATCCAGCGATCCTGCTGAACGGCGTTCTCCTTGAAGTTGAGAACCGTCTGTACACTGGGATCAATGCTCAGCACAGAACGTACTTCAATGAACAAGAAGTTCAAACGGCCCTGACTGGTCCTCTGAAGGATGAGCTCCAGCGTGAGCTCGCTTCATGGGCAGCTGCGAACAAGTACGATCCAACAGCACCGAACTACGTTTCCACTGACGCGTTCACGTGGAACTACAGCTCGCTCGGTATGCCAGCTCGCTGGTTCGACGCACTGAAGGCGCACCAAGCTTCGATCGCTGGTGTGATTCCTACTTCCCGTCCGAATCTCGAGCCATGGAAGCTCCTTGGTTTCGCAGTGAAGCCAACGGACTGGAACACTCTGTACAAGGCGAACGTCACTCAGGCAATGGTTCAGAACCCTTCGCTTGGTTACATCGGTGTGACCGCAAAGGCAGTCCTCTGGTCCGAAGCTCCAACTGGCACGCCACTGAATGGTCTGCCAACGGTTGATGGCAAGAACCTCTTGAACGGTGATGTTCTTCTGCTTGCCTCCGAAGCTGCTGCTTCGAACAATGGTCTGTGGATCGTTTCCTCTGGTGCCTGGAGCCGTGCTGCGACTCCGCTGGTCGCCAAGACGGTCGTCACGATCGGTACTGGTCAGCAATTCAGCGGTACACAGTGGGTCCTGATGCAGGACGTGAACTCGCCGTTCGAAGATGTTCTGTTCGAACAGGTCCGCTCGTGGAAGCTCTCGATGTGGAACGACATCAAGGCAGCTCGTCCAGGTCTGAAGCTCTCAGTGAACACTGTGAACGACGCGCTCCTGTCGCCGTACGTGAATGCTTCCTCGCCACAAGCGGCGAACGCTCTGACGAACAGTCTGCCGCTCAGCCCAGCCGATCCATACCTGTTCGGCGAAGGTTCTCCAGTTGAAACGGTCTGGCTCCGCTCGATCGAGTTCCGGTACGCCCTGACTCGTGCTCTGTTCCGCAAAGATCCAATGGCATGGCTTGGTCACTGCTGGGGCTTTGAGTGGGTTGAAGTTGATGGTATCCTGTACGATGGTTTTGACATCGCTGTTCCAGGACACCCACGTTTCCGCCTGCAAGGTGATGCGATCCGCTCAGTCGCTCGCAAGACACCGTTCACGATGTCTTCGCTGTCTGGTCCAAAGGCAATTGATCTGACGATCAAGCACTCTGGATACGCTGAAGGTCGTAAGTTCTCGTTCACGGTCCGTGCTAAGGACGGCACCGTGATTGGGTACGTGAATGAAGGCGAACTTGGTACTATCACTGGTGCTGGATACACGCTGAACGACGTTCTGATTGAAGACGAAGGCAAGCCTTTCCGGATCGGTGACACGTTCAACATCACGGCGAATGCCGATGGCTCTGGTCTGCTGGTCACGTTCGATCAAGCTTCGTACGCGCAGTTCCACGGGTTCGGTCAGATCTTCACGCAAGCTCTGCGTGGTTCATCTGTTGACACCGCTCAAGGTTACGCGATCCAAGCTTACCGCGGCTGGGATGTGAATCTCGGTTACCGCGCTGGTGGTCTTGTTTCGACAGACGATCTGCGCGTGTTCACTGACGTAGACGCAATCCCAGAGTCGGCTTATGAGCTCCGCTTCAAGCGCTCGCCATTCGCTCGCGACATCTGGGTCCAAGGTCTGCGTATCACGGTTGTTCAGCTCGGCTCGGCTCTCCCAGAGAACACGACACCTGCTGGTCGTGTCCCATCGAACGCTGGTCAAGACTGGATCTTCCGCGTTGAAGGATACAACCCACGCTTCCTCGGCATCGAGTACTTCACGTTCACTTCTGGCGACGAAGTCACGTTCAAGGCCTTGAGCTCGGCGCACACCGATCGTACTTGGACACAGCCAACAAAGATCGCTGGAACGACAAGCACTCAGCTTCCACTGACGATCACTGGTCTGCAGAACGTCGTTGACTTCCTGTTCGGTTACTCGCAGAAGCTCGAGGCTGATGGCTGGCGCTTCCAAGACGAAGAAGGTGGTAACACCGATAAGGCGACTGGCCGTATCCGCAATTGGCAGCTCGAAATTGAAAAGTTCGTCGACGCCGTTTACACGGGTATTCAGCTGAACCAAGGTCACGTGCTTGTTCCATTCATGGACAAGCTCTGGGTCGAGCAAGACGTCGGTCTGCTCAGCCAGTACTTTGACACCGCTCTGTTCGACGTCCGTGCAAATCCAGGCGTGTTCGACGTGCTTGGCGCGAAGATGAACACCGATGATCTGACGATCCTGCGTTCACGTGGTAAGTCGATGATCAGCGCAAAGGTTCCGATGTTCTCGGTGCACGCACAAGTTGATGAGTACGAGCACCTGTTCGTGTTCAGCAATCTGATGTCGCCATCCACTGGTGAAGGCCTGATTTACGATCCGTTCTCTGGTGCTCGCATCGTGACGATCAAGCTGAACGGCCGTCGTCAAGGATCGAACTCGCTGCGTCCAGAATTCGGCGGTCACTACCTCGTTGGTAACGAAGTGAAGCGCAATCTGCAGTCCAGCGCTGACAAGATCGCTCAGTACTACGATCCAGATCATGCGTTCGAAGATGAACTGTCGACACGTCACGCGCTCGCGCTTCTCGGCTTCACGCCAAAGCAGTACATGGCCGATCTCGATCTGACTGATCGTTCGCAGTTCAACTTCTGGCGTGGTCTGATCCAGATGAAGGGTACGAACGCATCGATCGACGCATTCCTGAACAATGATCGCTTCCAAGACGCCAAGCTCGACGAGTACTGGGCGTACAAGGTTGCTGAGTACGGTGACAGCCGTTCGAAGATCTTCCCAGAGCTCCGCCTCTCGGTTGATGACACTCTGACGCAGTTCACGAAGCTGATTTTCGACCCAGTGTCGATCCCAACAGACTTCAATGCGTTCACCGTGATCGACTCGACTGATGAAAACCGTTGGTTCAGCATTGACGACTTGAACACCGATGTGCACTTCAATGCGCAGGTCGTCGGCACGTTCACGAAGGTCGTTCAAGCTGGTGATCTGATCAAGCTGCCGTTCATTGCGGATGAGCTCACGACTGCTGGTATTGCTGCTGATCGTGTGAACATGACGACGTTGATTGCATCTGAAGACGGTGAAATCACCGTGACAGGTTACGGTCCAGCTACTCCGAAGTTCAATCCTGTTAAGCTGTTCAACTATGTTGCTGCCGAGCTGATCGAAGAAATTCCAGTCTGGCACCCAGCGTACGATCAGCACACCCCAGTTGCTCTGGAAAGCGTGAACATCATCTCGACTCTGGATCCAGCTCGATACAATGTGTCGACGCAGGTTGTTGGAAATAACAACTACGACCCGCTGCACATGTGGGGTGCGAAGGAAGTTGGCCGTGTCTGGTGGGATACGACGAATCTGGACTACGTGCCGTACTACGACACGATGATCTTCCAGACTGTTGACGAACGCCTGAGCCGTTGGGGCACAATGACTGACTTTGCCACGATGGATGTCGTGGAATGGGTTGAGTCGAATGTTCCACCTGCTGAGTACAACGCTCAAGCTCTGATCGATGCTGGTAACGCGGATCTTGATGTTCGCACGAAGGCGGACGGTCAAGTGTACGGTGCAAAGACATATTCCCGTGAACGTGTCTGGAACACCCGTGCGATCGCTTGGTCGAAGGCTGGTGTTGCAATCGAAGCAGCGCACCCATCGTTCAACTCGAGCTTCCAGTCGAATCTGACGTTCACGAACGACGGCTTGATCATGCTCGAGTCCGGTACGTTCGCTCAGTACGGTATTACTGGTGGTATGCGAGTTGGCGCATGGCAAGAAGACGAAACTGTTCTGCGTCCTCTGTCTGAGTACAACGTGATCGGTGAGTTCACGAAGTTCGTCTCGTACGAAGGTGATCTGTTCACTCCAGTGGTGCACAGCCTGGATACGCTCCAGGCTGTCGTTGATCTGTCCGTGCTTGAACACACTGAAGCTGTCGGCGAACTCCTGTTCACCGCTGAGCCAGTCGTTGAAAGCCTCGTGCCAGCATCGAATGGCGCACAGACCGTTTACACCCATTTGCAGGCTGTTCCAGCTAGCACATGGACTATCGTGCACGACATGGGTTCGACTGCAGTTCAAGTGTCGCTCTATGACGGCATGAACCAAGTCGTTCTGCCTGATGAGATCACTGTCGTGGATCTGAACACCGTGATTGTCACGTTCAGCTCGAACACTGATGGTCACGCTATTGTTCTGACTGGCTCGACCGGTTCTGACTGGGATGTTTCGACGTACCTCCGTGTCATGGAAGTCGACAGCGGCCAAACAGATCACATCCTGATTCGCAAGGATCGCGGTGTTGATCCAAGCAACGCCGACTCTCCACTGCACTTTGCTACATTCGACGCAGTTGCGGGTGAGCAGTACACGTTCGAAGTCCCTTCGTTCGGTCTGCAAATCACCGTGAAGGTTCTGAACTCCGGCACATTCCCTTCTGACTTGCTGGTTCGTCTGATCGCTGAAGCGCTTGCCGGTTCCGTGAAGCTGAATGATGCTGCAAAGGTCGAACTGGTTGTTCCAATGGTTGAGAACGATCTTGTCATGGATGGCTCGACTCTGTCGAACGACCCAACAGATCCTCTGTACACGCTGAATAACGGTGTTGGCTGGCGTGCTTGGGCTGTTCCAACTCAGGCTCAGCTTGATGCTGACGCCCGTGTACCGAACAGTTCGTGGTTCCCATACGTCGGTCCATGGTACGCGTTCCCATCGGCTCCAGTGAACATCGTTCAGGATGCTGCAAGCACGACTCCGTACATGTTGAACGACGGCACACAGATCGATCGGTACAAGACGACTTGGGCTGCATGGTCCGAGCTGAAGAGCACGATGACTCACGAGGTCGCGACATCTACTGGTCAAATGGTATTCACACTTCCAGCAGGTGTGACGAACGATCGCGTCTCTGTGTACGTGAATGGTGTTTCGCAGCTGAGCGGTACGTACAAGCTTGTTGGTAGAACTCTGACAGTTCTGTCGGTCCAGAGCGGCTCTGAAGTCGTTCTGATTGTTCGCGCGGTGAACCCATCGGCTGCTGACCTCGCATTCGATCCAGCAATCGCTGACAATCTCCTGATTCAGCGCCAGTACAAGCTGGACTACCAGTACGTTGCAGTTCCGATCCGGAACGAGAACGGCCAGATCAGCACCACGAAGTACTACTTCTGGGTGAAGAACCGCTCGACGGCTGCGCACGGCAAGAACCTCTCGGTGAAGGCAGTTTCGCAGCTCCTGATCAATGGTCCGTCGAACTATCTGACGTTCCAACACATCAGCAACTCGGCTCCGTTCTTCTACGACGCGATCACGATCTCTGGCCTGTCGTACATCGTCACGAAGGACGACGCGTTCAAGCTCCGCTTCACTCGGAACTTCACTCTCCGTGATGATCCGAACCAGCTCGATCTGAAGAACACGCACGTCGAATGGTCGCTCATTCGCCCAGGTCAGCGCACGAAGGTGCCTGAAGTTCTGTGGCAGAAGATGGTGAATACGGCATGTGGCAAGGACAGTGCTGGTTCGACGATCCCGTCAGCTCGCCGCGTTTCATATGATGAACGGAACGGCACTCGGACCCAGTTCGGCTTCGGCTCGGATCAGGTTCTTGCTCCGACGGAAATGGTGCGCGGGACACTCTTGTTCACGATCCTAAATACGAAACTAGTTGATGACAGTGGGCAGATTCCGATCCCTGACTACATGAACTTCCTTGATTTCAATGGAAGCGACACATGGTTCGAGACGGTTGAAAGCACACGTGGTACGTTGACACGTATTTGGAACGAAGGCAAGGTCAGTCAGATCAATGAGTTGTTCTTCGCGGTGTTGGAAGACATTTGCGCAGCAAACTACGAGATGACTGATGTTTTCAAGACGTCTAGATTGAGTGCTTACTCGATCAAGGTTGTTCGCCCTAGCCCAATTGCGCCAGCGTACGAATAAGCTTTGATCGAATAAGTAATGGCGAACAAAAATTCCACATATGTAGGCTCGCTGGTATCGTTCCTGAATGATACCAAGCCCTATCACTCCAAGCTGACTGAAATCATCGAGGAGTATCGCTTCAGCGATGACATGACTGTAGACATCAAGGAACGTCTGTTCACGAATGTCACGGCCAAGGGCGCCTGGATGTACAGCCATTTTGCGAACGGTGTTTCGACTCCTGCTCCGCAAACGCCAATTCACCGCGTAGTGTCTCCGCTCTTCCGCGGGTTCACGAAGAACAGCGTGATCGCTGAGAATCGTGGCGCATTCAAGGTCGGTCGCGATGAGAATACCGATCTGCCTCTCGTTCCATTCGCATACGATCCAACGGCTCTCGAAGGTATCGGTCTTGCTGATGCTTTCCTGCAGCGCAAGGGTGATGGCGCTACCTCTGAGCCATTGCTTGAGGGTCATGACGTCTTCCTGTCGCACGGTGCGTACGTCTTCCAAGTGAAGCAAGCGCAGACGATGGAAGGTCAGTACTTGCCGTTGTTCGCTGAGCGCCGCACTGAAGGTGTTCTCGCTCATGCTACGGCGGTTGTTCAAGCCCAGGCTCTGGACAAGACGAATCCAAGTTCAGCTATCAGCCGCGTTCAGCTTATCCTGACGCAGATCGCTGCTCAACTTGCAATTACTCCTGACACGGATTCACAGGCAGCTCTTGATGCTACTCAACTGATCGTTAATGACGGCGATCTGCCGCACACGTACGAAGCTCTCACGAACGCACTCGCTGCAGCTGATGTACCAGTGATTCCGTCTGGTGGTTATTTTACGTGGGCTGAGGTGCACAAGGCACTTGGGGCGTGCACAACCTCGATGTTCCGGAACTCGTACAACGATCTGACACCACGTTCAGACGGTTCGGGTATTGGCCGTGAAACCGGTATGCTGTACTACAGCTCTATCACTGAGCTCGATCGTGATGACATCAAGGTCACGAACATCATTCCGAACATTAATCGCCCTGAGTACGAAGAGTGGACTCTCCGTGCAGCGACTTCGAACACGTTCTTTGTAACTGGTTCGAGTTCTGGTGTGATCGGTGTTGCTTCAATGCCAGGCGTTTTCAACGCGCCGCAAATTCGATTCACCCTCTCGGCTGGCACATCACCAATGGTTGTTGGCACCGAGATTCAGCTTACGCCTCAAGCAAAGGTCACGATCCACAAGGACTCCTCGAGTGAGACCTGGTCGATCATCAAAGTGAACCCAATGGCGTACTCACGCCCAGTGCTGACGTCGACTCGGTACGGGTACGTACAAGACGATGCTGGCGTCGTGAACATGATCAACATCGTGGATCTGACGTTCCCAACGAGCACGATCGTTCTGACTGCCTTGACCGCGACAACATTCTCGGTCACGAACACTGCTGAACCGTTCTACCAAGAAGTTGCGGAAGTGAATACGACGTTCAATGATGGACGCCTTATCTTCAGCATTCGCCAAGGTACATCGTACACATTCGAGCCAGGTGATCGATTCTACATCGATGTTCTGAACGAAGAACCAACGGCAAAGGATCTGGATCTGTCGTACGGCTTTGACATGGATCCGTACGATGGTGCTGAGTGGGTGTACAACACCGTGAATGACGCAGTTCAGGATTACCTCACAACGCTGGATTTCGGATACGACTCGCGGTTCACTGCGTACGATCTGTACGAATTCGGTCTGCAGATCACGCAATCTGCGGTTGACGGTCGTCAATGGCGTCTCCGTGCGATCGCTGATGAATCGCGTCCACTCCTGCTCCAGAACAGCACGCCAACGAACAAGGTGAACTTGATTGCTTCGCTGGATCCAACGAATCCAGATGCCGCTACGAAGTTCCACATGGACGAGTCATCGACCGATGTGAACGCTGACTTGGAACTTTGGTACTCGAGCTCATTCGCTCTCGAGTTCTACTCGGAAGACGAAACGTCTTGGATGCTCGTTGACACGATCAATGTAGGCGATTCGTACTCGAATGAAGAGGAAGGTATCTCGTTCAAGCTCGTAGAAGCTGGTAAGCCATTCATTGCAGCCCGTGCTCGCTCAACTTGGAGCGAGACAGCGACTGCACTGTACACTGAGGACTTCACTTCTTGGACTCGCGAATCTGGACCAGATCTGTTCACGTTCGTGAGCACTCCATACGGCCAGGGTGTGAACGTTGATTCACAAGACAATGAAATCCACGCCGTTCTCGTAAAGGAGCTCGATGATCCGTTCTTCGCTGAGACGATCAAGATCAAATTCAAGGTCGATGAAGCCCTTCTTGACGATGCTGCGGTGTTCGAATTCCTGACTGATGGCGACACGATCGCGATCAATCCACGCCGTGAAGCAGCATTCGACTCTGCTCGCCGCCCAGTAGCATACATTGGCACCGAATCAAAATTCATCTCGACCGACACTCTCGTCGATGGTGAATGGTACGAAGCCATGTTCACGCTGGCTGCGGGTGCAGGGAACACGACAGTTCGTTTGACTCGCCTGAGCAACGGAGTATTCGAAGAAACAGCGTTCACAGGCGATCATCCGCCAGCGACTATCAGTTGGCTGAACATCAATGTTGACTCGGGGAACCCAACGTGCCCGACATCGTACGCAGACGTTCAGCTCCTCGGTGAAGCTGGTGAAGTCATGACTGACGTGACTGACGGCGGTGACGTGATTGGCTGGACTGTTCTGAATCAGCCACCAGTTCAAACGACTCCAGCTGGCATCGTCTCGCACCGCGTTCCACGCCTGGTTCCACGCGCTGATAACTTCTTTGAAACTGTTCCTGCAAAGTGGACAGTTCAAATGATTGGTCCACGTACGTACTCCATTCAAGGTGTTCACACGACTGGCGTTCACAACGGTTCTCCTGTTCTGAGCACCCCGATCACCGTGAACATGGCGACAGACGGTCGCTCGTACTACAACACTGAGCTGAACATCCACTGGACGATCCATGAAGGCATGTCCGGATTGCTCGCTCCTGATGCGTTCCTGTTCGAGACGTACGAAAAGCGTCCAATGTTCTTGGTGCACGGTTCGGTCTCTGGCTGGAACAAGCCAGCATCGATCAACGAGTGGTACTGGAACGGCAAGATTGGTTTCAAGTTCGTCACGCCAGAAGTGGCCGTGTTCGAAGATGGTCTGCTCCTCGGCGCAGGTTCTCCATGGACATCGAGCATCGGTCTGATCACGCTCCAGCGTCTCCGTGATGACACGACTTCGTGCGTGTACACGATCAAGGCGCTGAACGACAATTGGTGGACGCTGTACCGGAACGGTGCGGTTGTTGGTGGTGGAGAATTCTCCGTCTCTGACAAGTTCGTTCAGTTCGGTCTGCCAATCGCTGAGGCTGGTAAGACGTTCGTTGTCGATCTCGTTTCCGATGACTACAACCTGGCGATGGGGCATGATCTTGCGATCGTTCGCACCTCTGCAGGTCGTGCTCCAACGAACGAAGACTTCGTTCTGTTCTCCCGGACTCGCTCAGACGACATCCGAATCTCGATCAATTCCCGTGACCCCGTTCAGCTCGCGTCGTTCGCTCCGCTCGGTCTGCAGACGACTGACCTCCGCGTCGTCGATCACACCACAGGTTCTGGCGTTCCATTGGTGAACACGAGCCCTGAGACAGGGGTCCTGAGAGGCTGGATTCCAACGCTGATCACTAAGCTTGATGGTACTACACAGGCCGAGTTCAGTGACCCTGCGACGCACGTCGTGGTCCGAGCCGCTACTACAGGTGAGTTGGTCGGTACTGTTCGCTCGATCGGCACGTCGCTGAACGAACCTGTGATCTTCAGCTGGGACTCGGTGTTCGCGTCGAAGTACCTGCCGCTGAACGCAGAAGCCACGATCGTCACGTACGGCAATGGCATGAACGAGAACATCCACGTGAACATGACCGAAGGTATCGCGTTCATGATCAGTGGCGGTGGTCTGGATGAAGACTCGATGTACCAAGACGTGCTGCATGTCTCGGTCACTGATTCGTACAAGTTCTACATCAAGGCGAACTACTCGAACGTCATGGACGTCGTGATGAGCGACGGCCCATTCACCGGATTCTTGCCAGGTTACGACAACATGCCGTACGATGGTGAAGACGGTGTAGACGGCTACTACGATGCTGGCCAAGCTCTGACTGATCACTTCATCACCGCGAAGATGCTCGCGCTGAAGGATCCAGTGGATCTGACTCCGCAAGAGCAAGCCACGATGCTCGATCTGTCGAGTTTGGTTAATCCTTACCTGACAGACGGCGACATCACCGGAACGACGCTGGAAGAATTCGTTCAGCGTCTCTCTGACGATGATGCAATCAATTACACGCCGACCGGGTTCGGCTTCGGTATTCCAGCAATTGGCTTGGGTATCAGCGTGAAGGATGAGCCAACAGCCTCGGCTGCTACGGCAATCGTTGAGGCGTTCACGGCTCGAGCAGTAGACACTAACGGGTACAGCATGTACGGGTACGATGCTGACGGCCTGGACACTCCTCCAGACACCGTCACGATGATGTACCCGGTTGGTACTGGACCGTTCGGCGCATTGCCAGGTGGTGGCGTGCTGTACGCTGACTTCGTCACTCCAATGGTCATTGATGCTCCAGGTTCGCAGCTGATCGAAATCTCGTTCAGCCAACCGACTGCTGTGATCCCGACCATCTACCTGTGGCGTCCAACTGATGCAGCACCACAACAAGTTCCAGTCGTTGAACGCGTGAACAATCGCGTATTCAGGTTCCGTCAGGCGCAAGCCTCGGAACTCAAACTGATCGTTATCTAAATACCGGGTACAACCCTTCCAATAGGAAAAGAAATGAAAGCAACTCTGAACACTCACATCGTAGGCACCGTCCAGGTTAAGGACAGCCTCGGGAACGTGCTCATGGAGAAGAAGAACGCGATTCACCCAGGCAATATGGCAACAGCGATTGCTCGTGGTCTGTCGAACGGGAACAACTTCCAGATCTTCAAGCTCAAGCTCGGCAACCAAGGCACGTACGTTGACTCGTCGCAGCAGATCGTGTTCCGTCCGCCGAACACCACTGGTGTGACCGCTGACTTGTACAACCCAACGTACGTTGAAGTTGTGGATGACAGCGACTCAGTCGTTGGCGTTGGTAACAGCGTGACGTACACGAACATTCCTTCTTCGACGAGCACTCGCGTGATCGTTACCTGCGTTGTCGCAGCGAATGAAGCCGTGAATCGTCCTACTGACGGTGCTGACGGTGAAACAGACGAAGGTGGTGGTCTGGACGGCGTTGACACGACTCCAACCGAAGGTCTGTACTTCTTTGACGAACTCGGCCTGTTCACGCACGGTACTGGCGCTCCAGATCTGCTGAACGAAACCGATGAACTGATGCTCTCGCACCTGATCTTCTCGCCAATCGAGCACACTGGCAATCGTGAACTGACCGTGGTTTACACGCTCACGATCACCGTGACCTAATGTTTCGTGGGGCACTGCCGATAAAGGTTGTGCCCCAACGCGACCATCCTGCACTAAATACACTGTCCCAAGTTAAGTAGTGCAAAATGAACCAGACGACAAATACCAGCGACATCGTGCTCGCTGCGACCCTTAAGGTCAAGGGGTTTCGACTCGATCGCATCGAGAAAGACGGTAAGCGGGGCATCTTCTGCTTCGTTGAAGTGGATGCGTCAGTTCTAACCGAATTCAATCTCGGCCAATCGTTGGTCGAACCAGTCGCTCTGAATAACGCGATCAAGGCCCTGACCACGGCAACAAAGCGCATCCTCTAAAGGCTTGTCATGAGAATCAAGGGCAGTCTGATTTTTGACACTTCCAGTTCATCTGAGGCAAAGAACCTTCGGATTGAAAAGGTGGCGTCACTGCCTACATTCGGAACGCCTGATCTTGGCCGTCTCCTTTGGAACACCACTGAAGATTTGATCTACGTCGGTGCTAGCTCTGGCTGGACAACGATTCAAGGCGGCACTGGCGGTGGTGGAAGCGGTGGTGCTGATCAGGCTGAACTGGATGCTCTTGAAACCTCCATTGGCGCAGCCGTCAGTTCACTTGGCGTATTCGTACCGGGTACGTTCACTGGTTGGGCGAACGTCACGGCTCCTACAAGTCTGACGAATGTCCTGCAGCAGATCAATTCAGCGATCGTCCCGCTGAATGTGAAGCTCACTGCGATCGCAGCCCTAACACCTTCAGCGGACACGTTCCCGTACTTCACAAGCCCAACGACTGTTCAAACGACACCGCTCACGAGCTATGCACGAACGCTGCTGAATACTGTTGATGCAAGTGCAGCGCGAGCTGCTCTCGGCCTCGGGTCGATCGGTACTGATTACATCAAGACCGATGGTACCTCTTCAGTTACTGCGAACATTTCACTTGGTTCGCACAAGCTTACAGGTCTGTTGCCAGGTACGGCGGGAACTGATGCGATCAACAAAGCTCAGTTCGATGCTGCGCTGAATGGTCTTGCCTGGAAGGCATCGGTTCGCGCAGCGACGATCGTCAATCTTGCGAGCTTCAGTTCAGTCACCGTAATTGACGGTGTTATTCTGCTCAGCGGTGATCGTGTTCTTGTAAAGAACCAGACTACAGCATCACAGAACGGCGTTTACGTTCTGAACAGCGGCACGCTTACGCGGGCTGAGGATCTAGATTCTGCAGATGAATTCGCAAGTGCTTCGGTGTTCGTTCGCGAAGGATCAGTGAACGCTGATACTGGTTGGACACAGACTGCTGAAGTAGTAACGGTTGGTTCAGACGTAATCACCTGGGTGCAGTTCGCCGGTGTTCAACCAGCGCAAGCGGGCTTGGGTCTGTCTTACGCCGGTTTGGTGCTGAACGTGAACGTGGATAGCTCATCGATTGAGATTTCCTCTGATATTCTTCGCGTCAAAGCTGGTGGTATTACGAATACGATGCTGGCTTCAAGCGGTGCAGTCAATATCCGTTCGAACTCTGGCGCTCAGACTTGGTCACTTGGTCTTGGCGGCAATCTAAATTTTGAAGCACTGAATGGTCTCACTGTTCAGGCTACTGGATCTAGCGTAACCTTCAGCGGTGTCGATGCTACGACAGTCGTGAAGGGTATTGCTTCATTCAACTCATCTGATTTCTCAGTCACTGCCGGAAGCGTTTCTGCAGTGGCGAAGAACGCTGACTCTCTGTCAGACGTCTCGGTAACTGCGCCTACTGCAGGTGATCTGTTCGTGTTCAATGGCACGAACTTCGTGAACAAGAAGATCTACTTCCTGTACAACGGCAGCACAGCAGGAACGACCCACACCGTGACACATAATCTCGGACAGAAGTACTGCAACGTGACGGTCGTCGACAGCATTGACGAAGTAGTCATTCCACAGTCGATCAAGTTCGATAGCGCGAACCAATTGACTGTAACCTTCAACGCCTCGATCGCCTGCAAAGTTGTGGTCATGGGTGTTTAACATACTAGAGGATAACTCCCATGTTCGGTATCTCAACTAAGATCATTGCGATTTTCGCAGCGATCGCGATCGCAAGCGTTGGTGCTTGGGGCGGACTACAGTACGTGAAGCTCCAAAGAGCGAACACGGCTCGGGTCGAGGCAGTTGCTGCCAAGGAATCTGCTGAACGCGCTCTTGATACGGCAATCACTGCGAACAAGACCAGCACCGAGACGATTGACGCGATGAAGAAAGAAAAGAAAGACATTGAAGTGTCTCTCGCAAATCTGGAAGCTGCTCGTCAACGTGATGCAAAGGTGATCACCGCTCTCGGTGATGTGATCAAGAACCAAGCCTCGAACCCAGAGAATCAAGTGAAGCTCAGCCCTGTTCTGCAGGAAGTTATCGCTCGGATTCAGGCTCAACGCACTCCAAAGGTCGTGAAATGAAATACCTTGTTGCAATTATCGCAGCGCTGATGTTGACTGGCTGCTTTGGCACGTTCGAGACAAAGCGAGACGTCGTGACTGAAACGAAGTACGTCGTCCGTACTGCCTCGGCTGCTCAGAAGCAGATCCCCGTTTACCCAGCTCCGATTGACGTTCAAACGGCAAATCAGCTTGAGCTCGCTCAGTGGATCATCGCGAATGAGAAGCGTCAGATGGACCTCGAGTCGCTGATCAAAGAGTTGATCTCGTTCTACGAGCAACCAGTCACTAAGGAAGAGAAGAAGTAATGTCATGCTGCCCAGGCGCTCCGGCTGCGGTATCAGTCGGCGGAGCTTTCAATGAAGCGAACGGTGCTGAATCCGATATTCGTCCAGGCGAAAGTATCGAGTGCTACATGGCGCGTGGTGGGAACACCTCTGGCAAGCATGATGACGCAACTGATAACGTGAAGAACAAGATCGAGAACAACTCTGTTCCTCTTACTCGTTCTTCCAGTGCAGTGAGCACGAACACTCAGTTCAAGCTTACTGCTGGCTCTGATCGGACAGCAACGTCATGGACGATCTCTGAGACTCCTCCAGGTCTGACAATGACGACTGAAGGTCTGCTCTCTGGCACGTTCAGTGATGAAGCAATCGGTAAGACGTACAACGTCCAAGTTGAAGCCTCTGATCCAGACGGCACAATTGACAATCGTGCATTCGTGATCGCTCCTACAAAGGGCGGTGAGAGTGACGAGATTCGTTTGATCTCTCCACTGCCTGGCGCAATCGTGAACTCTAAGTTCGGACTGCGGATGCACCCAATCCAGAAGGTGCAGAAGATGCACACTGGGATCGACATGAAGTACTCTGATCGTTCAGTGAAGGACGTCGTTGCTGCAGCTGACGGTGAAGTTCAAATGTGCGGCGGTAATCCAAGCACTGGGTACGGCATTCGTGTCTGGGTGAAGCACACCACTTCGTCTGGTAAGCACCTTTGTACGACCACGTACAATCACTTGAACAAGATCTACGTCACTCAAGGCCAGAAGGTTATGGCTGGCCAAAAGATCGCGCTTGAAGGTACGACTGGTTCCAGCACTGGCAATCACTTGCACTTTGAAGTGAAGCTCCCTGACGGCAAGTTCGTCGATCCAGAACCGCTGATCAATGGTTCGCTCACTGTTGCAGATAAGACTCTGCCGAATGGTGACGCAGATCAATCGTCACTGAGCACCAAGAATTCGAATGCTTCGATGTCCGAGAAGGAAGCCGAAGCAAAGCAGAACAGCTGCGAGCCGTACGGCCCAACATACCCGGCTGCAGATCCTCCAGAGACGACAGACCCTACGCCAGAGTCAGACGATCCATTCGAAAAGGCTTGGAAGTTCACGATGCAAAGCGAGGTCGGTCCACACTGGATGACGTCTCCGCAATTCTCTCCAGGCGACTCTGAGCTCGATGCTGGTCTGATTGAGACGAAGCAGCAACGCTACAAGGTCGGGTACGTGAACACGCAGAATTTCCCAGGTGGAGAAACGAAGTTCGGGATTGCTCAGAAGCCGAATCCTAGCGTGAAGGTCACGACAATGGACTACGCTGCTGCGAAGCAGATGGGGTTCAACAACTACTGGAAGATCAGCTCTTCGTCCTGTGCGAACAAGGCAAAGAAGGTTGGGGTGATGTTGTTCGACATCAATTATCACCATGGCTGTGGTAATGCTCGGACGATCTACGCGAATGCCGGGATCACAAGCGCGACAAGTGACTCGGCCGATAAGGCACTTGAAGATTGCCGGAAGCTGAACGCTGCTCGAGTACAGTTCATCAAGAACATCGGAAATCCGAAGTATCAGAACGGTTGGCTTGATCGTGCTTCGAAGTCGATGTCGTACGTGCAGAGCCTGACATAATGGGGAACGTAGTCCGGATCGGTGATGGCGTTTCCTGTGGTGACTTCAGTGCTCAGGGATCTGATAACGTGTTCGCGAACGGAATGCCGATCACGCACATGGGTCAGCGAATGACGACTGGACATTACTGCTTCCCACCGTCCGTGTTCATTTCGAACTTTTCGAACACGGTCTTTGTGAACAAGCAGCCTGTCGCTCTGAAGAACAAGACGCGGATCATGCTCCACATCTGTGGAAAGCGCTGGCACGATGGTGTCGCGATCCAGGGCTCACCTGACGTTTCAATCGAAGAGTGATTTTTGGACCGCGTAGATAGCGTGTAAATAGCCGGTATCTCCAGTCCCTCTTAAGGATAATCATGGCTGTTTCAGCATTCAACAAGTTCAATGACTTCTCGCAGCAGGTCATCAAGGGTGTGCATCACTTTGCTACCGACGTTTACAAGGTCTGCCTGACGAACGTTGCGCCTATTGCTTCGCAAACAACGCTTGACCTGGTCAGCGCACACGCGCCGCCAACTTCGGCCGTCGGTTACCCAACTGGTGGTTCGGCAACAACGATCACACTGAGCGTCTCTTCGGGCGTTACCTCGGTGCTCGGTACGCAGGTTGTGTTCACCGCAACTGGTGGTTCGATCGGTCCATTCCGGTACGCTGTCCTGTACAATGACACCGCAACGTCGCCAGCCGACGCTGTTGTTGGCTGGTACGACTACGGTACCAGCATTACGCTGGGCGATACGGAAACGGTCACGATTCAGTTCAACTCGGCTACGCCAGGTACGATTCTGACGCTGACGTAATCGGCCTAACGGTGCCGTTACGTGGCTGACTATCTCCTCAGTTGTACACCTAGCTCTTTCGCCGTAAGTACCGTCTCTGGGTCGTTGACGCCGATGTCGTCTGCGGCCCACCTGACGTTCGCGGGCGTTCCTACTGCAGGGGCGTCCTCGGTTACCCTGCTATTCGGTTCTGTTGGAACCGCGAACTCATATTCCTTCGATGCAACGCCAGGGGCGTTCTCGATCACGCCGTCGTCGGCGGCGATTTCGACATCGGTGTTCTGGTCGCTAGCACCAGGCACGTTCAATTACTCTGGAAATTCGGCACGGCAATCGCTCACGCGCACAATGCCAGCGCCGACTGGCGCGTTCAACGTAGTTGGCTTCCCAGCCAAAATCACGTTCGCCCATAAGTTCCCTGTATCACCTGGCGTATTCACGTACACTGGGGCAACTGTTCAGCCGTCGGTAGCGCACAAGCTTAGAACGCAGCCAGGCGTCTTTACGATCGACAACAGCTATCTGGCGTTCTTCCAACGCGCAGATCTTGAGTGGTTCCTGCCACCATCGTCATTCACGGTCGTTGGATCAAATGGCCGAATTGCAAGAACGCGAGCATGGGGTGAGACGACTGGTGCGTACACGATCACTGGTCGCGATGTCCTGTTCAAGTTCACTGGACGTAAGTGGTTCACATCGACCAGCACGTTCACGATTGATTACCCAGCGGCGTCTTACATTAGATCCCGTCGTATCAACGTGCCTGTTCCGCAGGCATTCACGATTGATACGCCTCCAGCTGCGTTCACGAAGAACAACACCGCCTGGCGAGTTGATCCCGCTGCGTTCAACATCACCGGTGTTCTTTCCACGACATCGCTTGGTCGCGCGATTCGAGCAGGAACAGGTTCGTTCAGCATTGGGACCCGCTCGGCAAAGATCTGGCGCGGACATCAGTGGTCGCCAGCCGTTGGCGCATTCTCGATTGACGGATCTACAGCGCTAATTTCGTCTACTGGCGCTGGGTTCTTGGCGGGTACGTTCACAATCAGTGCGCCAAGCATGCGCTGGGTGTACAACCACGTTCCAGCTGGAGCGACAGGTGCGTACGCCGTTCAGGGTCGCGACACCAAGTACCTGTTCCAGCGGAAGATCAATGCTGGAACGGCGAACTTCATTATCGGCAGCACGTCGATTGAGAGCAAGCTCTCGTACAAGCTCTCACCAAGTATTGGTGCGTTCACGATCGGCAGCAATGGCGCGAACTTCACGGTCTGGCGGCTCATTGATCGGCCAATGTTCCTTGGAACAGGCGCGTTCACTGTCACTGGTTACCCATCGACCGCTAAGATTGCTCCGATTGTACGGGCGACGGCTGGCACGTTCAAGATCACTGGCAGACCCGCGACACTGGATGTCGTTAAGATTGCTGCGCAACAAGCGCCGGTTAAGGGCGAGTTCAAGCCGACGATGCAGGGGCCAGTGTTCCTGAAGACGTCATCAAGCACCCGCGCGCGACTGTGGGCAGGTGGTACCTATTTTAGATCAGTTGAACGTGGTCAAGCAGCCAATTTGATTAGGATCAGTGTCGTCGAGAACGACGATCTCAGTGAAGGTCTCTGCGTAATCCAGCACACAGCTCTCGCTCCAGACGAGTCATTGAGCGTGCAGAATATGTCGATCCCCGACATTGATCTGCTTAGCTTGAAACTCGACTGGGACCAAGAGATCAGAATTCAAAAGGCGCCGAATGGCTCGTTAGGGGCGAGTTTATACGGCATTAGTTGGCAAATAGCCGACGACGTCGGGACCCTTGTGAAGGATCTCGGAACTGTCACCCCAGGCAAATTGTTCAGCAACCCTGCAGTCTCGTTCAAGCTCGGGTCCGTCGTGTGGCCGACGAACGGGGTCCTGTACATTCGCCCTCGGGTTCGCACATACGATCTCGTCCTGAAGACGATCACGCCAGAAGATACTTCTGCTGGTGGAGACACCTCGGCAGGAGGCGACTCGGGCTCTTCAGGCGACACCGGAGACACCGGCTCTGGCAGTACAAGTAGTACAACAGGCTGGGACATTGGAGAGCTCCGGGCCTCCCTGAATGGCGACACGTGGGTGTACATGCCAGATCGACCTGAAGGTACTCCAGGCGCGATTGTTGGAACAAGTGCTGGTGGGGATTCCGGAAGCGGACCGTCCTCGTCCAAAAAGAACGAGGACTCGCAAGACGACAAGGGAGACGAGAAGCTTCTGTCAGCGTTCGAGCCAATGACTCTCACGGGAGGCGATGGCCTGCCAATCTCGCCTGCAGTCCTGAACACTGGACCGAAGCGAGTCTTGATTCACATGAATTACGCCGAGCTCGACACTGGCGATCTAGGCGTTCTGAACAAGGTCTACCACTGGGTAGGACCAAGTCAGAACATCGGGTCTTGGCAGGATTACGTGCCGTCTTGACCGGCCGCAGCCAGCATCATGATCACACGGCGCTGAAGCTTGTTCGCCATGTTGTTCAGCAAGATGAGCTGCATCTTATGATCGCTGAGCTTCGGCCGCTCCTCAAAGCCGATTCCGTTCAGCAGATCTTTGGCGATCTGATTTGACATCTCGATCATCTTCTCGATGTGCTCGAGTTGGATTTCAGCGCGCCGCTTTTCAGTCGCTGCGAACAGCTCATTCATTGCGTCGCTCATTTCGACACGACCGCGAAAAGTTCACCAAGGTAACCCCACATGCCGGGGCCGACCATGGCGAGAACGATCGTGACCATCGCGAGCACGATCATGAGCTCGATCAGCGTGAACCCCTTCTGGCCGCGCTTGCCTTGGTTCAGCTTCTGGAGCCATTCCTTCTTCTTGGCCGCGTCGACCTTCTTCTTGTCAACTCCGGTCCAGCTCGCCGAGCCAGCATTGCGACGGTTTTCCCACATCAGATTTTCCCCTTACGTTGAGTAGACAGAATGTATTCGCGATCGGATTGTTCCACATCGGCCGCGCGCATGGCTTTCACCCGCCGCTCGATCGGCGACAGGACATCGGCGCGGATCAGCACGCCAGCGTCATTGAACGTGAGCCTCATGTTGTCAGGCATGTTCGGCTTGATTCTGGAGTGGGCCGACGCTTGGTCGTACCCGACATGGCAGTACACGATGTTCATTTTCATGGCTCGCCTTTCGTCGATGCAGCCCGGGCAGTACCGTTCGATGCGATCGCCGCCACCGATGAAACAGAGATGTGCTCTCATACTGTCCTCACAAAAGCGTACCGATGAAGTGGGTCTTCGGCGACCCAGGCCGTGGCCTTCTTGCATGCCGTGAAGAACGTGCCCGGAAGACCGTCGACCTTGATGATGTCGAAACCCTGCAGACCAGAGTCGTACCGAAGGCACCAACCATGCGCACCTTCGATCAGCTCAGCGCCGCGAAAGCCGCGGTCAGCAATCCGCTCTTGAAACCCGGTCAGGGTGGTCTGGCGCGGAACGTTGATCAGCATCTCCTGCTGGAGCCGCTTGTACAGGTCGCCGCCGGCGACGATGGAGATCGACATGATCAGTCCGAAGAATCGAAGTTTTCGACCAGACCGGGCGTACGCTCGCCGAACGCGAAGAGCTTCACGGTCCCGGCCCAGTAGTCGTTCACGATCGAGTACCCGGTGCCGTCGGCTTGCCACTCGAGCCTGGCATTCAGCGGCGGCTTGGAGCGATCATTCCGATCGATCATCTGCCGGAACTCGATGTTCACCGGCGCGAACGTGAAGTGCCGGCTCTTGGCGAACACCTCTTGCGTGATTTCGCGCCAGTTCGCCGGGAAGTCGTTGAAGCTTGCCATGATTTTTCCTTCTTAGTCGTTCAGCAAACGGAGGGTCCAGCCGGCGAGCGACGGCTGAGCTTCGATGGTTTCGCGAATCGGCGTGAGTTCCCAACCGATCAGCTCGTTCTCGCGTTCGTCGCGGAGTTCCTTCGTGAGGGCCCAGACCGTGACGTTCCCTTCCTTGCCCTTCAGAGCAAGACCGACGTGCGGGCGGGGGTCGTTGTAGATGTGTTCGAAGCGACGGACGTTCAGATCGCTGATATCGCCCAGGAGCAGTTTCCGCGCCATCGAGCAGCTCAGCGATTCGGAGCTGACCGGCGTGAGATTTGCGAGGGCGGGATTTTTCATGTTCATCATCGTTTCAGTGTCGATGGTGAATTGTACAGCATCCTGGGAATGCGTGTAAACGAATCTGTAACGCCGTTACAGATTACTCTTCAGGGAAGAACCACTCTTGGTACGTGCCTGGAAAACTCTCAGGCTGGTACTGCCAGTCCTTGAGCTTGATGTTCAGCTTGATTTGCTCAAGAGAACCGAGCATCACGTGCGACGTGGCCGTGATGAAGTGCGGAGTAGCTGGGAAGATTACCAGCGTGCCGCGGACCGGCGTCAGGCTGAAGTTGTACCCAGGAAATTCGAGCTTGCCGCCATAGACCTCGTGGCGAGGATCGAGCGGAACCGAGTTGTGGAACGACTTCAGCCAGATAAATCCGACCAGATCGACGTCCTTCGTCTTGATCCACTTCTTCCGTGAGAACTTTGAGTTCTCGCAGCCGATCTGTTCTGCTGGAGCTTTCGCGTTCTCCCAGTACTGCTGGAACAACAGCGCTGGTTCAGCGGAAATCTGAGCACCATAACGTCGCTCAAGCAGCGGTGACAGGGCGTCCAGCTCTGATGCGATATTTCCTGCCAGTTCAACGGGAACACGGCATTCGTACTTCAGAGGCTGACCATCTTCAGCGTAGCTTGGAACATTCAGCTTCAGGCGATCTGCAATGATTTCACATTGCAGTGGAGAGATGAAGTTCTCAACGGTATGGAACGGACTGTGGATCAACTTATCTCCAAGGGCCTGTGACGTCGAAAAAGATGATGCCAGTGTTAGCTGCAGTAGAAGCTGTGGTGAACGCCGTCGAGTTGTCAGATGTCGTTGCCGCCATCAGGTTCTTACCCGCGTAAATCCCAGACCCCGGCACTGAGTCTCCTTGCTTGAAGGAATTCCAAACGCCAGACTGGACGACGTTCAGGAGGCCTGGGAAAATGGCACGAGGGGAACTGAGAATAGAAGTGTACAGGAACTTCTTGCACAGCCAAAGGCCGCCGTCAATTGGGGAAGGGAACGAGCCAAGGGCGTTCGCTAGACCTGAAACTCCGCCATTTCCAGTCAAAGTCCACGCGCCGTACATCACTGAAGACCCCAATCCTGTGAAATCGCGAGGCATGGCGAACTTGAAGTCGCCAGACGCGCCGAACGCGCCATCGGTCTGGTTACCAATCGTTGCGGTCTGGGCGTAGTTCAGGCAGCAGGCATAAGGGTCTCCGCCCGGCTTGGTCGGAATCACGTCTCCAAAGACCTTGCCTGAACAAATTTGATTCACCAAAGCGTTCGACGATCCTGGCTGAACGTTAAGATAGAAGATTCTTCCATCGCCATGCAAGGACCAATTCACGGTAGCGGCGCTCGCATTCACGCTCTTCGACCAATAACCGCCACCTGACATCTGAGCCGCTGAAGGGAATGGGTTCACTCCAGTGTTCACATCGGTCATGGACTCGTATCCGACAACGCGGGCCATCGTGGTTCCGGTGTCATCAACACGCAGTAGCATCTTGGTAGACAGTGAATCACTTGATTGGTACGCTGCAAGGTTGGTACCTGATTGAGGCTTCAGCCATCCAAGCGGCGCGATCTTCACCGTGGCAGCGGAGAGCGTTGCAGTGCCAGCAGTCTCAGCAGTTGCGAACGTGATTGACAGCGCGCTCTTGGTGAGCACTTTCTGCTCACCGTTCAGGCCGGTCTTGTCGGTCACGCCAGCAATCAGCACTACCGAGTCTGGCAGTGCCGCGAACGTACCAGAGGCCCAGCTCAAAGTAGCGATACCTCCAGCGACCACAATCGATGTCGGTGTAATCGAGTTGAAGCCGTCCTTGAGACAAGCGTCCAGCAATGCAATCAGCGCGCCGGCAGTGCCGCTCAGCACTGGAGCGTTCGGCATATTCGAGCTGAAATACTTAACTGAGGTATCGACTGGAGATGTCATTTATTATCCGAACAAGGTCTGACGACCACCTTGGCGCTGTTCAGCTTCCCACATGCGTTGGAAAGAGGCCAGCTCAGCAACGCTGAGAGTCAGGCCTTCGAACTGAACGTGCGGCATACCTTCAAGCACGGCGCCTCGGAAAGTCGCCTTCAGACGTTGCTTCTGGTCAGGCGTGAGAGCACTGATCTGTGTATATTGAACGAGCATTAGACGTCCGTTGTGAGTTCAGTTTCTTGTTCGACCTCATTGAGCTTCTTCCAGAGCTCGATGCCAAGGTTCAGGAATGGTACTGCGACCGCTTCCTTGATCGTAGCAGCCGTGAACATAGCACGGCCATTGCGCTCGATTTGGATGTCATGCGTCAGATCGAACATGCCTTCGGAACCGGCCGGCCAGAAAGCGAAGTGCGATTCGTTCAGAGCGTACGCGGTCTTCGTACCGACCATCAGGCCGCTTGGGAAGAGTTCAGCAGTCATGCCTTCAACGATCTTGACTGCGATCTTCTCGCCGTCAACGATCACGGATTCTTCGACCTTTGGGTCAGTCTTGCCCTTTGGCTCAGGAGGCAGATCAGCTGCGGGTTCTCCACCGCCGGTTTCTTCGGCGCCGGAATTATCGATATTTTCGTCGTCTGCCGGTTTTTCGTCAGCGGCGAGAGCGCCGAGAAAATCGACGAGCTTCGCCTTCGCGGTGCTCAGGACGATGGCTGTCAGACCCGCTTCACCGAGAGCAGCAACGGCCGCGTCGATCGCGTCGGATGGCTCGTAAGCCATGATGACTACTGGATGCATTTGAAATTTCCTAATTGTGCAGCTCTATTTACGCAGCGGCGCCAGGTGGGCGCTCCATGTAATCGCCACGTGCCTTCTTGAAACCGTACCTACCGTACCAGGCCGTGAGCTGCGCCTTCGTAAGGCTCTTACCTTCACGAGCGCCGGCGTTCTTGATCGGCGAAACGGCCAGATCCATGATCACCTGGTGCTTGTCAGCAAGATCAGTCAGGAATTTCAGAGTCTTCGAAGCTTCACCAGCGTTCTTCTGAACAAAGCTCATGATCGAGCTCAGGTGAATCTTGCCGTCAAAGATTGATACCTCAACCCCGACGGAGTCATTATGAATTACCATTCCACGAGCGAATGGATGCGCTTCAGTGTTCGCGCGCATGTCAGCCATGAAAGCCTTCAGGGCTTCAGGGTCAGATTTGGTACCAAGTTTGATTTCATTCAGGAGCATGTTCAGTCTCGATTGCGAGACCTATTTATGGCGAACAGCACTTTACGAATCTGCTCGATTCCGGACGCCATGCATCCGTCGTAATCTTCCGGAATGTAGATGTGATCGTCACTCAGGAACTTCCAACCACCAGCGATGATTAGGGCCTTCTCTTCTTCGGTCAGCGGAGCGGTGTTCATACTTTGGAGAGAGTCTTTTCCCAGAAGATCTGGATTCGGCCGACCAGCTCTTCGAGCTTCGAGTCGACATCAACAACGAACTCCTGTGGCATTCCACCGGCAGAGCTCATCAGCACGACACCTTGAGTGATCTCGGTGCCGAACAATTCATTGTGCGCAGCAGCGTAGAACGCGAGCTGCAGTTCGTAATCTTCAATGTCCTTCCGCGACTTCAGACGGCCAGCGGTCTTGAAGTCAATCACGGATGGCTTGTTCTTGTACAGGCCGATGCAGTCAAAGCGACCAGCAACCTCGAGGGTCGGCGAGTAGATCGATTCTTCCTGACCCCAGACCTCGTTGATCTGACGAAGCTTCAGCTTCAAGCCGTTGAACCCGGCTTTGCTAACATCAGAGACTGGCTTCCCGTCAACAGGAGCAAAGACCTCTTCACCCTTCAGAAATCGCTCGGCCAAAAGGTGAACCATCGTGCCGTGATCAGTCGCTTCCTTCGATTTTTCAGCAGCCTTTACAGCACCGAGAGATTGTTGCCACGCAACAAGGGAAGCCTTCTTCTCTGGAGGTTCAGACACACCAAGGACTGTCGTGATCGAGGGGAACGCGCCATCTGGTGTGTGATACCACCGAAGGCCGAGCTCACTCGTCGTCTGATAGTCTTGGTAGTTGAATTTCATAGAAGTTTCAATTGTAACGAAGAAAGGGCCCGAAGGCCCTTTCAAACTAGGTTCACGTTTACTTCACTTCAGCTGGACGACCGCCAGTCTTCAGGTTCAGCGTGCGGAGCATCTTCGCGTAACGCAGTGCGTCACGGTAACCTTCGCGCGTGTCTGGGAAATACTTCGATTGAACAGAGCCGCTCCATGGGTTGTCAACGCCAACGCGGAGAGTGTTCCGACCTTCTGCTTCTGGGTCAACGCCAAGAACCAGAACAGTCTCAGAATGCGCGTCAGTGTCACCAACGTAACCAGCCATCATCACTGGACCGGTCGAAGGTTCTTGCACATTGAAACGTTGGTACATCTCTTGTGGGATAGCTTCAAGCGCGTCGAATGCTTCAGCAAGCATGCCTTCATTCGTAGCTTGTGCAGTCGCTGGAGCTTGGCGAGTTGCCTTCTCGATGATAGCGAGCAGTTGATCAACACGTGCTTCGATCATGCCACGGTTCGAGAGGGACATCTTCTTGTCGCGCAGGGACTTCACCAGTGCTGGGCGACCGTACTGCAGATTGCGTTCTGGAATACCGAGGGACACCGCAAGTTGAACAACCTTCTGGAAGAACTCGTCGTTCCCAACGTCAACTGCTTCGGTAACAACAGCTTCGTTCATGCGGCGGATTTCGTAATCCGTGAAGTACGTAACGTCAAAAGCCTTGATGTCGCCACCAGTCTTGCCAGCATTCATCTCATCGCAGAGTTCGTGTGCACCACGTTCTTGCATTGGACCAGCAACTGCCTTGTCCATGTGGTCAACAACGTACCAACCTGGTTCCTTGACCTTGATCGTCTTTGCTTCGTTCACTTGAGCGGACGTGATACCCATTGCCTTAGCGAATGCGATCAGAGCGGATTCAAGCGATTGGCTTGCTTCGATCTTGTTCGCTGCACGGCCAAGAACGGTACCAAGAGCGCCTGGACCAGACTCAGTGCTGACCAGCGATGCTGGGAAGCCGAGTTCAATCATCACGGTTTCGAGAACCTTTTGCAGACGACCACCACGCTTCTTTTCGTTCGTGGTAGCTGTGCTTGCCTTCACTTGCGAATAGAACTCATTGAACGTCGTTTGCTTACGACCTGGGCGACGGATAACGTCTGCTGCACCGCGAATCAGGTCTTCAACACCTTCTTCAGCGACAACATAACGACCTGGAACGCCGAGCATTGAGAACAGCTCAACAATCTTCTTCTCGTACGGGCGCTTCAGACGGCTACGAAGGCCAGTCCACTGCGTGTCGAGTTTCAGATCAGTGCCACCAGCTTCGTCGAGCTGGTCTTCTGTGAGGGCCTTCGCCATCGATTCGAGTTTGCTAAGTTTCATACCTTCTTCCGTTACTTCTTTGTCTTTCTTCTTCGACTTCTTCTTTGGCTTGCCTTCATCGTCAAGCTCATCGGATTCTTCGCCGGCGTCTGGCTCAGCATCTGGATCGACATCAGCGTCGCCTTCATCTTCACCGTCATCGATTGTTTCTGGGCCGCCTTCTTCACCATCAGCGCCTTCAGGCTTGCCACCTTCTTCTTCGCCCTTGTCGTCTTCAGCATCGTCGCCACCAGCGACGTCTTTCATCAGAGACTTCTTAGGCTTCTTCTTAGGCTTATCGCCATCAGCCTTATCGCCATCGGAATCATCCTTGGACAGATCACCATCGTCTTCACCCGATTCCGGAGGTACATCACCGTCAGCAGATTCGTCATCGGCTGGAAGGGCATCAGCAGTCTCATCAGACGCAGCGTCAGTTGCGGTTGGTTCAGCAGCGTGATCATCACCACCCATAAAGTCAGACAGATCGTCGTCAATAGAAACGTCTCCGTCATTGTCTCCAGGCTCTCCTGGTCCGTCCAATTGGAATTCATCTTCATCACCCGAGCCGAGTGCATTTACATCACCAGAGTCTGGCCATACCACGTCAACAATGTCGTACTTCTGAGCAAGATTGTTGATCGCTACTTCAGCGTCATCGTCAAGGCCGAGCACCTTTGCGAGCTCTTCGCTGAACGCGTCGGCTTGTTCAGCGTTCACGTAGATTTTGATCAAGGAACCGTCATCGGTCTCGATCGCGAAACCAACGGATTCAACTTCGTCGTTCAGATCCTGAGCACGCTCAAGGTAATCGTTCACGTCGGAACCGGTGATTTCATTATTGTCGGTGTTGATCGCGTTCCGCATAAGCGAGAACTTCACGTCAACAGCTTTCGCTGCAGTGTCAGTCGTACCAGCATCGGACTGATCGCTGGTTTTCAGATTCTGCTGGACGTCGCCCTTGGAGAATTCTTTGAGGAGGTTCATTCGTTTTCCTTGCGTGGATCAGGGAACTTCATCGTCAGACGCTTCACGGAAGGATTCCGTTTACGCTTGATGATCGTTGCTTCCCGGGCTACGCGTGATTGAACTGGCGCAATTGCGGCAGATGTGGTTCCGGCAACGCTGACAGGCTGTGTGTACACGCCTTCGCCACCTTCGTCTTCAGCGAGAGCACTGATTGACTTCAGCAGTTTACTTTCAGTCACCATTTGGTCGTCTTTTCCGTTCGTGAGTGCCCGTTCAATGATCTTCAGCCGAGAGAGCATAACCGAGCGTGGAACAAATTGCATCGCGAACGTATGCAGCTTCTTCACGGCCGAGAGCTTCTCATCATGCGACAGATCAGGGAAACGGATCAGTTTGTCGAGTAGCGTATTTAGTCGATCTGAACGCAGCCGGGTAAGATCAATCAGGCGTTGCAGAGTCTTCCGGTGATCGGCCCAGTCAACCTTCACATCCCGATTCGTCGAGAAGTCAATGTGCAGGAAGCGCCAGCGTGGAGCTTGGATCTGACGGGTAGTAGCGAACAGCTCGTGCTGAACCTTCTTCGACAGTTGCTTCTTCAAGTCAGGCTTGTTATTTCGCCAGATGACATAGCCCCAGTGATTGAACGGGCTCATGTCGCTCGACCAATTCTTCAGACCCATGTTCTTACGGTCACGAAGGATCCGCATACCTGGCTTGTCATCTTCGTGCCAGACCAACATCGTCATGAACACCGTAGCGAGGTACGAGTTCACGAGCTGGAACACATCACGCTTGTCGTACTCATGACGATCAACGTCCTGAGCCTGTGTCGTCTTCCGCTTCACCTTCTTCTCAAGGAGCAAGCCTTCGTCGATCTTCGGTGCGTGAACAGCCTTTGCCTGACCGCCATACAGGACCGCGAGGATCTGCGCCAGAGTCGTTGTTGCCTTCAGGTGCTCGAACATAATCAACAGGTTCTTGCGGGCTTCAGCGAACGTCAACAGAGTACGCTTGATCGTGTCGTCGCTCAGGCTGATTTCCTTGCCGTTCGTAAGCTGAAGCTTGTAGTTCTTCTGATTCGCCTTGAACTCTTCAAGCTTCGACTTCAACTGGCTGGCCGTATCAGAGACCATTGCGAGAATCTTCTTCTTGATCGCTTCGTGGTCCTCAATTGCGCCCATCGACTTCGCCATGTTCTCAATTGCTTCTTCAGGCGACTTGCCCTTCAGTGGCTCAAGAACCTTGCGGGTGTTCGAAGCTTTCGCCATTTCGCGATTACCGAACAGCTCAGCGATCCGAATACGGAGCTCACCAACGAGACCACCACGCTGCTCGAGCGGAGAGTCTGGATCGACGGTAGTCAGAGATGATTGAACAGTCTGACGAATGGACTGATTGAACGTGTTGATCGCCGTGAAGATGTCCTTGTCGACAATCTTGATCTGTTCACCGGTTTGCTGATCACGCAGCACAATTCCTTCGATGCCAATGTCGGCCCCGGTGCCTTTGTCCTCATCACTCAGGCCAGAGCGGATCTTGCGAACCACATTGTCAAGGAGCGCGTTCTTGATTGGCATCTTGTACTCGTTCATCACGAGTTCCATCAGAGCCTTCCGTGCTTCCTTCACTGCTGGTCGCTTATCAGTCGGAATCTTTTGCAGATTGGTGTTCAGCAGTTCGTTGTTCGACAGACCTTCGGTACCACTTGGCTCTTGCAGGAAAGCTTCGAGCTTCTTCAGGAGCTTCTCAACTTGAGCCGCTTGCTTCAGCTTCTCTGGATCGACGCGCTGGGGTGTCGTGAACATGAACGGGTACGATTCTTCGACGTCGTTCAGGGTCTCGCCGTCTTCGGTGTCAACCACTTGAACCTTCGCTTCGGCTTCCTGCCCCTTCAGCGCGGCACCGAGCCGTTCAGCGACCGAGTCTTCGGTCTCGAGGACACCACGCAGGAACGCGATGTAGGACTTTCCACCAGCACCGTAAGTGACACTATTAGGTTGGCGCCCGAACAACACCTCGGCCTCAACCGTGTCGCCAGGCTGCAGTACCGAAAGGATCTTGTCTTGCACTGCTACGAGAGCAGCATGAGCAGCGCGGAATTGATTGTTCGCGGAGACCAGGTTCCAGTCGTCCGGTGAGTACTTACGGTCCGAACCGGAACGCTTACCTTCACGGGAAGCGAAGAGCTTCCCGGCCTCGTCGACACCGACCCAGAGCTGAGCACCATCGAGCTTTTCCTGCGCAGTCATGAGTGGCATGTTCCGCAGGACTCGGATGAACTCGCCAACAGGGAGGTCTTCGATGTGGGTAATCCCAGCACCTTCGCTAATAATTCGCATTTGAATTCTCTGACTAGAAGTCTCTATTTAGGTCATCCTGATCCGGAAACAACCGAAGCCGCCACGAGGACGGCTTCGGAGGGTCAAGCATCTTGGCTTAGACCTGGTCGTTCGCTGCTTCAGGAAGTGCGTTCGCTTCGGCTTGCTTATCAGCAAGTTCCTTCTTCACGGCTTCGCCGATCTGAGCGCCAACAGACTGAATAGCGGCTTGGTTCTTGATCACGTCGAGTTGTGCCTTTTGAAGATCGGCGCTGAACACGTTGTAGATCTGAACGGCTTGTTGAACTGCGGGGCTGAACTGACCGGCATCGTAGCTGATGCCGTCAATCGTGATTGAACGGGCTTGATCCATGAGGATTCTCCTATGTGTATGAACTGACTATTTACGGGGGCAGGTTGTCACGGTTTTCTGATGTTCCGGATCAGGTCATCCAATCCGCCTGCTGACTGACCTGGAACTGCATCACCCATCTGAAGCACTTGACGCGGACCCTTCTTGTCTGGTGTCTTGCCGAGAGCCGGGCGAACCGCCGCTGACACGAAATTCAGACCAGCATCGGTGATCAGCAGAGCCTCGTGGTTCCACCGCATCGTGAGCTTCTTGTTCACGGCGTTCGAGTTCCGCGACTTCAGGAACTCGAACCGGTATTCACCAGCCGCGTCCATCGCTTCGTCCTTCACCAGTGCAATCACCAAGTCCGAAGTGTTGATCTTCGAGATACCACCTTGAATGTGGTTCTGGCCGATGCTCTTCTGCTCTTGAGTCGCTTCGATCGCGCCACGTCCAAGCTGAGAAGCCGAGATCATCAAGCAATCAAAGTCAAAGCCGATCGCTCGAACTTCTTCAGTGACGTACTTGTCCTTCGTGAACATGTTGTCTCCACTCGTCTTCTGCACCGAGGCCATCAAGTCGATGTAGTCCACGATCACGAAGTCTGGCTTGAAGCCATGAACTGCTTCGAGCTCTCGGAGGTACGAGATGATGTGATCGGCTGTGGTCGAACCTTCGCGCATTCGCTTGATGAAGAACCGGCCGAAACCCTTTTCACGAGCGAGCTCAACTTCTTGTCCGACCTTGAGCTTGTTCGCGAAGATGTTCTTACCCGCGATCCGAGAGATCATCGAGTCAAGACGCTTTGCCACGACCTTGTCACGCATTTCCAGCGAGATGTACACGCCGTGCAGACCTGACTTCAGGAGGTTGTACCCCATGTTCAGCATCGCAACAGACTTACCACCACCAGAGTTCGCAGTGAACAGCACGAGCTCCTGTCGGCCAACACCGCCACCGATCATCTCATCGACCGTATCCCAACCCGTAGGGATCAGCACTTCAGACGATTCGCTCTCTTCGAGTCGACCAACCGGGTCTGCAAAGTACTCGACACCCAGATCGCTGTGAAGCTGCACCTGAGCTGCGAGCTTGATCTGTTGAACCATCTTACCGAAATCGCCTTTCTCGATCAGAGCTGGAGACTGCAGAACAGCCTCAGTGACGGCTCTGATCTGGCAGAACGATGCGATCTGTTCAGCCACGAACTGCAGGTCTTGCGCGGGCAAGCTTGTTGGCTCAATTACGAGCTTTGTACTGGCGTGAAAAACTGGTTGACTCGGCACACCGCGATGCTTTTGATAGAACTCTTGCATGAACGAAACTCCGTCCTGCAAGTGCGCGTCGAAGTACGACGGCTTCAGAAGATGTTGAACACGCGCGAACAGCGCGGGATTCCCCAGCATGCTCGAGACATATAGCTTCTGCGCCATGTCGTCGATCATGACATCACTCATCCAGGTCTCCGCTTGCGTGTTCGACATCGATCACGACGCCAGTAATTGTGCCTGCGCTGAAGTGATCCACTTCTTCCAAGATCGTGGCCGCCATCTCATGGGCCGCGTCATAGGTTCCAACTTCGACTTCGAAGCTGATTGCAATGTTGAATGTTGCCATTATTTCCTTCTAGATAATTTTGCGAGTGCTAGCTCCATTCCGAGAGCAAGCTTTGATTGTACGGCCAGACCATCGGCGGCCTTCAGCCCTTGTGGGACTGTAGCGTTCTTTAGTAGGGTCCAGATTGTCAGCAGTCGTCCGTACTTCTGGACACTCTTGTTCACGTCATCGACACCAGCGGGTGGGAACGTAATCTCCCACTTGTTCTCAAGCGCGAGTTGCGCAAGCTCTCCACCATTATCATCGCGATCGACTACAACGATCTTCCGTCGCCTGCACCGATTCAGAACCTCGAGCTTCGATTCGTTCAACTTCGATCCCAGTAACGCAACACCGTTCAGGGCTGCTGCATCGAAGATACCTTCAGTGCAGAACAGCGGCTGATCGTGATCGCGCCAGAGATTGTCGTACCCCCAGAGAACCGCGTCTTTGTTGATCCCAGGCGACATGTACCGCGGCTTCACGCCATCCAGAATCGTCCGAGCCTGCCAGTAAATGACCTTACCTTCTCTCATGCAAGGCATGATCACTCGGTACAGGAATTTCGGATCGAGACTGAAATGTGCTTGGACCTCCAGTGGATCGATCTTTCGCTTCATCAGGTACTCAATGATCGGAGCCTGAAGCTCATCAGCGAATGGTGAACCTAGCGGATGCGATTTCGGAGGGAGCGCGACTTCAGGCGTGAACAGCCTGACTTTCGGAGCCATTGACTCCAAAGTGATCTCTTTCGGCTCTTGACTCTTGTTGAAGAAGCTTGAGCCAGTGACTTCATTCAGTTGATTCTGAGAGATACCGAACGCCTCAAGGATCCGCTTCGCTGATCGCCCGAGCTTGCCACTCCCTTCCTCGTACCTGAACTTTGCCGCGCAGTTGAAGCAAGAGTACCCGACAGTCTCACCGTCGAACTTGAACCCCGCTCTTTCACTGTGGTCATTGCAGCTCGCGCATCGCACGGCCCTGAACCCGGTCGAGGATTCCTGACCGAGATGGACTTGCGTTTCAATGAGATCCCGAAGTAGCTTCTGCTGCATCTGTCAATTGTAACGAGTGTACAACTGCAGAGCGTCCCAGCAATGGGCTCGGGTTAACCAACAGTAAGCGAGAGCGAGTCGAAATACATCCCGTTAAATGCACCGCCTTGTGCACCGGCCGGTGCACCGATTCGCCACTGCTGACCAGACGGCACGTTCAACGCGCCAGACAGAGTAGCAGAACATTGAAGCACGCCGTTCATCAGCAATGAGAGTGTACTGCCTACTCGCTTGAACTCGAATGACACGGTCACATTCACCGGGACAGGAGTAGTCCCAGTCACTGCTGAACGCGTCGTGCCGTCACTATACGCGAATGCCAGATATGTATTCAGATTCGTTGCGATCGCGAATTGCGTGTCTGCTCCATTTCCTACCGCGCCCTGAATCGAGATCAAATAGCACCCAGAAGCGTCAAAGCGCAGCCATGACGACGAACGCGCCTTGAATTTCAGCGAGAAGTCTGAGGTAGCTGGAAGCATGTTCGCGGAGTACGCTGTAGTGTACAGATAGGCGAAGCCACCACCAGGAACAAAGAGCGATGAAACGCCTTCAAGAACCGCTGTCGTCGAACACTGAACCGCGCCCGTACCGATCTGCCAACTTGATGCTTGTGAACCAGTATCCGTGAACGTAGTCGAACCGTTCCCGGTATCGAAAGTCATGTTGATCACGGTAGTCGCCGCAGGAATGGAGGTGTCGGCCGAGTAGTACGTAGGCTCGGTGAGCATGTACTTCTTGACTGCGATCCAATCAACCTTACCGGCAACAGTGGCGTCATACACGTTCATCAGCCAAACTGGCACAGATGAAGTCCCAATCCCAGAACCTTGTGTATGCTTCACCACGTCATTGACCAACATGCTACCTGCGCCACCCGCACGCCGGATTCGCATTCTGTAATACGTGGTCTGATAGCGCGCGTCAAGTTGTGTCTTAGTCGATGGGCCAACTACAACTTCCGATGATCCTTGGCTGTCCCAGTCATTTTGGAAGATGTACTGCGTTTCGAAACCGAACTTACCGTTGTAGCTCAGCGAGGTAGCCGATGGTCCGACCTTACCAACCACTTCCATTCCATCACCGAACGTCGTGGCCGAATAAAGCGCGCGACCAACACCAGTACCGGTGAGTACGAATTCAGAACCGGAGATTACATAACTGCCTGATCCAGTGACGTTCGACCACTTTCCAGTATCGAGCGTGCCGTCATCGAAGTCATCGAACAACAGGAACACGGTATTGCCATTGCTTGCGGTGCTCATACCATTCCGGTACGTGCAGTAAATCGACTGCGTTGTACTCAGATCGGCCGAAACTTTAACCCAGAACCATGCAACACGATTCGGTGCCGTCCCGGTGACTTGCTCGACCCACTGTGGAAGCGGGCTTCCACTGACGTCAGTGAACTGCACATCGCCAGGGATGTTCTTATCAAGTGGGAACGTCGTTGTAACAGCTTCAAGGTTGAAATCGGAGCCGGCAGAACCGCTGCTCTCCCCAATCTTGAACAACATAGCGTATCCTGTACCTGCACCACCTGCGCCAGTGATCGTGATCAGTCTCTTCAGAGCACCTGCGTATGCGTCAACAGTAGAAGTTTCAAGCAGGGATGGCGTTAAGTTGTCAGCGATCAGCCCAACGAACGCATTCGTGTGGTCAAATGCGCAGATGTAGTACAGCTGTTTCTCGTCAACGTAGTCAAATGAGAACGCCCCAGTGCTTGAATCACTCCAGGCCTCGCGCACAAGGTATCCGTCTTCTTGCCTGTACAGACGAACACGACGCTTCACTGGCTGATTTGGCGTACCAGGAACTTGCACAACACCGTCGATTCGTCCGACGCCAGAGCCGAGAACACCAGTGACGAAATCATTTCGACCACGCGTGTTATTAGGCGCTCGCAGTCCAGCACCATATGAGAGCATCAATGTCGTGCTGACACCAAAGAAAACTGGAGGTGGAGCTACACCGTACACTGTTGGCGCTGACATGGCGATAACATCTGCGACCGTTTCCGGCGCAATTGACACCGCTGATACGCCATACGATGATACACCATTTCCTACCGTAGACGGCTCAGTCGGAGATGAGATCGCGAAATTGTTCGTAAGCACGATTCCACCACCTGAGCCTGGAGCCGCAGGTGGAATGAATGGCGCAGTGTACACAGCGTTGTTCGCATCAAATGAGAACTCGTCAATGTACCCGGTACCACCTGTTCCAAACATAGGGTAAATGCTGTCTGACACGTTCCCAATACACATCGGGTGCGTATTGTTGTTGTACAGCGCGCCAGTTGATGGCGCCGTTGCCTGCGCAACGATTTGACCATTCATGAAAATACGGTAAATCAAGCCCTGACGTGTGAACGCTACGTGTGTCCAAGTCTGAGCTGTGATTAACTGAGTCGCGGTGAAGTTCACCATCGACGTGCCAGCCGCGTTGTATGAATTAGCAGACAACACACCTGTCGACATCACAGCAAATGCGTATGGACAGACTCCACTTGAGATCGATTTGTTCACGATGAATCGATGAGTCGCAGCCGTCGCAGAAGCAACCCATACGTAACACTGAATGCAGAAATCTCCACTCGGAACCAACGCATTGTTGTGCGCGATCAACAGCTTACAGGTCGCGCCATTGAACGAAAGCGCAGTCGTACCAAACTTTTTCTGCGTTGCACTTGTTGTTGTAGCTGTGGGGGTGACCGTGAATGCGTTCGTTGAGCTATCCGTGAACGTGGTCCCACCGTCAGTACCATCACCGTGAAGCAACACTGTCAGACTATTGTACGAGAATGGTCTACTCGTGGTGGCCGTAAAACTTCCAGGCCACGCGTACGCACCCGCAACATAGCCGTTCGTAGTGCTAATGAATGCATCTGTCCAAGTGCTGGCATCATCCGAGTACTGAAGAGTGGAGAACGCCAGAAAATTCTGCCGAAGCGCGCCACCACCGAGCTGAATGTCATTCACATCAACCCAGTTACCGGATGTCGAACCAAAGTCCCACGAGAGCACGAGTTTGGGAACATCAGCTGCTAGCCAGATTGCGCTGTTCGTAGCTAGCCCGTCCTGCAGATATGACAATGAACCAGTTGATGGCGCGATGTTGGAGGTGAGCGTCGCCGGGCCGTCAACACGTGTGCTGCCAACAAAAAGCTGGTACTCAGTGATGTCTAGGCCGGTTGCGCCGTACGCCTGAAGATTTTTAGCGCGCCAATATCTGTGCGTAGCCATTGCTTATCGCCAAGGCCCAGTGTCGTCGAAGAACATGATCCCGGTGTTTGCAGTTGACGAGGTGGTGTTACTACCTGTCGTATCGTGCCCTGCTGTTGTAGCGCGCAGCGAACGCCCGGCGAGGGGGCCAGAGCCGGGCGTCGTGTCACCCATTTTAAACGAGGCCCATACCCCGCTCTGACCACAGTGCAATACGCCTGGAAGCTGACCACGCATGCCAACGCTGGTGGTGGTGTTCAGATACTTTGAGCTCAACCAAATGCCACCATCTACCTGAGATGGGAATGGACCTGCAATCGAGGTAATGCCGGAAATTGTGTTCAGAGTCGTGCCGTTGTACGGGTAGATAAACGAGATCACCGCTGATCCAAGCCCCGTGAAGTCGCGTGGTTGAGCGAACTGAGTGACAGCCGACCCACCAACACCGGCGTCGTGCATCGCGCCAATCGTTGACGTGATCGAGTAGTTCATTACGCACGCATAAGGATCACCACCCGGTTTGAACGGAATAATGTCTCCGAACATACGATTAGAAGTGATCTGAAAACCTGCGCCAGAAACGCTACCAGGCTGAACATTCAGGTAGAACACCTTCCCATCCCCATGGATAGACCAGAGGACAGTACCCGCCGAGGCCGTAATGCTCTTCACCCAGTACCCGCCGCCAGGCTGTTGCGAAGCAGTCGGGAATGCGCCAAGACCAGTATTGATGTCGGTCATACTTTCGTATCCAACGACACGGCACGACGTGGCAACGGTGTCGTCGACACGAAGAATGCAGCCGGTCGATGTAACATCGGTCGATTTGTACGCGCGAAGATTAGTACCTGTCTGCGCAATCGCCCATCCAAGTGGAGCCATCTTGAACGAGATCGTACCGGTCGCGGTACCGTTCGCAACACTGGTTGCGAACTTAATGAAACCGAAGCCGACGGCGGTGACCTTCTGTTCTCCGTTCAGGGCCGTAAGGTCAGTCACACCAGTCACGAGAATAACCGAGTTCAAACGCGCAGAGTGCGTAATGCCGGTGTAGCTTACTGTCGCGATCCCGCCAAAAACGACAATGCTTGACGCTGCTCGAGTGTCAAACCCATTCACCAGGCATTGGTCAAGAATTGGCAACAACGAGCCGACCGTGCCGCTCAGGGCAGCCGCTCCCAACATTGAGTAGTCGAATGATTTTACGGATGTATCTACTGGAGATGTCATGAATAGCCTCAGACCTGCAGTGGTCTCTGAGGACTATTTAGCCCTCCCGTTATGTCGTCAAAATCAGACCAATGCCGATCGCCGGCTGCGTCGCGACGTTATTCCATGTCATCATGTACCCATTGTACCCAACGCCGTTCTCATACCCGCTTTGCAGATTGCTGGTACCTGTGCAGACACCGATCCCGCCTGCTGTACTTCCTGCTCTGAGAATCAGACCTGTGCCTGCATTGAACGTTGTACCCATGAACGCTTGAGCGGTAACGAGCATGATGTGCGAATTATTGTTCGTTACTCGCATTGGCGTGAAAATCATCGTCTGCGACTGCTGTGGTGGGGTGGATGCATTCCCGACCAAATACCCGTTCACTGCAGACGTGTCAACAACAACTGGAAGCCCTGCTGGGTTGTAGAACGCGGTGATAACTCCAGTTGCGCCCTGTGTACTCGTGGCGCTGAAACTGAAAGTATGCGCCGCAATAGCAACGTCTGCAGAGGTCGCATACTTGCTGTACACACTTAGCATAACCTGTTGGGTGTTTGCGCCATTATTCATGCTGTACGAATTCACCAATGTCCATCCTACTGGAGGCGTCACGGTACAGATCATGTTCGCAATGCTGGCAATCATGAGATCACCAACAGTCATCCCAGTAGGAGTGCTAGGGACAACTGTAGTGCCCGGCCCGGCCTGGTACGTTGCCACAGGACCGACGCTTCTGTAGTGCGCAGGTGGATACGCGATCGGTGCACCACTCATAATTGTCGGTGTCAGATTATCGCTGATCACGGCACGGAAAGCGCCAGTGTGATCGAGACTGCACACAAAGTATTTCTGTGTCTCGTCAATGTAATCAAACTTGTACTCGCCAGTGATTGGATCACTGAACACTTCGCGGATCAACAAACCATCTGCCTGTCGGTGAAGCCGGACGCGCCGCGAGACAGGCACATTAAACGGGGTCGCCTTGTAATCGACGATCCCGTCAATGAGACCTTGGTATCCATTCGCGTTGTACACGTAGTCTCTTCGACCACGAATGAACGCGCTCGGCGGTTGACTGCTCGCGCCATATGACGCCAGGGAACTCCCAATCACGCTTGGGAGAACGAGATTGTTCCCGCTCGCTACGCGGCCACCGCCGAGGTTCTGAAGAATACCTTGAACTTGGTCAATTGCGGTAGCAGTTGAGGGGGCGGCTGGCGGAGTAAAGGCCTGCGTGTAAATTGCCGCGCCATTAATGATTTGAAATTCGTCGATATAGCCAGGAACAGCGCCCCAACCATATGTCCCCGCCGTGTCATTAGCGAGACTGAGGGGACCTGCGCTAGCGACTAAGGCGCCAAATGAACTCGGCGCCGTGATTATGCTTACAATTAAACCATTCACGAACAGTCTAAAAACGTTACCTTGTCTAGTCACCGCAACATGACACCAGGTATTTGTTGCCCATAGTGAAGGGGCGAGCAGCGCAACGCTGCCGCCGGTGCCGAAGATGTTGGCCTGCAGATACCCGTTGCCATTCACAAATACCAAGTAAGAATAGACCGAAATTGATCCCTTGACGTACAAAACAAGGGTACTGCCGCCACCCGCTGCAGCATTTCGGAACCAGCCCTGGATACAGAAATCGCCCGCTGGCACGTACGCAGTATTAGCTGGTAGACTAATGTACCCGCGAGCTCCAGTTTGAGACAGTGAAGAGCCACCATAGATCGACAAGGTCGTGGAAATTGCCATCGCGTTGAACGTGACGGTCGCCCCGATTGAGCTGCTGTCAGTTGTTGTGGTAGCACCGTTCACACCGTCGAAGTGCAACAAGCAGGTGCATACCCCGCCATTAGTCAAGAATGTCCCAGATGAAGTCAGCGTGCGCGGGCCTGGCCAGGTGATACCACCGTACGTGTACTGCACGATCCACGCAACGTTATCGTCCGAGTACTCTAGCCGAGCATACAGCGGGAACGTCAGTGCGCTGTCACCACCAGCAATCCGAATATCATTCACCTGAGTCGGCGATCCACCAAAGTCCCAGTTCAGCGTAAGCCCGACAAGAGATGCCTTTTGCCAGTACGCAGACGTGCTCAGATTGTTATCTTGGATGTTCGCAACTGCGCCAATTGCTGGTGAGTTTGAGCATGTGAGCGTTGCAGACGCATCAACGCGAGTGGCACCGTTCAGGAGCTGAAATTCACTCAGTTCAAGATCTGCACCTGCAAAGGCCTCAAGACCAGTGATGCGCCAGTATCGATGCGCAGCCATTGTTTATCTCCACGGCCCAGTGTCATCAAAGAAAATGATACCTGTGTTCGCCGTTGTGCTTGCCGTGTTCGGCACGGTTGCATCATCATTTGACGTTGCTGCACGTAGCCATCGACCAGCAAGAGCACCTGTGCCTGGGGTCGTATCGCCCTGCTTAAAGTTGTTATAGATGCTAGACTGCCCGCAAATATAAAGACCTGGCATGAGCGCCCGCGGCATGCCAGTTGAAGTTGCGGCAAGAAATTTCTGGAACAACCAAAGACTTCCATCGATGTACGATGGGAATGCCCCAGCCAAGTTCGTAATTCCTGAATTTGAGTTAGAGCCTACTGGGATTCCGAACTGCATCAAGAAGTTCCCAACTGCGGATCCAATTCCAGTGAAATCGCGAGGTGTCGCGAATGAGCAATTTGCAGATGAGCTGTACGTATTTCCAACACCACCGGCCATACCACCAGATGCAGTGGCATAGTTCAAAATGCAGCAGTATGGATCGCCGCCAGGTCTGTACGGAATTGGATCACCGAACACACGCCCAGACGTCATTTGATACGAGGCGTTCGTGCTAGTTCCCATCTGAATGTTGATGTAGAAGATCTTGCCGTCACCGTGAATAGACCACACAACTGGGGTCGAGTTGACCTGAGCGCTCTTGTACCACCAACCACCACCTGTGACAGGACCAAGAATCTGACCAGACAGCGGGAATCCACCAAGTCCAGTGTTCACGTCAGTCATGGTTTCGTACCCCATAACGCGGCATGTCTGGGTACCAGTATCGTCAACGCGAAGGTAGCACTTTGTTGACGTGATGTCACTCGACTGGTACACGCCGATATTGGTACCATTGAAGGGCTTCACCCATCCGAGTGGAGCCATCTTAAACGAGATCGTGCCGGTTGCGGTACCTGGCGAGGCCGCTGTCGCGAACTTCACGAAGCCAGAACCGACTGCCGTGATCTTCTGTTCACCATTCAACGACGTGATGTCAGTCACGCCAGACACGAGAATAACGCTGTTCAACCGAGCTGAGTGCACTGCACCCGAGTAGCTCACCGTAGCCACACCACCTGAAACAACGATAGATGAAGCAGCACGTGTGTCGAACCCGTTCACCAAGCAAGCATCAAGCACGCCAATTGTGGTGCCAGCAGTACCACTCAGGGCTGGAGCACCGAGCATGGTGCTATCGAAAGATTTGACGGATGTATCGACCGGAGATGTCATGGAGTCCTCTGCGGCCACGACGTGGCCCTCTGAGGACTATTTAGCAGCGAGAAGTATGACTCTAAAGCCCAAAAAGCCCGGATGAACCGGGCTTCTCTGGTGTCGCCGAGGAGTGATCAGCGATTGGCTCGACGATTGCCTTCGCCGTACGCTTCGCGAGCGCGATCGATCGTGCGACGAATGACGGCTTCTTGGGAACCAGTCCGGTACACGCGGGAGGTCTTGTATAGGCAGCCAGACTTTCCGGTCTGGCTGTTCTTGAAGATCAGCAGGACGCGAATCGCGTCGGCACCCGGTGGGCGAGCGTTCCCGGCGTTCAGCGGAAGCGACGTGAAGATCTTCACGAACATCGTCGGATCCTTGTGGTGCTGGCGAACGTACACCAGCTCTCCGACTGCTTCGGGGTCGGGCGTGAACCCGGCGGATTCGAGTGCTGCGCGGAAAGCAGCACGATCGACTTCAACGTATCGTGCTGTCATTTCAGAACCAGGCGCAGCAGTTCGGGAAAGCGCCGGTCTTGGCGAGCGCTGCATCGACGCGGACGATCGCTTTCCGAGCTGCTCCGATCGAGCGGAACTGCGGGGACGTGGTGAACTGTGCCATCACATATTCACCGGTCTTGTTCATCACATCGTACACGAGGGCGAGCTTCCCGTTCTTGCGCTCGAAGCGAACAAACTTTGCTGCGGTTCCGTTCATGCTGTACTCCGTTTCGTTGTCGATGGGTGATTGTACAACATCCGCCGGGTCAATCTGTAACGGCGCAGGAATCTGTTACAAAGCTCGGTAGAGCACGAAGCACCAGATACCGATCACCACTGCAACGAGGACGCGGGTCAGAACGTCCCCAGGAACTTTGTGCGCGCTATTTGCCATCTAATGCCTCTATATTCACCGCTCGTCGAGAAGACGAACGTTGTCTGCCAAGTGATCAGCGAACGCGTGCAGCAGCTTCCGGACCGCCTCGCGACCCATGCACTCGTTCATGCATGTTAGCTCGCCAGTTTCCTTGTCCTTGCTGAACGAGAGCTGGCCGAAGCCGCATCCTAACCAGCTCCAATCGAAGTACGCGTTCGCGTTGTGCACGGTGCCGATCTCGATCGGCTTGAACGGTCCGCAGATCTCAACGACCTCGCACTTATCGTTGTACGCGCTCTGCTCGCCGCTCGTAGCTTCAAAGCCGCAGTCGTTGCACCGAGTGTGCTGGCAACCGAGGCGAACCTTTCCCCATGACGAGCGATCGCTCACGACCGTCTCGATGTTCTCGCTGCCGCAAACGCAGCACGAGTCCTGCATGATCAACCTCGGTCTCAGTTTTGCTGGCATTAACTGTCCTTCTTCTTTCGCATGTTCGCGATGTTCTTTTCGACACCAATGGCGTAATGGAACGAGGAGTCCACGTTCTTCACGCCGCCTGGACCACGATTATAAGCATTCACGAGTTGCCGGCCGGAAAGACCGTATCGCTCCTGTAACATCTTAAGGTACTTCGACGTGATCTCGATGTTGAACGTCTGGTTCAAGATCAGATTCGCTTTCAGCTCGTCGTCGGTTTTCGTTTGGAACTTGTATTTCGCCCACAGAGCGGGGAAGGTCGCCATCACGTCGCGTGTGGCCGCAAGCTTGATCTGGCCGAGGCCGTAGTATTCGTCGCCTTTATTCCCGGCGACCTTGTACGAGTTCATCGCACCGGCTTTGGATTCTTGGAGCAGAATCCCCTGAACAAGTTCAGGGTTTTTGTGTCCATCCGCTTTTGCAATCTGGTACGCCGTGTTCAGCACTTGGTACTGACTCGTCGACAGATTGTCGGGGACTAGAACGGCGGCCTGACCACCGAGGATAACAGATGACTTCTCAGCCAGGACCGTATTGGCCTTTGGCTCAGGGAGAAGGCCGACCATTTGATAGGCGGCTGAGGAAACAAGAGCTAGAACGACGCCGAGCGCCGCAAGGGTCTTGTACATGTGGTGCACTCCTTTAGAGTTGGGTGATTGCTCACCGTAGTTTCAGGTGGTGACTCATTATACGAGCCGATGTGTATTGCCTGGCATCTCCTAAGTTTGTTAGAACTGTGATTCTAAAACACAAAGGGGTCGCATAGCGACCCCTTCTTAGCCTGATTTCGGGATCAGGTTAGCGCATTGCTGGCACTTCGCTAGCTACCGTCGCACCCAGTGGGTTCGAGAAGCTGGAGCCAATCATGCGGCCGTCGTCGAGATCAACCTCGATCGAAGCAAGACCACCACCGATCATCGCACCCTTTGGACGCTTGACCTTGACATAGTTCGCGTGGAAGAAGTCCAGAGCGTTCATGCCGTTGTTCAGACGACCTTGCGACAGAAGTTCCCAGAGGGCGTACTTGTCAGCGTGAACGGATGTGATGACCTTCTTCAGGCGGGCTTTGTCGATTGGATGGAGTCGGTCAACTTCGATACCGAAGAGAGTGCCATCTGCCTGTTCGTTTACAACGGCGATTTCCTTCAAGATACCATCGTCGTTCCAGTCAATCAGGAACACGTGCTTGAGGTCGGTACCGCGCTTTTCAATCTTTGCTGCTGCCATGTGAATCTCCTTACTAGGCATGTGGGTAATCGTTCAACGATTTACCGGATAAGCTGAATGCTTCTCCGAACCCTTTAGAACGCACAGAGGTGCGTGCAAAGTATTTAGCAGTTCCGGCCGGTCAGAACGGAATATCGTCGTCGAAATTGTGCGCGAACACGCCAGCAATCCTGGCCGCCTTTTCGGCTTCCTTCTTCTCGAGCGCTTCTTGTTCTTCACGCTTGCGTGCACTGTCATACCCGGGGCCGCTGACCATTGGGATGTGCTCTTCGTAGTCGCCCCAGTAGTCGCCGCGTTCAGCCATCTCGGCCTGCCATGCAGCAGCTTCGAAGTTGTATCCTTCCCACAGCGGATCGATGATCACGACGGTGCCGTCTTTCCGCTCCATGAAGTTCCCACCATGGATATCGGCCGACCCGTACTCCGAGTTGTCCATGATCCGGCGGAATGCCCAGCACAGATCCTCGAACCATGGGTACCGATCGAAGATGTCCTTGTACGACAGGTTCTGTTCACTTGTGCCGTCAGGCAAGACCTTCGTGTGGTGTGGATGCTTTTGCGTGTACGCCTCTTGGTTCTTCTCGTGCTTGTACTCGTTGTTCTTGTACCGAGTGACGATGCTGGCGTATTGATCCAGGTTCTGAACAATGAAGTCAAGCTTGTTCTTCTCGATCGGGAGAAGCTTCTCGATCTTCAGGACAGTCAGACGTTGGTACTTCTGGCTGCGTTCACGCTTGTGAAAAGCGTGCATCATGAAAGGCTTCTTGATGATCTTCGGATAATGCTTGTCTGGATGCTTCAGCGCGAAGTCAACGAACTCCAGATAGTTCGGGTCCTCGCGCTCCATGATCTTCACGACGTAGTCCCAGCCCGGGTGCGTGAAAACCTGACCGTACTTTCCGCCACCAATGTATTTGATGCCGAATTTCCGATCAAGCAGACGCGTGATTTGATGCCACTGTAGTCGCTGGAATTTCTTTACACCGGCGAGTTCGTCGAGACGCATAACAATCCTTCAGTTCAAGATTGTATTTACGCTTCCTTGTACACCCAGACCCGGTAATAAGCGAACTCAGGAGACACCGATGATGGCAGCTCTTCCACGTCCAGGAAGTATCCAACGTGTTTCTTCTTCTTGAATTCGCGAATGATCTTCGCAACTCGTTCCCACTTCTGGACCGTGACTGCGTATGTAAGTTTCCCATCAGGCAGAAAATCAATCACTTCGCCGTCGAACACCCTGAACGACTGATCAGTAATGTCCTCGTGCGATACGTGCAGACACTGCTGACCGATTCGCCTGACCACGAGAGGCGTGCCCTTCGTGGCGAACACTTGGGCAGGCCCGTCTTCATCAGCACCTTGCGTGATGTCGATCTTCGCAATTACTTTATCGCCAACTGCAATCATTTTCTCGGCCTAAACTTGTACCAGATAATCACACTCATGGAGACCATGTTGCAAACGTAGTTCATGATCAGTGGTGCGTTCCCGAGGGATAGCACGTAGAACAGAGTGAGCAATTCTCCGCCGCCCCAGAAGAACAGCAGACCATTACTCACTCCGTCCGAGTGTCCTTGCTTGAATGACATCCACGCTTGTGGGAAGCCACAGATCGCAAGGAATAGAGATCCCAACCAACCAAGAGATTCGATTAGGATTTCCATGATCAGAACTGCAGTCCGCCGAGCGAACGTACAGGCTTTTGTGCTGCTACCTGAACAGTTGGGTCATGAGCTGCGAACCCCTTACCACTGAACAGACCAACGAAGTCAGATGCGCGTTCAGCAATCTCAACCAGCTTGTACTTCCCGAGGAAAGCATTGAACTTGAAGAAGTTGAACTGCCCGTGATTCTCACTCTCATGCGTGATCGTTTCCGTGATCAGATCACGAACGTAATCAGGCTGCATGCGAAGGTTCATCAGAAGATTGTTCTCTTCGAACATCTTCTCGACCGACATCACTCGCTTGTCACCAGTGTCAGGGTCAAGGAAGTCCCAAGTGCTGCCGAACAGATTGCTCAGTTCGAACGCATCAGCCAGAGCTGCGTCAACCTTGCCGTCCTTCACACCGTACGCCTTGTGCAGTCGAGTCTTTCGAACGCGAGGGAATGCTGGCAGAACGTTGTCACCACCGTCGCCGCGGAATGCCTTCTCGAACATGAAGTACCCTGCATCATCGACACCACAGACGTCAGTCAGAGTGCGTGGCTTGCCAGTGTCAGGGTTCAGGAGTGTGATCAATGGATCGTCAAGATCCTGCACGAAGTCCTTGTCACCCGAGAGGATCACGACTTCATCGCCTTGAGCGGCAAAGTGCCGAGCGTACCCACTGATCAGGTCATCGCCTTCGAGCTTTGGATGCGACAGAGTCGTCAGGCTCGTGTGATTCCTGGCCAGGTCTTCGAACGACTTGATCACGTCGAACAGAACAGCCATCTTCGGGTCAGCAACTCGATTGCCTTTGTACAGACGCTTCGAGTAACATTCCTCGGACTTCGTGTACTCTTTACGCCAGTTCGCCTTACCTTCGAACACGACCGCAATCTTCTGCGGCTTGATGTTGTTGTAGTGCTTGCGGAGCGACATCAGGCTCATGTGCAGGCCGAGACCTGCGCTGTCACTTGCGTCTGCTGGACCGTATTTCTGCTGAGCAGAGACGGACCTCCAGAAAAGATTTCCAATGTCTACGACGAGTCGCTTCTGTTTCATAGGTCAGGTCCTCAGGACACCATCCGGTTTGTGTTCGCGCTGAGCTGTGGTAGATCTTCTGACTGAACAGTTTCGTCACCACCGGCGAGCTCTAGCGACGTCGGCTTCATTTGGCTGGCGTAGAAGAACAGTTGAACCGTGTCTTCTTCAGTCTCGGCCGTGAAGCCGAGCTGGTCCATCACATTGATGAACGGCTTGTTCCAATTGAATTCAACCTTTACACGCCCGTCATCTTCGAAGCCAGTGACCTCGAACATCGCCCACGGTGTGCTCAAGGCCTGTTGCTCTTCGACGAACTTGTGTCGCTCAGCAAAGACCTCGACCTCAGCGGGCTTAGAGCCGAAAAGGCTCTTCAGCCATTTCACCATTTGCCTGCACCTTCAACCGAGATCGCACCCTTCTGAACGCGCTCGACTTCTGGGCGAATGATCGTCTTCAGATGTTCAGAGACCAGGTTCTCGTAGAACGTGTCAGCGAGTTGCGTGGTGATACCGGTGGCGTCCATCTGCGCAAGGAAGTCAGAGCCGACAGTCGCTTGCATCTTCTTCCCGCCGAACGCCAGACCGAACGTGGTCTTCTGCGTCTTCGGATCGATCACGACGGTCAGACGCGGTTCCCACTTGTCGGCGATCCGCTTGAATCGATCGTGTTCTGCTTGGAGGTGCTTCATCTTCACTTCCAGCTCTTGCACGTACGAGACGCGGCCCTTTTCAATATCATCCATTTGTGTACCTCTTAAATTTCGATTCGTGGAATGATCAGAAGATCGTGACCATAGGCTTTCATGCCAAGGTTACCCGACTTCATCATCATGAGTTGCACACTGTCTGCATCGCGAACAGAGTGATCAAGGACCTTCAGGAACACGCCTGAAGTCGTGCTCGCGTACGAGTTCACAGACGGTAGCGGATCCTCATCGACGAACTCAGCAGCCGTTTCCAGTTCAGTCTCGAACCGATCGTTCGAGCTGTCAATACCTTCAACGTGCACGTGTCCATCGCGCTTCACTTGGAGCGTGACTTGCTCTGCACCCAGAGTCTTCACACCCTTTGAGATCAACGAGACTTCAGGCTTCGAGATCGTAATGACCGTGCCGACTTCTTCGTTGTGCGTCTTCGGGTACTTGCGTTCCAGCAGCGCGATGTCGGTGCAGCGGAATTCGATCTTGCCGGCCTTGCCCTTGATCGTGAGCTTCTTGACCTTCTTGTCGGCGTTCAGCTCGCCTTCGATCAGGATGTCATCGCCGAACAGCGAGAGCCGCTTCTCGAACTCAGACAGACGGGTGATGCCCATCTTGATATCTGCGTCGATTGAGAGCTCAAGCTCGGAGAAGATCGCGGCGTTCTTGCTTTCGCTCAGACCGCGGATCTTCCCTTCGGAGATCACAGCAAGATCGATGTCAGCCAGACGGCAGGCCTGCATAGCCGATCGCAGCTTTTGAACATCAGTTCCTGTGAGTCGCATCAGAACACCTGCTTACCGAACCGCACGTACACCGTGAGCTTGTCAGCGAGAACATAGCAGTCTTCCAACAGGAAGTGCTTCGTCTCGCCAGCAGCGGTAGCCAAGGTGAATGGCAGTCCGTTGATCAGCGCGTCGAGAGGCACGAGCGATTGGAGCTTGTTCCATGTCTGGGCACCTGCGATGTACCCAATTCCGTTTGGAGTCACGATTTCGACCGACTCGAACGTGATTCCGGGCTCATTCACGAACTCAACCTCGTGAGTTGTCCCGTCAGACAAAGTGGCAATAAATTTCATAGTCTAATTGTAACGAAAATTGTGCAGATCAGAACGTGAAAACCGTGTTCAAGAACGCAGTCTGCGGGGTTGGGAGATCAAAACCAAGTGCATCAAAGATACCCTCGATCTTGTTGTCAATCAGCTTCTCTTCAGTCTTCTTCATGTCAACCTGGAAGTTCTCAACGAACCATTCAGGAAGACGCATCGCATCTGCTGGGAACGCGATCGAATTGAAGTTGTACGGGTTCTTCCGCAGATAGAAGATCACGCCCTTGTCACCAGCTCGAAGACTCTTTGCGCCTTCGTCGTACGCGAGGATAAGCTCGTTGTAGTTCACCGCTGCTCGCACGTGACCTGGAAGCTTGCACTTACCGCGACCGATCTTCTCTGTGCGCTGCCATTCGGCGTACAGCGCATCCAAGTTGTTGATCTGCTTCGCGGAACCAAGAGCCAATAGGTCATTCGTCTTGTGGATCAGAGAACCACGATGCGCGTTCACGTACGTCTCAAGCTCTGCGTACTCCTTGCCGTCAAGCACAAGGTTCATCATGTTCTTCAAGAATTCCTGCACCGGCTTCGGTGTGTCGGCCTTCTTGATTTCAGAACCCATCGACTTCTGCTTCGGCTTCTCGCGCAGATCGGCACCCTCGAGATTCACGACCTTCAACGTGTACTTCTTCTTTGCAAGCAAGAACACTCCACGCTCAGCGACGACTTCACGAGCTGCCTTGATCAGTGTTTCACGACCATCAGTGCAATTGAACGAGCGAGCCATGAACTCTGGGAACGACGCATTCGTTTCCGATGCGATCGCGTCTGCGAGCTCTACAGCCGAGTCGTAATCCGTGCCGTTCGTCATGAAGTAACACGAGTCAGTGTCGCCGTAAATGATCTCTGGCGTTTGCGTCCAGTACACTGCACCCGACACTTCAGCATCTTCGTCGTTCTTGTCAAGGAACGTCACTGGCTTCTCTGAGAGTTCCTCAAGGAACGCCCAGTTCGAATCGCGGCGCGCTCTCGAAATCAGTTCACCAGCGACGTGCTTTCCAGCCTTAGTCGCAGCGTACCGCTTCTCCATCTTCACTGGAGCGCCAGTGATCAACTCACCGATAGTCTGCGCCATGTGCAGAGTGATCTGACGGCCCGTACCCGTAACTGATGCACCGATTTCTCGCCGGCCAAAGCGGAATGCTTCGTTCAGCAAGGCACCATAAGTCGAGTTCAACTGAATCTTCTTCGTGAGCTGCAACAGGTCGTACTGTTCCTCGAGCTTCTCGTACTCGAGCTTCTTCACTGGATCGGTCTCGGCCTTTGCAAGCTTACCGTACTTCTTCTTCTCTGCTTGGAGACGCTTACGTTCAGCAAACCAGAACGTGAGGGTATCAGCGACCATCCCTGGCTTCGACTGATCGAACACAGTGCCGAACGCCGAGAGCGCCCAGTTCTTCTGACGGATCAGAGCGTGCCACTGGGCACCAGTCATTTCCAGATCGCCGTCTCGACTCGCGAGCGACCAGACGTTGTCGTCCATGTTCGTGATACCACGCCATGCACGCTCTTCGTCGTAGAACTGACCAATGAACGTTTCGATCGACATGTTCAGCGCGCGGATAACGGACGGGTACAGTGACGTGATGTCCACTGATGCCAACCATTCCCACAGACCCGCGAGTGGGGTCATCACGATCGCTCCTTCGACCTTCTCATTGTCCTTCTGGACGTTCACCTTGTTCGTGGCGATCAGATTATGCACGTGGTGCGCACGGTTCATGATCCCAGTCTCAACGTATCGCACCGTGCCGAGAATCGCTTCGAATGGCACGGTGTTCTCATGCGCCATCTGATTCACGAGCTGCATGAATTTGTACTTCACGTCGAGCTTCACAAGCACTTCAACGTCTCGTGCGTTGTACGTGACGAAGTGAACGAAGTCGTTGTTGTACAACTGCTCGAGAGTGCCGTCGTAATCCAGCTTCGGAACGTCAAGTTCTTCTGCTGCAATGTTCCCCAAGGAATACGAGGTCCGGCCTTCGAACGTGAACTTCTTGAACAGATCCAAGTAGTCCAGATGCGAGCGGCCCTTCAGTTGGAACACGATCGCAGGCGAACCGAAACGATTCACTTGCCGTTCTCTAGGCGCACCAGCACCCTTGAAGCACAGATGCGCAGGCGCCTTCTTGCCGAGGACTCGCTCAAGGCGCTTCACAATGTACGGCAAGTCGAAGAACTCGGAGTTCCAACCGCTGATGATGTCGGCATCTTCCAGATCGCCGAGCATGTACAGAAGCAGATCGCGTTCGCTGTTGCAGAGCACCACGTTCGGCTCGAAGCCAAGCTTGTGCTCTTCCCACATCGCCTTGATCTTCGCTTGGAAGTTCTCTTGGTCCTTGTAACCCTTTGGAGGGACCGCGTACGTCAGATATTTCTGAGTCCACGACTGATAGATCGTGATTGCGTTGATCGGTGCGTACGGATTTTCTGGTGAGCTGAAGCCGAGCTTCGACGAGTAATCGACTTCAATGTCGAGGAACGCGAAGTGAATGATCGGCGTTGGCCGACCGTAATACTCGTCCATCAGAGCACGAGCGAGAGGACGCACGTCGCTCTCGTATCGTTTGTAATTGCTCTTGATTGCCGCGTTCATCTCGTCTTCAGAGTCGAACACGAGCTTCTTCAGTTTCACACCATCGATCCCCGTGTACGACCCGTTCTCGTCTGGAACGTAGAAGTACCGTGGTGGATCGATCATCCGCAGAACTCGATCCCCGCCCTCAATCGGACGCTCCCAGATAAGGATCTTATCTGAGTCGTAGTCTTGAACGGCGCTGATGTATGAGTTAGCTGCTGACATTTACGATTGGCAAAATAGTGTGTGACGTCTCATACATAAACGAGCCTGCGCTCGCCAGCATGAACAACGCATCTTGTGGAGTTTCCGCGACGCCCTTGAGAACATGCGAGATCTTCTTGTCTTTCCGCACAAGCGCGTGGAATTCGAACCCGTTCGCGTCGTGTGCTAGATCGTACTGAGCTTGCAACGCGCCAAGAACTTGGGCGTGCACTTCCTCAATCATCGTCGCCAACGAAGTTCGAGTTGTCGGCCGGCAGAAGGGCCATCACTGCGTCGATCAGAGACGTGAGTTGATCGAGATTGTCCTTGCGCATCGCGTAGTCGTTGTTGAAGACCATGCCAACGTAGTAGTTGAACAACTTCGGATTCAGGCTCAGATCATTCTTCGCGACATCGCGCAGATCCTTGATCGTGGTTTGCTCGAGCTGAATCTTCAGCTTAGCGCGGACGGCTTCATCGACGAGATTGTTCAGACGCGCCTTCAGGGCGGGGTCCTTCAGGATGTCTTCGATGTTCCGGAATTTGCTGGACTTTGCTTCAGCATTTACAAGCATGTTCAAAATTTGACTCCATTGAGTGTTACGATTGGATGTTCAATTGTAACGATTCATGGAGGGAGCAGCGTCCCTGAACTGGGTCAGTTCAGATATATGGGATCTTCGAGCACATGAACAATCTGCGCCATCCCGATTGCTCGGACACCGCCCGTCTTATTCGCGGCCTGAGCTTCCTTGTCGACAATCCAGATCTTTGCGACGGCAGTTTCGTCCCATTCATGTGTCAATGGGGTTTCATCCTCCCGACTTTCACTAATGATCCCGAACTTCTCTTGATCGATCGCCTTGTTCAGAGTGTATGTGAGCTCAGTTGTCAAAATGTTCACTGACTGAATCGCCGTTTCCAGATCATCGAATTGCTTCGAGCTCAGAACAAAGTCTTCAACACGTGGGAACACGGAGTTCACCGCAGTGTTCGCCTTCAAGAGATGCAGCTTTACACTCAGCCCGTACTTGAATTTCTTTGGTTGTGTGAAGTAGCTCATGACAGATAGTGACCCGTTGTTCGTTCCAGACCCTTGTTCAGCTCCGAGATTTCGAACTGCTTGAACACGACTTTACCGTCAATGACCTCTGGATGGGATGTTGTGCTGATCTTCGTAGTGAGCATCACGTACGGCGAGGCGAATCCGTCAACTGTCAGAATGTCGCCATCATGATCGAGCTCGGCCAGATCGAAGATCGCATTCTCTTTCGGCAGCAACATCGGATTGTATCGAGTGACGGTGTCTACTTCTTCATCGAACGCAGTGATGTGCGAAGCGATTTCACGAGTGCCTTCATGGAGCTCATTCGCAGCCGCGATATCAGACGTGAAATCCTGCGAGGTGATCATCACCTTCTGGATGTCGCCTGACTTTGCGAACGTATCAGTGAGCAGGCTTGTGAGGAAATTCGCGGCATCACCCTCGAGAATTGCGCTGTAGAAAACAGGTGCGTGCAGCGGAGGAGTGATCATGCGTCAGGCCCAGAGATCAGATCGTTGTCCAACTCGGCCGCATCAGGATCACCAAGCAGATTTTGAGTTTGCAGCTTTGGCGAACCGAATCGAACAGCTTCGATCACTGGGAAAAGATTCACAGTCGAAGCTTCAGTGATGAACAGTGCACGTGCGTTATCAACAAGTTTCACGACCATGTACTCTGTTTCAGAGTTCAGCTTCGTAAGTGGAACCCACTTTGCTCGTTGACGATCAATCTGAGTGAACGACTTCGCGCGTGAAAGCAGGATCGCTGCGTTCGTGATGATGAACGGCGAACCGCCTGGAACATCAACCACGATCGATGGGATCTGGGGATCGACACGGAGTTTCACATCGAGAGCGAGCGCGTGGTTCTCAGAGAAATCGCAGACGAACAGCGAGTACAAACCACCATGCGCAGGAGAGTTCACTGAGTGAACGCCTTCCCAGGCACCAGTGTTCACACGAGCTTCGTCATCGATTGCTCGGACGAAATTCAGAGAGGCAGTCGACACTGCAGCTGCCTTAGAAACCACGACGTCCACCTGAGTGGACCCACCGGTAATCGTTGTGTTGAACAACACAGAATTGGGCGGAACCACCGAGCCAACACCGTCGTACAACTGGTACTGATCTGCCGCTGTGCCGCGTTCGCGCTTCACGCCGTTCACATACACATCGACCTGATCGGCGGACCCGCCAGAGATGTTGTACCGCAGAACCTTCTTGGCCTGATTGTCTTCGATGCCGTTCACGATCGTGAACGAGTTCGAGCGGCGGTATGTGTACTGGCGGTAGTCCTTTGCGGACTGTTGCTCAGTGACAAAATTCAGAGTGACGACAGCGGTGTCAGATGGGACGAAGCCGAGTGTGTCGTTCGCCACAGCAAGAACGATCTGCTTCTTGGTTCCAGTCGATGTGTCGTACATCGGGTCGGCCTTCAGCGCTACCGTACCAGTGACGGTAGATCCGCGAGGAGCCCAGTTCGTGAGACCAGCAGGAGGCACACCGAGAATGGTGCTTCCTTCGCTGGTGTACCCAACAGGAGTTAGACGGCCTTCGCAGCCGAGCGTGATTGTGCATCGGTCCGGCGCGTAATGCGTCAGATCGATTAGTTCATCTTTCTTGCGGGAGCAAGTGTTGCACTGAAGGGTCGTGTATCGTTTCAATTTGGACTGCCTGTGGAGGACAGTCGTATTTACGAAGCCGAGACGATCACCTTTTTGTACCTACGCAGGAGGACGTCAACGTCAGGACAAGTGAACGCATGACCGTTCTCGTAGTTCGTGACCTTCACACACTGATCGTTCGGTGTGACTGAGACAACTGGAAGCAGCCGATAGTCGTGGTACATGTTCCCGACGACTGGACCGATCCCGGCAATCAAGCCGATCACGATCGACATCCAGAACAGTTGGAAATTCGAGATGATTGAGTATCGCATTAGGTCTCCTGACGGTATTCACGGAGCGCCTTGAACACTCGCTTGTTGTACTCGGCGAACGGAGAAACTGCAGGATCACAGAGCTCTTCTTCCGTCTTCCAGTCAAGGGTCATCCCTTCTTCGGCGACCAGCTCGCAGTCATTGATCGCGAACTCGTCAACCCAGAGGTACGTCGTGACCCAGAAGTCGACTTCACCTGGGCAGTGCGAGCTCAGAAGCGGTTCGTACGAGACTGCGCTTGCCAGGATTCCGGTTTCTTCGCCGACTTCGCGTTGAACTGCTTCAACGTTCGATTCGTACGGATCGACCTTGCCACCAGGCATTCCCCACTGTGTGGGATCATTCCGACGAGAGATCGAGAGGTACTTGTCGCCGCGAGGGCAGAGGAGACAGACAGCAGTTTTCATTGGATCTCGAACAGTCCTTGGCGTGGCACCCACTTCTTCCAGGTGCCGTTGTCTTCGTCAACTGGCGTCACTTCGACCAGTTCGAACTGCGTGCCGGCCATGTTCGGCTTCTTGGCTTTCCGGCCCGTGAGCTTCACTTCCGCGCCGTCGTACACGTACGTTTTGTCTTCAGAGAATGTTGTCATATCGGAGAATGTGTTTCCAGAGATTGTTCAGATTGAGCGCCCCGACAGGATTCGCCGAATGAACGCCGAATTTGACCTTCAAAGCTGAGGGGTGGATGTGCTCATCCATGAGCTCTTCGAGAATCCAGAGCAGAAGCTGCGGCGCATCTGTTCCAGTGCCGAGATCGTGATCAAGGCTCATCTCGTAAGGGAAGCCGTACTCTGTGATGTACAGAATCGCGGCAGGGACGGACCGAGCTACCACCCAAGTTTGATCGGGCGGCGCTCTCAAGTCGTCGAGGAAGAGTTTCCAAGTCATAACCACATTGTAAGAACGTGGTCAGACTCGGGTTGCACTTTAGCGGGTTCGATTGTACGTGTCAGCGAGGAGCGCGTCGATCGCTTCGAGGTATGCCTGTTCTGGCATCCGATCAGAGCGGTACGGTGCTGGATTCGGGAAGCGATTCTCGAGCTCACGCATCAGGAACGTGAATCGGTAGTTCACACTACCTGGACCGAGGTTCACGCCCGCGTACATGTTGTGCGACTTCGGCGTGAGCTTGATGCCGTGCTCAGCTTCATCAGCAGGACCCCACACATTGCGCTCGAGTTCTTCGAGAGTAGGTGCTTCTCGGTTTTGGATTCCTTCACGCACCGCGGCGATGTATTCTTCGACTTGCTTTCGGCCGTAATTGCCGACATCAATGTAGTAAACGTTTCTGCTCATGATGGAAAATTCTCTGGTTTGTTGTTGAAATACTCTTCGAACACGATCTTGCAATCGCGAACGACGACGCGGCGCTTGCCATACCTGGTTTCCAGAGTGACATCACAGTCCTTCTGGAACTCACCAGTCAATTGAAGGGGGATGTAAGTTTCCCCAGTTCGATCGAACGAGATCACAGATTGCCTTCGAAAATCTGACGCACGTTCCGAAGAACAGCCAGAGTTGCACGAGCATCTTCAAGAGCGTTATGCTCCTTGCGCTCGCCAAGACCACCAAGCAGCTCGAACACGATGTCAGACTTGTACTCGCCAGTCAGAACAAATGCAATACCGCTCGTGTCAACAACCACGTGATGAGGACGGAACTCGCCTTCCATGTCGTGATCGCGGAAGAGCTGAGCGGTGAAGTCGTTGTCGAATCCGACGTTGTGACCTGCCATCAGGATTTTCGAGCCTGGAGCCCAGTGCTTCAGCAAGAGCTCAAGCAGTTGCGCCAGACCTTCTTCACGAGGGATCCCATGCTCAGCAAGGTATTCACGCGATTTCCCGTGAATCTTCTCAGCGCCGTCGGTCCACTTGTACTTCGTGTCGTCGAACTGCAGTTCACAGTAGATCGAGTCAAGTTCTTCGTACGTGGTCGTGTCGAACACAACACCACCGAACGTGATACCCTGATAATCGATCGAGCTGTCACCGCCGAAATTCGATCCAGTTGTTTCCCAGTCGAGGAGCAAGCCCTTCGAGCCTGGGTGGGCCTTTGAATACCCCTTAACGTATGCCATCAGTTTTCTTCCAAGTTGTAATGTCTGCGAACAAGCACGGTGTTCAGCTTGTCCTTCAAAAAGTCTTCAACTTCAGTCGCGCGGTCTTCGATCGACTCTTGAGTGATCACCAATTTTGGCATGTCAGTCATTGCGGAAAGCGCCCCGATGAAGTTGTACACCTCCTCTGCGTCTTCCTTCTTTGCGCGATGCGGATCATCTTCGAATACGACATGATCCATGAGTGGCAGAAGAAGCACACCATCGTACAGTTCATTCTGCGCGAGCTGGCAGTTCTTGATGTAGTCAGTCAGCCACCGAAGTGCTGAGCGCGGAATCATCGAGTCGACAGGAAAGAACTTCCATGTCCACGACTGAGTGTACGCGGCCAAATCAGCGAATGTCCGCTCAGTCAGAATCGCGCCGACTTGGCGCTTCAAGTACATCTCACGATTGAACTTCTGCTTGTACACTTCTTCTTGGAAGGACTGCATCGTCTCGAATGAATCTAGAACTCGATCGAGGGAGTCCCATCCCAAAGCATCTTGAACTGCACGACTAACTCGGTAGTCATCGACGTGCCAACCCCGCTTTGCCAGCTCTTTCAGGAGACTGGACTTTCCACCGCCCTGGGCGCCACTCAAACCAACTAAGGTACTCACAGCGCAGCCTTCAGCGGGAGCAGTTCTTTCAGATCGCGAAGGAGTTCTTCACGGGTCAGGTTCGACACGGCCCGAATGAGCTCGTCTTCTGCGAACTCGGTGAATGCCCATTGAATGGACTTGTTATCTTCGCGAGCGAACGCGACCTGCGTTTCGCCACGTGCGTAGATTTCCTTTTGACCTGCGAATTGCTCGAGGTACTCGCTCATGAAGTCAACGATCCCGACTCCTCGCTTGAGCTTCTTGATGCCAGAGTGTGTCTTCACCCCGGCCGGTTCCGACTGCGTAGCCGTAACCAGAATAAAACGTCTCATGTTGATCCCTTGGTGGTTGTGCCATCGCCACAGAACAGGATGGAACATGAGAACAATTGTAACGATCGTGCCTTCGTATGCACCTGGACATTGGGATCTTCTGGCTACCGGGTCTAAATAAATCTCAAATTACAACGATCACAGGATCACGGGTATGTCAAAAGTTTCCTTCAAGAAGTTCAACGAATTCGTCGAGACCGGCGATGAACTCTCTGACGAACAGATCAACGAAATCTTCGGGTTGTTCCGCAATAACGCCAAGCTTGACAAGCTCAAGAAGGAACGCGAACGTCTGAAGGGCATGAGCTCAGAGAAGAAGAAAGAGCTCGACGCAGCTCTGGCTGCTTGGGCCGCTGGCGACAAGAAGAAGGTCACCCCTGCAGCTAAGGCCGCTGGTGCGAACGACGATGCAGATTGGGATGATGTTCTTGATTCGCGCGATCGCAAGGTTCTCGCAAAGCAAGACAAGGTGAACGACCTGAAGGCAAAGAATCAGACTGGCCGCCGCGCTTACGAAGCTCTGGAAGAAGCTTTCCACGAAGGTCCATCGTTCTCGATCGAAGTTCAGAACCTTGACCGCACCGCCGCTCAAGCTCTCCTTGCTGCGATCCAGAAGAAGTTCGCCGGCTCGCTCGGTAACAACGTGCACAACAAGGTCAAGAAGGGTTCTGCTGGCATGGGCTCTTCAGTCCACGCAGTTCTGCTCCCGACCAAGGGTGCTCTGCAAGACTCGGCAATCCGCTCGTTCATCCGTACCACGCTCGGTGCCGATGCAGCGAAGGACGCAATCATCGATATCAGCCGCGGCTAAGGCTCGGACCACCAGAAACAGCCGAGGGACCCTAGGGTCCCTCGTTTGGTTAGCGCTACACCGTGCTATTCGGTGGTCTCTGCGAGCTCCTGTTGAGCTGCCTTGATGATCG